AAATCAGCACAACCCCAATTCGGATCGAAATGCTCGATAGATCCAAAATGGACGATCCAGATGCCAAGATTCCAACACTCATTGCACCAATTCCAATGGACGTAATCACACTTGCATTCGCTGGAGATTCCAATGGTGAGGAATTTATTGGTAATGCTGATGACAAGACTAGGTTTATGTCGCTTTGGAAAGAATTTCAATGTGTTGTACAATCCAACGCGGAGCAATTGGTAGGCATTGCAGTGGATTGTATTATAGAACGGATTCGTGAAATTGGTTATTGGATTGCATGTATATTAACATTGGTGCTCGGTGTTGGGTCATGGTACATGTATCTGACGTCACCGTCCGTAATGGTTAGAGCTATCGCGCTTGCACTATTTACATATGACATGACGGCATCAATACTATTCTTGGTATGCTACGTGATGCGTATCCCTGCAATGCGATACGCGTTAGACTTTTATCACGTTAGACGGCATCCAGTAGTGTGGAGAAACGATGACAATATCATCAAGGTAACGATTCAGTAAAGAAATAGAATGAAGGGTTTCTCCTATGGATTCCCTTCATTCTATTTTTTATTATTTATCCGTACGGAACACAACCAGACGAAGCTTTAATGGGACTTCTGGTTTCTTCTTGTTACAATATACACTGATGGAGTTATCGTTTGCAACGATTCTTGTTACATTACTAAACGCTTTCTCCTGGTTTAATGCGAGTGCTGTATCCTGATCGTCTACGATCAAGCCAACAATCGGCTCATCTGTTTCCAGTAACCCTGGGACAGATGCATTCTGTGTATATGGTGCAACTTCACCTGTGTAGTCTGCTGTAAGAGTTGCATAATAGGTCTCACAGTATGTTTTCTTAGAAAGAACGGTATCCAGTTTACCGATGAAATCTTCCAGGGTATTACATTCTCTAAACAGAGTCGTTGTGCTTGTATTATTCATCACAACGGATTTTGCATCTGTCTCGAAATAAATAATATTCCCCTTACTATCGGTATACTGGGAACGATAGATTTTCTTTCCACTGCCATCTGGAGCATCTGCTTCTTCTTTTACGTCAACATAAAGCTGGCCATCTTTTCGCTCATCCAGCGGAACATTTTCACCAGGTTTACTAACGGATGTACCACCACCGTCCATGGAGTCCAGTGTCTTCTGAAGAGCAGTCACTTTATCATTTAACTTGAGGAGTTCCTTGATCTCGTCCGCAATATCTCCGAAGTTCTCGGCAAGTCCGAGAAGATCATCAATATGAGTCTCGATACGAGTTACTTCTTTATTAAGATCAATGATAATCTGATCTGCTTTGTTCTCCATGTCAAAGATCTGATCCTGGAACTGATCGACGATAGAGATAGTACGCTGTTCAATATTATGAAGCTGATCCCTAATGGCAATGATCGTTTCCATTGCAGGTCCGATGTCGGCAAATTCTTTCTCTATGGTATCGAACTTATTAGAAAGTTCTTTGATTCTCTGGATAAGGTCTTTAGTAATGTCAATGCCGTTTGCCTTCTGACCATTACTACTAAGAGAATTAATTCCCATACCAGTCATCTCCTTTCCACTTGATTATATTAATGTGCAATTTCTCTTGTTATGCATTCCTACAGATTTGTTCCAAGGCACACCCATATAATGAATGAAAGGAGACGATTACTATGTATAAGACAAAAGAAGAGTTGGTTGCGTTCGCAAAATCTAAAGTTGGAACTCCGTATGTCTATGGTGCAAAGGGTGAAGTGCTGATCCAGGCTATGATTAATACTTGGGCTAAAGCTTACCCGAGTACCTATACATCGACATACATCAATAAAGCAAAAAAGTTTATCGGAAAGCGTTGCACAGATTGCTCCGGGTTAATCAGTTGGTGTACTGGCATTCTTCGTGGATCCAGTAACTTTAAAGAAACTGCAACTGCTTGTGTTCCGATTGGTCAGTTAAACGAATCCCACATCGGTTGGGCTTTGTGGAGACAGGGTCATATCGGGGTATATATCGGTAATGGTAAAGTTGTCGAAGCAAGAGGAATTGATTACGGTACAGTAATCTCTGATGTATCCAGAAGAAACTTTACGCATGTCATTAAATTAAGAGACATTGACTACGGAGCAAAAGCAGCAGCCCCGAAGAAAGATGGCTGGATTAAAGAGAACGGTAAGTGGCATGTATACCAGAATGGAAAACTTTTTACCAATGATTGGTTTAAGAGTACCGCTGGATATTGGTACTGCTTTGACCAGGATGGTAATTTGAGAACCGGATGGATCCAGAGTGCCGATGGTAATGATTGGTATTACTGTGATCCGGATATGAACGATGATCTGATTGGTAAGATGCTTACGAATACAATCATTCGTTCTGCTGGAAAGAATTATATTCTTGACAAGGACGGTAAGATGATTAAACCTGGCAACAAGGTCACATTGACAATCGGAGAAAGTGGCGTTGTGTCAATGTAATACAGAATGATTTTGTATTATGATCATTCTAACATTGGTATAAGACCGATGAGGTCCAGATTTTTTTTTCATATGTTTCTCAACAATATATTTTCATCGAACGCAATCAACCACTCTATCAAGATAAGAGAGATACGATTCCACATAGGTTTCGTATCTCTCTTATTGTTACCCATTTCGCATTGATTCTGTCCGGTAATGGGCAGTTGCTCTTAGTGAATCTGCCAACTCATTCCTATCCTGCTCAGCAGTCGCCCAATCGGTAATCTGTAAGGAAATTGTACCGGCTGGTGTATCGATTTCATTATAAAGGGAAAATTCATTAAAGATCGCAGAACGCACATCGAGAATGAATAGTCTCTTAATCATATCGAATGCTGTGTCTGGAATCGTAACCAGATTCGGATCATTCTTTACATTAAAGGTCGCTGTTAAAATTAATCCCGGGTTTGAATAGTACCTGGAAATCAGTACAATATTCGGTGGGTAGAAATAATACCGGAACTGCGGCTGGATTCCACCCATGAGCATTTTGTCTGCATACTCAAGCTGAGCCATAGATACAGCTTCATACATATTAGCGGAACTATATCTTCCCCAGACATTTGGTCCAGTGACAGTACGGAACCCAAATGCAGTTGGTCCAATAACGTAGCCATCTACACCAGATTTAGTAACCTGGGTTGCCGGTACCATAGATTTAATGGATACAAGCTCACACCCTTCCGTTACTGATAACGGAATACGGAATGCTGCATATCGATCATCGATCTCCTGCTGGTATTGGTCATCATGTTTATATACAACTGGAGTTAACGCTTCTACCGGGAAGGTCGTTTTAATCTGTCTAGGATAAACGGTATCAATCGTAGGCATTGTTTCTTCCCGCAAGATCCCCATAAGATATTCCCTTACAGAACCAATTTCATCTTTCGGAAGCATCTTAAGAACTCTACCGCATTTTCTTTCAGCAGCCTTAAATAAGTTATTAATATCCATAACTTCACATCCTTTCATACATAGTTACGAATTTGTGAACTTACATGATATGAATATATATTATTATAATGAATGATTGTACATAGTACGATGATTCATTATACAAAAGATGAGGTTGTTGAAGTAATCCATAGCCAGAGTAGGATTCTAGCTATGGATAATTTGTCACCCCGTCTATAAGAGAGGAGGTGTTTAATATGGAAGGTGTTATTGTAGTATGCTATCCGTACGTTAAGTCGGAACAGCAGAAAATAGCGGAAACGCGCTTAGCTCAAATAGCAAAGCGTTGTCTCAACCCGGACCCCATTGATAGTCCAATTGTGGCAATTAATGGCATCCGACTCCCACGTAGGACTAGCAATAGTCACAACGAATCATTTGATCGTTAGTGGGTTGTAGTACCAATCTTAAAAGGGTAGAGGAAATCCCTCTACCCTTATTGTGTTGCAAAAAATAAATTAGCTGATACCGACGAACCAGAAAAAAGTAGAGTCGGAGAAAGATGAGGAATTTATTATGAAAAGGAATGTTTTACCGGTGAAAGACGACATTCTGATTGAGCGGATGAAAAGGAGTATGACTGCACTGAGACAGTTTAGAGGATGGTCAATGCAACAACTTGGTGCTCGTGCAGGTGTGACTAAGCAGACAAGGCGACTTCTATCGTTGGGTATCGATGGTCATGGCGTAAAGCAATAACCAGTAGGCAGAACTTAATCTACCTACTGGTTATTCTTTTTTGTATTAGAAGTTCTCACTGAAATAGTAAGCTACGTCTCTTGCAACTCTCTGTTCCAGAGTGACAACGTACTTGCTCTTATTTTTTGTATAGACAGCACTTCTTCCACCGTTTGTGACTCCCATAAAGGAAGCCGGATCAAGATCAAAGCTCTCGCATACAGCCATGCAAGCATCAGATGCACTCTCCATAAAATCACTCATATCCTTTGCAGTGATAATTCTGGAAGCATCAACACCCTCTTTTACATAGGTCGTCTCCTTACCAGCCATATCACGATCTACAAAAGATCTACCCGGCATTGCATATGCCTCTTTATGAGAAGGTAAATTTACTTCATCGTACGCGATGCATCTCGGTGGAGTAGCAACGTATGGATGTCCATCTTTCTTAATGATCTGGGCAAATCCACGGTAAGAGAAACTCGGATCCTCTCCCTGAAGAATGGACTTTGTAAGCTTCGTACCAAATAACCCATCATCCAGTGTCTCGATAGTACCACGGATCAACTCACCATCTCTCCACCACTTGGTAATACGATGACAAGTACACTTCGGATCGACGGTTGCAATTCTCTGCATCGGCTGCCCAACTGGATGCCCAGCCTCTCCCTTGAACTTATTATGAGCAATTAACTCATTGATTTCACTGGTGGATAAGGATGCAACAATAGCATCACCGTTGTATTCACGACCGTTTCTATTGACACAATCTAAAGACTGAAGGATCGTATTGAATCTACAATAGAACAGATGGTTTTTATCAAAGACTTCAAGGTTGGATACTTCCTGAATGGAGTTATCGTTTTCCATGAGAATATATCCAGCGACATCTTTATTAGCCATATCTATAATCTCCTTTCTAGTAATATAGTCATTAAGGAGTTGTTCCAAAATACAGGCTGGAAACATCGCTTTAATGATAGATAGAAAGAAAGGAGAATGATTGTGAAACTTTCTATGAAAGATTTCCGTGCGTTAATGGAAAATGATTTAACTCGCGGACCAGAACCAAAACTGGTTGGTCCAGCACCGGCTGCTCCTTCCAAAGATGATAAATTAAACGCAAATGATTCCGTTATGGATCCCCATACAAGAGTTGGATCCAAGACAACGAGCAAAGTAGAAGAATCTTCTGAATTGAATGATGATTCCCTTCGAGCTGAATTAAGAGCTACTCACCCAACCAAAACGTCTACAACAGTAGATGATCCAAAACCAATTGTAGGTAGTATTGGGTGTACTCATGATTCTGCTACAGAGAAGCTTCCAGTGGATAAGACAGGGTATCCGTCAACTCCAGGACCAGCTTTAGTAGATCGTGCTGGAATCGGTGCTGTTATTGCGGCAGAAAGTGTACTTAATGAAAAGTACACAAAAGCACCCGTCTTCATTACACCTGATCTCAATGGAATCGTTGAGTCTGTTCTTAATTTAACAGACGACAAAATCATTCCAATTGCAGAATCATTCAGCTACAGATACAGGGAACAGTTACTCGATCGTTCTAAATATCCGGATATCCCGATATTAGAGGCAATGGATACAATCTTTACACTGGCTGAAAACGAATGTACTGATCCAGAAATGAAAGAAAAGATTGCTGAGTGTGAAAATGCTACCATTAAGAAGATGAATCAGGTGACAACGGAATGCGGCTTCTGCCCGAACCAGAGAAACTTAAATGAGTTAACACCAATGGATCCGGGTATGAGAGTCAATACGTATCCAATGTATCCACCGGAAGCTGGAGTTCGTTCTACTGCAAAGTTTCTTGGTAACTTAGAAGCAGCTCAGACATTTGAAGAGATTACAGAATGCATGATTAGTCTTACAAGAATGACTATGGAATCTTCTGCATATTACAAGGTTACAACCGAAGGTACGCTTGTCGTGACAGAAGGAATCGGTGCAGCGGCTCGTGAAGCCTCCAGAAAGGTTGCAAATGGTACCAGAGGAGTTCTCAGAAAAGGTAAGAACGCTGCTGACAGTGTAAAAGCCACTGTGAAGCACGCAACTGACCCGATGGTAAAATTCATGGAAGAGACCCGTGATAAAATCAAGAAAGCGGATTCCGCTGAGAGACGAGAGATTATCCTTCGTGGTGGATCCATTCAGAAGGTTCTTCGTTGGCTTAAAAGAGCGATTCCGATTTCCGTAGGACTTGCAGTTGGTCAGGTAATTCCGATTGCAGCAGTTATTTCCGCAATTGCCTTTATTGGTTGGATTGCAACTGATAAAGCACTTGATCAGAGAGAGCGTCAGAAAATCTTAAAAGAATTAGAAGATGAGATCGAGATGGTTAATGAGAAGATTGATGATGCAAGAGGAGATTCCAATAAGCAGAAAAAATATGAGCTTATGAGAATCCGTAACAAACTCAATCGTACTCATGACAATATTAAGTTCAATCTCGGTTCTAAGACGCTCGGTAGAGATGATGAGGCAGAGGAAACAATGAAATCAATCTCTGCTAAGAAAGAGAATAAGAAATAGGGAGACATTATGAATCATTGTAGAAACATTGATTGCCCGAAATGGTTATATTGTACTGAATCGTGCACGAAGTCATCATACAATAATAAAACTAGTGGGGTTGGCTCTTATTACAATAGTACAGAGAAAACTCTCGTTTGTACATGGAAACATAAGATTAAGCCATAATATATATTCCGCCTAGTGTATTAAAATTAGGATATACCGATACGATTGTCGGTATATCCTAATCTTTTTGTCTTTAGTAGTTCGTGTCACTACTTCCACCACTACCGTAATCGGCAGAGGAGTCTGTGGACTGGTCTTGTATTCGATTAGCACGAATATCCTGACCGATTTTCTGTTCTTTTGCTTTAAGGATTGCTTTCTCCTGAATATCTGGTAATATATTCCACGGTACAGCAGAAGACATCTGCATCGTCACATCACGAATCATTGCTTCTCTGATAAACGGCTGATCTTCCGGTGGGTTCGTGTCCTGACCACCAAGGAATACATCAACCATTGTCGTAGCAGTCTGCTGTGTATCATTGAGCTGCTGAGATGTGATGTTGTTATTAAGAGTATTGGACTTTGTAAGTTCAATCTCCATACTGTTAATTACCTCTTCCGGCATAGAAGAGTTATTGTAGGTAAGAATTCTTCTGATAACTTCCGTAATGGACGGATCGAAATCCATGGCGATTCGGTTGGCTCTCTTTAAATGCCTGATATTTACCATACCAAGCATTGTTGCATATTCAACCTCGTCCATAAAGTCAACCATTACCGCAGGTACACCTGTAGATCCGATTGTCATTTTTCTAAGATCCGTCATGAAGTCATTGTGGATGTCGATCTGCTGTCCAGATACAACTTCCATATCAAACATACGCTGATCCTGGGTACCAAGAGGTACATAATACCGCTTATTGATTGCACGATTCCCGTGAAGTAAATCACCCTGCGCAATCTGAATCAGGTCAATGTTATTATCATTAAACTGATCAATTAAATCAGTTACCTGATTGCTGTAAGATGGATCCATTGCGGATTCTCTTAAATAGTAGAACTCACTATCTGTACTCTTTGTAATGATTGCTGTCATATTAAAGAGTAAGAGAGATGTGTAAAGTCTACCGTAGAAAAGAGAACGAAGTAATACCGGCTGACCATTACCATATTCATCGGTATTTGTCTGGAATGCAATAACGTAATCTGCTGGTACAAACTTTACACGAATTGGGGAATCCCTGCGCTCTGCATAAAGTACACAGTTTAAGATCATCGTACGAAGCTTCTGATCACCCTCTACAAGATCTTTGTACTTTAAATTACGAAGAGCTGCATTTACGATGTTGTCAATAACCAGACTTCTCTGGGAGAAGTTTAACTGGTTTGACATAATATCCGTAAGAGTTGTACCCATTCTGGTAAACTCATAGTTTTCAAAATAATAGTAGCCGATAACATAATCAAAGATCTTAATCGGTACCATTTGTCTTGGATCTACAAGTCTAAGATCACAGCCCTGGATATTATCAATCTCCTTAGCAGAGATTGTAGAATCACCATTATCTGGTCTTACACGGTTTAATTTCGCCGTGCTATTCACACGTTCTTTCTGCGCTTTAATTGCCGCATCTACCTTTGACTGGAGACTCTGATCCATGGACTCATAAACTCCACGATCAAGACCAATGATATCCGGGGGAGTATCGTCATCGCATACAAAAAACTTATCCATATTGGAACTAATTGTATCGAGTCGTTCCTGAATATCTTTAGGAAGGATTCGATCACCATTTTTATCAGTCTCAATATCTTCTGAACTTAATGATACGAGTAGTTCCTCACACCCCTCCATGATATCCTTCTTAGGATCCACCTGCTCTCCTTCAATTATAGTAGATTCACAGAGATGTCTTGTGCCAAATCCACTTCCAAGTGCTGCTAAACTAATGGAATTTGTACCATTGTATGCGAGTTTTGCACCAACTTCTGCAAATGGTGTCATTAGGACGTAGTAGCAACCATACTTAATTGCTTTCGGCCCGATATGGTTTACCAATTTCTTCTTAAACTCACAATATTTGAATGCCTCATCTACCTGCTCTCTATATTCAGCAATTAATGTAGAATCAGAGGTTCCTGGGAATTTTACTTCATAAGACAATTCATTACCAGGCTGCTCGGATGAGAAGACATTATCAACGATGCAAGAAATTGCCTCCTCAAGCTGATAGAAGTATGCGCAGATGCTATCAATCTCGTCATAAATGTGAGCAATATCGGAGTTCGTTGACATGAAGTAAGAAGCCATCTGGGAATCACTTGTTGTGAATAATCTCTCAAGCTTCGCTTTATTTAACCAGGCGTCCCTCTTCGGATCACCTGTTGACATTTTCATCCCTCTTTGGTTTAGGTCATTATAACCAACAAGGGATCTTGCCATATAATCATAGACAGACTGTGATGCAGATTTTGCCTTGTACATATTCTGACCATCTGCCTGAATTGCTGCATTGAATCGGTTCTGAATTTGAACTAGCTCAGCCGCACGATCCATATCAACACTGCCCAGAGACCTGGACTGTGTTTTCATTAAGTCCTGCATTTGAGCGTTTAGTGCTATAATTTCGTCGACCGTTTTCTTACGATCAGATTCGTTTGCCAATGTATATTCACCCTTTCTATTCGGATTTCTCATTATATGCCTTGTTCCAGATACAAAAAATAATGGGTACTATAGAAAGACCTATAGTACCCATATTACTGACTAATACATGATACGAATCATAACAAGCTCGTTTAAGAAGTCAACAAAGTCAGATGTTACTAAGTTGACATACGTTGCCGCATTCAATACACCGTACTTTGAAATCAAGGTTTCCTTTAAGGCAGCCTCAAACTTATTAGTGGATTTATTTTCTGGTACGTCATCAATGACATTACTAATGAGCTCCGCCGCAGTAGAAATATCGGTGTATTTCTTATAGAGTTTTGGATCTGTATTGATTAAGGCTCCAGCCGGTTTCGTCGCAAGTAGCTCGACCATGTAATTGGACACCAGTATATATTTAAACGGAAGCGGGATTGTTGTCCAATGGATACGAAGAAACTCTGCGAAATTCCAAGCGATATCTACTGGCGTTAACAATGTATCACTATCTTCATTAATGATACTAAAGTTATCTGTCACATATTTACATATCGTATACAGTCCTGGGTAGTTAAGCTGTAACGGAACGTCTGAGGAATCACTCTCAGTGCTCCGGATATATATAGCTTTCGAAATCGCACTGGTAAATCCGAATTCTCGTAAAGTTGATGTGTTCGCAAGATACGCATGTGGGTTAAACATGTATGATTTCAATGCTGGTACATTGATTGCTACCCCATTTCGCAGTACAACATCCGAACAAATAATCGGAAGGTAATACGATGTTAGTGTATCGAGTGTAACCAGTCCGCTTGATAATAAATCCTGGTATTCGTTCTGTTCCTCGTTATAGATTGCGTAATCGCTAACTTTCAGTTTAGCTTTGAGGAAATTTACACACACCGAATCGTAATTACAAGTAGGGAATGCTGCCATTGAAAAGAATGCCATCAGTAAACGACCCGCATTCTTACAATTAATAGTTACAAATTCCCGACTTAACTCTGGGTCGGTCGAATAACGGAATACATGGTCTGATAAGTAGGCATATAATTCACTAAGTGTGTACGTATCAGAGTAGGTACGAACTGCCCATGTACTATTCGGCGCATCATGATCACCAATGAGGGCTTTCATTGCCGATTGGATCATTTTTGTACCTAGCGTTCTATAAGCGCATGTATTCAAATCCGTGTGTAACTGCCCAGTAGTAATTAGCTCGATGGCATAACTCGCATAGTTTGTAAAGAAGTCCTGCCAATCTGCGCGATAATTATCCCGGTATATATTGACAGAATATACTTCTTTAAGTGCATCAATTGTTTTTGCATATGACGGAATATACAGTACACGCTCCAACTTAGAATCATCACCCAAAAGCTCTTTATCATCAGCAACGATAAGACCGTATTGTAACTGAAGATCCTTCTCAAAAATATCCTTGATATCCTGCTCAAGATCCGAGTAGTGATCCATGATTGCTAAGTAGCTTCCCTCAATAGTCAGCACATTTGCTAATTCATCGCTGAAATCTTCCCCAGAGAAAGCTGCATCCTTAAGATGAAATGGTGTGAGTATATATTTCTTAAAGCTATCCTTATCATCCAATGCCCCTAATTTGAATACATGGAGTAAATAAAGGGGTACCGTAGCACATACCATGCTAAGCTTAGCACCATATGCATCGTTTAAAAATAAGTCATAATCAATCATATTAGTATCTTCCTTTCAAATTATAATTCTTCATAAGTATGGTCACCGCATGGTTTGTAGATTGCGAATGGATATACATGTAAGCACTGTCCGAACTCATACTGCATGTTGATATATAACATCATCATGCCCTTTTCTGGACTACCTTCAAATCCATAGCGACCAGTATATTTGATTGCATTCTTTGCCTGCTCAACACCTGCAAGCTTAAATAAGTCTCTGGAAATACGTGCAACTGCACCTTCCTTTGATATTAGTTCCAGTGGCTGTTTTTCCTTGATGGACTGGAGTTCCTCCATAGTGAAATCTTTCCAAGTAACTTCACCTATAATTTCGTCAAAATTACTATGATCCTCTGGGAACTTTTCTGCCGGAATCGCTTTACCTGGTGTAACCAAAATATTATTATTCCCATAGTGAATTGAGAAATCAATGTGCTTTTCATTGATGGAAATGATGACTGGTGCTAACTTTCCTTTTTGACCCTTGACTGCCTCTAATAATACATTGGAATCAAATTCATACGTCATCTGGGAATATGGTTCACTTTCAACAACGAATCCTTTGACATAGTGCTTACCAGGACGATTCCACACGGTTCTTTTCTTTGGAATCATAATATCATTCTTCATTAAGAAGACCGTATCAGTGACCAGAACTTTCGCTCTGGTCAGTGCACGGATAAAATCTTTGAAGTCTCTCGGAGACATCATCTGTGTTACAGGCATCATTCCACCTCCACAACTTCGCAGCCATATACAGATTTAATGCCAGGATACATGTCAAATGGAATGAGATAATCGAGATGATGCTCCCACTTTTTTGCATAATTCTTGGCAAAACTATCCTCGGTATCCATTTCATAAACAAGTGTCACTTCTGTATCACCTAAACGGCTTACTTCTCCACGAATCCCGGTAATCTCTGGATACTCTGCACGATCCAGTATATCATACATCAACGTAGACTCTGAATCAACTAATTTATCAATGAATCTTTCTTCTGCTTCCATTCTAAAACTTACTTTAATTTTTGCCATATGTTTCTCTCCTTTTCATCATGCAGCTTCTGCGGTTTCTTTCATAATCTCATAAAGTTCATCAAAACTTGGAAGTCCAAGCCATTTATGAACGGTATGCAAATTATCCTTAGTAATAATATCTTCTACAAATTCTTTACCAGGATCAATATCGTAATTACAATACTTCTCTCCTCCATCAATCTCAAGTTTTCCATACATCGTTGTTGCAAAGATGTTAAACGCAACAATGGAGTTCGGATACATTGCTGAGAAGTCAAAGTCAATTGATGCACCAAAGAGGTACATGGATCGTGTACCAAACATTGAAAGCCCTGTATGACTGTTAAGTTCTGGGTTACCATTGATTGCACCTGCATAGGAGTCATCATCGGCATCCTCTCCAAAGTCAAATGGATCACTATCACTGTCCATCTCATTTAATCTAGCTTTCTGCTCATCTGTCGGTCCCGGTTTCTTACGATCACCAAAGTTTACATTATGACCTAAAATTAATCCGTCATCGATAAACTCTTTATAAATAAATGCTCGTAAGGATACCGTCTGTTTTAAGCCATCTTTATACTGACAAAATGAGTTGTAGCAACTATTGTAGAATGAGAAGCTATCCATACAACGAAGGTCGATACCCTTCTGAAGTAATGTATCCTTTACGTTGTAAAGAATATAGAGAATGTAATCAAGACGTGAGAAGTTTACAAAGTTACCTGTCTCGGTATAATCCAACTTAGCATCGCCAAGTTCATGCTTTGCGATCGCATTTAAGCTCATTCGTCTAATTGCACCCTGAGATTTACGAAGAGATGCATAAGTAATCATTTGATCGAGCCAATGGGTATATGATGCACATTCAAAATAACTTCGCTTCTTATCAAACTCATATGCATGGGTATCCTCGAATAAAAACATCGTCGGATATGGGAAGTCTGAGTGACAGAATAAATCCTCTGGTTTCATACCAAGCGCTTCTGCTCGACCAATGATAAACGGAATATCGAAATCCATTCCATTCCAGATCATGCAGAAGTCTCGTTTTAATGTATGAATCAAACTAAAGCATTTTCTTAACATCTCAGCTTCATCGTCAAACATATAAATCTTGTATTGAAGTTCACCATAAGATTCATCAAACATTTCATGAAATCTCTTATGGACTTCCTTTAGTTTCTCTGGTTGCAGCATCTCATCAATCAGAGGATTGTCTGGGGTCTTTAATAGAAATTGATGAACGGCACTACCAGCTTCATCGACAATGGAGATTGCATCAATTGGACACTCTCCATTTCTAGGAATACCTGCACCAGTCCAATGTTTCTGATCAACCTCGATATCGAGGAAGATACAAGTTGGCTTATGTGAAGTATCATTTCCAACTTCCTTTTCCCAGATAACCCGGTAATACGTTTCAATTCCAATATCCGCACCGAGTACGTATGGATACTTATAAAGAATTTTCTTTTCCTGATTGGTCTTCGCATTTCGAAGAATCTGCTGTACACTAGGTCCACCAATCTTTGCAATTTCTTTTAATCGATCCTTATAGTGGATTTCATGAGGAATCAACTGTTCCATTGGTAAGAAGTGTCTTGCCTTTCTAAAGGTACGAAATTCTTCCTTTACCTCATAGATGGTAAACATTGGATCCTCAATTGTAAACAATTCTTTCTTTCCAGTTACGTTATCATAATACACCATAGAGATGTAATCGTGGTAATTGGAGGTCTTACTTTCTTTTCTATAGATAACATCGGTTAGAGTCAACCGACGTCCCTTTAACTGTTCAAACACATCGTCCACTCCTTTTCGTTTAAATTATGGACGTGTTAGATGGTTTTCTGTTCCGTATCATCGTAGAGTGGAATATCTACGAGATGATCCTTGAAGATGTCAGCCGTCTGACGGTCGATAATTGATAGCCAAAGTTTCTTACCATTAAACCTATTAATCTCAGATCGCATCATAGTTGCAACCCAACTAGCTGGCCAACCGAATGCGCCACATCCCCATGCACCAAGAACAAGTCCCTGTTGACCAATGATATTGACGAAATCAATTAATAGTCTCATTCTACGACGAAATGCTTCGTTTGCAACCTCACGGTCACCATGACTCTTATACACAGCATTCAAGTTTGGTGCTGGTAATGTTAAAACATTTACGGTATAATGTCTACGTCCACGGTCATCTGTGAGGATAATACCTGGTGTCCAGATACCACGATCCTGATAAATACCACCGTTACGATGCTTTTGGTTATCATCATATAACGGAGCAAATACATTGCTACTTAATACGTTATATAACGTGGATCTATGGCACAATGATTCTTCTTGAGCAGATGATCCCTGCATAAACATGCCACCTGGATTTGTACTAGATGCAAAATTTAATACAGTTGTCGTATGTGGGTAACCATCCATGTTAGCAACAAGTTTCTCCATCATAATTGCACCCGTAACGACATCTTCCACATGAATCTCGCACTGCGCATGTAGCCGTGGTATATTAACATCGGTCATGTCTGGATCCATTACAAATGTCGTTAGATAATTTGCACCTGCACGAAGCCTAATGTAAGATGCATTGTCAGTGAGAATAATACTGTCCCTGATTGATTTTGTGATGCTATCTTTGTACAGCGTTTCCATGAGCATCGTATGCTCTCTTGCGTGTTCTGCACGCTCATTCCGGTTCTTCCAGTAGTCCATTAAGAACAACTCCCTTCTTTTGTTTTTTACGATTATATAATATATAGTCGAATGAAATTATAAAAAATTACAAAAAATAACTTTAATGAATGGATAAGGTGCCAATTGGCACCTTATCCATCTTCTTAACCACATCCTTTCAATATGTAATGACTACAACGTGGCCATTGCCGCAAGCGCTGATTCTTTCGAATCAAACGCTGCAATAAACCCTGTCGGGTGAATAAATGTACACCCGGCAGGCTTTTCATTTTTCCAACATTCGGGGAAAGACTGCTTGTATGCGCGACCACCAAGTTCGGTTGGTACACATTGCACATTCCATCCTCCCCGAATTGCAGGGTACGCTACGAATTCCGCATTACGTGGAACCAACGTAGCCTGCCACGGTACAAACCTTGTCAATACAACATGCTGATCATATCGATGATCAGCAAGTTCCTTCACAAGGAACTCTTTGGCGCGATCATCAGACTCACGTGCACGTACTTCGTGCCTGATGATTTCAGCCAGCTTTTTCCCAGCATCAAGAGGATTCGCTGCAACCACGCCAACCATAAACACCGTCCACGTATCATCATCTGGAGACGATGTTTTTTCCAGCAGGGTGTCACCCCAGTCTTTGGGGTCACTATACAACAACCCTGTCACTACCCGCATCATCAACTTCACAGCCGTATCAAATGCGGTATCCATGCTGATACTATCATCCCAACATGGACGGAATGCGTTGATGATACGACTAGCACTGCACATCGGGCCACCATTGTCCGTTGCTTCGATGTGCATCAACAGATATTCAAGAAGAGCGGCACCCTCCGGAGTCGCACCTTCAACCAACGCAGATTTAAGGTCTTCATAAAGAAGACCACATGCTGCGTATTTAGTACCATCATGGTGACGTTTTACGTCGTCACTATGATGATCATACTGACGACCACCGCCAACGTCAGCAACCACAACGCCTTTGGTTACATCCGTTGTGTCGGTAGGGTTATTACTGCGCTCGACAACAACCTTCGGCTCAATGAGCCTTGCCATTGCACAGCACATCACATCATCTGTATGAAATATGCCTGCGTGTACAACAATCTTACTCATCGTACACGGTAATACTGACTTATGAGTCTCATAGCAAGACCCATTGTTGATAAGTTCCTGTGCAAGTTCAATCATTGATCTCATGATAATCCTCTTTCTCCGGTCGCTACTTTTTTCTGGTTCACCGGTTCAGCTTATTTTATTTGTATCACGTATATAATATATATTTAGGGCATATCGTACAACAAATTAATACTGGGCGGTCGGCGCCAAGTATTAAGATCTTTTGTTATTGGGAATCGCAAAAGATTGGTTACACCATTAGTAAAGCAATAGCCCAAGGAATGCCCGTCAGCGTTCCTTGGGTGATCTTGCCGTAACAGAGAATAAGGAGAATGGAACCAGTTAGGAACCATTCTCCTTATTTATTTTAAACCGTAATTAAGCACGACTATTGTACATTAAGTCGTTTAAGTACTCTTTGCTCATGTAGGTACCAGTCAGATCTGTGCCTGTATCCGGATTTGTCCAATCCGTGATATCCGGTGTACCAACTGCTTCCTCAACCTGAGCCTTGCTGTAGCCAGAGTACATATTCAGATAGTTCTTAAGAATTGCATATTTCTTAAGAGCAACCAGTCCGATGTAGTTGATCTGAGCACTCATGTACTTGGTAGTTGTAAACTCAAGGCTTAACTGTACCAGATCATGGGAACCCGGCTCATACTCAAAGTGAGAGTGATCGGAACTTCTCGGGAACATGTTTGTCAGTAAGCAAGCATACTCCGGCTCTTCGCCTGTCGGATCTGTAGCAACATACAGAGCTTCCATTGTATGGTTTGCCTGACTTAATACATAGCTGGAAGAGTTCGCATCAACGTCTCTTGCGCCATGATAGTGGCTTAATCCAGTATACGGATCAGATGTACCTGTTAACCAGAAGTCAATGTAAGTACGGATCAGGGAACCCTGAGTCTCGTAGATCTTGATCGTAACGGCTGTGGTATCATCTTTTACGTTTACCGGAATTTCGACCGTGTTACCAACGTAACCTGCTGTTACGGACTGGAAGTCTGCGGTGTAACCCTGAATACCAGAGATACCTACGTTACCAAACTCAAGCATATGCTTGAAGACTTTTGTCTCTTCCGGCAGAAGGAACTCTACGAAAGCCGGCATACGAAGGATAAAGAGACGACCGTAACCTGTACGAAGTAAGTCATACTGCTCAAGAGCAGAGTGCTTTGTATCCGTACCACCCAGCCAGTATGCGCTGTTCACGATGTTTGTGTTATTACACTTACGAATATTATCCTGTAAAGTAGCAACTAATGCCATGCCATTTCACCTCCTTCTCTATTAAACCGGAGTCGCTGCTGAAGATGTTGTAGTTGCATCGACAACAGTACCGGTTCTCGGGTCGAGATAGATCTCTAAGATTCCTCTTGTAACGACGGTCTTGAAGACAAGACGCATCTTAAGTCTCATCACGGATCTTCTCTCATCTCTCTCAGTCATAACGAACTCAACAGAAACGCTTCTTAAGTACGGAGCTAACTCATAAGAGATCTGCTTCTCCGCATGTTTCTGGTACTGAGCACGCTGTTCAGCTTCACCGATCTTGTAAAGCTTGCTGTTTAAGATGTCATATGCTAACTTGACAGCCGCCTGGAGAATGTACTCATTGAACTCCAGCTTTCTGTCAGAGTTGGTTGTGCATGTTGTAATACCTGTGGAACGCTGAACGACACCACTCTTGATGGTTTCGTAACAGTTTGCACCGTACTTATAGTAGTTCTTCTTTACATCGTTATCATCCGGATTGATGATCGGAGCAAAGGAACCTGCCACAAAGTCTGCGCCAGATACAAGCTGTGCATCTTCTCTTGCAAACGGAGTCGTGTATGCATTGATTGCAATATGTCTCGGAAGCTTTCTTGCAATCGCATGAGTTGCCGTTACCGGAATTAACTTTCCAGTATACTCAAGGTCTCTCCACTTATAGCATCCCGGCTCTTTTACAAGGTTGAATGATGTGAGACTTCTTAAATCACGAAGCAGAGAAACGATCTCTGTGTTGGATGTAAGAAGACCAGTGTCGAGGTATGTCATTGCATCATACTCACGTTTAGCCGCCCATGCTGCCATCTCTCTCTTAACTTCCTCCGGGAAGTTAGCATCAAGACAGAAGTTAGCCGGTGTGGAGAATCTGCTGGATAATCTCTTATCGATCTCACCACGGAATGCTTTAACAAGAAGATCAGTCTTTGTCTTCTCTACTGCTGTCGGATCCGTTGCATCAAGTGCACCGTTAGAACCACCAGCAAGAGCAAATCCATCAACTGCAATCAGATTTACATAATCTTCTGCTGTGGAATTGTCAACCAGATCAATGACTGGATCAACTTCGCCTGTAAGGGTGTTACCGAAGATGATATCAAACTTCTCCATGGCCGGAAGAGTAGCGTCAGCATCACCTGCATGATGTTCTGCAAAGGTCTTCTGATACTGCTCATAGATCTTCTCCATGGTATCGGACATAACTGCAACATTGATCTTATTGGAACCAGTTTCCGGATCATCGATAACGTCCTCAAGGAACTGAGACGGATTCCTTGTATTGTCGTAATCAAGGACTCCATCTACGATAGAACCGATTAACTGCTCTTTTACTGTAAGACCAGTTCTTGCTGTTTCCATAACGTCGATCTCATAGGATCTGAATGTTGTCTCTTCGGATTCGTAGTCTACGCTGTCGACGAATTTGATCCTCGTTGCATTGCCGTATGTACCACGACCAAGCTGCCATAACGCGATAAGCGGTGCAGAATTATATCCCTCGGCATCAGCTTCAGACTTATACAGCTTAGCGATACCAGTTTTAATCTGGGCAACTCTAGTTGCGTTGGCGATCTTCGTCTTACGGAATTTAACAGAAAGAACCTTCTTGGTCTCAGTCTTCGGCTCATCTTCAGTGCCGACCTGAACTTCCTTCTCAGATTCTTTCCAGTCTACCATGATAACTGCGTTTGCAAATGTTGCATCATCAGGCATCAGACGTAAAGTATACATACCACAGGATCCTGTGTCTAATGCAGCCACTACATTGTATGCTGCCTGACCATAGAGCTTGTAGTTGGGCTTCGTATATTCGTTAACGAACATTTCGGTGTTGGTTGAATACAGCACAACATTGTCTCGTCCGCCTCCAAAGAAACCAACCTGAATACCATTGAAAGACGGAGTTGGGATTTCCGCTTCCGCTTCCTCTGTATAAATGGTGTTATCCTGAAGGTAGGTCGCAATGTACGGATGCTGATATGTCAGCACTACGTTGTCAAAAACGCCCATACGTTTACCTCCTTTATATTAAATAAGTTTATTGAAGTGTTTTGGTTAGGAATGAGAGAAACCTTTACACATTAATAGACTGTGGTCAAATGGTATCGGAATTACACGGTACATTCGTATATTTATACAGAATAGTCATAATAAGTTGATTTCTCATGTACAAAAAGATAACAAAGGTGGTGATAAGATAGATGAATCAAGAAACTGATGAAATGAAGTTTAGTAGGTTCTCCAGAGAGGTTGGATTTACTCTGGAGGAATTAGAACCATATTTGCTTGATTGTAAAAGACATCTGTATCCTTGTAGTACATCAGGATTATATGACTGGGTACATGATTTATTTAAGTTTCATACAGACGACGAGATACTTAATATGAAGGAAATTAGCTGGCCGATGATATTCGTATTAATTACAGAAAAGAGCTTCTTAGATTATATTGATGAATCATACCATGAGAGGATATTGGCTCTTGTTAATAAAGTCATCGACGATGCTGGAAAATAGAAATTAACCCATATGGACTTTACATAGATCCATATGGGTTATTATTAAACAATTGTAAATTTCTTCTTTAATTCTGCTTCAGATTCAACAACCTGAACCGGACCATTTGCAGTACATACAAGGTATCCGGTATCCGGTACCTCTAAGTATTCCCAATCCTTTCTCTCTCCAACAAACTGGCGTTTTCTAAGAACACCATCCTGACCAACGGAGAGTTTTCCAGAACGAATTAAGAATGTAATACCACTCGGTAATTCTGTCTGTGCGCTCTGTCCGGCTGCAATTCTATCTTTAATCTCTTTCCCAGAGTAAGCACTATACTCATTCGGGATCGTTAAGAGTTTTAACATGAGAACATTCCTCCTTTATCATATCTTCTTTACTACAAAGGTAAATCCATCCATATTCATCCCGGACGATATAATCACCATCTGTAGCGTAATTACAAACTCCGTTAATGAAGCGATTCCACGGAGTCCCTCTTCATGTTTTGATACAATCCCTGTGAATCTCTAAATATCCAGTTGATACCATATGCTTAAACCATTCTGGAAAATCACATGGCTGTGGATAATATACATCGCAGGGAATTTCTACTTCCCGTCTCATAAAACGGTATGTATTTAAAATTGCTGTAACTGGAATGAGTCCTTTCACGGAATCCCTCCTTTCACGCAGTTTATAACTTAATAACTTTCTCGATTGGTGAGATACGCTGCTCTTTATTTTCAGACGTCATGTTAAGCGAGGAGTCAATCATATAGTTCATGTCCTCGAAGGATAACGCGCCAAAGACACTCTCCGCTGCACAGATCTCACGAATGTTAATAAAGCGGTATGCATATTCACTTACCTTCTTTGGATCCTTGCCATATACCCACGAAAACGGCTTTGTCAAGTCGTCTTTATATCGACAAAGGTTTCCGACAATAGATTCAATATTTGTAATCGGAACGGATAAGTTTACATCATTCCAAAGCATATTCTTAACCCATGCTTCCGTAAGTCTGGTATAAGGAATGGCACAATCAATTCGACCAGATAACATCATCTCTGTAAATAAAACGACATTATCCAAGTTCTTGATAATACCAGTCGGTGTAATTCTATCACCAGCTTCGAATCGGAAAATGGTGTAATCAGTCTGATCACAGTCTGGATGTAAGGTTTTCTTTACACCAGTCTCCGTCGATGATGGATAGAATTCAGCCATTGTTGGGATCATCTGAGTTCCAACCCAAACCGGTTTCTCTTCATCACGTTTCTTAAAATATGCTATAGGGAGTAATCCAAATGATGTACAAGACGTTCCGCTAATCTTCGCAGTATTCTTCTCAAAATAATCCTGATAGACGTATAACTCTATAACTCCTTCCTGGAGTACAAAGAATCCATCTTTCACAGTCAATTTGATCGGTGATTCTGACAAGAGTATTCCTCCTTTCTTGTCCAAAATTCATTTTACCGGAATGTTGGTTATTATATGGGATACATCTGTGTCTAATTATAATTATAACCTCGCTCCATATGCATCTTCTTTAGTGAATGATGTAAGGTCGATGGATTGTAAATGTGAGATATCGTCAATTGGCATGATATTTCTCTTTGTTGTGTCACTGGCCCTACTCACAAAATCTGCCCATTCGATCTGAATAGTACGTTCTACACCATCTGGTGCATTTCTCATTTTTGTAAATGTAAATTTGTCCTCTGTGGATCGTATCATCTTTACAACCCAACGATCATACGAAATACCAAGGTTATCTTCTGCAAAATAACGATGAGACGCAGTAGCCGCAACCATAGCACCCCTGAGCACAGCAATTGCCTGGTCTACAGAGATATTTCTTTCGTAGTGAATATCAATATAAGCGTTCTCATCATAATGACGGATTATATCATTACCAACACAACCATTCCTATCGAAATCTTCTATGATTGTATAAAATCTCACATACGATCTCATTATATCATTTGGCCAAATATATGCAACCGCATATATGAATTTCGATACAATGTGATACTGAATAATATTGCAATCCGGGCACTTTTCGTCATTAGTGTCAACTCTCTTTGTAAATAAAATCTTCATAAGTTTCCTCCTTCGAATTATAAATAGAGTAAGACGACATCATAACATCGCCTTACTCCAAATTGTTCCAGCTAAGCTAATTAGCTATTGATTAATTCAATGAGCTTTGCCATACTTTCGGTCATGATACCGGCTGTTTCTTCGTCCATAGCCCCGTTTACTAATCGTTTTAATGCAACGATTAAACTGGAATGGAACTTTCTTACATCCGCATCACTACTCCAGGATTCCATTGCAAAGAACCGGATCATAGTAAATATGAACAGATCTTCCTGCCCTTTTTTGTACTGAGTCGGGGCTAATACTTTGTATTCCAGACTCTCTTCCGGTTTTGATGCAGCAAACGGAAGTAATGATGATGTGATCTTTGCAGAGTTAAGTTTTGTAAAGTATCTCTTGCCGATATCCGATACAGAGCCGGTCTTGTTGAAATCTCTTAAGAGATTCTTTCTTGCATTCGGGTAGCGTTCGAACATGTCGAAGATAACCTTAAAGTTATAAGCAGAGTCGATGTAATCACAAGACCGAAGAATCTTCTTACCCACCTGGGTTTCTGGATCCACTGTAGCACGAACGTGTTTTGTATACGTAAGGACGTTTTCTGCTAACATGTTGGTTACTTCTTTGGAGTCACGATCAAACTCTGCAACAGCCTCATCACACTTTCTCTGCTCTTCCTCGATGCCAGCCATGCAACGCATGTTGTTGAATAAGAAGACAAGGTAGTCTCTCTTAAACTCAGTTACCTTTTCCTTCGGAATTGCATCTGCAACAGATACCTCTTCTCCGGTATCCGGATCTGTAAAGAAGTATTTGATACCCTTTTCCTGTAATAATGCACGAAACGCATTCTCATCTTCGCAATCACATGCTGCCACTTTCTTTTCGATGAAAGTTACATCGTCGTCCTGGTTAAAGGTAGCTTTTAATACCCGATTCATCTGATCCTGGTTTCTCTGAACCTCAGATGCCAAATTCTGACGTCTTGCCTCGATCTGATTGAATTCTCCGTACTTCTGAAGTACTTTGAACTGCTCATCAGAACTCATCTCTTTGAATTCTTCATTCATTGTATGTATTCTCCTTTATTCGCCTAAGGCGGTATTTGATAATGCAATGCGGATATCATTTCGGATCTTTAATGCAGATTCACTACTGTACTCGTCTAACACATCGTTGATATACTGCGCAACGAAGTCTCCAACGAGTATCTGCATTCCAAAATAATCACGCATCATATTGACGTAGTAATCACCATCATCAATGACTGTTAAGAACTCCTCTACTGATATATCGAGGGAATTTCTTACATAGTTAATGACGTCGTTGATTTTTGAAAGGATTGCGATACCATCGGCATCCACATCCTTTGATTTATAAGCTCTGGTTGTGATATCCGTACCAGAAGCACTGATGCCCATCATTCGGACAATTTCTGTTTTGTTCTGGAGGATATACTGCACGAAGAAATCCTTTACATATTCATCTCTACCTGTTACAAAAAAGGTATAGACTGTTTTAAGGATTTCAATGTATTCAAGGGAATCATCGGTATTTGGATTCACCCCAAGATGATACCGATTACATATTCTGCTGATAAGATCTCCGCAGAATTCTACTAATTCATTCACAATCTGATTGACTTCTTCTGGATCGGATTTATTTTTCCTGATCATTTCAAACTTATCTAAAGTTGCCTCGACAAAATTCTTATTTGCGCTTAATCTTCCTGTAAGCTGCTGCTCAATATTGAGTCTTACATTGTCTAAGGCTAAATACTCTAGTAAGGATTCCATTGAGGTATCCTCAATGTCCACAGGGTTTAATTCGTCATCGTAATATGACATGTATAATCTCCTCTCTCGTAAAGAATTAATCTGATTAACTCCCTGTCATATTCCCAATAATTATACAATAAAAACGTAGTATTGTGATGAGATTGGTTACCCATCACAATACTAATTTTAATGTTTACCGAGCGCCTTCCACTTATTAAGCATATTCTGTCGCCATTCAGCATGAGCGGAATCATCCTTTGATTGCATACCACCAGTCATAACTTTATCATAGTCTGGATCATGCTTCCGTAAAGATGACTTAATGGAACCAATACCATCATCAAGAACTTTATTCTTAATCTTAGAAGTTTCGGCTCGATGCTTCTCTTCCATTTTCTGCTTTAATTCATTCTGATAGAAAGCATACATGGTTGGGAATTGCTGTTTGATAATTGGGTTATTGTAAAGTTCACGAAGTTTCGTAAACTCTTCATCCATAACGATATCATCTGGAAGTTCTCCCTTGCGGAATCCATATCGTTCCAGATGCTCGCCATAATAGTACGTATACATACCGATACACCAAGCCATAACCATATCATCATGCTTACCAGGTGCTGCCTGGATCTTTCCTCGCATTACAACAAGGTCACAGATATCTTGTACAAGATAAGGTGTCGTCAGTAAATCACGTCTAAACTGCATTGTATCGGATAAAAGCCCCATCATAATCTCACGAGATGATACCGTAGTCTTTACACCATAATATTTATTCTTCATGATCTCCTGCTTTAAGAATCCCTTGTCATCTAACTTATCCGTAATGAGATTGGTATCCTGGCTCGCAGTAGATGCCGCATAAAGCATTGGCTTTAAGAAAGAATCATCGAAGAAATGAATTAAGGTGGAACCATTACGGTTATTCTCGATTGTGATGATTGCTTTATGGAAATACTTTCTCACAAGGTATTCGAGTAACTCTCTGAATCCCTGTGGGGTAATATACTCATTCTTAAACTCCATAACGGTTTTAAGAGTATACGGGTCAATAACAACCATTGCATATGGGTCACCACCGGTACCATCGGATGGGTCGACGGCGATAATATGCATACGGTTTGGCTTTAACTCATCTTTTGGCACAAAGAAGCATAACTCATTCAATGGATCAATCTGATCCGACCAGAGTTTTGGAATCTTTCCCTCAATAAGTTCTGTAATCTGATCTGGTGTAAACGGTGATAGGTTATTGCCAGAGAATCTCTGAAGTAAGATCTCTCGACGAATCTTCGCTGCTTTGAAACCTACCTGATGGCAAGCCTCCATAAACCATTTTTCACCATAGCCAAGTTGAATATAGGAATACTCAATATAGACAACTTTATACTTGGACCTTGCAATGATTGCTTCCTTTAATGCCTTTACACCCTTATCATAGAATGCTTCTGACCAAGTAAGGCAGTCATTTATAATTGTCATTGTACGAGCACATCTCTTTTCATCACCAAGATCACCCGGTGTAGAGGAAAAGATTCTACATGCATGACCACCATATGTTCTCGCGTTATCAGAAGCCGTATTAAACGCCATACCAGAGACATCTACAATGACATCAAGGAATGGGGTAAACTCCGCCTCATCGTAATACTCAAATACATGCGACTCACCTCGACCAATTTCCTCTGCGGCCTGGATACTAATCGCACATTTTGCGCACTTTGCACGGTTGCCAGAAGCTGGCTCCTCGTACGCCGTGATATTATTCCTACGTCGTATTATTTTACCATCAGACCCAATTGCCTGGGTACCCATGTTAGCCATATAAGGTGGAAGTAGCGATATATAAGTTTTCATCTTCTTTAAGTTTGCCTTTACGTTATCTGACGTATTGGCGGAGAAGAAGAACTCACCATTCGTTACACCAAACTTGAATGCCCATGATAACATGGCACAAATACCAACGGTCTTACCAGTCTGACGCGGTTTCATAAGGTAAAAGTTAATATCGTTATAGAAGCAGTACATCGCTGCTAAAGTTGCACGATCAAGTTTAAACCTGACCGTCGAAGAACCCTGTGCTGGGATTCGTACTACTTCTCGAATGTAGTAAAAGAAATTTAATCGACATTCCTCTACTACCGCTAATGCCTGTCCTGGTGTTATATTCGGATCATGAGGATCAATTCCCTGGAGATCCGGGTTTAACAATGTTAAAAAGAATGCGTTGTTCCGTATACCTAGTGCCTTAAGCTGCTTATGTACTTCTAGGAACGACTTATTTTTTGTCTTCCAGTCAATAATTGCCCTTTGTCCAGAAGGCAAGAACGCACCTTGTGCATGTAATGCTTGGTGCGCCGCCTTCATTGAACCTTCGGGCATGGCAGTTCTTGAGTGCATTGGTGTATAGTTACCAGATGCAGCGGCTCTAGCAATACGGTTAGTTCTTGATCCGTAAGTGCTTACTGCCATATCATACCCCTCTCAGTATTAGCCCTCATATCCCTTCGGATACCGAATATAAAGACCATATGAATTCGGAACATCAGTGATTTCCATATTCATAACTTCCTTACGAAGATTTGTCAACCGATCCATTCGTCCATCTGCATTTAAGACCTTCTTGATCTGCGCATCATCTAAGCCCTGCTTCTGGAGTTTCTTCGTCTGGTCAGCCTGCTGTTTTGCAACTGCTTCCATGTAATCATAGATAGACTGGATGATGAAGAGCTGTTCCTCAGTGGAACGGATTCTCTTGGCATCAAGCTCCAAGATATCGAGATCCCTAGGAGTTACCTTTAAGGACTCTAAGAGTGCAGTAGCAGCCTTATTGATGTCAGCATTCTCTCGAACAAAACGTCTCATCTCCATAGATTCCTGGATCTGATTCGTTGTATCCGTAGCAGGATCGTATTTACCAAGTGCAGAACCTAAGAAGCTCATTAACTTCTTCGTATAGTCATCTGCATCTGGTGCCTGATGCTGGGCATGAATCTGCTTCTTTAAAACATCCCTACGCTTCTCCATAAGGTCGATAACGCTTCTGGAATATGTTACAGATACCTGCTGATCGTTCTTATAGCGAGCTTCATCCTGTACCATACCGACAGTATCCGGTCTAGTTAAGACGTGACCCTCGATATATGCAACAAGATCTGGTGCAAATTCCGGCGGAATATAAGCATCAGCAGCCATTTCTACACGGTCGGTTCTATTGTCAAATGTATTCTTTACAACGACACGGAAGGACTCCGTCCGAATAAACATCGGGAGAATCAACTTTCTTACCATTGTATTATCAGAATACATCATCTTTTCTGCCTTAGTAGCCGTTCTTAACTGCTCTCTGTAGGTTGTAATTAATTCCATTGGATCACGGTTCATAACATGACCGATCTCATGACAGATAATAGCAACGAACTGTCTTCCATTGTCAACGCAACACGGATGACCTTTCGTTACGATTCTCGGATCAAGAGAGATTTCCCAAGTTTTAATTTCAGCCCATTTATCAAGGTACTGAGAGGTACCCTTCTTCGGATCATTCAAAATGGTGACGAGTTCCTTGGACTTTTTAGATAACTCGCCAATATCTGGTCGAATACACGCGATGTACGGTTTCTTAGAGTATTCCCAGTTGGTCGTAAAATGATACCCTAAGAAAAGCTTCGGCAAAACCATATTCATCGTTCTTACAATAGATGAATTCTCCGGTTTTACACTAGCAGACATCTTTAAGTATGCATCTACGTCATCGGCAATAATCTGAAGGAAACCGACTTCTCGACTTGTCATTTTCATGATAATTCAGACCTCCTTCATTTATTCATGCGTAATAATCGCATAGATTTTATGTATATGTGGGATAACGTGATTTTGGCTAGATTATAATAATTTGGAATTCTCGGGGGTACATGTATATATTATAAACGTGAATAAGAAGAAATAAGTATAAAGTAACTTCTTATTTAAACTATAAAAATAATATGATTCAGCAAAAAGCTGGGGAAAGCTGAGGTATATAGCATGAGAGAAATCACGATGAAAGACCTTGATGAAATGGAAGAATCCGCAAAGATGAGAAAAGTTGCGGATGAAATCAGTCACAGAGTGGGGGATCACGCCCCCCACGAAATAGTTGGGTATCTAGTAGGGAGGGAAAAGTACGTTGATTATGCGTCGGGTGAGACGCACTGGGAACCCATCACGAAAATGGTCTTCGCCGAAGACCAGGCAAAGGATTGGTTGAAAGCCAATCCTTATGAGGGAAACCATCAGGAGTGGTCCCGCGGATTTTACCAGATTGTATTCTGGGACGGGACTATCGGGCGTCGCATTTATGCAGACGCCAATGGGGAGGCTGACGCCAAACAGCGTTAACCCCCCAGCGGGTTTCCCGCGTGTGGTTGTTATAAACGAAAATAATTATCCAATATAATTTGGGAGAAAGGGGATTCTTATGGAAAGAACCTTAATGTCAACAATCAACGAAGTGTGGAATAAGATGAAGGCCATGGAAGGGTGGGATTCCCTAGACGATCTTCTGGTAGAAGACCTTGTTGCAGGAGTCGAGAATCTCGATTCTGCAAAGCAGGGTCTGTTCCAGACCAGCGCCGCTGATGTAGAAACGGCATTTTCACTCTTTGCCTATCGAGTCATGGAGCTTGATCCATCATTCCATGAGAGTGATGAATATCACTCCATGCTTGATTGTTTATCAGAAATAGAGCTATAGAGAAATTTCTCTATAGCCCTATTATTTTTTGTATTAGTCTACGCCAGTAGTACCATATCCACCACGATCAGTTCCTTCTAAATCATCAACCTCAACAAATGTGCACTTCGGCTGTTTCATGATGATTCTAAACTGACATATTCTGGCATTCTTCGGGATATGCGTTTTCTCGATTGCGAGTGCCTCGAAATGCCACTCATCATTCGGACCACAGTATCTACCGTCGATCACTCCACTGTTGATTTTGATAATCTTAAAGTTATCATATGTGCTGGATCTTGCTTCGATGTGTGCCTCATATCCAATCGGAAGTGCCATTGCAACTCCTAACGGGATTGCGTACCTCTGGAATGGCTCTAAATCAACATCTTCCCCAGCTCTTAAGTCAATCCAGTCGGAATCACCGTCATTACCAGCATACCCAACCGGTTCCATGCCAGGTCTTACATACTTAATGTCGATCTCTGCTGTCTGTGTTATCCCACATAGGTTAAAATTATATAGTCGTCCATACTTTCGACCATTGAGCCATTCATATGTTTCATATGTTGCACGTACAGAATGTCGTCTTTTTCCAATCTTTTTTTCTTCCATTTCGTTCCTCCTAATGCATAATTATTATACCTGTATTAAGTTCCATAAATAATACCCAAGGGAAGCATGGTTAGCAACCCTTGGGTTTATTTCGTGTAATAGTTTCTCTCTAACTATTTACGGGATATCTTAGCTCTCGTAGTCCGTGATGATCATCTGACCCTGAAGCGGAATGTAGCTGTGGGTGTAGAATCTGGACATAGCGAGTACGTTCGGAACGTTCGGCATCTCGTTGATACGATGATCACGATCAAAGTACATGCTGTATTTGAAGTGCTTCCAGGAAAGGAAGTTCTCTTCGTTAACCGGGAGTACGATGAATCTTACACCATCTTCTCTTCTGAACTTGAAGGAAGTTACAAGACGCATTGCGTTTCCAGAACTTGTGTAGATACCCATGTTGTAATCTGTTCTGATTCCCTCAGATACAGATGTACCCGGCTGAATCTTCCAGTCAATGTTGTCACCAACAAAGAGGGAAGCGATTGCCGGATGGCAGAACAGAACTACCTTGTACGGCTCGTTCTGAGTTGTCTTCTGGATATCGGAGATCATACGATCGAGGTTGTAAGCGATCGTATCCTGTACGAACTGGTTTCTCTTTAAGAGGCCGCCAGATGTGGAGTACTGAACGGATACGTCACGTTTGATAACAACCGGTCCCTTCTGGAAGTGAGTGAACGGATGATTAGTCTTCGCATCTTTCCACTTGAGAAGCTCTTTGTCGAGCTTACGAAGGATCGCTGTATCCTCGAACTCTGTGAACATCTCTGTTGCTTCGTTGATTGCATTTGCAACGATATCAATGGAAGCTGTCTGGTTGTATAACTGCATATCTTCCGGAGTGATCGGTGCATCGAGTCTGTAGCCTTCCGGAATCGGATGCTGCTCTACTCTGTAATCGCTTGTGTAGGAGATGTACTCAGTGTTGTTCTTGTTGGACAGATGTCCGCCGAACTGGATCTGCTTTGTAGCACCAGTAAGGGAAACAAGATCAAATGTCATTGTGGAGTCGTTGTAGGAACCGAATACACGGTCCTCAACCCAGCTCTCGATTGTATCGCCAGCGTCGTTGAATACCGGATACTTCACATTGAAGGAAACGGAACGCTGCGGAGTGATAGATGTCAGATCCGGATATGCATTGATTTCATAAACCTCTACGACTTTCTCAGTACCTGTAGAGTTTGTAACCTTTGCACGAGCACCGTATACGCAAATATCACGGTCGAGCTGATCACCGATTGTAATTACGCCGCCGGATTCTTTTAACAGATCAAAGTTGGATAACTTTGCGCCGTCCTTCGGCAGTGTGTAATTCTTTCCATCTTCTTCGTTAAGATAGTCACCAGCATCTTTACCGTCGTTGCCGGTTACAGTACCAGCCGGGAACCAGCCCTCTGTGACTCTCTTACCTTTTGCAGACTCAAGGATCTTCTCTACAGACTCCGGGTCATTGTAGATATCCGGGCGCAGATACTTCTGGCCGTCCTTTGTTACTGCATACTTGTAGGACCATTTTAATCTAATGAAATCTTTCGCCGGTACAACGTACGGGACGATGTCTTTCATAACTAACGGGAGATAAGAACGGATAATTGTGAACGGGAGGAATGCATCGAACGGAGTTAACTCGTTCATGTTTCTCTGGTTCGGGTGTGCCATTCTTGCTTCCATTACGGAGTTTTCCATAAGCTGTCTCATATTGTGTAAATGAGCATTCTCCATGCTCACTTCCTGGGACTGCTCTGTTTCGTCATCTGTCATGGACTCCAGATAGATAGACGCGCCGTCTTCGTACTTAAACTTATCGACAGCCTGCTCCATGCCCTCCATTGCGATATCGATTGCTAAAGAAGCAACGTCCGGATCGTAAATTCTACCCGGATCACGACGAAGATCAACGTAGGAGCCTAATTTATCAGCCATGGACTCCATGGACATGATCAGCTCTTTCGGAGCCTGTGCGGAAATCATAGCCAATCTCTGCTGGCTTGATAAAGTTGCACTTGCCATTTTGTCGGTACCTCCTCTTTAATTATGCACGATCGTCACCTAAGTGAGCGATCTTCTCAACCATTTGCAGGTTGATGCGTAAGTATTGAACAGCGATCATGTAGTAGTACAGATTGTACTCATAATCGTTGTCCTTAAAGTGGAACTGTATGAAGGTTTTAATAAATTCTTTGATGTTAGACAGGTTTCTGGACACCTGAACCAACACTTGGTTTTCCTCTGAAGTTGCCTTCAGAGTTGATTCTATTGTATTACTTACATCGTCAATTAAAGAGAACATCTTCTCGAAGTCTCTTACTAAAGAGTAATTCTTTACCAGAATGTTGTTATTTGAAGAATCTGAATTATCAGAATCCATGCTAGAATCCGAATCTTCAGAGTCATCACTCATTCCAGAATCATCTGAGGAACTATCATCGTCCCCCATATTATCTGTGTAGTCCGTAGCATCTAACGAATCATCGTCTCCGCCACCCATGTCATCGCCACCGGCATCATCTCCCCCAGCATTGTCGTCTGGAGTATCATCATTAGCGCCAAGTGGATTGTCGTTCTGATTGTCGTCATCTCCAGCATCATCGTCACCAGCAGAGTAATCTGTAGCAGTTAATGTATTATCACCAGAATCATTATCAGAAGCCGCCTGCTGACCAGCATCTGCTTCATTCTTCGTATAGTCTGTAGCAGTTAAAGAATCACCCGGTGCTTCCATTACTACTTTATCCGGTTTTGATAATGTCATATATTTCGACCCATCAGAAGCTTCTGTAATTACACCATAATCATTCTCACCATGTAAAACTTTCTGAGTGAGATTGATTGCAGTCTCCGTAAGTTTATCTGCACCTAAGGAAGTAACAACCTGACTGATTAAATCATTTCCCATTGGCGTACAATCATACCAGGTGAAGTTCATGAAATCCTCTTGTCTTACAACAATTCGACCGATCTGGATGATCCGGTTGCCAATCTTTGTAAAGACATAATAAAGTCCACTCGGTAACGGATTTCTAATATTAAGCCCATTTAATGCTTTCGGAATAGAGTCATCAAATGGAAGATCGTTATCCGGAATAGGGTACGGTGATACCTGGTATGTCTGGAATAACGTAGCACGATCGCATCGTAGAATAACGTCACCCAGAGTTGGATTAGTACTCTCCATGACCTTTGTACCATGAGATATGTCAGTACCTTTAGAGAGTACAAACTGAATCACACCAGTTGAATCATCAGTCGGTAATTCCTTAAATCCATACGACGTAAAGAATTCTTTTCCGGCGTCATAATCTGCATTAATTGCTGCATATAACCGATCAACACCAAGGGTATCGTATACTCTTAGTAAATCGTCCATTAGACCATTTGACACACCGTAGCCGGATGATCCAAGATCAAATGTCATTAGCAGGTACCCGTTCTTTGTAGTATCATCTCGGAATGCAACAATCGTTCCCGCCGTAGAATTTCCAACCTTTGTAGAATCATAGTACACGATGTTATCAAGATTATTCCATACACCTCTCATGATTGGCTGGAAATTATTATTGGTCATATCATCAATCGCTTTTGCGACATCAAATGGGACTCTTGGGTCATACCCAAAATCAGTAGATTCGGTAACAGGACCGTCCCAGTATTTACTGAAACGATTATTCGGTCCTACATGAATCTGGTCCTTGATACCGAACTTCTTAATCTTCTTATTGATATTTCTAGCAAGGATTGCCTCATCTTCTTTATCTACATAATTGAAGAATTTGATTGCAGACCGTACATGCTTTGCATCAGGCATTGGGTATTTCTTTTTATCTGGAAGACCATAATCGGATTCCTTATACGGGGTCTTTGTTTCAGATACATATGTATCTGCATCAAAGTCATCTGGACTAAATTCCATTCTGGAACCAATCCAGTTATCTGGTTTAAACTCCAGATTATGAGATGCCATATATGCTTCAATATCGTCACCAGGTTTTAACTCGCCAGATTTAACTGCATCTTCAAGCTTTCCAACAACGGAATCCGCATTGTAGTCATGGTTGAGCATTGCTCTCCTAGCTGTATTCCCAAGAGAATCAATGACTTCATCGTTATCTCTCTTCATCTCATCAAATTGAGAACCAGCCATGATGATATTATCTCTCAGAAGTTCTGGCGTAACTTCGTATTCTTCCGTCTTTACTGGGATAATTCCAGATTCTCTAAATGTATATTCTGGAAACTTTGCATCGTTTCCAAAATGAACATCGAGTTTGTCTGGATCCAATGTATAGACATAGAACTTATCACCAACTACAAGTGGAGCTAAGAAGTAGCCATTTACAAATGGTTTATTTGCTCTTACAGACCACTCACATTTACATTTACCAAAATTGGATCTACTTGCATCTGCCCCCTGGATTGCTTTCTGAATTAATCTCATGAGACCAAATCGGATTGCGAAATCCTTTCTAGCAAAACAGAAGGTGCTCCAGCCAGGTTTCTGGTTGATGTTACCAATATCAAGACTCATTGGCTTAAATTCATCAATCTTATAGGTAGATCCATGGTACAGCAGACCTCCTGGCACCTCTACGCTTTCCTGGAGATGAACTCCCTGTAATGTGCTAATCGGGTCATCCATGATGTACTGCTGAGACTTTGTATCTATTACGGTACCAGTTAAGCTACAAACTCTACGGATAAACCCAATCAAGTATGGCTCAATAAGACCTGACTTGATTAACGCATTCGCGTGCTCTGGCTTTAATTCACCTGCAATAGTAGCAATTGGATAAAATGCACCATTTTCAGCCATATCATCATCTAGATCTTTTGGATCGATCTTTTTCTTATCATAAGATCCAGCATATTCAGAGACAAAGACTTCATTGATGGAACCTTTATACTCCAACGGAGAATCTCCACCCCGTTTCAAGAACCCAGGCTTATACTGCTCATAGTATTGAACCTGAACATCTTTCACGTTTTTAACAGCAAGCAAGCCTTCCTCATTAGTCTCGGCGATTGCTTGCTGTAACTTTGTTGAATCAGTATCTGTACTCCCACCAGGAATCCGGTAGTTATACTTGAAGTTTTCTTCTGATTCATTCTTATCATATCGTCTCAGAAATACCTGTCGTCTATCTTTTACAACAAGCATTTCTACTCTTGGTCGATAAGGATCGTCACCCAACCAAGTGATTGGATTATAGACATTTTTATAGACAAACGATGGATCGCCAACTTTTATTGGTTTCCCACCATCTGGTAAGATCTCATTCATCTATAATGAACCTCCTTTCTCGTATTTATCGACTTGTTCCAGATAGAGATTTTATTCTCATAGTACTTCATACAGTGTAAGTAATGTACCCGCGAATGGAATCTACCACTTTATCAAACATGGTTTACTTCCGGTAAACTTTACCATGGTCAAGTACATTTCTTTCATAAGTTGAAATACTCCAGTTTATTACCGATACAAATATGGTTTCTGTTTGAGATACAGTTTACGGTCATATTTTTAACATAAAACCTTCGAAAATGATTCATTATCAGTAGACAAGTTTAGCGGTTACATAAAGAGTACGATGTAGATCACCATTTTATTGGTTCTACATCGTACTCTTTTTTAAGCCATGTGGCTATACGCAAATTTTGCTCCAGCGATTAAACTCTGCTTATCCATTCCAGCAAACTCCGGCCCGTCAAACATAAAGTCGAATGCCAGGTCTGCATATTCAGATGCAAGCAGCATATCCTTGAATACTTCAAAGAAACTCTTACCGATCTGCGGATTTCCTAAGATTACCCGTAAGTTATCTCTCGTGAAATGTAACTGCTCCATGGTCGGAAGATCATCGTCATCTTTCACCTGTGATGCTAAGATTTCCATTAATGCAGCAATTAAAACAATTGTCGATGCTGCATCTGTAGGGCGAATGGAATCCAATGCTGGTTCAGAATCTTCTTCCTTCTTAACGGGTGCGTGGGTTGTTGGTGTAATATCCTGCGCCACATCCTCATCCTTCATTGTAGTTGGTGCAACTGTTGTTAAATCTCTTGCATTCTCATATCCAATAGGTACAGATACGCTATTCGGTGTCATGAGGTTCCCCTTATCCCAACCAGCCTGTCTAACCAGAAAATCTGGATTATTTTCAGACACTACATACTCTGGAGTATTGGACGTAGTCTCATCATCCTCATGTATTTCACCATCTGCTTCTGTATGTTCACCAGATGCAATGATGTCAGAAACCGATGTATCATCAGCCTTGGTCACAGAATGAAAGTCATGAAGATTGGTATCTAAAGTCTCTTTTACCTGTGGTGATAATGCCGGGGGTGTGTTGATCGGCAGTGCGTGCTCCGTGATAACAGATTTCGCGTATTTTTGCCCTTCCGGTTTCTCCTGCGATTCGTAATATCCCGCCGGAATAGTCGGATTGACATCGATTGTTTTCATATGCTCCTCATGAGCATCTGTTGTCTGTACCGGCGGATGTTTCGCTTCATACTTTGCATTCATAGAAGCTGCAAGATCTCTTGTATCATCGACCGTAGACTCATCAATCTTAGATGGGTCAGTATCTTCGACTACAGGTTCATTGTCTTTTTTCTGATCGGCATTATGCTTTGCACGATCAAACGGAGTTTCGATCTCCGGTCTAATTGCAGAGTCCGGTAATGGTTCATGCATACCAGACTGCGGTCTTGACTCATCATAAGTCAGTCCAAGTTTTGAGCCATTAAATCTTTCAATTGGCATTTCTAGTTCCTCCTCATCATAAACTAAATGGTATATAAATTTTTTAATTCGGTTCCATAATTCCTTCATGGGCTTGTCCTTTAAACCCCACTCTTTAAGATATCCTCATAAAGTTTCCAGAATCCATCTTGATTGTAAATCGTAAGATAACTTTCGTAGTTAGACCCCATTTTTGTAACTGATGCAACTGGACCATCTTCATTATGGAAGATCATTGTGTGCTGCTCATTAATGCCATAATGCCGGTTTGGAATAACATGTGCTATTAATAAACTGCATCTTGTTGTTGCATAGGAAGCGGTATATGAATCTGCACATGGAAAATTATCCATAAATGTACCTAATGAGAGAATTGAATACATCACACTCCACGGGAGGTCAAACTCTTCCCCTGGTGCATATGTAGTAAAATCAATCTCTGCTGTACAATCATCGACTTCGTCATCTACATACACTCCATACAACTCATCATCTGGGATTGTCCCAGCCTTACGGCACATTGGTGTGATATTAATGTCAGCTAAATCGGCTAAGCCAGAAAAACACTGCTTAACTAAGAAAGCACGAAGCTCAGCTAAGTCATTGTAATTCATAATCTGAAGCTGCTTTCCCTCTGGCTCTCTCTGACAATAATAAATGACATTTTCTTTCTTGGAATTGCGAATTAATCCCATCCTCTTTCCTTCAAGTGTAGCGGATACACAATCCCATCCACGATCATACAAAGGTTTGATGTCAATATACTTCTCAATGTCACGCATTAAGAATTTCGGAAGCCGGTCAACCCCAAAAATCGGGTTAAGCATCCAGCTTGCCATTCTAGTACGTGGCGTAACCTCTGTGATCGCATTTGATGTTTTAGCAGAAACTTCCATGGTATTTGTCCTCCTTGATTTGTTTAGTCCGTTTCTTACTAATAAGTTTGTTATCAAATGACATCGTATTGAATTACTAATCCGAGGACAATAGCCTAAATGACAATAAAGGAGGTACTCAGCGATGAGTAACAATCAGACAATTTTACAGAGTAATACTCCGTATAATGAGAATCAGGCACCGGCTCATTGGGAAGGCTATAAAGATGATGTCATCTACTTCCATCTTCCGGACTATTCTCAGCACTTTAAGTTAAATATCTTAATCTCTTCCTTATTATTAGAGCACCCGGAATATTTCTATGATAAAATCCAGATCGGTTCCGTATATGGATCCTTCCCTGGAGCTATCTGGAATGGTGGACGAGTTGTCCTTGGAGGATTTGCTGGAAGAGAAGAAATCAAAAGGGTTTATCAGGCATTTAACTCAATGGGTATCCCGGTTCGCCACACATTCACCAACGGCTTGATCGATGAAAAGATGTGCTATGATACATACTGCAATATGATCATGGAGCTTGGTGATGGTGGATTTAATCAGGTACTTGTGAACTCTCCAGCACTGGAGCAGTATATCGAGGAAGAATATCCGAAATACCCGAGGCTTTCCTCTACAACGAAGAGACTTAAAAGCCTTGATCTTGTTAAGAAAGAATTCGAGAAAGGTTATGAACTGGTTGTTCTTGACTATGCATTAAACCGCGACCCGAATATTTTCTTCTTACCGCAGGATGTACGCAATCATCTTGAGATTCTCATCAATGCTTACTGCATGGACGATTGCCCGAGAAGATTTCAGCATTATAAGGAAATGGCAAATGACACGATTCATTTCGGTCACATGGGCCCAGTTGCACCGTTTAAAGATGAGATTGGCGGGTGTCGGTATATCGGGGATGACTTCTATGAAGCACTTGCTAATAGAAAGTCAATTCTTAGAGTAGAAGAACTTTATGGATTCTATCTGGATAACGGATTCCATCACTTCAAAATTGAAGGTAGAACCCTTAATCCATTTGATGTATTAGAATCATACTGTTACTATATGGTAAAACCAGAATGGAGAGATAGAGTACGTCTTATGGTACTCAAGAGACTTTTCCAGGAAGACAGACCTCAGCAGCCAATCGCTGTACTTACAGAAGCACAGATGGAGGAGCTTCAGAGAACTGGAAAAATCCCGGATCAGGTTCCAGCCGTAGACCCGGCAGGTAATTTACTTACAGCCCCAAACCCACAGGCAAATAAAACACCAAATCAGCCCATCGTTGTACAGGATGCAAACTGGGGAACCCCAGTGTCTGCTCAGCATGAATGCGATGGTTCTTGTGGTGGAAACTGCAACGGAAATTGTAATCACTGACGAAAAAGGGACGTATGAGAATCGTATCTCATACGTCCAATTTCCTATGCTCCGGTAATGTAATGCAATAAAGGTTAAGGAGAATACACTGTCTGACTATGAAACTCATCAGTTAGTGATTACATCAATGTGTAAGTGTAGTTTTTGTTTGTCATATATATTATCTATCGGTAAGAAGAAACAGTGCTTACGACAAAAGGGTAATTACTAGAGAGGAGACTTAAATATGCCATTAGATAGAGCAAAGGTTGACAATAGTATGTTAATCCAAGGGTGGATTGAAGACTGCGTTGTTGACTTTAAACGATTATATCCGAATTTACCCGAAAAAGTAATTAGACAGACATTGGCAGATGTTGCAGCATCTCATGGTCATGATGTAAGAGCCGTAATCTGTAACGACTACGATGACGACCTGATGCTATATTGTACACTGCTTTCTGTATACGATTGGATTCAGAAGAAGAAACCAATCTTAGGTGGAAATGGAACCTTCTTCAGAGATCAGGATAAAGTATCATCTCCAATTGCAGATGTTATCTTAGGTCGAATTGCAGCCCGTAAAGCATTCCAGAAAGAACGTGATACTTGGGATCAGGATTCTTATGAATATGCATATTTTGATATGATGCAGAAGGAAGCAAAGATCAAGATTAACTCAATTTATGGTAGCTTTGGTACAACATCATTCCAGCTTTATAACTATTATACCGCCGCAGCAACAACTGGTACAGCCCAGAGTTTAATCTCTGCTACGGCAATTTCATTTGAAGCATTCCTATCAGACAATGCTAAATTTAAGAGCATTGATGAATTTGTGACATTCTTTAGAAATATTACAAATCGGGATACCTATACATTCTCGTATTTAGAGTTCCCGGTAATTAAAGATAGACAGAAAGTCTTTGACCGATACTGGAACCACTTCTTCACAGAAGATCTCAAGACTGATACGGCTTATGAGATTATGCATAAATTAATATGGTCTTGTAGTAAAGAAGAACTTACAAGACTTTGGTATAAGAATAACCTGTATGCGTTTATGAGTACACCGACAATGATGCGGTTGCTTCGTGGGGTATTTGCTAAGACTGAGTCGTTCCGTAACCCGAATGCAGTACCAGATAATATTCAGGCTGAAATGGATCTTATCTGGGCATACACGAACGACTTTGTATTCTACAATCACGCATATACAGAACGTATCAACCGATTAGTTCATGATCGCCGTAAGAGCGTTATTGTTATTGATACCGACTCCAATATGATTAACATCGAACCTTGGGTTGATTTCTTAAGGGACAATGTATGGACCCAGTCTGGATCTACGATGGACGATGATAACTTAACATATGCGAGTGTTAACTGTATCGCATTCCTTGTAACTCATATGGTTCGTTCCTTATTAGCGAAATATTGTAAGGATTGCAATGTCCTTGATCGTATGGCATCTCGTATTAATATGAAGAATGAGTTCTATTATGCGAAGATGCTACTTGCGAATGTAAAGAAACGGTATGCTGCATTGACGAAACTTCAGGAAGGTAAAGAGATTAAGGTTGGTTCAAAGAAAGAACTTGATGTAAAAGGATATGATTTCCGTAAAGCTGGAGTAAATGAAGAGATTTCCGCAAAACTCTTTGATATTCTTTTAACCTGTATCATGAGACCAGATGAAGTTTCTGTATCACGAATTTTATCAAAACTTGACTTTATTGAAAAGGATATCATTCAATCACTAAAGCAAGGAAAACGAACTTATTTACTTCGCATGAACTGTAAAGTTGCAGCAGCTTATTCAAAGCCAGAATCAATGGGCGCATATCTTGCACCACTTCTCTGGAATGCAATATATCCAGAAAACGAAATCATGGTACCAGATAAACTTGATGTAGTTATCCTTAGAGGAGTCAAAGAACCAGAAATATTAGCATTAAAGGATAAGTACCCAGATGAGGTGGAACGTATTGAGAAGTATATCTTCCATGGTCCACTCGGTGAAAGGTTTAGAAATAAGGGATTAGTATATCTTGCCTTACCAAACACTGGCGACGATATCCCTGAGATGTGGTGGCAGTTCATTGACATCAATAAGACAGTTGCCAGAAACTTAGGAACCTTTGAGCCAGTTATGGCAGCACTCAATATTCCGATGATTACATCTGGTAAGGAGTATAAGTATTTCGGAAATATTCTTGACATTTAAAGGTTAGTATACATTTTATTAACCGAAATGATGTGAGAGGTTCCCTCTCAAAACTTTTAGCAAAAGCAGTAAATAATTGGAGAGAAGTGACATCATTCGAAAGATTGATCGTTACTTCTCTCCTTTATTATATTTTAATTATACCTAAGGAGGGCCAGAATTATGGCAGAGTACAACAGCAATTACGGTTCCAATAACAATGGAGGTTATGGGAACAACAGCAACAATGATCGGAGCGATATTACTACAAGAAACAATCGCTACAGAAACGCAACGGCTAAGATTCCGTGTGCATTAGAAGTAACCTATTATGGTGAAATGGTTCGTTTAGGATTCGTCCCGCCGCTTCCGGAAGCAAACCGTGGTGAGAGAAGAATGTTCGATTACGATAATACAATTCTCACCAGTCTTTCCAGAAAGAAATGCAACGAACTTTATCTGAAATATGAGGCAGTTATTCTTCCGGCAATTAAAGCCAAAGAGCAGAAATTTGTATCCGTTGAAATCGGTGACGCAAAGAATCATATTGGTATCAGTACCGGTATGAATCTCAGTGATGATGGCGAGCCGCATCCGTGCATCATCTTAATCAGAAACATTGACCCGGATACTCATAAATCCACTGATGTGATCCTTTATGAGTTTACAAAGAGCTCTGTGTTCACAGATTACAATCCGGTTACGGGTACCTATATCGAAGAGAAAGTAAACGATGAGTTAGATCTCTTCATGAAGGATCTTAATACCTTCAGTGGCGCAATGAGCAAAGCATATGTTCATAGCAGCCGTGTTGTTGACAGAGCATATAAAGATCTGATTTCTGATGCAATTAAATCCATTCAGGATAAGATGGGCATCCAGCGTGCTGGTGGCGCTCGTAATGGCAATAGCAACTACAACACATCCGGTCTTGGATACAGCAATATCTTTGGAGAGGACAATGGAGCTATGAATGCTCCGGCAACCAGCATCGAAAATGCAGATGACTTAGCCGATGCTCTCGGTTAATTTAAAAGAACCATATATATTATAATAACGTAACAACTGACGGGATAGTATAGTACTTGCTGTACTATCCCACTTTTATGGCTTACACAAGGAGGAGCTAAATGGAAATTACATTGGAAGGATTCTCACCAATCATCACATCGGATGAGCATATTCAGGGATACATCGCAGAGATGGAAAATCATCCGAAATTTGTGCCACTGGTGAAACAAATGATTACGGAGCCTGATATTTATGGAAGACGATTCATTGGTAGTTCAATCGCATCAATGATTGTAAAGCAGGACGACAATGATACCGCCAGCGATGCATATCGTCGTTTCGTAAAAAGAATCACAGGATTTGTTACAGAAACTCACTTTGATCACAGAGTTTCTCTTGCAGAAGGAATTAAAGTATTGGCAAAAGATAATTTTGCTAAGTTTAATGACCCAAAAGGGGTCGATGTTATCCAGACGGTTATTCCAAAAACTCAGAATTGGCTTGCATATGGTTCTGGTGTTACCTATCTAATAACCGTTGAATTTCTTGATCCAAAAACTATGGCAGTAACCCCTATTAATATTTGCTTTGAGATCACTCGTCTTTCTGATAAAGTAATTATTGGGGCCTGCATCGAAACACCAGATGATTCCACGGGTGATGTGTACGATTTCCCACAGGATATTCGTAGTGGCATTGGTAGATTGCAGTATACGTTAATCGCATTTATGCATCATTCCTTAAAGGCGCTTGATGTAGCAATGTCAACGTATGCAAACGAAGCACTCAAAAATTCCGTTGAAAGTACGTTCCAGATTATGATGAAAACAAAGGTGCACGATAAGATGGAACAGGATAAGGGCTTTATGGTAAAAGGCCCAATTGAACTCTTTGACCCAAGGCACATCGAGTGCATTGAATATAAGTTAAGCGATGACCATACGGAACCAGTTGAAATTAAGTTGATTGCATATGATACAACTGGCGCACCGACATGCGGGGTCGTCCTTACAAAAGATCATGCAATCCTTACAAAAATCGAACTGGATGATAGTGGTAAGGAAATTATTGCAGATAATATTTCTGATCAGTATCCAGATGCGATGCCGTTAATTGAGGAAGCAAGAACTGCAATGTTCTTTATATTAAAGGGAGCATTGAAAGAATTTCCGATCTAGTGATATACGAAAGGAGGAGCTAATATGGCAGGAAAGGTATTAGAGATCCCAGATAATGAGATCTTCAATCGCATTAAGAATCAGGTGTTAACAGAGGATACTCAGAATTGGTTATATAAGGTTTACCAGGATTCCAAGTCACTTGGTATGGTAATCATTAACCATATTGAAATGAGCTGGGCTGGGTTTAATCGTCTCATTATGGATAAAACGATAACTTTAACTCAACCATGGGATGGGTACAAACTTTCCAATATCGAAGTAATTGAGAAGTCAATCCCGAACTCACTCATGGAGTATTTGTCCAAGATTGGGGTTGGACATCTTGTACAACTTCCAGCAAACTATAAAACTGGCGTTGTTCTGGCGCAGACATATACGTATTACGTCAATGATGGATTATTTGCACAGACTGCATCTGATCCAAACGGAACGCCTGTAGCATCAGTTATGGTGGCAGATATCTATGTAACAATGTTGGATGGTAGCGATGACCATCTCCGTTGTGTAATATTTTAATCTATATGGAGCCTGGTATTTTCTGGGCTCCATATTTTTTAGGAGGAAAATATGGCAGAAGCAGGAAGAGTCCCTTATGGGGCACTGAATTTGATGAAACCAACGAAGGTATTGGTTGATGTACCCGGAATTATCTTTTACAATGACGTTCAGGTATTACAGTCACTTGCTGCTACATCGGAACTGGCAGGCAATGCGATGTATTGCAACTTGTTTCCAAAAGTTCGAGAGGTAGCAAAACTCCCATATGATGAATTAATTGATCTCACAATGCAGAAGCAGAATCAGAATATCTTATTAGATTTCTTGGACTATAAGATTGCAGCTCAGTGCATTAAAGATGGAGATTTTGTTGGGTTCTGTAATCGGGTTTATAACTACCTTCTCTATGATGAAGAAGAGATGATTGGTAGTTTCACACCTACTGGTATTGGAAGTGCTTTTCGGATTCTTGCAAAAGAGCAGAATCTCACAAAACTCACACTGGTGTTACCAGTCGACAGCTATGCTTTTAAAATCAATCTGGAAAGATTATTATCCGGATTTGGTAAATCTATAATCGATTACGTTGTAGGAGATCTTCACCAAGCAATCATTGAATCAGATGCAGATTGCTACTTCTTATCAGATATTCAGTCCATTGAATCAATCCCAGATACCGGGAAAGAGGTAGAAGTCTACGTACCGGCATTCATATACAACTTTGGGATGTATATTGATGGAAAGGATACTGAAGAAGATATTATCAAGTATTATGCGGGAAGAAAGATCAGTGTTGATCTTATCAGACCGCCGTTTTAACTCGTAAATTACGTGTGAATCAATTCATTTGGTAACACAGACATAAATGTTTTTCAATAAGGAGGAAATATAATGGAAGACAATACAAAAAATCTCGACCAGCAGTATAGTATGAACGAAATTTCAGAGGCTGTTAGTCGGGTAAAAGAAAATGTTAGTAATGGGATGGCAAAACTCAGTGCAACCGTTGCAGATGCAACTGCTAACTGGAATACACCGAGTAGATTTGAACGCAATGAAGCCCCATCCTTCGATGTACCGGCAAAGGTAATCAAAGCTGACAAGTTAAGATCTGTCTTAACAGAGATTACATCTACTTATGCAAGTGCAGTTGCTGAGACATACGGACCGGGTGGAAAAGATACTCTCATTATGTCTCCGAACGGCGTATATACCACAAAGGATGGTTGGACAGTTGCGCAGAACTTAGACCTTGGTTTAGAGGCTGACCTTAATTCTCTCGGTAGAATGGTCTTAGACGTTGCAGCCAATGTAAACTTAAAGGTTGGTGATGGTACTACGACAGCAATCGTTGCGGCAGATGCCATGAACCGTTCCATGATCGAATTCTTGGAAGATCATCCGGACATTCCGATGTTCAAAATTAAGAAAGCACTGGGAAGTTGTGTGAATTGTGTGTGCGACAGCATCTTACGCAGTGCACACGAAATCAGCACACTGCCGGATGATGAGATGAAGAAGGCAATCAAAAATATCGCAATGGTTTCCACGAACTGGAATGAAACCCTTGCAAATATGATTGCGGATATCTATGAAAAGACTAGAAATCCGTATATCAGGGTTGATAACTCTGGAAATGATCAGACCTATGTGGAATACATTAAAGGATTTGATATGGCTGGTGGGATCATGCTTCGTGACTATTATGTCACCGATTTTGCTACAGGTGAAACCGTCCTTGAGAATCCAATGATCCTCATGTTTGATTACGACATTCCGTCCAATGTATACTTACAGCTTGCTACTCTTGCAGAAGTTGCTGCATCTCAAGGTAAACCGTTAGTTATCATGGCACCGGGATTCCAGAATGATTTCGTTGGAGCAATCCATGCAGCAAATCAGAAGCATCAGCAGATGGGGCTTCCGCCAGTAAACTTATTCATGGTTCAGGTATGGACAAAGTACCAGGTGGATAAGTTCATGTATGATGATATGAGATGTATCCTCGGCGCTCAGATTATCAATAAGGAATCAAACCAGGATATGTCTGACATGTTAACAGATCTCCGTGACATGTTACTCACAAAAGTGGAGAAGGATGCTAAGGAATCTGATGAAGATTTTGCTACAAGAAAAGCATCAATCATGGAAAATCGTAAGAATATGATCAGTGCTGCATTCGCATTTGCGAGTCAGTTCGCTGGCACCTGTGATAAACTTACAGTTAACGATAAACGGGTCGTTGTTGAGAAAGAGCATCAGAATAACCAGAAGACTATCGACGAGAGAATCGAGCGTCTGAAAGGAGAACTTGATCGCCTTATCAAGAAGTGCGATAGCCTCAATATGATCCTTAAAGATGTAGCGGACTATCGTGTTCGTATCAGTAAGCTTGCTTGCAACTCTGCGGTTATCCGTGTTGGTGGATACGGTGATGCAGACCTTAAGGCAACAAAGGATGCCCTCGATGATGCAATCTCTGCTTGTAGAGCAGCATATGAATATGGCACTGTTACCGGTGGCAACTACCACATCTTAAATATCATCGACCAGATTCTTATGTGTGATATGTCCCCGTTAGATGCAAGCTTTTACAATATGATTAGTGATGCATTCATGAGCTGCATCTATGTGATCTGCGGTAACTATTACGAGGACAATCTCAGAAATGTAAAGTGTGAGGCTTATAAGGAAGAGTTTCCGGAAGAAGACCTTATCACAAGAATCAATCATTGTATCGATAAGGATATCGCATACAACATTCTTACAGAAAAACCGGACGCAACAATGGTTGAGCCGGTAATTTCCAGCATCGAAATCTTAAAGGGTTGCATGAGACTTGTAAAGCTTACAGCGACCACCAGTCAGTATCTTTACAGAGCATACAATACCGAGGAGTTAATCGGAGCTAAGAACCTGTAATTCGAAGGAGGGTCACGTTATGACTCTAAACGAATATGTAGTAAACCCACTGGGGAAGGGAGACTCTTCCCTTCCCGGTGGGAAGCTTTTAATAAAGCAATTGGAAGATAAATACTATGCTCTCGATCGGGAAAAAGGAAAACTTATTAAAATGGATGAGTACTTTGACCCGTATAGCGGGAGCTTTTATTTTCATCTAGTTATCCCATCAGAAACAAAAAGAACCAATACATATGATGTAGTCATATGCTTCCAAGATCCTGATAAGAAGCATCGGGGTGACTTATCCATCAAAGATTACGATGTGACATTCTTTGCGAATACTCCATCGTTTGCGTATACGTTTGCATACGTGTACAATGAGTATGGATTACTTATCCCCTTCTTAGCAAATAAACTTGGGAAGGAAATGATTACAAAAGCACCAATTGTTCGTAATCAATATGAGATTGTAAGTTACGACAAGTACTTATTTTTTGCTGCAAAGTACATTCTTGATTCGAAAATGATGAATAAGGCAGCTTTACAGCTCAAGGAAAAACGATTTGGTCAGAGAAGCTTTTCTGCAAAGATCCGTACACTAGACCAGATCATGAAGGAGTATCAGCAGGCTGCTGGTAAATTAAAAACAAGCAAGAGATACGAAAAGAATGAGTCAGCGAAACTGAAAAATAGACCAAAGAAACTGTCCATTGGTGGGACAGAACCCATTGGTACAGTTGGTCATAAGGAATCTAAGACATCGGTTGCTAAGAAAGGAACGGTGTCTAAAACTAACGCTAGGATAAAATCTCCAAGGACGGTAACTAAGCTAAAGAAGCGTTAGCATATATATTATACAGACGACACTAAAGGAAGGAAGGGCTTGAAGATGGTTTCAATTAAAGGGTGGTCCAGAGGGGAAGACGGATACGTCTATCCATCCGGAAAAGCAATTGCTATGAATATAGCAAAAATGTTTCCAAGTTTAGCAAAGAAGGTTGAGAAGTTAAAAACTGATGATCCGGAAATGTTAAAGAAACTTAGAGAGTTCCGTCTCGGAAGAACTGCATTCCAGAATAAGTCAGACGATCTCTGCAATTTCGTAGATTACTTTATTGAGAACTACGATCTGGCTAAAGAGGTTCCGACAGCTTATTTCATATTAAAGAATGCAAGTGATGATGAGCGGTATCAACTCACAAAGAACGAATTCTCTCAGATCGTATATCGTAGATTATTCACACCAACCATTAAATCGAGAATCTATCGTATGGTTTGTGATAACTATGAGATCGATGTTACAAAAGATGGAAAAACTGGTAGAGTCTATGATGCAGATGATGACTTTACTAATGAAGATGCTAAGAGATTCTTAGCAATCAGCATGATGTTTAAAATTTTGATCCCACCAATGGATCATTATTTGGTGGTGTCGTCTGATTCCTATAAGAGTCAGGAAAACCAGTCCTACATAGGGGAACTCTTCTGTGATGCATTTTATGAAATCGGGGCTGTATCTGATACAGAACTGGAATTATTTGCCACAGGAGAACCGACTGACATTGACGTCGTGAAGTATGAAAGGGAACACGGACGTCGTGGAGAAAAAGGAAGACCCTATACTACCAAGGACTTGGAGAATGACCAGAACGAAGCAACGAATCTTCTTATGAAGAAACTCTATCGCTTCGTTTCTAAACGAGTTGAAAAGCACTCAAAGAATAATGCATTGATGTGGAGCCAGCACGCTGCACTTCGTGGATTAACAGAGAGTGCCCACGCAGACAGATTGATTCAGAAGTTTGTCTTATATGATAACTTCTTTAAATTCAACTTTAACGATAACATTGTATCGTTCTTACAGTCTATCGTTACCACTCAGCTTAAGTTTACTGTTAATATCCAGAAGTATAAGAAGGATCCGATTCGTCTTGATGATACAAGATCCCAAGATGGTTTATCCAGTATTGATAAACTTGAGCAGTCTATGGTTAAGATCGATGAGACTGAAATCATCAAGATTGATATCGCAATTCGTGATACAATCAAAAGACTCATTGAAGAAGTAGGTCCGATTTCCGAAGAAGAGATCGACTACTATACAAACACCCGTATTGGTTCTAACTCAATCAATACCAATAAGTTCAGGAACTACCTCTTAGAGAACTTCTTTGCGAAGGAATTTGGAGGATTCTCAGAACTTCATACGATGCCAGAGAGATTTTATACGATTCTGGCAATTGTTGCAAAAAGAAGAATGATTCGTGATGGATATAAGCAGATGCCATTCCTCATTACATCTGCAATGTGTGGAAAAGTAAGTAACCGCATGTTACAGAATACAAAGTATATCACAAAACTTCAGTCATCGGATCGGTACAAGGATTTGATGGAAAAAGATTACAAGGCATTAATCGGATATCATGATGATATGATTATCGACGATGAAAGCAAGATCTTAAATCGTGTATACTGCTTCGAGGAATATGAGATGCCAGAGTTAACTGGTAAACCCATTTGCTTTGACGAGGATATCATTTCCGACGAATACATGATTCTTCTCGACAACGTATAATGTTAGAAAATTAGCAAGTAGTTTCCACTCGCATAGATGTAGGGAGCTACTTGCTTAATTCATAGATAGGTATATATTATTTACCCGTCACTAAATCATAAAACGAAAGGAGATACGAAATGATAAAGTTTGAAGATGAAACGATGATGATCGATATGGCAGATGATCGTCTAAAGTCGTATTTAATCGAATCGTCATATGCCATCTTAGTAAATATGGATTTCACGGAGGTATTTAAATGATAAGTGAGGTAGACCTTGCAGATAGAATGAGAATATTCTCAAAGGTAAAGATTGATGATAAACCATTATACCAGACCCTTCATCAGAAAAACATGGAAGCGGTTAAAAAATTTACTGAGGAAACTCATGATACAAGGATGATATGGGTTTCTCAGATGATGTCAGTTATGTCACATGCAGAGCTCGTAGAATTGCTACATATTCCAGCCAAAGAACGACTGGAGTTTATGAATAGAGTATACTTAAAATGCAAAGGAGAATGAGATATGAATAGTATTGAGGATTATAATCCGGATCAGCATGAAAATGATGAAAGGTACTGGAAACTTGCAAAAAAGGTATATAAGCTTGAGGAAACGATTGCTAAAACCAATAAACCCGATAAAGATGGTGAAACTGATGTGGGGTGTGACCCAGATACAATTGAGGGTATGACTGATAGATGGGTATTTGACCAACTTACAACCATCAGTGAATGCTTAAAACTGATCGTTGATAATGGGAGAAATCAAATTAAGGTCAACAAACGCACAGACGACACCATTAAGAAACTTAATAAGGTAATTGGTGATATGGCTGAGAAATCTAAAGCTAATCACACCAAGAAAGATTCCTTCGGAAGCGCATCGTCATCAAATAGAGATGTAGCAAACGACAAGTATTATATTAGAACGGTGGATGATTTTGATTGGGAAATGGATGAAAAGGATAGCTTTGCATTTAGCGGTTTGGCTGATCCGGATGATGGGCTTCGCACCGATGGGTTGAATGATCCAGCAAATGCAGAGGTGGATACATCAAAATTGACGAAGGCTATGGGACCAACAATTGTGAATCCAATTGGTCGGGAATACTCATATTGCATTGATGGCGACCGCTTAGAATATATCATTCATTTAATGGTGCGGCAAGATTATCATCCGACAACAATTCGATACGATGATCGTGGCGTAAACCTCGTATTTTCAAAAAATGATAATACTATGGCGACAAAAACACTTCATCTCGATAGAATATAATCGGGAATAAATTTATATTATATAAGCGACAAGGGAGTATATGTATGATTAACATATACTCCCTAAATTATCAAAGGAGGAACTTTCAATGAAAAAGAAGGTAATGAAGCAGGTTATTAAACGGCAGAGGGAGCAAATTGAAAATTTAACCAAGGTATTAGCAGCAATGACAACGATCGCTAGGAAGCGTGATGTAGTATCAGAGCTCGCGGGATCAATCAGAAAGGCTAATATGGAAAATGATGACTACGATGGTCCAAAGCGATTCAAATTCCACCCAATAGCACCGGTTCCAGATCATTCTGACATTTTAGGTGGTGCAACTGAACTGCATGCAACTATGACTAAATCTAGGAGTAAAAGAGATGTATTAAAAGACACTGATGACTCATCAATGTATCCATCTCGTATGAGGTCATTTGATTTGAAGCCAAGTAAGGCGATGCAAGACTTCTTTATCCCAGTCAAAGGCACAAAGACATCTTCGAGCAATACACCACAACAGCCGGATAGTTTCGTAAAGAAAATTTATCCGAAAATGAGTAATACTCCAAGCGGAGATCATGATAAAGACAATGCACTGCTTCGTCTGGAAGATGATGATTATGTGTATATGGAAGACTGGAGTGACTTATTAGCAGACATGCAGGAAGTTGGACTTCCAGTAGATGACGATGCATCTTTTGCAGAATTGTCAACAACGCTTAGTATCATGAGTCCGGTTAGCAAGTTAGTGCTTGCTAGAGCAACTATGGACAAAGGAAATGCGCTTGATGCAACAATCTGGATCATAGAAGCATTACGCTTTATGGACAGAGAATGCTCTGATGGTAATCAGCGTGCAGATCATGATATCACAATCAATCCAGTCCACGATATGTTGTTAACAGCGTTCAAGACAGCAAGTTATGATACAATTGAGATCATGAGAAAAGCACTTGAAGAGTATGATAATATGACAAAGGAGGAAAACTAATGTTTCAGGAGATTGCAGGAAAGGTATATAGAAGCATTCATGAAGGGGGATATGTTGGATCTGTTACTGTATCTGCATTAAGTGAAGAGGTTCATGATACAGAAATTAGACCCGTTACGATTTCCGTAGAATGCAAGCATCGGGAGACTGGTGATGAAATTCATTTGAGATTTTCCGCATCAAGAGCGGTTGCTGGAATATCACCAAGTAATACTGCTATGGCGAATACATTAGATGCTATTGTATGCAAATCAGAGTATGGTGTACGTGCTACAGATCCAATCAGACTTGCTCAGTGGATCAACAAAGATATCACAAGCATCATCTCAAATACTACCAGCGCATTAGGCGTTGAGTATGAATTAAACAAAGAGAACTTTAGTCTGTGTAGAGTCTACATCTCAGATCTTGATGATGAAAATAATCTTGATCCTGAATCAACTGACATGAACCAGAATATCGAGTATGCAATTGCTACAAACAACGGTGACATTGTTACAATCGAATATAACAATGATTCCCTTGCGGAAAAAACTGGTTCTATGAATCTTGATAAGATCAGTAGTGATAGACTCTCTTGGATGTTATCAATTGTACCAAGAGTAGATGCACAGACAAGAACAAATATTATCACTGGATACAGTGATAGTATCTTTGAGAAAGTATCCGATTTCTCAAATCGGTTATTTGTCCCGTATTTATTAGAGCATGTATGCGGGGAAAAGAGCTTAGACGAAAATAAGAAGATCGCCGAAGCTTTAAAGAAGGTAAATGAGACAAAAGACGAAGACATCAGTGAAGCATTAAAGGCGAGAGCTGATGAATCCGCAAAACGAATGATGGAGGAGAACTAATATGGCTAAGAAGGCAAAAACAAACACAATGATTTCATGTGACAAAAAGATTGATCCGTGTAACATAGCATTTGATGTATCAAAGTATTTTGCAACTACAATCGCAAAGGGTTACAAAGGCTTGTACATCGCCCCAGATGTAGAGATACTTGATATTATCAAATTCTTATCAAAGGAAATCGATGATCTCATCATTAAAACAAATTGGGGTGATGATCATCCGTTAGGCGTGGGCAACGAGATCACTATTTCGTTAAGATCTGGTGGTACCGCTCGTTACTACGGGGATATTCTAGGTACTGATAATTATAACATCAGTGATGATACCGATAGTCGCTTATCGTTATTTAGAATAAATACGGAAACAAGGGAACTTACTCTGTTATCAATGTCAGCCGGATCAATTCGGTCATTTGGTAACTTGTGCTGGAAAACTGGTGCAGTTGAAGTTAAGATTGGTAATAAGAGTTACAGGACAAGAAAAGAATTGGTTGATCTTGGGCTCTTCGTACCGTATCACTCCACGGACAAGTTACCAAAGTATCATGTTATCCGTGAAATGTTCTTTAGTGATACTGCTGTATCGGACGAAGAATTAGACTAAGGAGAAAAACTATGGACGATAATGTAAGATTCATCGGATTCACCGACGAAGAACTTCGTGATAAAGTAAATGTTGAAGGGATGGATGCAATCCACATCGATTGCGACTTCAATATATCTATATTTAGTTTATTGATGAAATTAGGAGCAGAGGTTCGGTTCAAGGCATTGCGTAATCTAAATTATGTTATCAAAAATACAAAACCGTTTTCCGTTAGCATATGTACGCATGATGTAGATGGAAAACTACATTTTGATACAACATTATATGACAATGATACCAATTTGAGTCTCATTGTAGACCGTAGACGGTTTGCAATCACCGGAATATCTGGGTCTATGTCTATTCTAACTGATGTACTTTTATACGATGATGCTATGTTGGGAACATGGACCATATATTTAGAAGACCTTCCGGTATCGTTTCATGCAGGAACGATGGAAGAAGCTATGTTGCGTAGGGCCGGTATATTTGGTCCAAAACCAATAAAATTAAAGCGAGAAGCATCCATAAAGATACCAGATGGAAAAACTCCATGGAATGAGTTACCATCGGTACCATGTTATCTCAATGCTGATGGATATGTATGTGTACGGTTTGGCTCGCTCCCAGAACATATCAGGCAGTATTTCTATGAAAAGGGGAAATAGATGTGGATAAAGCGAGTTTCTATCGCTATTTAACATCTCTCCCAAATGTTGACGCAAAGGACGACTGGTGGTGTTGCACTAGATGTGTCCTTTGCGGCGACTCTAAAAAGAGTATGTTAAAGAAGCGACTCTATATCAATTGCGATCCGACAAAACCAGATGATCCAGTCTGGTTTAAGTGTTTTAACTGCAATGCCTGTAGTGTATTAACACAACAGATGTTAGCGGATATTGTAGGAGAAGCAAAGGCTGACATGGAAGCTTCCATGACACTTAGAAAGATTAACTATCACGCAATGAAAGATCGTGATGGTTCAAGAACAGTGAACCGATTTCAGAATGATAAAGTCATTCCGGTGGAATTTCCACCAATTCGAAATGTTGATTACCAACTCAATAAATATCGGTATCTTTGTAAGGAACGTCTCGGTGTTATGATTAAACCGGAGGACTTTGGGTTTCTAAAGATTGTATGGTCTCTCAAAGATTTTTTAGAACTAAACCATATTGAGCTTAATCGAAAATGTCAGATACCACCGGCATTATTGGAACGGGATTATATTGGATTTGTATCTGTAAAGAATGAGTATATTCTATTTCGAGATGCGACAGGTCGGAATAAATTCCGCTGGTATAAGTATAATATCTTTGGAATGCAAGGAAATCTAAGTTCCTATTATGCAGTAAAGAATGGAATTGACCGAGTATCTATGGATGATATCCATATCATTGCAGCAGAGGGTACTATGGATACACTGGGAATATTATATCACTTCTATCACGGGGATAGAGGAAATAATATTTTCCTTAGTGTTGCGAATGGCGCATTTAGAGAACCAATTATGAACTACATTATGAAGGGACTAGTTGGTTCAAATATCTACGTAGATATGTATTTGGATAATGATACAAAATACAACTTTAAAGAACTTAAGAAGGAATTATCGTTATTTGTAAAACCAAATCATATAAAAGCATTCCATAATACAAAACAAAAAGATTTTGGTTATCCAATGGAAGATATTGAGATTGAAGAAATCTTAATTTAAAGGATAGGTAGTAATTTACTACCTATCCTATTATTTTTGTCTCACTGAAATTAGGATTTTTTAACCAATTGATGATTGGGTTGTTTCAATCCACGCATTATATATGTATGTAGCCTTTACTATTTTTTGGCTGCTCCAAGAACTTCTACCAAAATCAAATTCAACAGTGGCATCTGTTCGTTTTGCAAGAGATGAACTAGTTGTTACGTAAGCAGTGATATTTGCTGCAAAGGATATATTGTACCGGCGTCCGGAAATAGCATTATGATTCTCATCGTACAACGAATAATAGTCCTTGTATATGCCAACGCTCGCACGCCACTTTGTAGTTGATTGATATGATCCTATATATATCCTCGGAGTACTGGAGCTTGCCCATTGTGTTGCAGATGGGATCATGTATTCAACATACACTCGCCCAGTTATCGACTTCTCCCCAGTGATTATCGGATATTGTAACCCTTCAAATATTGGAAATGTCGTATCTAATATGCTCGATCCATGGTCAGTCCAAGATGTACCATACACAACAAAGGCTTTTAGTGATGAATCGTAGTGTGGCTTGTTGCCCCTACAATCATCACTTGTTGTATAGCTACATGTTTTCTGTAACTGCCCATCTTTTATAAGCCACAGCCTAGTCGTACAACTACCAGCAACCCCGAAAATACTGACACCCTTCTTTATGTTACCGGATACCAGATTCCCATTCCCCCAGCACCATCTATTTTTTGAGTAATACCAGCCTTGCCAGCAGAGCTGCTGATTGGTAGTGGTTGGATTAGGGCCCCATTCACCATTATCGACATTAATAGACTGCTTTACAGTACCAGATCCATTGTGCCAACCGCTTTCTATTGTCTGGGAACCATTCGCACCAATTGACCACGATTTGGCTCCACAATTTCCCATTGTACCTGTATACTTTACGCCGTTTTTCCAGTATGTATATGTATATAGACACCATGATGCATCTGGGATATCAGCACTTGTCTGATTTGCAAGTGTATTTGCGGTAACACTACCACTACCGTTGTGATATCCAGAACTAATCGTGACACTACTGCCAGCGTTTAATCCGGATTTCGTCTGCACACCAACATTGTTCATGCTACCAGTTATTTTATTATCATTGGAATAAATAGTATATCCAGATAATATTTTATCAGCAGTTGCAGTAGTGGCGGATGTATCAACTCCGCTACCACTTTTTACTATTAAGCAAATTCCCATTGCTTAACCTTTCCGTACATCTTAACTTGCTTAGATTCCTAATAAACAAATTAAATAATTTAATTTGTTTATTAGCATTTATTTAAGGAAATTAGAGATAGGAAGTCAAATAGAACTTCCTATCTCTTTTATTTATATCCAAGTTCTAGTGTCAAACCAAAGGTTGCGTATGTAAAACGCAGTTGAGTATGACGAACCAGCAGGAGGTATTCCGATAAGAATTGATCCGTTCTGTAATTCCTTGCCAGACCATCCCGTGTTGAATGGCACACCGGACCTCGTACTCGATATAGATGTTACGTCAATGGATCCAGTGGTCGTCTCACTATACCAAGTCCATATCGCCCCATTTTTAATTTTGGAAAAACCGCCACTACTACCAAATGCATAATAGATACATAAGTTACGAGATCCATTACCTTTAGCCGCCCAATCAATATGCAAAGATGCCATCTTCCAATCGGAAGTAGATGATCCGGTATAGGTGAATAGTCTACCACCCACATTTTGAAAATACCAACAGTTTATAACCCAGTCGTTTGTTCCTGGGGAATACATTGTGTAGATGTATGTATTACCATTCACCTTTTTTGTAGTAGGTGATACACCTACTTTGTGTTCGGAAGATGGTGTTCCTTCGTCATTTGGGCTATAGTCGTGTGTATATTCCAAACTAATTCCACTACACAATGCACCATCTTTTACAACCCACTTAATCGGGTCTACAGCCCATGTACCAGTCACACCAAATATAGATACACCCTTCTTTATATTACCAGCTACCAGATTCGAGTTTCCCCAGCACCATCTATTTTTTGAATAATACCACCCCTGCCAGCAGAGCTGCTGATTGGTAGTGGTTGGAGTGGGCCCCCACTCACCATTATCGACATTAATAGACTGCTTCACAGTACCAGATCCATTATGCCAACCACCTTCAATTGTTTGGGACCCATTCGCGCCAATTGACCATGCTTTAGCTCCAATGTTACCCATTGTACCAGTATACTTTACACCATTTTTCCAGTAGGTATAAGTATATAGACACCATGAAGCATCTGGGATATCTGCGCTTGTCTGGTTGGACAGACTATTCGTGGTCACAGTACCATTCCCGTTATGCCACCCTGCTTTGATTGTGGTATTGTCTCCTGCATTAAGGCCGGATGCTGTTTGTGTACCAATATTGGGCATATCACCAGTTATTTTATTATCATTGGAATAAATAGTGTATCCACTAAGAATTTTATCAGCGGTCGCTGTTGCATTGGAAGTGTCAGTTCCACCACCGCTTTTTATAATTAAACATATACCCATGTTTTCCTCATTTCAGTGAGCACATCGTAGATCGTAAGATTTGATACTATCCCTAAGAACAAATTAAAAATTTGTTCTTAGTAGTTCTAACATATTTCTGATAAAAATATGTCGTTACAACCAATATGTACTCACTGAAATTGAGGTTACAAATGGGAATTTGTTTAATCGTTAAATCTGGCGGAGGAACTGACACTTCTAACGCGAATGTAACGGCAGATAAAATCTTGAGCGGTTATACCGTTTATTCCAACGATAATAAAATAACTGGCATTATGTCAAACAATGGTACACAGACGGCATCTGGTCTTAATGCAGGAGACAATGCCGCAATCAAAGCAGGGTGGCACAATGGGAATGGTACCGTAACAACGAACACACTATCTAGCCAGACAAGTGCGGACATCCCTGATGCTTCATGGTGCTTAACCGGATATTCATACTGGAAAAATGGGGTAAAGTATACCGGAACCATGTCTAATAAAGGTACAAAAACGTGGTCCTTAGGTGCCAACGGTTCTCAAACAATCGAAGGTGGTTGGCACAACGGGAATGGTACCGTATCCCAGTCTATTAATGTCGATAATGGCGAGTGGGGGCCCACTCCAACCACTACCAATCAGCAGCTTTGCTGGCAAGGCTGGTATTACTCAAAAAATAGATGGTGCTGGGGAAATGGTAACTTGGTAGCTGGCAATATAAAGAAGGGTGTTAGCATTTTCGGAGTTTGGGGGAACTACGTGGAAACCAGACGTATGATTATTGAAAATGGTGCGCTCACAAATCTTTGTTCCTATGGATACACGTCCAATAATAGTAACGTACCATCCGAAACCATATCGTGGAATAATGCAACATGGAGACTTATATCGAGTGAGTGTTGGTGGTATGTCGATTCCGATGAAGGAAGTAGTATTGTGTGGCAAACGGCATTGAAGATTTCCGGGTGGAAAAAATATGTATCGACATCATACACGGTTGGAGCACACAGAGGGACATTTGGTTTTATGATTAAAGGGGATTTCATTGCGATGCCATTCAATGGATATGGCTCGGGGTCAAACAAAAAGGGTATTGTGTGTTTGGCGGTAACGATTGGTACCGGTATCAGCCCAAATATGGCTGCTAATTGGTATAATGGTATCATATTCTATGATAACACGGGATCATCATGTATAGTTGCAACGTATACACCAGTACAATTCGGAGACCCGAATGCATCTAATTATGTATCTAAGAGAAATGGATCACAATATGCAGAGGATAACATGTACATTGATTGCTATGAAAGCTCTATATCCCGTTGGGGACACAATCATTATGGTACCACTGTTTATGCTAAGAATCTCTGGCTTGATACAACCAAAACAATGGCTAATTAGTCTGAAACAATCCAGTAATTCGAATAATGCGTAAAGGAGGGATTTGAATGGGCGTTGCAACAACACTTCGATCCGGAGGCGGTACAGATACCTCCGATGCAACGGCTAGTGCAGAATACATCCTCGTCGGATATACTGGATATGTAAAAGATCAGCTAATTGTCGGCACAATGCCTGATAATGGGGCAGTTGATGTACATCTTAATTGCGGCGAATCATATAAAATACCAGCAGGATATCATAACGGTAAAGGAAAAGTCACTGTAAATGACTTAGCATCGCAGACAGACGCAACAGCTACTGCCGCACAGATACTCTCACCTACAACATGTTGGGTTAAGGGTGTAAAGATTACTGGCACCATGCCAAACAATGGTGCTATTTCATACTCATTACCCATTAATGGTACCTATAAAATACCAGCAGGGTATCACAATGGAGAAGGAAAAGTTACTCAGAATCTCCAGACACAGAGTGGCTGGACAATTGTACCAACCACTACAAACCAAATTGGATGTCCAGCTAATCGATATTGTACTGGTGATATTTATGTGAAGGGTGACCCAAACTTGGTCGCAGAAAACATCAAGAAGGGTGTCGACATCTTCGGAGTTACTGGCACATATCAGGGATTTTAAAAATTTAGAGATAGGAAGTCAAATAAAACTTCCTATCTCTTCTTATTTATGATTTAGAAAACCAGCAGTTGAACGACCGTACAAACACTCGCCCATGCGTTGCAGTGTATCCATCTCCCCCGCCATTGGTATAAATGTATGACCGCAGTTCAAACGTACAATCTGTTAGACCAGAAACACCTGCTAGTGCAGCATCATAGGCTGGTTTAATATCATATTTCCCAGATGTTGTGTTGTCCGCACCATACGAACCAGTATTAATACTTCCATATAGGTTGATTGCTTTGAATGGTACCTGACTAGTCCTAAACCCATGTACTCCAGTCGGGTAATCTGCATAATACGAAGAATTATAACCTTTCTTGAATATACTAGTGCAATTCAATCGAATGAGCGGTGCATCATAGTTACGTGTTCTATATGTAGCAGTAGTTGCGTCCCAGTTAATATACCGCATCCCATTATTGATCAGCTTTTGGTACAATGCAAGTCCGAATACCAATTTAAACGGCATGTCACTTGGGGTTGCATTGATATAGTCAATAATATATTCACCGGTTACACAAGTTGCAGTAGATGCACCGATGGCATTCCACCCGATAGTAGAATCTACCCATCCTGACCAACTACCAGAAACTCCGAAAATACTGACACCAGATCTTATATTACCGGATGTTAGATTTCCACTTCCCCAGCACCATCTGTTTTTTGAGTAATACCAGAATTAGGTGAAAGAAAGGTTAACGTGTTAAAAGACTTTAAATAAGATAGGAAATAAATGCTAATAAACAACTAAACTTACTTTAGTTGTTTATTAGGATCCAGGATGAGGATCTCTAGGAGCCCGTAAATACGGGCTTATTCCAAGATGTACGGAAAGTTAAACAAAAATGGGAATTTGTTTAATCATAAAATCTGGCGGAGGAACTGATACCTCCAATGCTACTGCAACAGCCGACAAAATATTATCCGGATATACTATTTATTCCAATGATAATAAAATAACTGGCAGTATGACCAATGTTGGTACACAGACGGCGTCTGGCCTTAATGCTGGAGGAAATACCACAATCAAAGCAGGATGGCACAACGGGAATGGTATCATAACAACGAACACTCTATCCAGTCAAACTCAGTGTGATATCCCGGATGACATGCAGTGGTGTTTGTCTGGATATACATACTGGAAGAATGGGACTAAGTGCACCGGTAAGATGGGTAACATTGGAGCTAAAGCATGGTCAATTGGCGCGAATGGGTCCCAGACAATAGAAGGTGGTTGGCATAATGGGTCTGGTACCGTATCCCAGTCTATTAATGTCGATAATGGTGAATGGGGACCCACTCCAACCACCACTAATCAGCAACTTTGCTGGCAGGGGTGGTATTACTCAAAAAACAGATGGTGCTGGGGAAGTGGAAATCTAACATCCGGTAATATAAGATCTGGTGTCAGTATTTTCGGAGTTTCTGGTAGTTGGTCAGGATGGGTAGATTCTACAATTCAGTGGAATGCCATTGGTGCATCTACTGCAATACGAAACTTGGGCGAATATACTATCACTGGCGATACTTATACCCCAAAGGATGTCATTCCATTTCAATTGGAATTCAGAGAAAATATCTGGCATAAACTTATCAACTTAGGCATGAACTATGTTTGCTTTGACAGCACTGTGAATCTTTATCGCACAACCAGTACATTTTATATCACCGCATGGGGCCGTCCATGGTTTTCATGCTATGCATATGGGTCAATTTATGAGGATATGAGGAAGAAATCATCGTTTTATGATAGAGTATCAGGTCTTCACGGTAGAGGTACACCATACCCAGAGGACATGAACCATGTTGATGTTTCATACAACAAGCAGTATGATAACGGATATGGCTCGGATATAAAAGCATCTGGGAAATATAATATCAAAGAAATGGGTGTTTACTTTCTATCAGATACACCTGTAGCTAGAAAGTATTTTAAAACAACAATCCAGTTCGGCATAAACTGTACTGGGAACAATCCTACAGGAAAACTCAATTACAAGAGTATTAATGTATGGTTTTCTAAGTCGTAAATATTGGAGGTAGGGCACGCTATTTAGTGCCCTACCTCTTAAATTATATTCAACTATTAGTATTGACCCATAACTTGCGTATATAAAATTCATGTGAATACGATGAGCTACCTATGCTCTATTGTAATAAGAATATTAATATCTTTTTGATATTAGCAGCAGTAAGATTTCCACTACCAGCACACCACTGATTTTGAGTATAGCTTAGGGGACGAATTAGATTTATCAATTTAAATAGACCAGTAAAAGAAGTGCTAATAAACAACTAAACTTACTTTAGTTGTTTATTAGGATTCTCGACAAATTCCCTATAAACTCGTAAAATACGAACGATTCAGGATGTACGGGAAGGTTGGGCAAAATGGGACTTTGCTTAATCGTTAAATCTGGCGGAGGGGTCGATACTTCCTCCGCCACTGCATCCGCTGAGCAGATCCTCAGTGGATATACAATTTATAGAAACGATAACAAAATTATTGGTAGCATGACTAATGTTGGCACGCAAACAAAATCCGGATTGAACGCTGGTGACAGTATCACGATTAGTTCTGGATATCACAACGGCAGTGGTAATGTTACCACAAATACGCTTGCAAGTCAGACAGGTGCTGACATCCCTGACTCTAGCTGGTGCCTATCTGGGTATACATACTGGAAGGATGGTTCGAAGGGGACCGGCACGATGACAAATAGAGGTAAGAAGACATGGTCTTTGGGTGTAAATGGTTCACAAACCATTGAAGGCGGCTGGCACGATGGTAGTGGTGCTGTTTCACAAAGTGGAATTAAATCTGATGGGACGTGGAGAATGCTTACACCAAAAACATCACAGCAGACGCTTTGCAATAGTTCTACTTATTATACTCAAAATCAATGGTGTGCTGGTAATTCCAATCTTACTGCGGCTAATATCAAAAAAGATATTACCATTTTTGGTGTGAAAGGAACTTATTACGAATCCAAACGATATTTGATCCAAAATGGAAAGATAACTGGGTTATGTGCAATGTCGATGGCATCCGCATCCCAAATACCATCATCCGTCACGTATAACAATGAAACCTGGTTATTATTATCATCACATGCATCATGGTATGTCGACAGCGATGAAGGTACCGAAACATTATGGAATACATATACCGTGGTAAAAAATGTCAAGGCTATTGCAAAAACATCATATTCGGCTGGTGCAATCGGCGGTGTAACACTATCGTTTAGAGTACATGGGGATGTGCTAATTGAACCAAATAATGGATATTCTGCTTCGCGAGGGTATAAGGCTGAAGTTGGATTCATCCATACGTATGGGACCGGAAACTACACATCTGGATACCGCACAGAAAATCGTGGTGTTGTGTGGTGGGTGGGCACACAAAAATTTATAATTGGGCAAAAGAATCCAGGGACGATGCCTGTAGCTCAATACACTGGCGGAAATATGTATAAATGGACGTCAAGTGGACCAGGTGACGGTAATTTGCGTATAGACCACTGGAATTACGATTTTTCGTGGGGACATAAAGACTGCGTTGTGAGTGTTTGGGTGAAGAACTTGTGGCTGGATACCACGGAATCTATGACCTTCTAAATATAGTAAAGGGTAATATAGAAATTTCTATATTACCCTTTATTTAAACAATGTCAGCATGTCATGGATTTGGTTGTATCAAACCATAAATTTTTTACCCACGTAACATGTCCATACCCTTTATTATTGCTATTCGAAAACCTACCCGATACGCTAAATGATATACACATGACATCTGATGTAGTTATCCACATCCCTCCCGCTGTCCTAGTACCTGAAAGCATCGATGAAGATGATGGAATAGACCAGGCATATTTATTACCGGATAATGACATCGATGTATCCTTATTATAATACAGAAAATAAATGTCGTACGCATGATTACCCAGAGAGTACACCATATGAAGTGAAGCAGTTCCCCACGTATGAGTCAAATTCCATCCATCATATATCCAAGTCCACACATCAGCACCGATCTGAAATCCAAATGTTGCAGATTGTTTGGCTTTAGATGTCCAGGTCCATGAGATAGGAACGATATTCTTAGCCCCAGATATTGTGTAATAATACAATACATCGGACCTATCACCACTATCATTATCCACCCATGTCCATATTGCCTGATTATATAATAACCACGTAGCACCGTTATATGACACAGTGGTCCCATTTACTCCAGATGGATAATATTTGGACCATGTACCATTTGGTGTTAGTGTACATAATCCAGTATTCTGACCATTCTGAATGATATATCTTTTAGTTTCATAGTAGGATCCAGTAATACCGAATATGGAGACACCCTTCTTTATATTACCAGCAGCTAAATGGATGAAAAGGGTTTGTCCTGTTAAAAGCAAGGGACAAAGGTACCATAGAACTAATTTCCGGCACCTTTGCCCAGTATAGATAAATCCCTGTAAACATTTAAACTTACTTTAAATGTTTACAGCAATCAGCAGTTGCGAATTACGAGATGTGCTAAAGGATTAACAAATGGGGATTTGTTTAATTGTAAAATCTGGCGGTGGGGTTGACACCTCTACTGCTAACGCAACAGCAAGTACTATTGTGTCAGGATATACTTGCTATGTAAATGACGCACTTGTAACTGGAACTATGGGTAAGCAGTCAATTAATACGACTCTTAATCCAGGTGGTTCTAAAACAATCGCGGCTGGTTACTATACAGAAAACGAAAGTAAAATTTCAGTGAGTTCATTAGCAGATAATACAGCCGCCGACATTCCAGATTCATCGTGGTGCCTTAGTGGGTACACGTATTGGAAAGCCGGCGGCAAAATTACCGGAACAATGACGAATCGTGGTAAAAAGACATGGACGATTGGTGTCAATGGGTCGCAAACCATTGAAGGTGGCTGGCACGACGGTAATGGCACCGTAAAGCAATCGTCTACTATTACACGGGATACTACTTGGCGAATGAATACACCAGGTACGTCCAATAAGACAATCTGTAATTCAGGTTGGTATTACACTCAGAACCAGTGGTGTGAAGGCACAAGTAATTTAGCTGCTGGTAATATAAAGAAGGGTGTCTCCATATTCGGTATTACTGGATCCTACTATGAAACTAAAAGATATATCATTCAGAATGGTCAGAATACTGGATTATGCGGATTTTCCAATTGGAGATTTACAGATGATAGCAATTACATAGATACTCGCAAAACCAAAACATGGAATGGTACATCGTGGCTGTTGCTATGTGCAGGTAGAGCTGTGTATTGCGGGTCAGAGGAAGGAGTCCAGTGGTATTATCAATTTGGGTCAACAATAACAGGGATAACTAAATGGGCATCTGTAACAAATATAAGCAAAACAACGTCACCGGCATTGGCAAAGTTTAATTTCCAAATCGGCGCAGATTTGCTTGTATATATTTATCATGATAAATGGGAATCGAAAGCGTGGTCGGTTACAGATTCACACATACAGCCATGGATTGAATACGATTGCCCATGGGATGGTGATAGATGGGGTACGGCTAGAACGTGCAAGTTAACACTAGCATGGACATACACTACCTTTATGACTCCCACTGAAATCACGCTATCACGATCAATTCAGTCAAGGGATAATACATCAAGAATCACTACATTTGGAAGTAGCGTCAATGAGTGGAGTGAGGGGAATCTTCGCATATGGATGGATCTTAAAGGATATGGAACATTTTCAGATTACAAAGTATACGGTGGTGATTGTTGGGTGAGAAACCTGTGGGTCGATACGGCAACATCTTGGGGATAAACTTACTTAATTAATAAAAGAGATAAGAGGAAATCATAATCCTCTTATCTCTTAATTTTCTTAAATAAACGCTAATAAACAACTAAACTTACTTTAGTTGTTTATTAGGATCCAGTGTGAACTAGTTGGAGACTACAAATTACGGACTTATCCAAGATGTACGGAAAGTTTAGTAAAATGGGTATTTGTTTAATCGTGAAAAGTGGCGGAGGGATCGATACCTCTTCTGCCACTGCAACGGCTGATAAAATTTTAAATGGGTATACGATTTATAAAGACGATAATAAGGTTACTGGTACTATGGTCAATAATGGCGCACAGACCGCATCGGGCCTTAATACTGGTACGAGTATCACAGTTAAAGCAGGATGGCATAACGGTTCTGGTACTGTGACAGCGAATAGCTTATCTAATCAGACAAGTGCGGATATCCCTGATGCATCATGGTGTTTGTCCGGATATACTTATTGGAGAGATGGTAACAAATACACCGGAACCATGGTTAACAAGGGAACAAAGACATGGACGATCGGTGCGAATGGTTCCCAGACAATAGAAGGTGGTTGGCACAATGGATCTGGTACTGTAAAGCAGTCCATCTCAGTAGATGATGGTGAATGGGGCCCTACCCCAACCACCACCAATCAGCAGCTTTGTTGGCAAGGCTGGTATTATTCAAAAAATAGATGGTGCTGGGGAAACTCGAATCTGGTAGCAGGTAATATAAAGAAAGGTGTCAGTATTTTCGGAGTTTCTGGTAATTATGTTGAGACCAAGAGGTATATCATTCAGAATGGTCAGAATACTGGAATAGGATCACTTACTTCGGTAAGACTAGCGTCCTGGGGTAAAGAAAATCCACCTGGAAATTTAACATACGACAATTCCACTTGGGTTTTTCTTACTGGAGTTAAACGATATACTAGAAACCGTGCATCCAACGTAATGATGTGGGGAGTATCGTATATACCAAATATTGCGTCGCTTGCAAGATGCACTTGGTCTGGCACGGCTACGTATGATAAGAATGGTACATATTCATTCGGGTTCAGGGTAAGAGCTGACCTTCTGGTGTGGTTGTATAGGGCAAGCACTAGATTCATATTTCAGGTGAAAGTGATGGCTTCTGATGATGGCACGGGGCGAGGCATTGGATACAATACAACCTATGCCAAATTTGATAATGCAGACGATTCCAAATTCACGAAATCAATGCCAACGGATATTGATACAGTATACGATAACGGTTGGCACTCAATATATCAATATGATGATGGATACACAAATAAGATACCCAAGGGTGCTCTAGTGATAGATGGCACTGAAAATTCACAGGCGTTAAATACGACTAGTTACGGTGGTGGTAATCACTGGTGCTACATCTATTGCAAAAACCTTTGGCTTGATACTACAATGTCTGCATCATCATAACTACTATCTCCCTAAAACACAGGATTAACGATATTAGAAAGGAGATAGTACGTTATGAACGTAAATGTGAGTGTAAAAAACTCCTGTCCGGTTTGTAAACCAGAACCCCCGGCACCACCAAAGAAACCGTTAGCTGGTTACGATGACACTTCTACTGAGTTCGTTGTTGCACGCCCGGATATGGGAGTTGTTCTTCGTACAGAAAAGAAAGCTCTTAAAGCACACTGTGGTGATCTGATTAAAGATCTCGTGTATGCTGATAAGAATATGAAACTTCAGACTATCACTGGTGTTTTATCGAACGTCCTGTGTCGTGTTGAAATGAAACCAACTGCAAAAATGCCGCCAATGATGGATGCACCGAATATTATTCGGGGTACCCATGCGAACAACTGTTGTTGTCCACCAGATCATCCAATGGGTGGTAGAATTATCCCGGCGGTGATCGTAATTGATACATCAGCTCAGTATGGTTCTTCCGTTGTCCAGGTACCGATCGAAGCAATTCGTGACTTTACCGCAGATGAGGTTGATCCAGATTGCGTTTATGCATGGGATTTTGATTTCATGCAGGACAACGAGGTTGTTTTCTATGCAAAGTTTGAGCCGAAAATGGTTCTCTGGAATGGTAAAGAAGTAACTGTCTTTGAGACCCGCGGAAATATCGCTGGTGCTAAGAGATACGGCTTCTATGTCGATGACATCAATCAGGATAACTCTATCGTAATTATCGGTAAAGGCAACGCTGTTGTGTCAAATATGGTACGCGGCTATGAACCGGTAGTAGAGCAGATCAACTCTGTTGTATTAGCAGAGCAGGTAAAAGCTCTTGCTGATGAATTAGAGAAGGATCCAAACTATCGTGGTGAAAAGACTATGATCCATCTGTTATCTGGCTGCTACGGACTTGGCGAAGTCATGGTCGGTATTGGTAAAGACCCGGCAATGATCCCAATGCCGACTGTTATGGTAAAGACCGCAGTTGATGGCGAGTTAGAATGGACTCTCGATAACGGAATGGATACAGCAACCATTGATGAAGATCACAATCTTAACTTCAATGTAGCACTTCTCCAGTATCTTGCTTACATGAATACTACAGTTGGAGCTAAGTTAACGATCAATGGGTTTGACATTCCGCTTCCAGAGTTACCAGATGTAGCAAAGGATGCTCTCAAATTTACAAACTATATGCTTGTAAACGATACAGATGAGAATGACTGTGCTTGCCCGTGTAACAAAGATGAGATTCATCTGACACGCTATGACCAGACTTGTGGCATTTCTTACCTTCTTACTGACAGTAAAGGTGAGAAGATCCCGGCTGAGACTGCAACCATTATCGGTGTTAGAAGTCCAGTGACATTCAGCGATGGAAAATCCACATCATTCATTAGCTATCTTGCAGTTACAAAGACAGCTACTGATGAGATGAAATCAAACGATATCGTACTTGAAAAATACGATAGCGAGATTAAAATGGAGTATACCACTGAGAGAACGATTGATGCAATCATTCCGGGTAAAGGAATGGGAACATTCAAATTCGTCACTCATACAAAAAAAGCTAACTAAGTTAAAAATTAGAGTAAGGGTAGAAATGAATCTACCCTTACTCGATTATCTAGTATCTATATGATGGTTTCAGCGTTGGTTCCCACCATAATACATAGGGTCGGTGTTCTTTATAAACTACATTAGTTGTGCAGTTTAGCATCCTATGTTCATACGCTTCCCCTGTATACGGATCCCGTTCAGTTCGTCGCCATGGCCTAATGGGAGTACCATCAGATCGACGTCTAGGCGGGAAATCGTAGCAATGATTACCACTATAGTAGTCACGACTTGTTTCATTGCATATATCAATGACCAATGTTGCATCCCCATTGAGTACATCAACTGCTTCATCCCAAAATTGAATGATTGTATTTACATTGGATGGCGCAGTGATACCATCACGGCCAAAGATAGACGCCCTCGCAACAGCGACAAACGCGACTTTATCATTATCAGTCCATTGCTTTTCGGTTCTAACTGCTTCAAGAAAGCTTTTCCCGTCAAGCGTATGGATATACTTAGTTGGGGAAAATTTATCCCCCATTTTGATTCTACGTAACACGTAATCAATATGTGCAAATCTGGTTGCACGATCAGTACATCTAGTATACATAAATTACCTCTTTCTCCAGCCTCTACTTTTCTCTGGTACGCTGGTTCAGCTAATCTATTAACGAGTTATCCACCAAAACATATATGGTTTGTCATTTACGGTGGTTTCGTCTGTACGACAATTCACCATCGTGTGAAAATACCGTTTTTCATTACTAGGATTATTCTGCCAGAATCGTGTTTCCACAATATCTAACATTAAATCCTTATCCCCATCGATGACATCTTCGGATTCATCCCAAAACTTTAGAATATCATCCGGGTCACTCGGAAACACGACACGCCACTCTGCGCTCCAAGCAGCATTAAACACGGCTGCTCTAAGAAGGCAAATTGTGGCAACCTTCTCATCACGAGTCATCCATTTGTAATTAATAATCGACTCAATGATTGCAGTACCTTTTTCATTGTGAACGATATAGGATACCGCATCCCCAACGTACTGGGAAAGGTCCCCGCTAAACAACCGGTTCTTCATGCGAACCAGCACCTCAAGTTTATCGTCATTCGTCAGTTCTCTTTTTGTCATATCAGTATCCCCTCTCTTAAAATTACTTATTCTGAGCCTGGTCGTTTGTCGGTAACCACCAGTATACATACGGCAATTCCCGTTCATAGACATGATCAGTGGAGCAATTCAGTATCTCATGGGTATACCAAATAGTTCCATCGTCATCTTTCTTTCTGTACTGAGTATCAACCGTATCTACATATAGTGGTGATACACCATCTACGATATCCGTAGCCTCATCCCAGAATTGAGCAATAATCCCAGATGTCGGTGGGTATGCAGTGTTCCATCCGCGAGTCATATTAAAATCAAACACAGATGCTCTGATGATCGCAATAATTGCGATCATATCATTACGGTCAATGCCACCCCAATACACGATATCATTGACAATTGCTGTGCCATCATCGTTCGCAAGATGGCCCATAAACATAATCGCTAATGGTTTCAACTCACCATTAGCAAATCGCTCTAGTACCGCGTCAATTTTTGCAATTCTTTCTGTTTCTGTCATAGTTACTTTCCTCCTAAAGGTTTATTTTTTATTCGCGTTAATAATATATGACCATATATCATTTTCGCATCTTGTATCAGGTATATAATATATACAGAATACTCCACATAGACCAAGTTATAGATTTATCCATTAAACCACAATGGTTTAAATTAACGTGGGTACCCGCCTGCGTTAGTTAATAAAATAAAAGTACATCTTGGATTCTAAGTAACAATTAAACTAAAAACAAATTAAACTTTATATTGAAATGATTCATTAGTTTAGATCCAAGATTTCAATCAAACTCTGTATCGACCGATTATTTGGAAAGGGTCCCACTCTGACGATTTGGGTTCTTTCCTGTTACTTTTCGCAAGAAAAGAGATGGTAGGGTTTCTAACTAAACTACATGAAGTTTTTCATTTCATTGATGTCGTGGTACATAGAAAACTTGCTATCTGGAAAGATATTTAGATCTGATTTGCCAATTCTTATAACCGGAGAGTCTCGATTGATATCGTACCACGATAATAAAGAAGAGCTAGGAGGAATCCCTAATCCTCCTAGCTCTAATTATTTTTAAGACCTATTCCAACCAATATAGTTGATCTGGATATCAACCTCTGGCTGTCCAACGGCAATTAACTCCAGTGTATCCTGTGCAGAATTACACTGAGTAATCTTGCTATATGCCTTTGCAATTGCTTTATCGTTATAATCGTTCTTTACTGCGAGCATCATGTTTGTTTCAGTTGTACATCCCGGTACAGTACCAGATGCTAATCTAGCGTGATATGTACCCTTGGTTTCATCATCGATCTCCCATACAGTCGCTGCAACTGTCAATGTTCCACTAATGGAATTATATCCAGGCCCAGTTGCACCCTTATCTCCCTTAGCACCAGTTGCTCCAGTAGCTCCCTTCTTGGCAAGAAGAACCCATTTAGTAGAATCAAATGATACTCCTGATGTGTGGGATGTCGTACAAGCATAGGTAGATCCATCGTATGTTACAACGTCAATGTAACCAGTATCGTTTACATAATCATATGCCACTTCCCAATCACCAAGTACCCGCATCGATACACCTTTAGCACCAGTAGCACCAGCATCACCCTTATCTCCTTTGGAAGCCGCAAGAGTCCAGTTTGTACTAGCCCAAGATGAGCCAGATGTATGGGAAGTTTTGCACAGATAGAGACTCCCACCATAAGTAACCGCATCAATATAGTTTGTATCATTTACATATGCAGTAGATGCAGCCCATGCTCCTTTAAGACGTATAGATACGCCTTTAGCACCAGTTGCACCGGTATTACCCTTCTGAGAGATCATGGTCCAATTGGTATCTGCCCAAGTGGTATCAGATGTATGGGAAGTTTTACAAGCATAAGTGGATCCATTGTAAGTAACAACGTCAATGTAACTAGCATCGTTTACATACGCAGTAGATGCAGCCCATGCCCCTTTAAGACGCATAGATACACCAGTTGCACCCTTGTCTCCGGTACTACCCTTGTCTCCCTTAGAAGCAAGTGGTGTCCAATTGGTATCTGCCCAAGTGGTATCAGATGTATGGGATGTTTTACAAGCATAAGTACTACCGCCATATGTCACAACGTCAATGTAACTAGCATCGTTTACATACGCAGTAGATGCAGCCCATGCTCCTTTAAGACGTATAGATACACCTTTATCCCCCTTGTCACCCTTATCTCCTTTGGATGCAACAAGAGTCCAGTTTACACTAGCCCAAGAAGATGCAGATGTATGGGAAGTCTTACAAGCATAGAGGCTGCCATCATAAACCACGAAATCAATATAGTTTGCATTGTTTACATAAGCAGTAAATGCAGTCCATGCACCCTTAAGACGCATAGATACACCAGTCGCACCCTTGTCTCCGGTATTACCCTTCTGGGCAAGCAGTGTCCATTTGGATGAATCCCAAGACGTGGCTGATGTATGCGATGCGGTACAAGCATAAGTAGAACCGCCATATGTTACAACGTCAACATAGTTGGCATCATTTACATAGGCAGTAGATGACTTCCAAGCACCCTGTAATCTAAGAGAAGTTCCCTTATCACCAGTTGCACCCTTTTCGCCTTTAGCACCGGTATCACCCTTATCACCTTTTGATGCAAGCAATACCCAGTTTGTACTAGCCCACGCAGTGCCTGATGTATGGGAAGTTTTACAAGCATAAATGGAGCCGCCATAGGTGACTACGTCAATGTAGCTTGCATTATTGACATATGCAGTGGATGCTTTCCATTCACCCATTAATCGAAATCCCACACCAGTTGCACCCTTTGCACCGGTTGGACCCATCTGGGAATATGATAAAGCAGACCACTTCGCAGAACCAGTACCAACCTTGAACTGGTTATTTTTATCCGAAGAAATCGCAATTTCGCCGAGAAGTAAGACTGGATCAGCAGCTTTCCACTGAGCTTCTGTTTTCACAGCAAGCTGATGTCTTACGTCTAATGACTTCGTATTAGCCAATGTTATTTCCTCCTTCCGAAAAGTAAATTATCATCGAGGATTACAAAAAATAAGAATGCAATATCCTCGACCATTATTGGCTTGTGGAATTGCATTCTCATTTATTTTATGGATAATCTACATCAGAATGCAGATTAAAAGTTTCCGTTCAGAACGAGAGTATCTCCCTGCGGAATGGAAAGTACGGATGTACTTACATTTGTAACGTCAAGCTCTACGGCCTCTGTACCATCAAATGCTACAGCGGCTGCTGTTACTCCACCCTTAATGGAGAAGTTTCTAGCAGTCTCTAACTTTGTAGCAGATGCTACGTTAGCAGCGGCTGTGATGTACTTGGAATCGTTTGTAAGCTCAGATACCTTTGTCGGTACTGTGATGTCAACGGTTCTGTCCTCAGCAACCTCAACAGCAACGCCGTTCTTCTTAACACCAACAACGATGTTACGTTCAGCGTTAGCCGGTGCATGTGCAGCCTGAGAGTGATCGTAAGCAATCTTACCACGGTCACCACGGTAAGCTGTGGACTCTGTCTCACCAAGTGCAAGAGAAGCACTGATCTCAACAGCGGCTGTGCCAGACCATCTGTAAGTCTTTAATGTCTTAAGATCAACATAAATCTTACCTGTCTCGCCAGCGATCTCTGTTGTGTGACCCTCTTCCTGATAGAACTTACCACCACTTACATAACAGTCAACTACATCGTCAACGTAGCTCGGTAACTGTGCAGCCGGAACTTTACCAGTTGCATCAAGCTGAGCGACACCGTTCTTAGCACCAACTAAAGATGTCTCAACTTTCTTATCGAGAGCAGCCTGAAGACCGGTTACGTTTGCGATTGTTGTCTTAGCAGCGCCATCGTTAACCTTAAGAGTACCATCAGCCTGAACTGTAACGTCTCCACCGGATTTAACAAGACCTGCTGTCTCAGCAGTAGCGATCTCGTATGTTGTATCTGTGAATACAGCGTTCTCCGGAACGGCTGTCTTAACAGTTAAACCGTTAACTGTATCAGCGTTACCGCCGTTTGCTGTCATCTTTGTCGGCTTATTCTTGATGAATGCATCAGATGTAGTATCTGTCTCATTCCAGTCAGCCTGTACGTTAACTTCAGCGCCAGCAGCGATGCCGTTAAGTTTTACCTTGTCCTCTTTGGACAGAAGGCCATCAGCAGTTGTTGTGGCCTTCTCGTATGTTGTATCTGTATCATCGCCCCACTGAGCAGTGCCGTCCTTAGACCAGCGAAGAATCTGACCAGCCTTACCGCCAGCCGGAATATGCTTATTACCTGCTGTAGTCGGATGTACATAAGCAGCGCCCTTGGAGAGCTCTACCCATGCTGTACCATCGTATACATACAGTGTCTTTGTCGCTGTTACGAATACCTTTAAACCTGCACATGCAGCGTTAATGGTAACCAGCTCGTCACGGTCATTAATGGTATCTACTACCTCACGAGCGTCTAACAGAGCCCCTGCCTGAAGTTTGAAACCAGAGGCAACGGTAATACCTTTCTTATCAGAAAATGCCATGATTTATACCTCTCTTTCTACTCGCTTAGAAGTTGAATGTCATCTTGAAGGATGTAACTGTGGAAGCATCGTTGGAGTAAGCATAGTAGCTTACGCTGCCGATTGTGATCGTAGTTCTTACGAACGTACCTGTAACATCAAAGTTATTCTGATCGATAATCTTTGCAAGTCCGCCGTAAGAAGCCGGGTATGCGAATACCATCTTCTGGTTAGCGCATGTGAAGTACTGAGTCTTAGCGCCCTTAGTCTGTACGACTTTCGTAAGACCTGTTACGTTAGCCTCATCCGGAGTAGCATCTGCTGCGATCGCACCGTAGTAGATCGGATCTACGAATGTGAATGCTGCTGCGTTCTTCGTATATGTCTCATTGGAAGCATCTGTGACTTTGATTGTCAGAGTCTTGTTACCGGAAACAGTTAATGCTGTTCCAAGGGATACAGCATTAGCGCCTGTAGCAATACCTGCTGTCTTGGAGCCCAGAACTGTGCTGCCATCAAGAACTTCGATCTTGCTCACTGCTTCGGAACCAAGGGTCAGAGTAACGGATACGGACTCAACTGTCTGAGTTGTGCCGTTCTGGAATACACCACCGTTAGACGGATTCATGGTAATTGTACCGATAGACGGTGCTACGTACGGGTGAAGAATCTTCTCTAAGAGGGCAATTGCCTCGATGCCACCCTCCGGTGCAACGTAACCTTTCTGAATGCCACCAACGGTAGCTGTTGCCGGTACAGAGTTTGTATATTTTGTGTTATTCTTTGTAGCTCCCTCTTCGATACCATTGAGCTTTGTAAGAAGCGCTACTGTGAAAGAAGCGGTTGTTGCATCAAGAATTGCTTTGTTCTCGTGAGTATGAAGACCCTTGATTGTGTCTGCAACCTCAGCCGGAGTAACTGTAGCAATTTTGAGCTTGTCGTAGGTATTAACACCATCACCGATTCTCATCTGGAGAGTTGTGGAATCTACACAAAGCTCACCTTTCAGCGGTACTGTGGTAACCTTTGCCCACTCTTCGGTTGTGTGGGTGCACACGGAAAATCTTACATTTAAAGTATTGATTGCCATGTTTCTTTACCTCCATTTAAATTCTTTATTGAGAACAACTAGAGGGTTAACCCTCTAGTTGAATTCCCCGTTTAATGATGTTACATTTGCCAGTGGATTGCCAATCTCGTAATACTTGATTGTAGCATCACTCCACCGGTACATGCGGTTCTCTGTGGTGTCGATATAGACAACCTTTTCTTTACCAGTTACAGGGAATGCGGAAATGCCCGCAAATTCCTGAATAGGGTCCAGGTCATCCAGCGTTGCACCAAGAGATTTGCCATTGTATTCAATGTCACTAGCATCAGCGACATAGAAATCAGCCCCATTTTTAGGCTTGATCTTAGCAATAACTTCTACATTAGTGCTTGCCATGGGCGTATCGCACCCCCTTTATTTCACTGTCACAATTGTTGCTCCAAGATTTGCATTCGCAGAGCGATAAACCTTGTAGCTTTCTTTGTGACCACTTGCGTTTGTAAAGTCGAAGGTCTTTACTAATCCGAAGCCGCCTGCAAATCCACCAACGTAGAACTGCGGTTCTGCTGTCATGGATGCCGGGTAAGCAAAATAGATATACTGACCTTCGCCTGCATTTACAGTGTAATCGCCAGTAAACCTTGTTGCTAACTTCTTGCTAAGACCCTGAATAACAGAGTCAACGATACCGTCAGCATCGGTCACCGTGGATACACCAGAATAAACGCCATTTAAGAACTGGATGGATGCAGATTTAGATGCCTCAGCATCTCTCTCATCCTTCGCAGTGATCTTATATGTAGTGTTCGTGGTAAGGGACACACTGTCAAGTACCTTTGTACCAGTCTGCTCTGTTACAACAACCGAGTCAGTCTGCCCATTCTGTGCGATGTTAGCAGATGTCGGGACCTTATTGAGTGCCCAGTTTACTGTAACGGAAGTAACAGTGGAACCGATCTCAACTACAGACGGAGCTACACTAAAGGAAGTAACTTCGATCTTCTTATACATCAGATCTTCCATCTGTTTCTTTAATGTCTCAACATCAGTTGTGATTGTTTCAGATACACCTTCGCCACGAGACGGCTTACCTGTATCCTCTTCACCAATGAACCAGTTGCCATTCTCACCAATGTGCGGAGTTGTACCATCAGCACCCTTCTCACCCGGTGCTCCAGTAGCACCAGTTTCACCCTGAGCACCGTCAGTACCACGCTGAGCGATAAGAGTCCATTTGGTAGCATCAAATACATCGGTGGATGTATGGGATTCTGCGCAAGCAAACGTAGAACCGTTATATGTGACAACATCTATCTCAGTAGCATTATTCACATATGCTGTCGTTGCAGCCCACTCACCCTTTAACTTCATAGATGTACCAGTAGCTCCAGTTTCACCCTGGGGTCCCTGCTCACCCTGCGGACCAGCAATACCAGTAGCACCAGAAAGATCTGTGATAAATGTATATGCTTCAGTACCCTTTACATAGAGCTTGGAGTTATCCGGATCATTCACATCTGTTGTACTGATGAGGACGAAACTTCCCTCAGCAACACCATCAGTTGCAAACCCAGCATTCATCTCAGCAACAGATGTAAAGATTTTGGCAATGGAGAACGGATCTCCTTTATCGCCTTTTTCACCTTTAACACCCTGCTCACCAGTTTCACCTTTGTCTCCCTGGTCACCCTTAGTACCCTTTAAGGTACCAACTTTTGTAATCTTAAGAGACTCAGAATCACCAGTTACTTTAAACATATCACCAGAATCTGTATTCATGATGATATCACCGATCACAGCCTGGTCCTTAATGTCGTTCGGAACAGCCGCACCATCGGTAAGTACTTCTGTTGTAAGGTACCACTTTGTACCTGCTTCTCCGGAAATTAATCCTGCCTTTAATGCATCGATCAAGGAACCCTTGCTCGCATCATTAGCATCATACTGGATGTCTTTTGCATCCATAAGGAAGAATTTACCACCATTTTTCTGTTTGATTTTATCAATTAATTCGATCATGGTAATTTATACCCCCATTTATTTAATTACTACTTCGGTCTGCCCGAGATTGTCGTGGGAAGAACGGTATACGTTGTAGGACTCCGTATGATTACTTGCGTTTGTGAAATCGAATGTTTTAACTAAATTAAAACCACCAGCGAATCCACCAACTGCAAACGTCGGAGTACCGAGTCTAGCTGGGATACAGTAGTAGATATACTGCTTATCACCAGCAGTTACCTGAATCGTTCTCACCCTGGAATCAGAAAGAACTTTGTTACTAAGGGATTTTACGAATGCACTATCAATGGCACCATCATCGGTTACATTGCTGGACCCATAATACACACCGTTCAAGAAGTCAATTACAACAGACTTAGTGTCGTTTGCACTTTTCTCATCTTTCACGGTTAATGTATACGTTGTATTTCCTGTAAGGTTTGCAGAAGTGATTGCTTTCGAAGTTGCTTTAACATCTAAAACTTCTCCATTTAAACTAATCTCTTTTGGTCCCTTATTGGTAGTCCAACTTAATGTAACATCTTTGATGGTAGAACCGATCTCAGCTACAGATACATTTGATTTGAAGCCCGTGATCTTAATCTCCTTATAGTTGATAAGCTCAATCTGCTTCTCAACTTCAGTGATACGGTTATCTACCGCCGTTGGTACGGATGGCTGCATTGTATCTTTACCATTGATGAACCAGTTTCCATTCTCACCGATTGTAATGTCAGCCTGAGCAGCATCACCTTTTGCGGCAAGAACCATCCAGTTATCCATGGTAAACTCATCCCCAGATGTATGAGTCTTCATACACATATAGGACGATCCATCATGGGATACAACATCTACATAGTTTGCGTTATTCACATACTCTTTACCAGCAACCCATTCTCCAAGAGGGCGAACGGATACTCCTTTAAGGGAAGCTAACCATTCAGTTTCACTTCCGGTAAAGCCATTTGCAACAGCAATCTCATATGCAGACTTTCCATCTTTTCCAGTTCCGCTAGAAGTTTCTGGTTTGAAATCGATTCGATTAATGAGACGCTTTACATATCCACCTAATAAAGAGTAGACTTCAAGCGTATTCACATCCCGCATATTTCCCAGTAAGATATTAGAACTAATCGTATACCAACGATTGTCTTCATCTTCCGGATTTACGACATTGGCTTTTTCAAGTTTCTCAAACGGAGCCTTCTCCCCATTCCAGAAAACACCAGCCAGATCGAAGTTCGTTTTAAAAATCAGGGATCCAGTTACCTGATAATTGAGATTACCAAGGGATACTAAATCCGCTGCGGATGGAAATCCTTCCGGATAATCAGGAATATCAAAATCCCGAATTGCCTCTAACGGAACTAACTGATCGTCACAAAGACCAGCCGCATCACTACAGATGAAAATTCCAGAAGGTACAAGATTTCCTTCCTTATTTGGAGTTAAGGAAACATTCTTAAGATATCCAGAAATTACTTTTAACCTATATCCTCCACTCACGAAGGCAAGATTCTTAATTGCGGCACCCGGTCTCACATGAATCACTTTATTAGGATTCGTAAGAGAACGAAGGGTGACGCCTACGTCTATATTGGTAGTTACATAGTTATCTGCCATAGTTCATGAATGACTCTCCTTTCTATAGATTAAGTAGAATAGTCCCAAAATTAGGCTATTCCAGCTTTATAGCTTTGTTGAGATACGGTGTTACGGCATAAATGCCACTAATGATATATAATGTGATATCCTTAGTGATTATTAAAATCAATCATTTCGTCTTATATGTGAATAATCCCGCTCTAATCAAATTACACGTATCTGGAACAATCCAGTAATTTGAATAACAAATAAAGGAGGGATTCTCGTGTCCACTAATTTGATATTAAATGGTAGTCTTGGTACTGATACATCAGATGCCACAGCAACAGCGGAATACATCCTTACTGGATACACCGGATACGTGAACGATCAGTTAATTACTGGTACCATGCCAGACCATGGTGCTGTTAAAATAACTTTAAACTGCGGACAGTCTTATACAATTCCCAAAGGATACCATAACGGTAGTGGTACTGTAACTGTAAACTCATTAGCATCGCAGACAGATGCAACTGCTACTGCCGCACAGATACTCTCACCAAAAACATGTTGGGTTAAGGGCGTAAAGATTACTGGCACCATGCCAAACAATGGTGCTATTTCTTATTCATTACCTCTTAACGGTACCTATAAGATACCAGCAGGGTATCACAACGGTAGTGGTAAAGTTACTCAGAGTATTGCTACGCAGGGTGGTTGGACAATCACACCAACCACTACAAACAAGCTCGGATGCGCCGCTAACCGATATTGTACTGGTAATATCTATGTAAAGGGTGATGGCAACTTGGTTGCCTGGAACATCAAGAAAGGTGTCAATATCTTTGGCGTTACTGGTACATATCAGGGATTTTAAAAATTTAGAGATAGGAAGTTTCATTTTACTTCCTATCTCTTCCTTATTTATATCCAAACGGCCGTATCAAACCACAGATTACGAATAGCGAAATACTGAGTATCCAACCCACCTGAATATCTAATGGATATTGATCCGGTTTTCAAATTTCTATATGGGAGACTCCCCCATTGGTACCCGCACCCACTGACAGTAAACATGGCTGATGTCGCTGTGAATGATGCTGTGTACCAGTTCCATCCATTACCTGCGGCTGAGCTAGATAGACGTTTGTAAAATGCCTTACTATTCGTTGCAACTATATAGTATATGTAGATATAATTGCGATTTCCAGAATATCCACAGCACGCATAGTCGATGTGTACAGCAGGAAGTTTCCAATCATCCTTAGATGACCCTGTAATGTTGAATAAATTACCACCTACATTGGAAAACCACCACTCCCAATGTGTGCTATCACCAGTCACATTTTCATAATCCCACACTTTGATATATTGGGCATTATTAACGCTGGTAGTATTCACCGCAGAGTTTGCTTGATAACCGTAACTATTGCTACCCTCCTCTGGATAATAGCCATATGTGCGCTCCATCGAAATACCGCTACAAAGTGTGCCATTCTGCACAACCCATCTCTTTGTCTCAACATAGCTACCAGTAACTCCGAAAATACTGACACCCTTTTTTATATTACCAGCTACCAGATTTCCATTTCCATAGCAACCACGATTTTTTGAATAATACCAGCCAGACCAGCAAATTTGCTGTTGTGAAGCACCTGGGGTTCTCCACAATTCACCATTATCAACACCAATTGATTGCTTTACAGTACCAGAGCCATTGTGCCACCCAGTTTCGATCGTCTGAGAACCATTCACGCCAAGTGACCATGTTTTTGTGCCCCTATTAGTCATAGTTCCAGTTGATTTTGAACCATTCTTCCAATAAGTGTATCCTGATAAGCACCATGATGTATCTGGAATATCTGCACTTGTTTGGCTAGATAAACTATTCGTCGTCACAGCACCATTCCCATCGTGCCACCCTGCTTTGATTGTGGTACTACCACCAGCATTAAGACCTGATGTGGTCTGTGCGCCAATACTATTCATTGTACCAGTTATTTTATTATCGTTGGAATAAATAGTGTATCCTGATAATATTTTGTCGGCTGTTGCCGTGGCGGAGGAAGTATCGATCCCTCCGCCAGATTTAACGATTAAACAAATTCCCATTTTGCTTAATCCTCCCTAATTAAAAGTACATCTTGGAATAAGCCCGTATTTACGGGCTCCTAGAGATCCGAACCTTGGATCCTAATAAACAACTAAAGTAAGTTTAGTTGTTTATTAGCATTTCTTTATGGAACTATTTTTTATCTTTTAACACGTTAATCTTTCTTTCACCTAATTCTGGTATTATTCAAAAAATCGTGGTTGCTATGGAAATGGAAATCTGGTAGCTGGTAATATAAAAAAGGGTGTCAGTATTTTCGGAGTTACTGGTAGCTATGTTGAGCCCAGACGATACATAATACAAAATGGTGCACTGTGTAGCGGGGTTTCGATCCCATTTTATCACTGGTCAGAACAGCAGGATGGTGAAGATGGTGATAGCTTTTGGGGGTTCAGGAACATCTCATCATCAAGTTATTATAACGTAACCATCAATGGGCTAACTTATATACGCTTACATTGGTATGAAGACCATGGTTCATGGGATGAAGATGAAACTATGGTAATACGGGGTGGTATTGGATCGATTGTCAGCTTATCTAGCAATGACGTGAACGGTAGATTACCTGGTGCAATTTGTGGAGATTTTGCGGTCGGGTATGCCTCCACTCCAACAATTAGGCTAAGTATAGTATTACATGCTGGTACAAAAAAAGGTGACTATAATAAGGTTGCACGTTGGGCTCTTAAGCCGAACGGAATAAGGGGTAACACAAGCTCATGGTCAACATTCGCATATACACAAACTGGCGTCAGTGTAAATATATCCAGTTGGTTCGGTATGTTCACTTGGGCATCAACATTAAAATATGGTGATTTTATGATTAGTTGCGGTGAGGACTTCGCATGTAGGAATTTATGGATCGATACCAGTAAGCATATATAAAATAGTAAAATGGATAGTATGGAATTCCATACTATCCATAATTTTAATTATATTTATCGTCATCAATATCAGAAAGGTCTTCATTTGAATCGAAGTCGATGACTCTGTATTTTCTACCAACCATATCATTTGCATAATGACTCATTGGTGCAATTGTAACACCATCAAGAACTTCCTTGCTTGGTAGCTCATAATCCTCTACATAGTTACCATTCTGGTCAAGTGCAACGAATTCAATGGATCCATCTGAGTATCTCTGCACACAAACTTCGACACCATCTCCTTCATGTTTGATGTATCCATACGGATCACCATCAACATCATCAGCACCGCTGTCATCATATGCAAATCCATCTGAGATATTATATCTCTGATATTCTGTTTCGGTCTGGGATTCATCAAGCTGCATTCCTTCTGGAGCCATACTTGCCATTGCCTGATGATCGTACTCTCTTCTATCACCAGTAACGAATCTCGAATACCACTGGTCAACAATTGCACTTGCATCCGTATCAACATCCGGACCTTCGTCTTTCTTTCTCTTAAGTTTAAAGTCTTCTCTCTTAGCCTTTAAATCTGCAATTTTAGAAATTGCATTGAGCCTTGTAGATTGCATCGTAGATGCTGCTGATATGAGGTCAGAATAGGTCTTCGATACACCACCAGCCCGATTTCCACTCATGGCTTTAATTCTTGATGAAACTAATTTAGTCTGCTCTTTTAATTCCTTAAGAACCTCAGACATCATTGCGATCTCATCTTTAAATAAGTTCTGGTATGGTTCTTCCTCTTCTTCTCTTCTATCCCAGAATCCGAGAATATTATCATTGGTAGCCCTGTCTGTCGGGGATAAATCAATATCATCAACCGACTGATCATATGCTCTATCCTCAATTTCTCCCCAATCAAAGTCATCAAAGACTGGATTGCTCTTTGCCTTTTCAAAGATATCAGCAATACTATCCTCTTTTTCCTTTGGAAGCTTAATATCCTCTTCATCTTTATCCATACCAGGTCTTTCAATCGTAGACCGGTCAATCTTTGGTTTATCGTGTTTCTGATTACTAGCACGTTCTAATCGTTCCAGTAATTCTTTTCGCTTCTTTTCACGAGCGTGTTTTTCTTTCTCTTCAGGAGTCATCATCCTAAAGGCAACTACACTGTTCTCTTCCATGAACATTCCTCCTTTATTTACGTATCTGTAACAGCCATCAAGACTCACACTTATATAAATACGATAGAAAGGAGGTAATTTCCATGTTTGAAGCAATTATTGAAACTCTCGTACCGTCCCCATTGCAGACAATATACATGGCTGTCACTGCATTCATCATCGGTACCGCAATCGGTATTGATGAAAAAACGAATCATGTGCAAGCCATTGTCTCGATCATCAAGATGTTAATCTTAGTGATCGTTGGAGGATTAGTTTATGTAACAATCGAAATCATGTACCGTGGATACTCTCATTGGACGATGTTCATTGTGGGTGGGATTTGTTTCATTGAGATTGGTGTCGAGAATGAATTGATGCCGACATGGGATATTCCCATCGAAGTCCAAGCCCTTATTGGGGCGATAATTATTACAGTGAATGAATTCATCTGCGGTTGTATTATCAATATTGGATATGGAATGCATATATGGGATTATTCAGGTTTGCCATTTAATGTCCTTGGTCAAATCTGTCTTCCATTTACCATTGCATGGTTCTTTATTGCAATCGTTGCAATTGTCGTAGATGACAAAATCCGTTATACATTATTTAGAGAGGAATTGCCACATTATGACTCCATCATCTTAAAACGTACATTTTATCTTACAACGAACCCAGACCTTATCAAAAAATGTAATCGGTTCGCATAATAAACGAGGTAGAGACCCGAGGAAATGGATCTCTACCTCATCTACTTTGGAACAATTAAGGTATAATGGAATTTCTGCTACTGTATTGTATAACCTCTTTTAGTTATCAATCTCAAGTAATAATTCCTTTGTAAATCCCGGATAGAATTTCTGAAGTTCATCAGCAACCGCCTCTGCCCATTCCTTTACTTCCGGATTTGCTCCACTCTTCATATTTCTGCACTTATAGACATGAGCAAACTGCGCTAATGAAATCTGTGCAGTGAAGCTACTCGGAAGAGATAACATGTAAAGTCCTCTCTTCACATCTTTATCATCCTTAAACTCATCAAGGACATAGCCATTCACCGTCTTAACCCAATGTAATCCGTTCTTATCAATATACTCATCTGGGCAACGAGCAATGATACCAGCATCAATTAAGATCTCTGCGTCCGTCTTAATCTTACCTTCATAGTAATCGCTTCTCTTACCAAGTTCATCAACAGATGCAAGTCTTGTAGATAAGCGAATGATACGATTATCAAAACGCTCTGCATGGGCATCAATATCGTCCTGACCAGCACGATGAATATCTCTGGTGAGAATATCGAAGTTGATAAACTTGAGCATAGTAATATGCCTTCTGCCAAACTTTAAAATCTTCTGCATAATTAAATCAAATCTGGCAGCCTTAGCGACATTAACATATTCATTGTCGCCATACTCCGTAATGAATCTGCCGTTTCTATCGAGTGCAACGCTACAGATATCATCGATCTCTTCCTCAAGCTCTTCGGATAAATGTCCCTTAGACATATAGAGAGATCTCATTGCTCCTTCATAACCATACACTTTCTTTACACTTACTTTCATTTCTTTTGTCCTCCTATATTCCATTCTATAATTTCTTTTGCATGTGGTGCTAATGTCTGCTTAGACTTACTAAACATACGCGCAACCTTATCAAATCCAAGATCGGATACTAAGAAGTAAAATGTATCAAATCCTGGTGCATATACGTCAAGTCTACCAAAGATCTGTATTGTATTAACCGTTGAAGCCATGGGCTCTGTGTTAATAACAGCTCTAAGTTTCGGAATCGTAGTACCTGTACCAACCATTCCTGGTGTTGCACAAATAATCCCGTAATCTCTAAAATTCTCTACTGGGTGTTTGCTATGGTGTGAGCACACAGAGTAGCTTGGGAAATAATCATGGATCACTTCTTCAAAGTGGTCACATGAGGTTGTCTGTGATGATAGAAGAAGAATCTTCCCCTCAATTCTCTTTTTATTGATTAGTGTATCAAGAATCATCATAACTACCCGATCGAGATCAGGTCTTTCCAACTCATACTTGATATAAGAATGTCTGCTGAAACCAGTCTTTCTATAGCAGATCATCTGATTTTCTATATATGCCGGCTTGGTTCTAAAACCAATCATAAAGAGCTTTACACTCTTTTGCCGTTCTGGATTCTTTTCTGCAATCTTTGCTACATGGTTAAATGCTTTCTGGAAGATAAAGTTTTCCTGAGCATCACTTCTTGCAAAGGTAGCAGTTAAATAAAAGTTCTTCCATACATTAACAGCATAATCTGTCATTAATGTATTACGAAATTCCAGATGGGCTTCATCAATAACTTTAACACCAATATCAAGGTATTCTATTGTACGCTGAATTGCCGCAATCCCGTATCGTTCAATTGCGTTGTGGATTGTACGATGCGTCGTGATAAATATATACTTGAATCGAAGCTTTCTGGAATCTTTCTTCTCATCCGGATTAAAGAATTCACTTTCTTTAATAAGACAAATATGGGTCATTGGTAGATTAGAGTGCTGAGTAATCTCAGATGCCCACTGTTCTCTAAGCATATCCCGGTTTACAATGATAAGCGCTTTTACGTGCAATGCCGCAATTGCTGCAATTGTACAGAATGTCTTACCACTACGCGTCGGAATTGTTAGTACTTGTTGATGCGCATTCTTAAGATACCTAAACTCTGTATCACCAATCAGAAACCGAATCATCTTAGCCTGATAATCATCTCTTGGGAGTGACTTCATTGTGAAATTTACTGATGTCTTTGGTTTACCAGTTTCATATTTTTCTACTGGCCTACCTGTCTGGTCTGAAACGATTGCTTCTGAATATCCTCTGGGTATATAGAGAATCTTTCTAGGTTTATCATAATAGTAATAGGGATTAAACTTGTAAGTGAGTTTATCCCAAGTACGAAAGTCTTTTTCAATTCGAGGGCAATCTTCCATCTCGTAATTGATTAACTCATAATGGGTATTATAAGCCCTTACATATACAGGAAGTGGAGACTTTACTGGAGCATCTTCAATCTCTTCATTTACGTCCCCAAGTTTATTCATAATTGCAATATCCGCTGGAACATCGTCCCACGGAAGTATTTCATCTGGTAGCAAATGTTCATTCTCTGGTGACATATTCTTGTACCCCATTTCTGCTAAACGCATGTTGATTAACATCCATACTATCCCTCCAAAAGCCACCTATTGAGGTCGTGCGAAATACCCCAATAGGCAACTTTGTTTAGTTAAATTTTACCATCCGGGAATACGTCAAGAACCGGTACACCCATACTCTCTTCATCGATATACGGACGGAAGTTCAGATCATAATCAGATGGTGCGTTCTTTCTAAAGGTCTCAGGCATCTGAATTAACTGCTGTCTGAGATATGCAGTTGAGATTGATGTATTAATGGATGGATTGTATTTTAACGCATCCTTTACTGTTACAATCTCATAATCTTTCTTTGTTACAAAGTGACGGAAGTTCGGTCTGGATAAAATATCCGTTGAGCTACGAATCAGATTATAGAGAATCATTTCACCCTGAACGCTAGATGCATCAAGTTTTGCCTCAATTAAGAGGTCCAATAACTTCTGCACAATTGCGTCAATTGTATCACATTCCTCATGTCCCTTTGTATTGATGAGTTTCTCAATACTCTTTACAGGTTTCGTTAACTCATTATTTGCAACGTCTACTGCAAATACGAACTCCTGCGGATCAATTGCACTAAAGTCAATATACAAGAAGTTTCCATCGGCATCTGTATCGAAATGCATACGTGATACAAGATCATCATGCATATAAAGTTCCTTTGCCTCTGTATCAGAAAACTCGTATACTTCTTTACCCTTTCCGCCTTTTACATGAAGTCCTTTTACAACGTAGAACTTCTTGGTATAATATTTTAAATCGTTCATACCCTCATCATCGTCTGATGATTCATCGTCATCATCTACAGAAGCTTTCTTCTTTGGCTTCTTCTTTACCTTAGCAGACTCGCTGAAATATTCATCTGGATCATTTAATTCAGAGTCAGTAGATGTAAAATCTTCCTGACGAACCATGATGGAATAATCATCAATGTCGTCCATGTTAAGGTTTAATACGATATCAGTACTACTGATTGTAAAGAAGGTATTGAACAGTGGATTTTCAAATTTAATTGTGTGAGACTGAGTCTCCTGGAAATGCTTCGCAGATAATAACATCTGAACACACGGGTTCATAACGTACATTGCTGCATAAGCACCAGCCGAGTTAAGGTCAATATTGAGATCATAAAGATCTCCATAGCACTCCGCACAAACTCCATCTTTACAAGCACATGTAACTGGAGAGCGAAGCCATACCATCTTACCGATTAACCATTCATCATGCTCGGCATCAATGGTGTGATAATGTCTATCACTACCAATACGGTAGCGTCTACCATTTAACTTCGTCAAATGGTCTTTCGTCTTAATGACAATCGGAATCGGATTTGCCGTATGGCAATCCTTCGTTGTCGGTGAAAGCTTCGCGGAGTTGGAAGCCTTCTGAGTCTGGATTAACATATATCCAGATGTACCCATATGCTGGTCATTGATTAAAGCAGCTTTACGTCCTGCAATATTATTGATATACTGCTGGGCTACATTCTTCAAGCCGCCTGTAATAAAGTTTGTATTGATTGGATACGGGATGGTCTTTCCATCCTGGTCCGCCTTAAGACCAATAACAAGCTGTACCTCTTCAAGCTGTTTTCTCTTGATCTCTCTGCGGATTGCCTTTAACGCATGGAATCCCGGATCTTCTTCGATAATCTTCATCTGCTCAGCAGATGCTGTTCTGATATCAGCCTCAATTTCAGAAGGCTGCTTATTGGCATCAAGCTCTAAGTACATAAGTTCTTTAAATCTCGGATATTTATCAGCGAGACGTTTCCATTCTTCTACACCGATAGAAATTCCCAGGAACTTATAAAAGTTGACACCAAACTGCATAATCAAATAAATCGTGTTCGCAAAGATACGATTTAACTTTCTAGCAACGTACTTCTTATATGGGAGAATATAAAAGTGATCGAAGTACCATTTCATAAACTTCGTATCCTCTTCATTTGCAGCTCTCATCTCAGAGATAAACATCTGATCTGTAAGCTCACACTCAACTCCCTCTGGAAGTAATGGATGGATCTGAATATACGGATACCAATAAATAAGATCAAGAATAAACGTCTGAAACGCAAGAGTCTTTAACTCAGAATCGTGTCTATACTTAAACTTAATTTTATGAGTACTAAACTCCGGATGTTCAAACCCATAATGTAACGATTTTATAAGAGTTAAGATAAGATTTTCATATCTTGACTCTTCTGCGGGAGTATCCGGCGGATCCAGATAATCCTCAATGATAAACGTAGTTTTATCGAGACGTTCAAGAATCGCTTTGGCTTCGTCCGTAAGCCCTCTCTCGATTTTATCTGGTTCGAATACTCTTCCGCTAGGGAATTCAATCCGAACCGGTTGCTGTCCTTTCATAGCTCTAGTCCTCCTTTAGCAGAAATTCTTTCATGTTACTGGGAATGTCTCCTGTGTTATTGTTATACATTTCCAGTACCATCGAGAGAATAATATATACACCACAAAAAAGTTAGGCAGAGAGATACCAATTCACTGTACCTCTCTGCCCTTCTGATTTCATTTTAATTACACGAAGATGAGTTATTTGATTCTGGACTCAAGCTTCTTCATAACCGTATTGGTCTCGGCTTTTAACTTACCGGACGGCTGCTTGATGTGCTTTGCCGCCAGTGTATCTCTCTGAGCTCTTGTGAGCTTCGGAGCAATCTTCTTCAGCGGTCCAGCCTCAGACTCGTTTACTTTCTTACCCATTGTCTTAGCACGGCTCTTAGCCTTGGTCATCCATTTCTTTTCCATTAACCGCATAAGGAAACGCTCCATCTTCCAAAGCGTACAGATCTTCTTGTAGTTCGGATCATCGCCTTCCTTAGCACACTGGAGAATGGCCATCTTGTAGTTACGTGTCTTCTTTGCTGTCTTATCCAGTTTAACAATCGTGCGCTCCTCTACATAGTCAAGATTGTTACACTGCTGCATTTCTGCCACGAACTCAGTAAGCTCATCCGGAGATAAGGACTCCTGAATGCTTACTGCTAATAACTGCGCCATATCTTCGTCAGATACCGCTTCCATTGCAATGGAGTCATCAGCGGATTCTAACACATTCGACTCTAATAATTCAGTTAACATCTGGATTATATTCTCCTTTCTGTAATAATGATTAAAGCTGTGTTATTCTCGGAGTAGCGTATTTACGCAGTTCTCCTATTAAAAAGGTGTTTTAAAAATAAAGATGCTATAACATATCAGTGAGGTGGGTCCCCCCTGCCTCATGTACATTTTTTATCTCTAACCTTTTCAATGGATTGATAATCCATGGAAGGACTCCTTTGATTCTACTCTGTATGAGTAGACGTGATAAAATCTATCAACAATCACTAAATCTGAATACAATATTCAGATCCACCGTATTAACCTCAACTCATAGTGAGGTCAGGCATGAAACAAAATAGAGTCAATATTTACTTTATCAAGGGCTGGTACATTGTACCAATTATCAGCCTCCACAGTTCAAGCTTTCAGATTACATATATCACAAAATCATTTTTACCATCTATCAGCTTTAGATGTCGGCCTAACATGTATGTAATGACATATCGCTTAGATGCCAATCTAAAGCCACCGTATTAAAAATAAGAGAAGAGAGGTCCGTTGTGGTCTCTCTTCTCTTATTCTTTTTAACGATTACTCAACTTCGTTTGCCGGATCAACCGGTTTTACCCAACCAAGCGCATCCTGAACCTTGCTGTAATCTGTTGTTGCCATCTGCATCGTAGCCGTCTTGATAAGATATACTGTCTGAGCAGCATTAACCTTATCTGTAAGCTCGTTGTAAAGAGCACCAACCGGAAGTAAGCAAGATACAACATTGGCTACGGACATATCTACCTTAAGGTAGGAAGAATCGCTCTCTGCATCGTAGATGTACTGGAGTACAAAATCGCTAGAGAAGTCACTCTTGATGACATTGTCTACAATTGTCATCTTATTGAATACAGCGTTGATATTTGTCTCCGGCTTCTCTGCGGATACCTTATCTCTGTCTACGAACTTGCCCGGAATCTTGAAGGTTGTGATATCTGTCTTGCCGTCTGTAGTAGCAGACATCTCATCAAGCTTCATGAAGCTCTGAGTATCGTAAAGAGTCGGGTCGATGTTACTTCCCTGAGTGGAGTAGATCTCGCCTTCAACGTCACCAGCCGCTGCAACAGAAGCATCACAGTACTTGCGTACATCCTCAGAGATTCCCATTGTTGTCATGATCGTCTCAAATGCGGCTGCTCTTGTAGAATCAAGCGGGGTCTGGTAATTGATTGCAAGTACCTGTCTCTTTGTCTTACACTCATCGATCATACGAGCAAGCATGTTAGCTCTTGTCGTATGATAGGTTACATAAGCCATAGATAACTGGCCAAGCTGAGTCATTTCCTCGGCAGTCATAATCTTACACATCTGACCGTCTGCGTGCCAAGCAACAACTTTAGCGCCAGCCATTACCTGGTTGTAAAGGTTTGTGATATTGATCTGGTCGTAGGTTGTTAAGGAATACTTATCGTTTCCAATCATAACACCAGCAACCATAAGCTTGCTTGCAACATTGCCTACGGCTTTCTTGTGGTAAGCAATAAGGTCAGCCAGTGTAGAGTGGTTGATGATGATTGTAGAATAACCAGTGGACTCCTTAACAGCCTGCTCTGCAACTGAAAGGTATCCAAGGTCCATATACGGGGCACAAATGCATCCTGTAATTGCACCACCCTCATCTTTCATCTCCTCATAAGTATATCCTAAGATGTACGAATCCGTATGATTACCGAAGAGAGCCTCACGATCAACAACGTGCTCTGTAAGGGTCTTGTCATCGGTATAGTAGAGCGCTTTAATCTCATGATTTGCGTTCGTATAAATCTTTAACTGAGACATGTCGTTCTCTCCTTTCAAATTCATGAATTATAATTCCTAAATACCGGATTACTCAATTGTTTCAGAACCATAGCATTTGATATCGCGACAGGAAAAGGGCCCAAGGTCAACGGTAGTGTCAACCTTGGGCTTAAATCGGTGTATACTTAATACTTATACGAAAGGAGTAGAGCTTAAATCTCGATAACTTTAGTCATCACTGATATGTGATATATTTCTTTAGTTTGTAATTTGGCTACCTACATCCACCAGATATATATTATTTACGTGTATCAATGAATAAATATACTTAAGGAGGAACTCATATTATGAGAACAGCATTAATTTTACTCGTACTTTTCACAGGATGGTTTGGTTACAAGGAGATCAGCGCATTGCGAAGATGCGCAATCAAGCGCAACTTCGAACATCCAACGGCCGCAGCTATCTTTAACTTTGCAGTTAAAATGGTTAGTGGTACAATGTTCGCCGGTGCAACTATGCTCGGCATGATCATGTTATACAACTGGGATTTAACATCCCAGCTTGTTACCAGAATTTTGGTTAACCTCTTGCACTAGAGGTTAACCTGGGCTTATGCCCGTAGAGCTTCATTTTTTGTATGACCCTCAGGCACACGCTCTTAAAAGGAAGGAGGCTAACTATGCTTGATGAATTAATACCTTCAACCGATAGTTTCATGAATATGGATACTGTAATGAATCGGTTGTATGATGAATTCAATGAATACGGTCACATCGTAGTTGCATTTGATTACGATGATACCGTTTCTCCGAATCATGGATCTTGTTGCAATGACGTAGTAAATCTTTTAAGGGAAGTATCTGCTATCCCGGAAGCAGAGCTCGTTATATTTACAACAAGAGGTCCTAGTGAATTTGATAAAGTAAAAAACGATGTTACGAATCTCGGGATTCGTTTTGATGCAATCAATCGAAATGTACCTAGACTTGTAGATACCTTTGGCGATGGTTCCCAGAGTAAGATTTTCTATTCTATCTTCTTAGATGATCGTGCAGGTCTTGCGCTTGCGTATCGTCAGTTGAAGAAATTTATTCAGTGGTACAGAAAAGAGAAAGGAGGAGTATTCGATGGGTTATTTGACTGAATCGGCTGCAATGGTCAAAAATGCAGAAGAAGTCTTAAATACTATATACAGTACGAACTTTACCCAGTTCCTACAGGGTCTTGGATTACCTGTCCTTGGAACTTGGTATAACTTCAACTCCACCATGTCAAAGACCGATAATGGTACGGAAGACATCGATCATTTACTTGGTAAAGAATCTCCGGTTCGTTATAATAAGATTCTTAATATGCCAGTATATGGTCTCCCAAAAGACATGAATCCAGAAATCACAGCCGGTGAAGGCGGGCTCCTGGATATGAATATGGAGCTTGAGGTAGTTGTATTACCAAATGCATTTAAACCCCAGCCATACGATTATTTTTTATATAAGTTTGGTGGAGAGTTTAATACTAGGTCTGTATTATTCCGCATCAATAACGTCAATGTAACAACGATCAAAAGTAACTCATATTACAAATGTAATATGGCTATGATCGAAATTGATGATGATAGTCAGTTATCGATGCTGGAAACTCAGGTCGTAAAGACATATCGTACAGATCTTGATCGGATTGGTACCAATGATAACTGCTTCATTGAAGATACTGTCTTTGAAAAAATCCATGCAGTGGAAGCATTGGCTGATGACTTACTCGATCAGTATATCCAGTTATTCTACTCAGCTAGATATAACTGCTTTATTTACAAACCAAGTTTAGACGACAATATGGAATACGATCCATATCTTTCTAATTTTATCATCCATTCCCATATGGCTGAAACGAAGAAGAATTCTATCACAACGGTCGTATTTGACCAGGATGTAGACTTCCCGGCTCTTTATAACATGACATTCTTTAGAGCTATTGAAACTAGAAAGGTAAGGGATATTCCGAAGAACTTATATGTACAACCATATCCGTTTACCAGAAAGACTGTAAATCCATTTGCTTACTGGGGAGAAGACTACGCATATAAGTTAGTCGTCAACCGAGATGATGAAAATCTCGGTATTGGTTCCAAATATCAGGATTATTCCTTCTATAGCAATATCATGCTTAATGATGAGAAGGGATTGAATCCAATTGAAGCATCCATGGTTCGATACTTCAATAGTCAGGAAGACATCAAGTTATTTAATGACGATGATCTCACATGGTTGGAGGACAACGTACTTACCTATAAGCAGTATCATTACATGCTTATTCCGATCACGATTCTCTTACTGCGTAAATACGCAACCGCATTGCGTGATTCGTACTAATAGATAAAACAATGAATTAAACGAAATCTGAAAAGAAAGGGGCAATTAATCATGTCTTTTGGTTTAACTGCGTTAATGGAAGCCGTTAACAAAACCGAAAAGTGTCAGGCTGAAAGCGATGCAATGCTTGAAGCAACTGAAGATATCATCGATGATGATGTAAAGGCTATGGTAACTGGCGACGATTCTTTCGACGATGTAGACATTGACCGCATGGGTCTTGGTACAGACGAAGCGGATGAAGAGAAGTATAAAAAGCTTCTTGATATGATCCCGGAAGATGATGAAGATACGGAAGAGGATATTGAAGACCTCTGTGAATCCGTGCTGCCGGTAGAATAAGGAGGTAACATGAAGGATCAGAAATACATCAAAGTTCTTTCCCGTGGATATGTAACGACCAATCGGGGTCGTGCATTCACGCCAATCACCAGAGCTTTCAAGGAAAGCACACAGAATATCTTTACAATGATTACCAAAGAGAAGGCAACCGTTGTAGAGGTGTTAAGTAATGGCAAAGAAATCCAGTTAACCCCGCAGAACTTCGATAAGGATAACGAAGTTTTAGAGGTCAAGAAAACAATTGCCGTAACCGTAGCCACTCCGGTTGCCGAAGTAGCTCCAGTAGAAACCGATACCACCTCTGATACATGGGTACCGACTGGGGAGACAACCGATGAGGAGTGGGTACGTTCTGATGATGATACCGCTGAGGATGAAGAAGCAGTCGAGGAGACAGATGAGACTCCAGACGAGCAGTCTACAGATACCCAGCAGAATCAGCAGTATTACGGAAAAAGAAATAAGAAGAACCGCCACCGCAATGGTAACGGTGCTCCGCAGGTGACTCCTGAAACAGTCTAAAAGAATTTGAGGTTAGAGGCTATCGTGCCCCTAACCTCCTTCTTTATCTTTCTTGCTCAGATAACAGACAATCGTTAATTAACTTCACAAGTGTACCGCAACCAAGTCTAGGATTCTCGTTATCCTTGGTACGATCTATTGCACAAAGCCTATCTTTAATATATCTCGTAGCATTTTTAAGATCTGATGTATCTGCACACCCATGGTTTGCCACCAAGTGCGTTACAGCCCAATATGCAGGACCAATTGTGCAATCATAATGCTTGCGAAGGTGTTTCTCATAAAGTGTTCTGAGAAACGCATTCAACTCCGGAGAATTTAAACCATCACCAATCTCGATGTAATTTGTACCAGTATAGCCCATGACTGCAATCGTCTGGATGTATTCAGGAAGTCCGCATGGGGTTGCATCTCTAAGGGTGAATCCCACCGATCTTAATACTTCTGGCACGGTTCTAAGAGCAGTCCCGATCTCACCAATCGGGACGCCGTCTGTAATGATTTCAAATTGAAATGCTTTATTCTCAACAAATGGATCATGAAGCACCTCATCATCCGGAATGATCTTACAGAATACAGCAGGACTGCAACCTTGCTTGTGTGCAACGACGTTGTAATGGTTCTTCTTTGTAACCTTTGGGTTTAATGCATTAACCTCCTCGAAAGTTCTACCATAACAAGAATACATTCTGGAAGTTCCGATGTTTCTGGTTGATTCTGTAATATGGATGGTCCCATATTTACCATACTCAATTTCCTCTAAATGATGTACTGCCAATTCAAGCAAGATCTTCGGGATAGCCCGAAGATTACTTGCTCCTTCTACAAAAGATTCTCTTGCTGCCATTATCGATTCCTCCATTCACGAGGTTTAAATGCAATAGTCTGCGGCTGTATTTCTGTCCAGCCTGACGGTTTCGTTGCATCGCTGATTAACATTTTGGATACACCCTTTCCAGGAATTGTACCAAGATCAAAGTATACTGTTAACGGGGTTTCATCCAGTGAATTAGAATTAAGAGTAACCTCTAATTCAAACTGCAATACCTGGATAACACGTCGATCACCATCTGCATACAGTGATACGAAATTTGATGGTGGTGCAATTCTGTAGTCGAGAACTTTTGTACACTTACCAACAACAGTACCATTTCTACCAATGATTCTAAAATCACCTGGTACAATGGATCCTATACAGAACTCACGATGCTCATATCCATGAATTACCATGGCACAAGCAAATTTCCATGTATTTACAGTACCGGCACAAAGCTTAGCACCATATCTACCATCAAACTTTGTAAGATCAATATTGTATCTGGTATCATTCTTCTTATCATCACAACAACCACAATCACAACCTACTTCCTTAAAGGAGTCGGTTACAAGATTATTGTCATGATACTCCATCTGAAGAATATACTCATTACTGATATAGGTCTTATGGTTGGATGTATCCATTACCATTCCTCTAGGGAAGATAATTGTAAGACCACGATTCTTGATCTCATCTTTCATAACGATCCTAATCTCAACGTAGTTCTCTTCAGTGTTAATACAGTAAATGGTTGCCGGAATACAACGACCAGATGCATCATACATAAGCGCAGAGATTCTGCCTGGGTTATACTCTTTGATGTGTCGAAGATCCATTTTGGTGGTGACTCTAAATCCGATCGTATTATCCTTTGAGTTAATCGGTGTCACGGAAACTGATTTTGTATCAAATACATCAAATGCTACTTCATCGCACTTGCAGGCTGTACTGTTAATATTAATCACCTTCTCCGGTTTTTTAATGAACCAATCGGTATGGTTGTCAAGTTCGTTTCTTGATAAGATACACGCATAACGATAATCGTAAGGGGAATCCGTAGGCGGTGTTGCGATGTATAACTGCCTGCTAACGCACTTATACTTTCTGCCGGTTGTAGTATTTACTAATATAATTCCACCAGCTTTGATTCTGACAAAGTATACGAATCCATCTACCCCATTTAACACAGTACTCTCAAATGAGACGAATGCCGGGTTCATCGCAATCGATGTTACTACAGCATCGGTATCGCTGAGAGATTTCCAAGTGAATGTATTTGTAGTTAAATCATAGTCACCCCTGTAGATATCAATGAGATCATTATTGATCTTGGTAATATAATCCGCTTCACTACCTTCTGGTAACAGAATCGGCGCCTGGTAATACATCATGATACCCCAAGCACGTCTACCTGCATACGCGTTACACAACTCACCAGATATCCAATCTGGACCATCCTCCGGTACCCACGCAAGTCCACACTCTTCGCCATCTGGAACGTATCCAATCTTTGCATCAAGTAACGGGATTGCTACAATTGTAATTTCTACATTGGATCTCGTTGGTGTATAGATGAGGGTATATGTATCGTCGAAGTTGTCCTGTAACGTAAACTTAACTTCATCCACATGGCCCCTTATATAATATTCTTTGATCTGAACACTAGCGATACCATACCCAGCCGGCATCTTAATTGTATCATAATTCTTTTTATCGGTTGGTACCCAGAATGGGTGCATTTCATCACCACATGTAATCTCTGCCGCTACAGATGCAGGGCCATGTAAGCATGGAATATCCATTTTACAATGACAGTTTTCATTCGTTGCGTGCTCATCGTCCCCAAGATAAGACGGTCCGTACATAATCGTAGAATAGCACTGCTCCACATAACGAATTTCATCATATACAATATAGTCTTCTTTACGATTTAACTTCAGGATTAAATACGGCTGAAGATAATCCTGGTCACTTTCAATGCATTTCTTAATTGGATCTGCATAGAACGTATTTTCAGTTGTTTCTGTAATATGAAAAACCTCTTTCATCTCATCACTAGAAAGAACGTATCTCTTCATCGACTCATCAACAGAAATTCCGTCTACAACGATATACTGACGCTTAAGCCCGGTTGCATTCGATGCAAAAATAATGTACTTAAGGTCTGTCGGTAACTGATACATGTCTGCTGATAAGATAAAGGGTCTGATTCCCTGCATACGGGCAGAACGATATAACGCACATACAGTTATATCAATTAAATCACGGGAGATGGAGATGAGCTCATTGTCAAGTAATCCAGCCTTTGCTTCAAAGATAGCGGCTACATTTTTCTGAATATTTTCTTCAAATAGCGTTCTCGATGTAACTCCAGACATATAGTTTGCTGGAGCGATCTTATTTCTCCGACCCCAAGATTCCAATGATGCTAAATCTTTGATCGGATTATGTCTACTCGCTACATTCCCAGCAGGATAGTATTCTTTTGCATATTTATGCTGAAGATTGAGGAGCATATCGAATGTCTCATTGTACTGCTTAATTACATTAAGCTGCTCTTCGGTTGCATTATCTTCATTGAAATTGATCTTGATAAGTTTCATAGTTCCTCCTTAAATTTTATTCTGTACTTCTAACTCACCCCAATGATTAATTAAAAGTTCCTGAATTATCCAGAAGACTCTATAATTAATATGGATGAGATCATTTTTACTCTTTACAATTGGCATTCCGTTCTCTACAACAACTACAAGCGGTTCATGCTTTAATCTAGCTTTCTGACAGGTGATACGCACGTATGGTAAAGCAGATGCACCTTTCGTGGCAAATTCTACATTCACCCTATACGAGTCACCGTCGAATGTATCCTTGTAGTCAAATGATACAATTCTGGTGATAATCCCGTCAACACTCATGGTTTTTATACTAGGCGAATTCACCCATTTCTTTATTTTCTTGATATCAAGCTCCGCTGTATTATCAATGATACATGAAGTAAGATATTTATCTACCTCCAAGAAGTGCTTTGTGATATCAATCTGATAACTTTGTGGTGTAGTCATAACCACTCTCCTCCTTTCGTTTATTTAAACGGTTTACTTAGCTGTGATTTTTCGATAAAATCGCTATTGTAGAAGATAAACTTACGTTAATAAGAACGATATTCATCTTAAACTCATCTGATGAATATCGTTTGTTTTTCTTTTTACTTATCACCCTTTATGGGTGATTTAATGGAATGGAATTCAACTTAATATTTTTTCAACCGGATATTATAGGTATGACTTATAGAATTAGGTATGAGGGAAAGCTCTATAGAGCTTTCCCGAATATTTCATTAAGGAATGTTAATTCCTTAATGAATCCTTTCAATTTACCTTGACCTTCTTTTTTGACTTTCGTTAGAAAGTCACAATTTAAATATATTAGTCATAAATTAATTTATAATTAAATAAATTAATATTTTTATGTTATATTTAATTAATTTATTTTTTTAATATTTTATTTTTATTTACTTCTTCCTAGTATATTTTATATTTTATTATATTATTTTGTCTTCCCCTTCCGCCCTCTTGCTGCGCGGCTATTTATCATGTTGGTTTTCGCCATAATTATTTATTATTAAATTTTTAGTGAAAATGGGTGATTTTTGGGAATCGACTCGATAATACCGTCTTATAGCTGAAAAATAAGAAAAATATATTTTAATGGTAAATTGGATTACTCAACCCACTTTCGACTAAAAAATTATGGAAAATGAGATACCTTAACCCACTTTCTGTGAATTTGTGAACGAAATATGAACGAAATCTTAAGATTTTCTTAAGAAAATTGTCAACTTGAATTTGAAATATATAATAGTTTAATAAAACTAAAGTTGTAAGTTATTAATCTTCTAACGAAGATTAATTGAATTCTAAAAGGAATTCATTAGTTGATAAATCAACTAATTCATTCATCAATCTTGATGGATCATAGAGATCCATCAATTTGATACTTATAATCAATATAAAGTATTGACTAAAATAGTTAGTATTCTAATATGATCATATCATCATAATAGTAATAGTATCATTACATGATTAATTACTTTATGGTAATTAATCATTCCATGAAAGAACTGTATGTTTAAGTTCATTCTGGAAATATGTATTATAACTTTTTTGATAAAGTTTTTTAGAAAGGATGAATTAATGTGATTAATAACCCAAAAGAACTTCCAAATTGGAAACTTTGGAAGAAGACATTCATTAAAATGGATCCATCCAGAAAGCTTGTCTCAGATGAACTCATTGAAGATATCACTGATAAGATTGATCAATTGGATGGTTTCAGTGCCAGAATCATGATGATTGCCATTTTGGAGAACTTAACAAATGAGCAGCTTAATAGCGCTGCATACTGGGCATTTGATCTTATGAGTGATCGTGTTGATGCAGGTGATCTTCAGATCGCCGATGTTACTGTGAAGGATTGGCTCTGTCATGTATCACCATCTATTAGAGGTCTCATGCTTGATGAGCTACTAAAACTTCAGACTAAAGTAGCCACAGTTGATTCGTACGCGAATGTTGTTGATCAGAAGATACATACACTCAACACGGGTCCCTATGTCGGTAATGTTAATGTAAAATCAGAGATTACAGAACGCGTTCATTAGAGGTTTATCATGAAAAAGGATGCTTGTATTTGTAAAAATTTAAGAGATGAAACTAATGTGCTTACAAGTGATCGCAGACTCAATGCACCGATCACTCCGGAAGACATACAGTTATACAGCCAGACCGCTTCCATTGACTTCGTTGCAAATGCAATCAACGAAGCAACGGGAATGTTCACAGATATCGAGGATATAGCGATCCTTCGTACGTTCGATAAGTGGAATGATGAAGACACTAATCATCCAGCCACTCACTCCCAGAAGGTGCCGGTTATCATCAAACGTGATGGATCTGTTCAGTACTCCACATCTGGTGGCTTCTTAAAGATAACCCAGTTCGGACATGATACGATCGCTTGTAACTTAGATCGCCAGATGTTACGTGATGCAATAACGAAAGCTAATGCATTACTTTACGAAGATGCTCATGATGAATAATTATAGGGGTACTCACATTCGTAGTGAGGGAACTACCATGCGGTTTCCTTGTCTATACTAATTCATGTCATGAGATTGACACGAATACTATCATCTTCCTTATTAAGTATTTGATTAGCCTAACTAACAAGTACCTACCGAATCAAACTAAAGAACGAGGATATTTCCCACCGGATTTGCCAGCATAAGATCATTGGCATCACCTTCTTTCACCGGGCGGGATTTATCCTCGTTCTTTACGTCTATATCATATAGCTGAATACAGTCAAATGTACTCAAATACATTCCATTAATGAAGATTATTATGGTACAGCCCAGGTAGTTTTTATTTGACAAGAGTCGTTCGAAGGATCCAAATGCAACCAATTAGATTCGTACAATCGATGACTCTTGAAAAAGCTCGGTGGAACCGCATCGTCTTTAAGCAATTAAAGATTGGAGATGTGCACCAACCTCTGCGGTATTGTAGCGTCAAGCCAATAAATCCTGCACTTTAGGGTTGCATTCGTGTATCTATACGGTATCTTAATATGGAAAAAGAGACCGTCAGGTTGGTAGTTCGGCCAAGATGAGGACGTGAGTTTATTATGAGAGAATAGGATAGTTATATTAATCGACAGAATCATTACCTCTACACGGAATCAAATTTCATGCTTATGAGGGTAACCTATTTATAGGGTATTCTCCCAATTCACATGAGTGATGGGTTTGAATCCGGTGATTCGGACAATAGAATACTACCTATTCTAAAAATTCCGGTTAAAGTCCGGGTAGACTCCTAGTAAGGATAATTGAGTTCTGAACCAGAGCCTACTGTAAATACGCCTCCGATGGAGGTGACTTTAGAGGAACAGGGATGACCGCCCTAAGGGGGTAATGTAGGAACAAAGGGTCCTATCTTTACTTTGTGAATCGAGTAATCGACACGCTGGTGAATTACTAGGCTATGAATAATAGCGGAAACGTGCCCAGCACAAACTATTTTGAATTTGGATTATAATGAATAATGATATGAATGAATTACACGAAGATAAAAATGGAAATGAGACCAAGAGAATCGCAATGACTCTCTTGGTCTTTTACTAAGGTGATTTGACTCGGACTAAAAACTATAGGACGTAAAGTAATTACTATGAAGATGGACGTTGCTTGAACATCTCTCTATCAATATGTTATGATTAATTTTTTAATATATAGAATAGTTATATATTATTATAGGGAATAATTGTACATAGTATGATGATTCACCATACTAAAGATGAGGTTGTTAAAAGTAATCCATAGGTAGAATTGCGCTCTACCTATGGATAATTTGACACCCCCGTCTAAGAGAGGAGGTGCTTAATATGGAAGGTGCTGTTGTTGTATGCCGTCCGTACGTTAAGTCGGAACAGCAGAAAGCAATGGAAAAACACTTTGCTGATATAGCAAGGCGTTGCTACAATCCAACGCACGTTGAAAATAGTCCGGTTGTGAAAGTTCACGATCTTGAACTTCCGCATATTCGGATTATCAACACAAACGAACGCGTAGTTCGTTATTAACGTGTAGTGATAATCATGGGAATGTAAGAAGTTTCTTACATTCCCATTTTACTGATGTGCTCACCCGTCTATATGCGAGTGAGATGTCTGTATGGGTAATACATTAAATTGCTGTTTAGTGACAGAAAAAGTATTCACTGAAGAAAAGGAGAATAAAATGAAAATATTTAAAAGTTGGCCAAAAATGAGAGACTATGTTGACGATTTACTTGATCGCATTGGGAACATCATTCGAGAAAATAATCACGATGTTCCATCTGAGGTGACCCCATTGGAATATATGTATGTTGCAATGCGAGAAGTTGCTACTGATAAGAATATGCCCAATGCAGAGCATCTTTGTAGCAAGTTTACATTCAACGATATCATGGATACCATCACTGAAATGATCCCATCAGATATTATTGTATTTGCTGCAATATTTAAGTCATTTAGATATGATACTAGTGACATTGATGATGTATGTGGATTCAATACTAATCGTAAATGTGAATACGATAAGACCGTGCGGGAGACATATGAACAAATGTGTCATGCTATCATGCCAGCCGCAATCAGGGAGTTGCGTAGATGTGAAGATGGTCATCCGAGCATTAACTTGACATCATTTTTCGCGGATATACACGTTTCGGTCAATATTCCATGCCAAGTTCCAGATGGTAGTGTTATTGGTGCCACATTTGACATCTATCCATTTACTGGAAGACTGAGAATTGCCGATAAACAGATGAGCCCTAAAATGACGTGGTCTGATGACTTGTATGAAAAGTTGTGGGTTTCCGCATATGAATTAGCTGGCATATATGCCGGATCTGATGTTATTGATAAAGTTCCATCGCTGAAAGCAGCGTATGGGTGCGTTAACTCCGCATCAATGCTTGCTGATAAAGCGGTTAATTATGGGGCACATGGTGCTAAGATCGGATTTCCCCGCGGATTTACAGTACCATTACAGGGAATTCCGGTTGAAAAAATTAGCAAGATGTTCAGCTACTATAAATATGATGCTAGTTATTGTTATGATAATTTCCTTAGTGATATCTTATTACTAAAGGAACCTGGCGCATGGATGATCGGGCTGATGTATATCCTATCAACTGTTCGTATCGAGGACGGATATGCTACTTATGAATTTGCAGGGCTTGATCAAATGCGTTACAAGGCACGCAGGGAGAAAGATATAGAGCTGTGGAATAAATGCTGTGATTCATTTGCCCATAGTAATAATGTCGTTGAAACGCTTGCCAAGCTCAAGGTAATCGTCCCAGTCGAATATGGTGATTGCCGCGGTACGGTTAATTTTACTGATGGTGAATATGATATTACTGTCAAGTATAGAGGATCGTTCTAACTAAAAATAAGAGAGACTACCACCTTGTCACTTCGGGTAGTCTCTCTTATTCTTTTTGGCACATTAAGACTATCCTGTATATAATATATACAGGATAGAATGTAACCAAATAATCATTTACTGATACCCGATGTACCAGGAAAAAGTAGAGATCGGGAGAAATGGAGAATGCTATGAAATTATTTAAAACTGCACTTGAGATGAAAGAGTACATTGATGAGGTAATGACCAGAGTTGATACCATCATCAGGACAATGCGTCCATGCGTTCCAGAGACAGTGTCACCACTGGAATACATTTACATGTCAATTGTTGAAGCATTTGATCCTGACATCCCAGAGCCGCATTTTACAACGGATGATTTTGGGTGGTCCGATTTAGTGCATCATATTGAACTACGTAATGAATGTGACTTATTGGCGATTGCTGTTGTGCTCACCACATTAAAATCCAATGATGTTGAATATTGTGGTTGGGATACCGACCATAATCTTACTTACGACGCAGACGAAGCATTGCGGCTTTGGACACAACTGTATCATGATGCCATCAGACGTGATATTTGCGTTCGTTGCGAAGGTGCCAATGTGGATGAATGGAAATTGATCAATTTAATCGATACCATTGGTGTGCGAGTGCAGATGTATGTACTTCGTCGCAACGAGAGTGGCCAACTCTGTACAACGATTCATTTATTTGATCCATTTAGAGGCATTGCTTGGTATGGTGAGAATTACGAGTGCATGTACAGGGTATTCGACCAGCTCTGTATCTATGCAACTACCACGGATGTATTGATCGCTGATAGCGAGTCTGCTGAAGACTTATACTTACTCTGGAATCAGCGTCGGGGAGACAGAAAAAATACTCATTAAAGAAAAGGGGACTATAATGAAGAGAACTAAAACGATTGCAAAAACAACAGCGTACATGAACGAGGTACTCGTTAGATTAGACGATCTCATAAAATCGCATTGTCACATCCCAGATAGTGTCGCGCCGTTAGAGTATATGTATTTGGCTATGGGTGAATATGTTGACCCATCCGCATCTTACAGACACCATTTGTGTGATGAATTCCCACTTCCGCATCTTATGCACTGTATCATGACCACGATGTTCCCTTGGGACATTGCGGCAATTGCTACGATACTACGTACTATGCGCACTAAAAAGTATAATCCGCATGACCTTAGTTGGAATTTTTCACATAACCACTCATGTAAGTTTGGTAACACACTTACCACGGATTGGGACTTATTTTATCAAAGGATAGCCGATACTATCATGCATGAGACCATTAAGTCAAAACACACCGCAATGTTTAGCGATTTTGTTGACGCAATGTTGGTTCAGATAAGTGTACCATTCCAGGCAGATGATGGTGAGATTAGGAATACTATGTGTGCCATTAATCCATTCACTGGTCGTGTGAAGATAGATACCCCACGTGGGATTATCACTAGAAACGATGGTATATATGAATTACCGGACATCTCCATTCATGGGTCCACATTTTCACAGATAGAATTAACTTCGTCACCGGATGTGTATATACCAACTGCATATGAGGCGACCAATTGGCTAGAGCTCGCAGAACGAGGAATGAATCGGCTTGTAAGAAGAGGGGTCCATGATCCATCTGCAACATTCAAGGCATGGTTTCCTAGTATTGCAACCGGTACCGAATTGGGTCATGTGATTTGTCATGATGGATACAAATTGGGACCCCGTTATTACAATAGGTACTCATACTTAACATTGCTCAGAGATATTGCAATAGAGCCTGATAGCGGGGAATGGGTTGTTGCGGCAATTTACATTCTACGTAATGCTTGCATCGATCGTGGTAAATGTGAATATGGCGTCAACGATGATGAGTTTATTAAAGAATGGGTTAGATGCTGCGATATTGTGAAGAATCACAATAGTATCCTAGAAGCACTTGGTTCATTAGATATTTGGCATAAGGTGTACACCAAGGAGAATGATGAATATAAAATGGTGGGTGAAATTAATCCGACTAGAATGAGATATCGTGTGATTACAGAGCATCGTTTTTAGATAGAAGTAAGAGAGACTACCCGAAGTGACAAGGTGGTAGTCTCTCTTATTCTTTTTTGTAGGCGTATTGATTTTGAGCACTTCTCATACAATCCACCCAGCATCTAAAGCGATGCGGTTTTTGTTAAGGAGTCGACAAAATCGGTCATTTGGGGTAGCGAATCCCATTATGGGAATGTTCAAATTGCACAATCGTATAAATCTAGCCTTTTATTGCGCTATTTATCAAATACGAAAGGGGGAGTCACAATGTCTCATGATGAATTCATTGTGTTCGTGAAGGATGTGATTTATGAAGAATTTGTGAATCCAAAAATCGTCCCATCTATTATCATTGCCCATGCCGCAATTGATAGTCAGTGGGGATCTGCGGAAATAGCAATTCAGGCGAATAATCTTTTTTGTATCCGCCCATCAAATTATTACTATGGTGATACTTATAAATGTAAATGCTATACGGGAGATGGACTGATCTCCCAAGGTACTTTCATCAAGTATGATTCCTGGGAGGAATCAATAATTGATCATATGAAGATGATATTAGCGACAGATGATTATGATCAGTTAGCAATCATGAGTGATCTTGATGAAATGATCAAGTATTACTGTAAGGTAGCATTTGTAGAGTCAGATCGGATGATAAGAAAGATTACCAATATTATCAAGCGTCACAACTTACACGAGCATGATTGTATTCGTGGAAAGCATAACCCATTTGCGTTAGCACAGGTGGGTGATAGTAGTGAGGCTGTGAAATGGCTTCAATACGAATTAGCGATTAGAGGATACTCCGTTATCGGTGCGTTCGTTACAAATTTCTTTGATTATCAGACGATGTATGAGTTAAAACGATATCAGAGAGATCATGGACTGGAACCATCAGGTATCCTTGATTTAAAGACAGTAAAAATGCTCAGCAGTGAAGCTGGGGATATTAAGACAGGAGGAACTGACCATGTATCTTGAACTGGATGGAACTGAAAATGTCATGGAGGCAAAGAAACTCGATGACATTGTGAATGTCCGCTATACAAGAGACAAATTGAACCTTCCGACAGATGACGCAGATAAGTTCCATGGAAGAATGGTATTTTATCTTAATACGTCTTTGGATGGGATCGCAAAGGTCTTAACAAATACGCACCCAAAGATTCGTAATCTTGGGAATGCTTATATTACGTATTATTATGATTTCATTTCAATCCCAACGTGTTTTGAGGCACCAGGAATTAGAAAGACTGGAATTACAAAAGCGGTTGCTAAAAGAGACCGCTCTACCCGTTATACCCTTATGGGTGAAAGAATGAAGAATATCAAAACTCCATTTGCAATGAACCTTGCGCAGAAAAGGAATATGATCTATGATCTGAACCCAATTATTGATGCGATGAGGTCCAACAAGAAACTTGCGAAGATGACTATGCTTCGTAGAGTCAATATGTTTTTTGATTCAATTAAAAGAGCTGTCAATCAGACTGCCGATAAAGGAGATTATAAAGGTCATGTAATCTTTATCGATCTCGATGAGTACAATGCAAAGAAGTCAATTGACCAGTATCACTTCTTAACATACTTGCTTTTCTTACTCAAGAAATCTGAGAAGATCATTGAGCAGTATAAAGCCGATTATGATGTGCTCTTTTATACAAGAAATGGTTACATCCTTTTCAATATGGATACCGATTTAACAAAGTCCAACTATGGTAAGTTGGTTAGACTTGTCAATAAGTTAAAACCGGCAATCGCGGCTACGGATATTGCTGATAATGCTTCAAAGGAAGATATTGCAAAGCAGGTAAATGTAAAGGCTGGATTTACTGGTAACGAAGAAGATGAAGATGAGGATATTGATGATACATACATTGATATCTCGTACAATATGGGTGGGTCTGACAATAACCCAACATTACCGGTTCAGAAGAGTAAAGCGGATAAGCCAGAGGCTCTTCCGATTACACCAGATTCTGATGTTGTAAAGAAAGCAGAGTCCAAGATGGATGCTGATGATGAATCTGATGCTACAGTAGATCAGATCTTGGCAGACGCTGAGTCTGATGCAGAATTAAAGAAAGAGTTAGCAAATGTCATCATTGATTCCAATAAAGGTAAGGGTTCTACTCCTTCCAGTAAGCGTGATGCATTACTTAGAGAACGTCAGAAGAGTGTTATGATTAAAAATAAGACGTTGGAAGAGCTCACAAAGGAAACAGCAGTACCGAAGATTGAAGTCACAAAGGTAAAGAGATCTCCGGTAGTGAATGAGAATATCAAAGAGGTTAAGTTTGCAAATTTCCAGAAGACTTATAATGAAGAAATGATGGAAAGTGACCTTGCAAAAACCTTTGAGATGTTTAATGATAAGACCATTAATATGAATCTCATTAAGGTTGACGTAAAGGATACCTCTGATACGTTAAACCTTAAAGATACTTATACGTTGGTATTTGAAGATGAGTTTCGTAGAAGACATACAATCACGGTTGATATTCCGAAGTTTGTTGATGATAAGCATCTTTATATCAACGGTGGTACAAAGATGATCGAAACCCAGATCACAGCACTTCCGGTCATTAAGACAGATGAAGATACAGTCCGTATCAATACCAACTACAATAAACTTACAATCGTTCGTAAGGGTAACAAAGTCACACCGAATACAGAAAGATTTCGTAAGTTAGTAGAAGGTGATAATGGATGGAAAGTAGAGCGTGGTAACAACGTAGATGCTAACAGAGGAAAACTTACTTGTCTGGAATACGACTGGTTAGCAGAAAGATATAATCGTGTATCGAAAGGAAACATCCATTTTGTATTTAACGTAGATGCGTTAATGAATGAGACGGGAAATAAGTACCAGTCTACATTGGATAAGATTCTTATTGGATACAAGAAGTCTGCTAAAGGAATCGAGCCGATTTTTTACGATAGGAATAACCCGGATAATACGGATATTATTTCCACTATGGTACTTCATGCTCAGCCGGAATATTACGATGAGTTTAAGAAGATGAGTGCCGGTAAGAAGTATATCTATACGACTACTTCTATCATGAGAAAGGAGATCCCGACAGTTGTATTACTTTGCTTCTTTGAGGGATTATCTGGAACGATTAAGAAGTTCAATGATCCAAATGTGAAGTTTGTAGATAAGAAGTCAAACCAGGATAACTATATGTATATCCAGTTAGCCGATGGTTATCTTCAGTACCCGATGTCTGATATGGAAGCTTGTATTCTCTTTAATGGATTAACTTCCTTTACGACAGCAAACTATACGTTATCCGATCTTGATAATCAGCAGACATACATTGACATTCTCATCGAAGTTTGTGGTGACGGATATGTTGCTGGTGCACTTGTAAACTTCTATGATTTCATGATCGACCCGAAGACACTCACGATCTTGAAGTTACTTAGTCTTCCGACAGATATCGTATCGTTAATCATTTATGCAAATAACTTGCTTGCTGATAATCAGTATCAGAATGACCTGAATCTGTGTAACTACAGACTTAGAAATAATGAGATTGTATCTGCAATTCTCTATAAGCAGTTATCAATTGCATACGCAAGATATCGTGCAACGGCTAGAAACAGTAACCCATCCAAGATGTCAGTAGACCAGGGTTGCGTTATTAAGGCACTTCAGGAACTTCCAACTGTGCAGGATTACCCTTACCTTGGACCGATGACGGAACTTAAGATGTCATACCTTGCATCTATGAAGGGATATGCTGGAATGAACAACGATGAGGCTTATAAGATGGATAAGCGTGCTTATGATCCATCTATGATCGGAGTCGTTGGTGTATCTACGGATAATGCAAAGAACTGCGGTAAGGAACGCCATTTGGTACTAGAACCAAAGATTACTAATGCACTTGGTATGATCGATCTGACGGATCCGAAGGATATTGATTCTCTTGATGATACTCAGCTCGAGACAGCACTTGAGATGTTAAACCCAGGTGGATTGATGCATGATGACCCGGTTCGTACTGCAATGGCTACAAAACAGAGAGGTCATGCAATCCCAGTGAAAGAGCAGTCCCCGTTACTTGTAAGTAATGGACTTGATGCAACGGTTCAGTATCGTACGACGAATTATTATTCTTACGTTGCAGACCAGGACGGTGAAGTAACAGACTTTGATACTAGAAAGAAACTCATGACCATCACCTATAAAGATGGTACAAAGAAGTGTATTGATTTGTATCCAAGAATGGCTAAGAACGGTGGTGCAGGTATGTACCTTAAGAGTGAACTTCAGACTACTTTTAAGCAAGGCGATAAGTTCCAGGCTGGTGCTATCTTAGCATTTGATCCATTCTATTATAAGAATAATGATTTCTTTGGTAACAGACTTACCTTTGGTAGTCTTACGAAGACAGCAATTATGTCAAACTCTGCAACCTATGAGGATTCTGATTTCTTCACAAAGAAATTCAGTAAGGCAATGTCCTCTAAGATTACGATGTGTAAGAGAGTTATCATTGGTAAAAACTCTAACATTGAGCATATTGTAAAAGTAGGCGATCATGTTGGGGTTGGTGATGAGTTAATTCGATTTGAGACATCGTATGATGACGCAGAGATGAATAAACTTTTAGCTGGAATTCGTGATGACCTTCATGAAGCGATTGTGTCTCTTGGTAAAACAAGAATCACGACAAAGTACGAGGGTACAATCGAGGATGTTATCTGCTACCCAGCAGTACCATATGAAGAAATGTCCCCATCACTTGCAAAGACATCGAGAGATTGTATCCAGCTAGATGCAAGTCGCATGGCTTACCTTAATAAGGTTGACCCAGGCAATCCAGAATCTCCATATAAAGCTGGTGTTATGATGACAAGACCTACTGGTGTTGTAAAGCCAGATGCATATGGTAAGATTGATGGAGAAGATGTAACGGATGCAGTTATGTTTAAATTCTTTATCACATATCTTGATGAATTATCAGATGGCGATAAGGTTGTTCATATGACAGCGAATAAGGCAACTCTCGGTGATATGATCCCAGAGGGATTTGAACCGTACTCTGAGTTTAGACCTTATGAGGAAATTTCTGTGCTTCAGCCACCGTCTGCGATTTTACAGCGAGGTACTCCTTCCATTGAACCAACGATGCTCTACTATAAAGCTCTTATTGAACTTAAGAGGAAGCAGTATGAGATCCTTACTGGTCATTCTTGGAATGAGAGACAGAGAAAAGAAAACGCTTATATGGACAACAAGCGAGGTTTTGTTGTCGGTGAGAGTACAGAAGCTGATGATGATATCTGGGATGACTGGGAAATCCATAACTATTTAAGCCATGATGATAATGGGAATATCAGGGCAATTGACCTTTATGAAAAAGGGGAGACGATTGCTGATTTTCCAGATGGGCATGGACCAATAACAATTAAAGACAGACTGGTTATTGATAAGAATAATCCGAATGTTATGATTACATCAGAAGGACTTGTTGCATTAGAGACAATTCTTCCTGGCGAGAACTTACGAGTTACTGATTAAATTCGTGGATGGTATCGAAATTAACGGTACCATCCACATTTTTCATTATAGATATATATTATAATAGCGTACGAGGAAAGAGAAGGTGAAAATATGAAAAGACTTATGACATCAATAATCGCAGATGCATTATTCGATGATGATTGTGACAAGCCATTCGAGGCGACTCATGTAAAGAAGAAAGTAAAGAAGGAGGATACGACAAATGAGAAACAACTCGACGACGGGACAGCAGGTGGACATAACATCGACGATTTACAACATTGATGATTTCATGGATAAGCTCGTTGAGACCCAGAGAGCACATGGTCAGGAGCCAACAATTGACCTTGCAGTAAGGAACTTGTATACTGGAAAGAGATATAAGAGATTCCAGAAATTATCACCAGAAGAGCAAGAGGAGTTTGAATTTGCAAGAACTGGATCTATTGTAAATCAGACAGAGGGATTATCCGAGGATGGTGATGACCCAAATGAGGGTATCTATGTATGTGAGTATTGTGCAAAGCTTAAGTGTAAACATGGCATGGATATTCCGAAATATGATCCGACCATTTGTGATGATTGTCATGAATGTGAGGAGTGTCCGGAGTTTAGTGATTATACTTGCTCAGGTTGCAGCTATTCTATCTTCCGGGAAGGTGTTCCGTATGGAGAGACACTCCATTCCGCAGATATATTATCAGATCATGATCGGAGAATCTTTGATTGGGCGAAGAAACGTATGGAAGAGCCAGATCAAAAATTAGATGATGTGCCAAAATATAATGCGGATTACAGCATTATAGATTACTAAGTTTGAAAGTGCGATATTTGTGGTTAATAAATTATTAGACGTATAACACACGAATAATCGCACTATTAATAAAGATTTCCAAGGAGGAATAATTATGAGCAACTTTAGCGAAGCTAAAAAAGCCATTGAGGAGAAGTACAAATCTAAGGATGGCAAGATCCGTAAGACCTGGAACAGACAGGAATTCAATGAGATCGCAACGGCAGTTATCAACGATCCGGATTACACATCAACAGCGTACACTGTAAAGGGTGAGGATCTCGTTGAGACACAGGCCAAAGATGTTGCAGATTTAAGAAAAGTTATGATCGGTTCCGTTGCAAAGGCAACAGGCGCAGATGCTGCTGAGGTAACAAAGCTCGTAGAGAATCATGAGTTCCCGACACTCCCGATTGCTGGAGTTATTGGCGACATCATGTATGAGTACCTTGAGACAGGTAAAGCATTTGCATTCCCGAGAAAGCAGGATCTCCAGGGCTCCATTATCATCGAGTCCAAAGAAGAGACAACAAAGACAAAGAACGTACCGAATGGTTCCGGTACAGCTACTTCTCACTATGCTGCTCATCGCGTTTACAAAGCAAAGAGTAAATGCCCGAGCAACCTTAAGAAGAGAATGGACTAACAAAAGCAGCAGAGGTATGAGACTACGGTTTCATACCTCTTTATTAACAAAGGAGAATATTGAGATATGAAACATACCGTGGTACATAAAGGGATGGTGGGGACACCGAGATTTGCGACAACTTACACTAAGACTTCTAAATATGAGGTTGATCGCCTCTTCAGAACAGTCACAAAATCAGACTGCAATGGCGTGTCTAGTTCAATCAAATTGTCGCAAGATGAAATCACTGGGATTTATAAAAGGTATTTTGAGAAATGGAAAGCCCCAGAGGATATTGGTGATACATTTCGATTTGCCATGGAATATGCAGACAAGCACGATGTATCCGATATGGTAAGTGCAGCAACAACTGGATTTACTATGGTTGGAAAAGAAAGAAATCAGCCAACTGATGAATTTCAGTTAGTTTGGTTTCCATTTGATGTAATGAAGTTCATAATTAATGAACTCATGAGTGTAGTATTATAATTTTGAAAATTTTAGGTAGAGTGATCGAGATGTGGATCACTCTACCATTTATTTTTTGTATTGAATCGACAATACGATACTAAAATTGCACAAAGCCATAATGACTAAAGAAAGGAGATGAGTCATTATGGCAAATATGAAAGACCTTAACCGCTTTGTCAAGAAAGGTCAGGTTAAGGCGAGAAAAGTCCCAGTAAAAGCTGGTTCATGGTTAGCAAATGCTATGAAGTCAGTGGGACTTTCATCCAGAGACATTGTCCAGAATGTAATGCCGAATACCATCGGTGCTGCTGAATCAGCAGTGGAAACCGTAGGCGAGATTGCGGATTCATTACGGGATTTAAAAGGCCAGCGTGGTAAGTTAACGCGGGCGTTTGATACAAACGTCTATACCCAGCTTGCCAAAGAGGGTCTTAAGAATGCACTGGAAGATTTAAAGTCTGGTGATTTCTACAATAAGAAGCGATTTGATGAGTACACCGAGAAAGCCATGAACGATATGGGTGGCGATTTCGACTTCGGTGGAATGGATGATAGCTTCGACGAAGACTTTGACTTCGGTGACGATGATGAAGATTTCGACACTGATATTACATCTGATGATGGTGGAGCCACTGCGACCATTAAGAAATCGAGCAAGGGTAAAAATGAATTAACCCAGATTTCTATGGTCAACAATATTGGCCCGGATAGTCCACTTATTCAGACAATTAATTTTGGTGCACAAGTCACAGCAAAAGCCACTGGGGTTATTGTAGACAGTAATAATTCTAATGCAAAAACAATTGTTACTCTAATGGGTAGCAACAATATGGCATCACTAAAGGCATTGGCGCAGGTCAACGATTCTATCGTGACGATGCACGATGGTCTCAGTGATATCATATCTAAACACAACGCGATTGCAGAGCAGTATTATGCTGACAGTATGGGATCGTTCAATAAGATTATTGATTCCCTCCAGATACTTCAGAATAATACTATGGTTGCAGCATTAGCTAATACACCAAAAGATGTAGAAAATGCACCGAACTTGCTCGATATGTTCAATGGTGCAGTGATCGATAAGAATGCATATTTAGCATTCCTTAAGAAAAATATCACCAGATTTTCTGAGGAAAATATCTTCTTATCGTACCTTAAGAGTGCGTTAGAGCAGACCGATGCCATTGGTTCTATGATGGCTGCACCATTACGATCAATTACAGATAACCTTGCAAAACAGGTGATCCCGTCTATTGTACAGGAATCTATGAAACGATTCGATGATATGCTTGGGTCGTTTGGTGTAGGTATTCTATCGAAGATTGGATCATTCCAGGGTAGTTCTAACCCAATTTTTGATACTATTGGTAAAATCTTTGGTATCAAGAATAAGATGGAGACGTCCGTTGATAAGGCGAAGTATGAGAAAGGTGCCGTTCCATTTGACGGTATTACTCATCGTACAATCAATGATGTCATTCCTACATACTTAAGGCAGATTACGGCAGCTCTTACTGGTAAGGAAGAGTTTGTGTTTGATTATAATAAGGGTCAATACCGAACTCTTCGTGATGTGCAAAAGCAACGTGAAGATGATAATATGTATACTAGAACGGCTCCGTTCAGTGACTATATTACGAACTTCAATGAATCACTAAATAATTCATTTACATTTGCCACGGAAGAAGAGCGTCGTGCTGTTGAGAAAGAATTTGTTCGAACTATTGATAAGCTCATAAATAGAGGTGGTATCTCTACCTATAAGCGAAGTATGCGTAATGGCGAAGTATATGATCCATTACGAGAGGAACTTGATACATCTCCAGCGTTTGCTCAAATATTCCGTAGCTGGTTGAAACAGTTAGAAGCAGCCGGTCAATACTCATACATCACGGATCTTTTTGGAAAGGTACCTCAGCAGACTCGAGTTGATATTTCTAATCAGACGAGAGCTAGAGAAGCAAACCCAATTGCATTCAATGATCAGTATGTTGACAATGGTCTTGATGATTTCAACAATTCCGGAATTATATTTGGTGATAAAGCTAAGGGTACAAGGGATCAATATGCTACCGCAAAAGGTACCATTGACATTGATAAGCACAATCACAAACCAACCTATTACCTTAGAGAGATTTATCGCACAATGCTTCGCGGTGTTGGCACTTACCTGATCAATCCTCCAACCAATAATATATCTGGTGGTTCACCTATTGTAAATCCGATTGGGCCTAGTGCAATCGTTGATGCTCTCGGTAACGCCATTAGTTCTAGTTCAACACGTAACGTGGCTGAGCAGGGTGAGAATAATGATGCGCTTAATCGACTGAGTGACGAAGAAAACCGGACAGACGCCGCGACCAGAGGAAAGTCTACTCCGAATCGTGACTATGAGAAAGATTTGGCGAATGGTAAACTGGATTACGCTGCTGATCGAAATGATGAGCAGACAGAAGGAGCTATGGGTATCGGTGTCAATAAGACACTTGCTGCTCGTGAGCAAAATCGTAAACCATCAATCCTTGAGCGTCTTGGTGCTGGTAATTCGACGTTAGCGAAATGGGCTCGTGGTGCAAACAAGTCAATTGGTGGAGTATCAAGAGTATTACAGACTGGTCTTGATGCTGGATCTCAATTGATGTTTGATGTAATCTTCGGTAACGATGAGGGACAAAAGGGATTTGGTGCAGTTACAACATTCCTGATTACTGGAATGAAGACCCAATTCAGGAAGTTGTTCGATTTCGTTGATACGAAGATATTAAAACCGATTGATTTAGCTTTATTTGGTAAAGGTGGAATTTTTACCAAATTAAAAGAGACTGAATTATTTAAGAGTATTTTTGGTAAGTTAAAGGGTACAAAAGACTTTTTAGCAAACTTTTTATTAGGTAAGAAAATAACCGGTCCTGACGGCACCGTTGGTAGATCCGGTGGTCTGTTAAGTGGTATATTCAATGAATTGAATAATACTGGAAAGGCAATCAAGAATGCAATCTTTGGTAAAACCGATGAAGATGGAAATCGTTTACCGGCAGACAAAGATGATTCCGTAGTTGGTGCATTTAGACGACTTGGTAATGGCATTGCGAAATCTGCATCTGATATTCTCGGACTAGATAAGTCTGGTAAGAAGGGTCCAGAAACACTTGGTGACCTTGTAAAGACTGGTGTAGACTCAGTATGGGCAAACACTAAGAATCGATTTACTGAATGGACAAACCGTCTACTTGGCGATCCGAGTAAGGGCGATAAGATTCAGAATGCCAGAGACTTCGTGGATAGTTTTAGAAACGACATGAAGGGCAAAGGTGGGAAAGTAGGAGCTGGTGCTGTAGTCGGTGCAGTGAGTGCACCCATCATTAGTTCATCCATTGGTGCTCTAGGGTCTGTTTTCTTACCAGGAGGTCCGATTGGTGGTGCGATTCTTGGAGCAGGAATATCATTTGTCAATCAGTCTGATACCTTAAAGAATTTCTTATTTGGTGAAGAAGACGATAATGGCAATCGTACTGGTGGACTTATTTCAAAGGACATCATTAATTTCTTCAAAGAGCATGGTAAGGGTATAAAGATCGGTGCTGCTGTTGGTGGGCTTAGTGGTCTTGGATTACTCCCATGGTTATGGGTACCTGGTGGTCCAATAGGCGGTGCAGTACTTGGCGCTGGTATTTCCATGGCTAAGAAATCCGGTGCATTTGATAAGTTCCTGTATGGCGATAATGGCGATGAAGATAACCCAACTGGTGGTATCTTAAAGAAATTTAAAGATATCTTCGGTAAGGATAAGACTCTTAAGCAAGTAGGTTTAGATGCTGCGACCGGTGCTGGTATTGGTCTTGTCGGATCGTTCTTCTTACCAGGAGGTCCGATCCTCGGAGCATTATTGGGATCAGCGGCATCAATTGCTATCAATACAAATAAATTCAAAGACCTCATGTTTGGTAAAGAAGAGGTTGATGAGAATGGTAATAAGACAGGTAAGCGCTCTGGAGGTCTATTCGGAAAGTTTACCGGCTTAATGAAAGACAAAGTCTTTACACCATTTGCAAAGACTGCGGCAAAGGCACAGGCTGATTTCCTTTACTTCATGGAAACAAAAGTTGCTTTACCGTTACAGGCGGCAGTTGCTCCTATCACGAATAAGTTCCGTGAATTTGGAGAATCATTCATGGATGGATTCAAGAATATGTTTTCAAGTATTCAGAAGAAGTTCCATGATACTGTAACGAAACCAATCGGTGATGCAATTGATAAATGGTTACTTAAGCCAATCAAGAATATTGCAAGTAATATCTTTAAGGCATTTACGTCACTACTCGGAGCTATTATATCTGCACCATTTGCTGCAATTGGCGGTGTTGGTGGAAATATTTATAGAAAAGATAAACGGCGTGGTGCAAATGCGGCATCCACTAAAGAAATTAAGAATGGCGCACTTGGGGCATTTGCTGCATTTAAAGAGAAGGGCTTTAAGGGTGGATTTGGTGATGCCATGTCATCTATGTGGACTGGTATCAAGAATGCAAGTAGTAAGTCTGTCCGAGAAGCAGGGGCATTTTCTGATGCTGGTGTAGGGCGTTATGCTACAATGGAGCACAACTATGATACCATCATACAGGAAGGTCTTGCCAAAGCAAAAGCGGCTCGCGATAAGAGATACGCTGATATTGAAGAAAAGTTTAAGGGTGCTGGTATTAACCTTGGTGGTAAATCCAAACGTAAGAACACGGAGGAGACTACTGATACAACGACAGCTCCTGAGAATACAAATAATGAATCACCAAAGCCCGCAGAAGATAAACCAGTAGCAGATACGGTATTCAACTTTAAGCAATCTTTTGAAGATTTTAGTAATAAGCTCACTTCGATGGTCGCTGATATCAGAGATAAGATTGCTGGTGCGGTACCAGCTAAATCTGGTAAAGGTAATAATGCTACTGCAAGTGATTCTGGCGCTACTGTAAATGGTGGAGATAGAGTCACTACTACATCAGACGACAAATCATCGACTGGTAAAGGGAAGCGTGGTAAGAAATTCAAGAGATCTGCAACGGTAAATGGTGGATCTGGTACAAATGCATCCAACTCCAATACTAGTGGTGATACAACTACTGCATCTGGTGGTACATCTGAATCAGACAACAAGTCATCTAGCCCTAAAGCTACTGTCAATAATAAGAAGTCTGGTAAAAGAAGAAGGACCGGGGATATTGCATCCAATGTTAGAGATATCGCAGACTCTGTCCATGGTCAGTTGAATGGAGTGGGTCTTAATATCAATAAGATCTATAAGGTACTTCTTAAACTTACTGGTACTAGTGACGATGATATTACTGGTGATAACAACAAGCAGTACGTTGGCTTTTTCGGAAAGATTCGGACGATGCTGAATCGACCAGTACAGGCTGTTATGGGTATTGTAACTGCTCCATTTAAAGCCATTGGTAACGTATTAAATGGAATCAAGGATACTATTTCGAATATTTGGACCGGCTTTAAAGACGGTGCGAAAGCATTGGCTAAGGGTGTCTTCCAGATAGGTGTATCGTTACTCGAAATCCCAGTAAACATCACTCGGATCGGTGTTGGTTTGGTCAAAGCATTTGGTCCTGCTGTTGGTGAAGTTTTAGTCCAGGGTGTTAAGATTCTTGGTACTGGCCTTAGTGGTGCAGCTAAGATTTTATTCGATGGAATTGGTACGATCACAGGTGTGATCCGTGGTGCAGCCGAAGGATTTGGCGAAGCTATCGGTGGTGTAATTTCAGCAGTTGTTACCCTTGGCAAGGGACTTGGTATTGTCACAAAGGATATCGCTAGTGGGCTTTGGACTGTAATGAAAGATGTCGCTAGTGGCGCTTGGGGTATTGGTAAAACCATCGTTGGTGGTGCACTTAGGGGTGGACTTAGTATTGTTGGTGGAATCCTTTCCAGCAAATTCAATATAAATGGCGCTGCTCCTGGACTTGCACGACCTGTATACGTGGTTGGTGGTACTCTTGACAAGATTAAAGAAGTTGGTGGGGGTACCAACGGCGGTACTGTTCGCGTTGAGGGTGGTTGGCTTGATTATGTAACCGAGAACCGTGCAGTATCCTATTCAAAATCAGCGGAGAAATCTAATGATAAGATTCATGACACGCTGAAGGCTATTCTGGAAACACTCAAAGGTGGTAAGGGTACGTCCGATGTTGTCGAGAATGTATCCGACGATGTTGCTAGTGTAGTTAATTCGGCTCCTAGAATCGGTCGTAACTCATTTAGAATGAATCTTAATACATTCGGTGCTAGAAGCACAGGCTCCTCTGGAGTATCTGGTGATTTCCAGTATCCGATGGTTGTCAATAGTGGATCTGCTATTGCTGTACGTAGAAGGTTTGCAGAAGAAGATGCTGCTCGAGATCAGCAGGAGTCGATCTTTGAGGTAATCAATGCACTTCGCACCCAGAATACGGAGAATAAGAAGCATTATACTGAATGGAATAAGATTTTTAGTCTTAAGAATGGTATCTTGACATTTGGCGCAATTGCGTTGTTTAACTGGCTTACCAAAGGTAAACTTGCCGATATACTATACAATATTTCATCCAATGTGATAAAACTTCTTCCGAGTGTTCTTAAGGGATTATTCGATGCACTTGGAAACGCTATTGCTGGTATTGGTGATAGGAATCGTAATAAAGAGCTTGTCATTGATCCTGAGACTGGATTACCAGTTACTGATGAAAATGGTAACGCTAAAACGGTAAAGAGATCTGGTATTGTATCTGCACTCTTACCAACTGAGACTCAGATTGACACAAAAACTGGTGAAGCTAAGACTGGACTGAAGTGGCGTTCTACATCAGGTACGATAGCTGCGGCAGTTGGTGGTAAACTTCTCAAGAAGAATATAGTCGGAGGGACTAAGATTGCAGCAACGCTGTTTGGCGATTCTGCTGTAAACGCAGCGATTGGTAACGCAATTGGTAGCACTGTAAAAAATACTGTACTTGGTGCAGCCGCTATTCCTAAAACATTGGGTGCATTGGCACAGCCGTATGCATCTGCCATTGGTAGAATACCGCTGGTTCGTAACACAGTCAGCCCGTTAGTAACAAGTTTCATCAGTATTGCGACAAAGACAGCAACGTTCATTAAGGATAAGGTACTCGCATTTATTCTCCAGCATGGAGGAAAGGCAGGATCTAAGTTATTGTCATTACTGGACAATATCGCAAATATTGGAACAAAACTCACCAGTAATAGTTCGATCTTAGATGCCTTCAAATCGAAGATTACCCAGTGTATGGGTAAATTATCTGGGCGTGGATCTGCCGCACTTATTACAGGCGGACTTACGGAATTAGCACTTGGTGCATTTGGTGCAATCAATGCAAATCCAGCTCAGGTGTTTGGTGTAAATGCAAAGGACCTTGATCTCAAGATGCAGCTTATTGCGAGATTCCTTAGAGGACTTGCAACTACAACAATCGGATCAGTAGTGGACTTAATATGCCAGATCGGTAATGCAATTTTCAAAACTGATGTCGTGCAGAATGTTGCAGTTGGTATCTATAATGCCATTTCTAACGATGCTGATTCTGAGAAATTATCGAAAGCAAGGAAAGCATTTGATGATGAGTGGAAGAAGTATCAGGATGACCAGTATACCGCATACTTAAAGAAATGCGAGAAGACCGGAACTACGCCTATGAGTGAAGAGGATTTCAAAGCTCAGGTTGCAATTACAAAGCAGTCATATAATGAGCAGCAAAACAAAACCCTCTTTGGTGCAGCGGTGAGTCGTGTTAGTAACGGATTCCGTAGTATCAAGAATTTCTTTAGTGGTAATAAGACAGGAGCTTCTCAGAACGGCATTGATGCATATAACCAGACGCTTAATAAGTCAGGTAATGGTAATGATGAAAATAATGCGGCTGGTGATGAAGGTGCTACCGTTGTTACCGACAAAGACAGACTTAACAACTTCCCATTCTTGCTCCAGAATGATTCCAGATGGGGAGCTCAGCAGTACACATCAACTGGTGATTCAAGTCAGACGATTGGTTCATCCGGTTGTGGTACAACGAGTATGGCAATGATCCTTAGATCATTTGGCAATAGCGTAACGCCAGTTGATACGTCATCATACTCCGTGCAGAACGGATACCGTACAGCAAATTCTGGTACTGGATGGGGATTCTTCAGCAGTATTGGTAACAAGTACGGACTTACAACCGAGGATCTTGGAAAGGATACAAATGCAGTAGCCGCTTCGTTGGCGGCAGGCAAACCTGTTATCGCTTCCATGGGTAAAGGTGTATTTACAAAATCCGGACATTATATCGTATTATCGGGTACAGATGCTAATGGTAATATTTTGGTAAATGACCCGGCAAGTACAGAAAGAAGCCAGAGATCTTGGCCGTTATCTGTATTTGCAAACCAGGGAAAGAACTTCTGGGCATTCTCAAAGGATGGTAGTGGTTCAATTGGCAATACAGCTCCAGTTGATGCGATTCTTTCTACATCAAATGGAACTTATAATTCCAATGTTGATTCCGCTAACATGCAAGGAGAGGATGCAACATCTGGAGGTTCTACCAAGAAGAGTTTCACCCAGTTGCTATCAGAGTTTGCAGGTGCAATATTTAAACCGATTGGTGATGCACTTGGTATCACATTTGGTAGCGATTCTTCTAGCAGCGACGGTGTTAACTTTAATGGTGCTACAAGCACAACAGACGCAAATGGTAACACTATTAACTACACAGTTGATGGTGATTACGTTGGTAAATATGTAAAACAGTTTGAATCTGGTTCCAAGGGATCTGCAATGATCTCCAGTGGAAAGGGTGACTACGGCGGAGTATCGTTTGGTAGCTACCAGTTCCCAACATATGGTCAGGCTCAGGCTTCGAGCGGTTCAAACCTTGCGAAGTTCTGGAACCAGTACTATGGAAGCCAGTACTCATCTACGCCGGGTAACAATGATGCATTCAAGAAGGATTGGACGACGGCTGTTGAAAAGGATCCGGCTGGATTCTTCAATAACGAGCATAAGTTCGTAGCTGATCTCTATTACAATCCATTTGTATCAAAGTTAAAGAGTGCAGGTGTCGGTGACCCTGGTAACAATAGCCGTGGTGCACAGGACGCAGCATGGTCTACGGCAGTTCAGCTTGGTGCTGGTAAATCTGCTGTTAATAAGTTCGTAGATGCCGGAGTTAATGAATCAACTGATCCAGAGACTTATTTAAAGAAGCTCTACGAGCAGAAGATCTCAACGGTTCCGCAGACGTTTAAGAGCTCTTCAAAGAGCGTACAGCAGTCTGTTGCGGATCGCTATAAGAATGAATTGAATATATTATTACCTCTTACCAAGGAGAAGGGTATTAACCCGAATGTCGTTGGTAAAGGTGAGACCGAAGTAAATGGTAAGGAAGTAACACCTGGTGCAACAGCTATCCCGACAAAGGATACTATTAGTGGACAGAGCTTTACTGATAACGTGTCAACGTATAGTTCTGAACCAAATGCTAGTGGTCCTAGATCTATTGTAAACTACGGTTCCGTTCGGTATCCGAGTTACAAGGAGACAAATGCTGCTGGATTATCTGGTTCTAGTGGAACGTCTACTGATTTAATGAATCAGGTGGTTACATTGCTTACGACCATTGCAAATGAGATTACAAATATCTCTGAAACTGTCGAGGGTATTAATAAGAAGCCGAGTGCGATTGGATATATTGATAACTCCGTTACCAACAATAACAACGTGCAGCCAGCTACGAAATCTACTCCGACAAAGACTTATACAGATTCTGCTAAAAGTGGGCGGGATCGTTCCGGATACTCTATTGCAAAACAAATTGCGAAGGGTACATTTGCATTAGCATAAATTAGACAAAGTGATAAGGTGGGCTTAACTGCTTACCTTATCACTTTTCAGAAAGGAGATTCATATGGCTAAGAAAGTTAAATATCACGCGAGAGCGGTTAGTACATATACATCACTGCATTCATCTGTGAATAATGCGCATACAGACTACGTTGATAGGAAGGTTGATGCATCGACTCGTATGTTTGGGATGCCACATCAGATGCTTGAATCATGCGATGCTAGACTTAGAACTGGATCCGACCTTGGGCGAATGTATGCAGAGACGTTTGTAGCGGAAGCGCCTACGATTTGTATAAAGCCGGGTATTGTTCGATTTTTACCTGGTATGAGTGGTAGTGAAAAAAATACATGGATCAACGCAATGCTTCATGGTTTATCTAATACAGATAGTGGGTCCAGTGCAATTCAGCAGCTATTGTCACAGGGCAGCGATCCAATTCAGTATTATGACCATAAAGGTAAGTTTGGTGCATACATGAAGGCAGTTAATATGCTTTGCCAAGAGATGTCAATATTACTTGGAGTCGGTGATGTTAAGGTGCCTTGGTGTAATAGTAATGTCAAGTTTAAGAGTTATAGATGGCAGAATTATAGACTTGGTAAAATTACTGGATATAACGATGAAACTGACGAGGATGAGGAAGATTCGGGATTCGCACAGTTACTCATGGATATGGCAGGAGAGACTGCTGAGCAGATTGAAAAGGACGACCAATATATCCGATTCTACGTCGATGCCAGTGCATCATTCAGTGAATCCCTATCAAACTCAACGGGACAGTCGATGCTTGAATCGTTTACATCGACGCTTGAGGGATATGCAAAAGAGGCATCTATGATTTTTGGTACGGCTGGTCTTAGCTCAGATTATCAGGATATTACCAATAAAATGGCTTCATCTATCGATAACTTTGTTACGAGTAATGCGGACCAGAGCACAGGGCTTGCTACAATATTAAAGCGGCTTGGATCTGGTGCACAGCAGATTATTCAGGGTGGTAATTTCCAGATTCCAGAAATCTATAACGATTCTGACTATAGTAAGTCATACAGTTTTTCAATGACGTTATCCACGCCATATGGAAGTAAGCTTGCTTGGTATATTAATATTGGCGTACCGTTATGCTTCCTGCTTGGACTTGCTTGCCCATTACAATTGTCCGCAAATACCTATAAGTCGCCATTCTTACTTAAGGCATTTTCCCAGGGTTGGTTTAACTGTAGCCTGGGAATTGTTGATAGCCTTAGCATCGATAAGGGCGGTGACCAGTCGTGGTCTATATATGGACTCCCAAATGAAATCAAAGTTTCATTATCAATCAAAGATTTGTATTCAGCGTTGACAGTTCCAGCAACCACGGCTGATTTTCTTCAAAACTCTGGAATGCTCGAATTCTTAATGGCTACGTGTGGTCTTGATATCACAAACCAGAATATTTCAAACAAATATAAAGTTTGGTTAAACTTGTTTAAGAACTCGTTATCAAACTATGTATCGTCCACGGGCTACGATATTATTGCGGGATTCCGTGAGGCGATATCTGAGAAATTTTTAATATTTAAGTAGGTGAAATGATGGGGAACCAGATGACTCAAAAGGCGATGAAGGAATATCATGAAAAGTTTAGTGAGATTCCGAAAGATTATAAGGACAGGCTTGTGTGGTTAGTTAAGAGTGGTACGATTAAAAAGAAGCACCTTGATTCGCTTCTTACTAAAGTTGAAGAGTTGGAATCTACTGCATGGGAAACGATTACATATATTTTTTATATGGAACCAATGCCATCGCAGAGACCGAGACTCAATTCCAATACTTTTACGTTTTATGTACCAGGTGCAGCTCCACATAAGCAAATGTTTGACCGATTTAAAGCAGCTCATTCGGAAGTGGAAAATGTTATTTCAACACCATGTATGCTCGATTGTAAAGTGTATACAAAGACACCGTCTACTATGACACCAGAAGAGAAGTTGGCGGCTGAATTAGAATTGATACATAATCTCAATTCTCCGGACTGGGATAATATTGGGAAATTGTATTGTGATATGATTCAGGAGACGTTAATCTCAAATGATAGTATTGTATGTAGAGGGGAAGTTGAGAAGTTTTATTCTTGTCTTCCTCGGGTGGAAGTACATGTGCACTACATGACGAAGTATGATTGTAAATACAATAAGCGTACTGTTGAGAAGAGAAAATCGTTTTACGAAAATCCGTTAACTGCCAAAGATATAGATTACGTGATATAATAAAGGGATAAGTGGGCAATTGCCCACTTATCCTCTTCTGTACTGTCTGATATCATATGTTGCATACATCGGACACAATGGTGACTGTGTTGGCATCCATTTACCACCAACATAGATTGGTTTTATGTAATATGTCCGACCTGCACCGATGGGCCCTTTGTAATAAATTGCCCAAACACCATAAATTTCCTGATCGGTTGCTATTGTAATAAATGATATATCCGTACCATCATCTGAGATGTGTACCCTACCAATATTCGCGTGCTTAAGTGCACTTGCGGTAACCGGATCGGAATCCATAATGTTGCCGATTGTGCCGGCAACGCCTTCTTTACAAAACTCTATTTCGTCCGATGTTAAATCTTCAGATTTCCATCCGTCGGGTGCATGGAATATCGGTTCACCGTATTTATTGCCGAGCAAGAATTTTACATCTTCAGCGATTGCGGCAGGACCTTTTTTATTAGTTTTCCGCTTGAAAAAATTTTTAATAAGACCATTAAATGTCTTACCGCTTGCGAACACTTTATCGACTGCATCCTTGAATGTTCCTTCGATCACGACAGTGGAATTGTATGCTGAGTTATCTATCAAATCCTGTAACATGATACCATCTCCTTCATTAATAGTATATCCCATACCAACTTACGCTGATATGGGATACGTGTTAATTATTTGCAGACATTACTTTTGCATCATTGTTGCGCTTATACTTCTGAGTATTGATTCTAGTAGTTTTTGCACCACCATTCGAATCATCAACAGACATAACCTTAGTTGAGCCATCCTGTGTAACCTCTTCCAGACAAGCTTTCTTTAATGCAGTGCCATCTGCGTATGAGAGTGATACAATGCCCATAGTATTAAGTGTTTCTAATACAGTATATCGTGTGATTGCTTCGATCATCATAGCATCACCGATCTGATTCGGAGACATCTGTACGTTCTCAAGAACAGCATCTCTTTCTACGGAAACACGAGCCGCTAACATCATGGATTCGAAAATGGAATTACCGGTACTTGTGTTAAGTTCACGGGCTTTTTTCTCCAACACACGCTGTTCCAGTGTAATTTTCCAATCTGGTTTTCCGTACACGATACCAGACTCGATCATGTAACGTTCGCGCAAGGATTTATTTACCGTCGGGATGAAATTGATCGAGATAAACGCCTGCTTCAGATACTTCATATTAACAGAGGTGCCGGAGTATGCTGTGGATGCGTTAGATGCGTATACTCTACCGGAGTCTACACCCATGCTGTCATGTTCGGATTTATACCCATCTGCAATCTGAAGCTCTGCGTATCCACCACCTCTGACTGGTTTGATCATGAATACACCAACGGATAAGAGTTTACCAGTACCGCGTTTGAACCCGCAAGATTTTGCAATCTTCATTGCATCATCCGGTGTAAGATCAAGTGTACGGTTGAATTTTCTCTTACCAGTAGCCTTAACTGCCTTAAAATTGGTGATGTCAACTCTACCTGCTTTTGTAATATGAAGCGTTGCATCATGAGCGTTGTTGCCATGGGACTTCTTCATGATCGTAGTGAAGAGATTTGTCACTTCTTTGTAATATTCATCCGGGACATAAGTGTTGAATACACCCTCGGTTACATCTTCAGTGTCATCGTCAGATGAATCTTTGTCCTTTTTCTTAGATTCAGATTTAGAATCGTCACTGGTGGAACTGTCATCTTCGGAGTCAGATTCCGACTTATCGTCATCACCTTTATCTTCCCTAGATTTCTTATCATCTTTATCATCAGACGGCTCATCATCGGAATCGTCATCTTTCTTTTTCTTAGAATCAGATTCATCGTCTGTATCGGAGTCGTCCTTTTTCTTGGACTTGGAGTCAGACTCATCTTCAGAAGTACCATCATCTGTATCAGGGTCATCATCGTCATCCTTCTTGGCGTCGTCAATTTCTTTCATCGTATCAGCCTTTGTCCTTGCTGCCTTCTTTTCATCCTGGACAACGGTAAGGACTTTTGCCTTTACTTTATCGGCAATTTCATCGGTACTAAGATCAGCCAAGGATTTATCGAACTCATCTTCCTCATCCTGATTGATGTTGAACGGGATTCGATCCGGCTGAGATCCTACGTCTGCACCAGCTTCTTCTGTGATTCGTTTCGCTGCTTTCTTGGCTGTCTCTGTAACGATTGTATCCATCGCCTCAAGTAAACGAGTCGGATTCTTTGTGAATGCACCTGGGATTGTTTTCTTTAAGAATCCCATAGTAGACTCAAAGGTCTCGTACATCGGCTGGATAATCTGCTGCTTTACAGAGTCATCTACCCAGTTTGCTTCATATACCGTTTCAAAAAGAATTTTATTCCAGAGAACCTGACGACCCTCCTGGAATAATCTACTTTCTAACGCCATCATATCATGTCTACGATTTGCAGCGAATGTAGTTTCCTGTAACTTCTCAAGTCTCTGCTCTTTCGCCACATCTTTCTCATGATCGCTGTCAATCTTAGCGAGCTCATCTTCGGTTTTCTTTTTATTCTCAGCATCAGTTGCTGCTTCCATTAAGGATGTGCGAGCTGATGCACGATTTGCCTTCTGTGCAGCTAACGCCCGTACACGTTCTTCGACGCTAAGCTGACGAGAAGTATTGAAAATTCCGTTACTCATGCTACGATCTCCTTTCTATCGTTTTAAAGCACTGTTATTTTTACGTCATCCGTGGACATTGTTAAATACTCTGGTACTGTAGTTGGATCAGAGTTCTCATCAATCTTACGGAGTGTCTGAATGGTTTGTACGGAAGTATCATATCCATTAATAGATACGAACTCAATGTACTTAATCTGGGAATCGAACTGCGTATGAAGTTCATGTACTAAGATAGATACATGAATCTCGTTAAGTCCGGATTCCGTATATGGGTCGTTGATTTTCTCAACGTAACTCTTGATGTACGCCTTGATCTGAGTCATGTAGTCATCCGGAGCAATACCTTCGTTAAATGCAATACGAAGTTCAATCGAAGAGTTTACATGATTAATCAAGGTCTTATTATCTGGTAAATAGAATAACTTCGATTTACCGTACGTATTGTAGAACTTAATACAAACCGTGAAGTTCTCAGTAATTTGAAGGATCATATCCTGAATATATTCATGCTGAGCCTTTACCTTCGTAAAGATATCTTTTGCATGGCTAGAGTCCTGCATAAAATTGTATGCGACAACCGGGAGCTGTTTGATAAGGAAGCTATATCCATCATCACTATCAAGATCTTCTTCAAATACGACATGTGACCGCATCAGCGATAATGGATATCCGAAATAGAATCCATTCTCTTCCGGTACATATGTATTACAGAGAGTGCATCCCTGAACTGCCTTAATATCAGAAAATGAGTTCGTTGTATTGACGTCATCGTACTGATAGAAAACAGCTACCTGCATATCCTGATTCTGAAGATCGAGTAAATGATTCTCAGTCGACCCATCTTCTCGCTTTAAGAGATTTGCAATACTAATACGTTCGTTGTCGATCATGTCTGTTGTCTCAAGAGTTGTCTGGAAGTCATATACAAGATTATTCTCATCCACATTAACTAACTCCATCTCTACATAGTGACCAGTGCTCGTATTAAACACGAGAAGCACCTTGATCTTGGTCTTATCTGCAACTAAAGGCGTAACGATACCGTTAATCTCTTGGCTATCGATGCCGTCCGTTCTAGTAATACTGAGTGTTACGATATACTTATCACTACCACTAACGGCATTTCGTTCAATATGGAAGTTACCCGCCATAAAGTTAAATGTCGAGTCCGGATTCATATATTCAAATTCAAGTGTGACATCTGTATCCACGGAGTTCATATAGAATCTCACATTATTTGCCTTGAGTGAAATGATCCCGAGAGCAATATTCATGTATTCGATATCTGTGGATTCGCCAGGGGTTGCTACCCGAAGACCCGTTCCGTTGGAATCGTATACTAACTTTCTACCAGGCTTTAATACAAACTGTCTGAGGTTATCATGCCTTGCATCGACCTCAGAAGTTTTGAGCCTAAGATCCAGAGTATTAGTTGGATAGATATCCGTACCATCGCCCATCATAATGAAACAACCATAGATACGACCAGCATAATCATCACGCTGCTTTACGAATACAGCCTTGGTGTTATTTGTAAGACCGTAGTTCAAGAACCTCAAGTTCAGATCTGTATCCGTTGTGTAGCTCTTGATGGTGATCATGTTTTCTCTGGTCATAGCCTGCACTTCATCAATGGTTTTCTGATCAGAACCACCATCGGAGATACTCTGAATGAACCCTTCCATATAGAGGTTTCTATTGTAAGAGATATCCTCATTCTCCGTCTCTGGTGCAGGAGAACAGGTAATCTCCCTAGGATTACTATCGAAGTTACCACTCTTACCAAGAGTCTCGTACATATGAATGGTTAATGTCGAATTGTAATCTGGTACAAAATATCGGTCATCATTGGCAAATGAAAACCGAATGGTGTTATCATCAATCATCTTATAATAGACGAATGGTGTGGTGACAGCCGGATCTGTATCCGCTTTCTTTTCAAGCTGCACTAGTTTACTACTACCTGCCGCCTGATAAAAGATCTCGAAATTACAAAGCTGATTGTCAAAGGTTTTATCAATATACGGAATATTGAGCTTATTATTCGTGATAATATTCTCAGTAGTTTTCTTCCGTTCATACTGATAAACCGTTACTTTTAGAAAGATCCAAGAATCCTTCAGATACTTCATTCGCATCAGCTTGATGTATGGTGTTGCAATTTTAGCCGCACCATTATTGAACGATACGTCATATGCTGCGACATGAGTATACTCATTCTTGTATTTCGTTGTACGAATGATAATGTCATACGGGATACTGTAAATAATCCCGTCTTCATCTACGTAAATTTTTAAATCGGAGTCGATCTTAAACTCATAGTGAGAACCAACCAACTTCATGTTATCAATAATATCGGATTCCTTTACCCCAAGGAAGATTGTCATCCTAGATGGAGTTGCAAAAATATCCTGAACGTCATAAGATGCAGCATGTGCATAAATGAATTCCGGGATACTAGCGAGCGGAACCAATGATTCTTCAAGATACCGACCCATGACTTCAAACTGGTCTTCAATGGAAGAACTTACGGTATCCGTAATCATTCCAAGAAGACCAATCCTATGAAGACTCGTCTCACTGGTATCAAAGTACTTAGGGGCGATTTCACTCAACATGAAATCTTCAATATTGTAAATTGTAGAGTAGTCTTTATTCGAGGCCAAAGTTTATGAACCTCCTCTCTTTGAATCAAGGACTGCCTTGAGTTCAGAATGTGTTTGTTTGTCGTTAAGGTTTTTATTCGTAGTATTAGATACTGCCGCATCAATCAATGTATCATTTGGAGCTTCTCTAAATCTTAAAACGAAACGCATTGCTTGATGATCTCCACCCTCATCTACATAAATAGTTTGAATGAATGGTGGACCACTCCATGTTGCGCCATAATGACCGAGACTATCATCGTGTTCCACGGCATACTTCTTATTGGCATCACCAGTCACTTTGCAAGCCTCATTAAATTCACCAATGGTATCAGGTGACATGGTTTCCTTTGTAATGTATGCATATGTGATATTCATCTCAGGAAACTGAACAAGTGATCCAGAATCGTATGAGAAAATTGATTCATTGACATTTGTTGGGAAGCAACCAAAGTATTTTGACCAGAACCGAATAATTCCGTCTTTATCGGTCAAAAAATAATAAATTGCTACCGCATAGTCGAGAATCTTGTTGCACATGTATTCTTCTTTTGGATCAAGTCTCCCTGTATATACAGCGCTCTCATATCCGCACCAAATCTGATGTAATGCCGTGAGAGCCATGTTATACGTTTCTGGAAACTTAATTGATAGCGTCCCGGCTGTAAGAGAACGTACTCCATTCTTCGAATACTGGGCCTTGTATCCGGTAAAAGTTTCACCCATATCCGATGTATCCAATGTGAAATCTTGCATATCAAGAGACCCAATTCTATTACATAAGAGTGGTATGAAGTCGTGCTCCGATGTATATGCCTGGGTCAAACTTTTTGCAGTTAAATCATTTGCCTCAATTAGATATTGTAATTGAGGATTTGAATATATCTGCCTAAGCAAGGTGCCATCATCATTAAACAGGTTAAGATCTGGACGAGTTACGAATACATATGGGATTAGAGGTCCTCTTTCGTAATCTGGATAAGCAATACGGAATCGGTTAAACTGCTTATGCATTAACCGATTCAATTGTCTCTGATTATACAAAGATGGAATATTCAAGTTTTTACGAATCACATCAACACTGTCATCTAAATCCATGGCTGAAATAGTATAGTCATAGATTGGCGGTGTGTTAGTTTCATCGACAAGCTTACCATTATCGTTATTTTGAACAATCGTTGGATAGCCATTCTGATTTTGCTCTGTGAGAGTAAATGATCGATCGTAATCCCATGTTTGTTTCGTATAAGAGTTACCTCTAATATCCTTTAAGTCTTTTGCTGAATACACTGAGCGCTTTGGTAGTTTTGCAACTCTTACCGGTTTAAGGGTTGAGTATGCAACAACGGTTCCGAGTGCTGATTGTGAGGAAGTATCTACGGTTGCGGAGAACTGAGAAGTTACAGCAGATGGTGTAGTTGAACCATCATTGGATAGTAACGAGATTTCTGAGTTACCGCGATATTGATATACGATTTTCAAAAGATTCTTTCCATTCAATCGAAATGGAATCCACTCAGAAGATCCTTCGATCTTAAACCATAAATTTCCTTCCATGTCAACAGATTGGTCGTCGACAATAAAAGAATTGCCAGGTGTATATTCACCGACCGTCTTGGCTAAAGATGAAGGTGACTGATGAGATTCAAATGATTCTATGTGTGGAAGAATCTGAACTCTATATCTCATAAATGATTATCTCACCTCTTTCCTACAATTAAGTCATTGTTCCAGGAGTGTATTTTAACGCACTCTACAGATATATATTATAAAGTTGCAATCTGGGTAAACTGGATTGCTAAGAAAGGAGTAATACCAATGAGTAAAAGAAATAATGGACTTACAGTATACGCATCAGCGGGAGCTAGTGCGTGTGGAGAAGACTCATATGGAGATGATGGTGCAGATGTTTGTGTTGAGATTCGCATGAAAGACTGTAGTGGATGCTATGTAGCACAGCCAGTCATTAATGTAACAAAGCATGTGACAATCAATAACACAACTCACACCAATGTCCATAATGAGGTTAGAGAAGCGAAAGAAACTCACAATCCATCACTGAGTGATGTTGGAAGTTTCGCAAGTACACTTATCGGTCTTCTTGGGTCTTTGTAATTCTTTTAGCTAGATTGGGATGCGTTGACTATAAACCAAGGTTTGGTTTTAGTCGATAATATGGGAGCCACCCTCGCTTTCTTATTTTTTGTTAAAACAGAAGTTTAAAATACGTATAGAAAAGAGGTGAGAAGAGAAATGGGTGAATTTCGTGATTTGCTCGATGCAGTAAAAGATCTTCATGGTGAAGTTAAGCGTGGAGTTTCCGCTGTAGGAATTGTAAAGAGACCGAAGTCTATTGCCGCAAGTGCAACAGATGGCATCTGCTATTTTCCGGTTGTTGTGGATGACTCAATTCCGCTTGAGGACGCTTTGATCATTGCACGAGCATTGGAACGTAAGTATGCTACATTTGTACTTACAACTCTCACAATGAATCCATATATGCAGATCGAGAACGGTGAAATCAGTGCTGCTGATTATGTAAAGAAGTTCCATCAGAATATGCGTATAAAGCCGACTTCTAAGGTTGGACTCAATCTTGTGAATATCCCGAATCTCATGGATGTCGTAGATAGTTACAATCTTGATACGACTGGAATTGAAAGTCTTGCTGAAGCAACTGCTTGGAAAATCTACCAGCATGTAAGCTCCGGATCCGCAAACGCAAAAGCATCTAAGTGGAACTTTACTGTTGAGGAAATGCTCTCTCCGAGCATCGCCAATGATATCAGTAAAGTTCGTCCTATGTTAGAAGCTAATGGTAAAGACGGTAGTACGGACGATTATACAACAGATAGTCTGGATGGATCTCTTGATGGTGTATCAAAACCGAGCACATCTCGTTCTGGTAGAGGTAGTTCTGCTTCTATTGGTAATGTAGATGTAAGAGGATACGGTGGAGCTGGTGGTAAAGCGCTTGCGTATGGTGGAAAAGGTGGTCAGGCTACTGGTGGTAATGCTACGATCAATAAAGGTGCGGTTCAGATTTCTGTTCGTGCCGGTAATCGTGGTGGTAGTGCCCCAATGAATCACCTGATGGATACCGAATTCAAGAAGGCAAACGATCTCGTTCCAACAATGCTGCACATCCGGATTTTCCCGACTGCTCCAGAAGGAGAAGAACTCCCGGAGCCGGTTGATTTCGTATTAGGCGTAAAGGCAACTCTTCATTCTGTCACTGCTGATGCAATGGCGGAGAACCTTGCAAGAGGTGTAAACCAGGACAATCATTTTTTTGAATTCATTAAGTGGTATACTGGTGAAACCAAGTTCTTCAAGGACTTCGTGTTTGCAATTGACCAGCAGAAGTCGGATGCGAGGGCTAATAACGATAAAAATAAAGGGTGGTTTGTTGCATCCAAACGCCGCAAGGCATTATCAAAGATTCAGGGTAAGATCTGTAACAATCCAATAACACCGATTATGACAATCGTTGTGTCTCAGGATACAATTAATCAGGTCGCTTCCGTATATGGTTACGACTTCGAAGCCTCCCCAGGATTAACTCAGTCGATTATGGCAAATTACTTCCTGCTTGGCTTCGTTAAGGTAAATCCTGCAACGAATCGAATCGATTTCCTCTTTGATGGTTTCGGTGCACCGGAAACGGTGACACTCAATACTCTTCAGCGTGAGGAAACTAGAGACGATAAGAAGTTCAAGGATATGATGAAATTGATTGGAAGGGGTTTTTAAATGATCTATAGAGCTACGCATCCTGCGTTAGTAGAGGTCATGCCCATTGTAATGGAGGCTTCTTCTAGTCAGGATAAAAAGTACATGCGTTCCATGTCAAAAAATGATGTCAATCAGATTAATGGAACGGCAATCCAGCAGCTTTATCAGGCTGTCCTGGATAAGAAACATTGTGATTTCGGGGATATCCCAAGCTCCAAAGGGGACTTGATGTCCGTGAAATACTATAAATCAACCAGAGAATGCCTGGATGTTCTCAAAGAGTTGCTTCGTATGAACAATATCAATGAGCCAGGCATCACTGAGATTGAGACGGCTATGTCAAATGTAATCCGTTTAAAGCCGACATTCGAGTACGGATTCAAGGCTGAAAACGAATACGCCATTATTTTGTATAACACAACGGTAATGGCAATTATAGACGCGACGTCTATGATGTGTGCCGCTTACATGGACTACGTGGTTGGTCCAGAGCAGGAAAGATTCGAGCCGAGTGGTAAATTCGACAAGAATCGGGGCATGGTTGCCCTTGAGAATTTGCGCCAGTTCAATGCTTTATGCAAGAGTGGCGCTGTAGATGATGCATTAAATTACGCAATGAAGGATCAGAAAGATGGCTTTACCGGAACTGGAGCTATCGTAGTGGCCGTAGGCGTAATTGCTGCATTAACAGCAGTAGTTCCCCTTATGAGGGAAATGATCTACTGGTATTATAGAAGTAGAATATCTATAGCGGAGTATATGGAAGTACAGGCAGGCTTTCTGGAGATGCACGCCTTAGCTGTACAGAATTCCAAAGCCCGCTCATCGTCTGAAAAAAGAGCAATCCTGGCAAAACAGGAGCGAGTAATTCTTAAACTTCGGCGTACAGCCGACAAACTCAAAATCAAATCAGCGGAGACGGACGATCTGGTTAAGAAGGAGATAAAGAAGGATAACGCCCTCTTTAGCTTGAACCAGATGGAAAAGACAATCGCTGACAATAAAATGAACGGTATGGGAATCCAGATCGTTTAAAAACCTACTTATTAAAATAAAGGAGGTAAGTGTAGATGTTATCATCTATTTTATTCGAGTCCGCTACACTCGTTGGTGTACCGAAAGTCTCCGAAGAGATGTTAGCTAAATATGGCTACAATAGTGAGCATCGGATCGCAATGGAAAGTGCAGTTGAACTCAACGATATTTTCTACGAGAGCTTCTACAAGATGGAGGAGCTCGATTTCCAGCACGCTTATGCAACAATGGAAGGTGCTGACGAGTCTGTTCTCGAGGGCATTGTATCCAGTATGTCTGAGCGTGCAAAGGGTGCAATTGAGAAGATCAAGACATTCCTTAGAGATCTTTGGAAGAAAGTTCAGGCATTCTTCCACAACGTAAAGCGTTTCCTGGATGGAATCTTTATGAACGCTCAGGACTTCGTTAAGAAGTATGAGTCTGAGCTGTTAAAGCTCACATTCAAAGACAAACCGTATACTGTTGACGTGTACGACTATGATCTCGATGACTGTAAGAGCATGGCTCTTACCACCAATAAGTGCTGTACTGAGCTTATTGGTGGTGGTGCAGATGCCATCAAGTCTGCAAAAGCCCTTGCTGTAGAACTTACTGGACAGTTACCTGCGTTTGATGGTTCCGTGGATGGTAAAGTCAAATCTCCTACAGATAAAAGTACAGACAGTGCCAAAAATGCTGCTCGTAAGAGAGTTGATGACAATTGTGAAAAAATGCTTAAGGGTGTGGCAGGAGTTATCACAGGCGAATACGGTAAATATCTCAAAACAAGTAAGGGTGAGGATCCTACGGCCGCTGAAGTGGCTGAAGCTGAATGGCGTCGGATTAGAAAAGGCGCTTCCGGCGAGAGTGACAAGAAGAGCGTTACGATCACATCACTCACACCATACGTTAAATTCCTTAAGACATCCAAAACAGCATTATCGAACTTTGATAAGACAGCGAAAACCATTGATGATATGTATAAGGGCGTCCTTGCCAGAATTAGCGATGCTGAGAAAATAATCAATGATTCAAAGGGCGATGATATCACCAAGGAGCTCATCCTTAAGGTATCTAGTGGATACAGTAAGGTTGTATCTAAGATGCAGGGGTGGAGTAACGCGATTGTATCCGAGAACCGTAAGGCTCTTCAGGAGAAGATCGCTGTTTACAAGAAGATTTGCACGAGCGCATTCGCTCATGCGGACAAGGATTCTAAGAAATAAATCCTTATAAACTAAAAGGAGGTTTACCAAATGTCCTTAGTATCAAGTTTATTAGAGGGCGTGCAGGCAGCTAACACAATCGATACATCTGCTCTTGAAGCAAAGATCGATTTCGTTGGCGATGACTTCATGGAGTCCGCGTCCGTTGAACTTATGGCAGACATCAATGCTGTCAATGAGGCATACTTAACTGCTGATATCATCGGTAGCGTTAAGGTTGTTACAGAGGGTGCAGATCCGGCTGTTCTCATGGAGAACATCGTTACATCTGCAATCGAGCGTTTAAAAGGCGCTTGGGAGAAATTCCTTGCTGGAATTAGAAAATTCTTCGACAAGGTAATCACATTCTTCAAATCCATGACGATGTCTGGTGAGAAGTTTGTAAATGAACTTGGTGGTCAGATCAAGAATAAGATCGCTGCCATCAAGAAGTTCAAATACAATGGATATCTTTACAATGCAAAAGCTGGTAATGCGGCTTATGACTCTGCAAAGAAATCCATCGAGAAAGATATCACAAGCTACTTCAAGGGTCTTGATACGGTTGCAGCAGTTCGTAACGTGGACAGCTTCGAGGACTACAAGATCGAGGGTATCAAGGATGACACTGATGTATCTTCCGTAATCGAGAAATCTGCTGGTAACGCTGCGAAGGGTTCTACCTATGCAACGGATATCAAGAACTATATTCTTGAGAAATACCGCGGAGACTCCAGCAAGGGAGAGCACGAGATCGGTGCCAGTGAAGTTGGTACAATGCTTGATGTTATCAAGAATGCTAAGAAGGCAACAGCCGATGCGAAATCCGAGAAAGACAACATGGAGAAGATGATCATCAACATCATCAACAAGGTTGACAAGATCGGTTCCAACATCAAGGATGACGACAAAGCTAAGTCCAAGATCGTTGGTGCAGCATCCAAGCTTTCTCAGATCCTTAACGGATTACTGAACCTCTACAGAGGCGCTGCTGATGCAAAGATTCAGTACTACAAAGAGAGCAACAAGCATTATCTCCACGTACTCCGCAATCTCCTCAACTGGGGTAAGGCAACTGAGAGCACATTATTATTCGAGAGCGATGATGAGTGCGATGATGCTGCTGATATCGACGATGATGATGTGGATATCGATGAGGCTGCTGTTGCAGGAGCCGATGATGTTGAAGGTGACACCGATGACATTGGTCTCGTTAAAGAGAGCTATGGCGGTGTAAGCGGAAGCATTATCGAGGAAGCAATGAGTTTCCTTAATCGTTAATTACGATCCCTAAGAATTTAAGGGCAAGGGTCTAACATTGGCCCTTGCCCTATTTCTTTTTGAAGGAGGACATATGAACGATACATTATCTTTACTTAACGATATCTATTGCTTCGAAGATGCGGCAATAGGTATTTTTGAAAATAATGCCAGAGCGATCTGTCAGTATGAGATGTCCGGTGATTATGAAATTTTAATCGAAGGTATGTCTGACGTTTGTCAGAGTATCGCTAAATCTATTAGAAAGCTAATGGACGCAATTAAAGACTTCTTTGTAAACTTTTTCAGAATGTTTACAAACGCTACTCTTAGTTTTGAGGATTTCTGTAAGAAATATGAATCTGAACTTAGTAACTGGTCTGGCTCTTTTAAGTACACTGGCTACAAGTTTAAGGTGCTTAAATCAAAAGATCCAAACATGAACTGCTTCCAGAAACTGATTTCTACATACAATGAATCCGTTGCGGATTTTAGTAAGATCAAGATTGACGATTTGCGCAATGAATCTAATAAGTTCTTATCTGATACAAATCTCAATGAGATCCGTGCAGAAGTGCTTGGGGTTACAGGCGCAATCGAGAGAGATGATTTCATTAAGAGAATTCGTGAAGAGTATCGTGGCTCTGATACAGAAGAAGAGTTTGAAATTAGCAGGGAGTATGTAAAAGAGATTGTATCTCATGCGAAAGATCTTGTAGCAATGAAGAAGAAAGCAGAGAAAGATCGCGATGCCATTATCAACCTCTTGTCCAAAGCCGAGATGTTCTTCAATAGAAAGATTGGTGCCGTATATAAAGGTGAAAATAAGTATGTTGATACAAAGACTTTTGACTACGATACGTCATATAAGGCAACAATCAAGGATGCAGATGAACGTGAAACATATAGCGAATCTGCTGCAACGAAAGCCAATACTCTCATCACGTTAAAGTATAACGAGACCAAGGCTCTTGCTACGATCATCAACACAATTGTTACGGAACGTGCAAATGCGCTGAAGGACGAAGTGAAACAGGAGAATCAGATCGTTCGAAAGGCACTTGTTCGTAACAAGAAAGATGATACGACCACGAGTACATCTAGTAGCACAAGTAGTTCTACTGATGACAAGGTTTCCGAATCTGTCGACTATTTTATGGTCGCAGAAGAATTTGAATATGGCTCACATCAGGAAGTTGTTGAATCTGCAATCGCCGCTATCGTAAAAGAATGCTCTTGGTTAGAAGAAGCCATTACTACAGGGGACTATACGGATGCTGAGGTAATGGAAGGTATCAAAACAAATGCAATCGACGCTATTCGTAACGCAATCGGATTTGTTTTGAGAAAATTCCGAGAAGCATCAATTGAGAATATGAAGAAGCGATCTGATTGGTACACAAACGAAGATGTACAGGCCCATATTATTGAGTCTGCTAAGAAGCATGACTTGACAATCATTCCGTTATGGAAGGGTAAGTTTGGTAGTACCCAGATTTCAAACATCAATAAAATGGTAAATGCGTTAAAGAAGCCAACTATGGCTGATAATGATTATCAGTGGGCAACTAACTTCATTTCTGCTACAAAGCCAGAAGATTTGACACAAGATGAGCTTAGGTCTAAAATTGCCAACTTCTTTTTAGTTGGTGAGAAGGATAAGGCTGGAGATCCTGCTGAAGTTAGGATTGCTGGTGCTGCGTTATCTGGACAGGTCAGAAATATGTTTAAATATCTCACCAGCTACGATACTTATGTCAATCCGACATCACAGATTGAATCCAATATTAAGGCAATCAAAGTTGCTCAGGAGGCATTTGATATCGATTCCTTTAGTGAGATTCTTGGCAGATACGTCGTTGAATCTGAAATTGGTATTTTATTGGAACAGACACCAACTGGTACCGGTAATCAGAATTCTGGTGTATCATCTGCGCAGAGTGCAGTTGCTTCTGAAAAGAAGGATGGCGCATCTGTAACCAAACCGGTTGAGAATGCAAACTCCAAGTTGGCAAATAATGCGACTAACGATACAAAAAGTACTGCTGAAAAGAAGCAGTCTAAGAACTTCAAAGAAACTTGCTTTAGGTTTGCCCAGATTGTTATCAATGCATACATTACTGCATTAGAGAAACGATTTGCATTGTACTACAATACAATCAATCAGTGTGCAGATAATGATTACAAATTCAGTGCATGGATGGACAAAAATTCCGGTAATAACCAGAAAGCAAATAAAGCATCAGATACAACGCCAACTGAAAATAAGAAGAAATAAAGTATAGAGTAAGCGGACCCATTTTAGGATTCGCTTACTCTCTTTAAAGTCATAGATGTCAACGGCATAAACTTCCCAGCTTGCTTTAATACAGATAATGACATAGAGCTAATCCGAAAAGTTCCCGTAATATCATCAATGATCTCTGAATCATTTGTAATGATATTATATTGCTTATTTGGGGTAAGCTCTGTCATGTCGATATTTGATGCGAAAATTTGTATGGTCCTGGTAGATTCTTTCTTACGTAATGCCGTAATTGAATCAATGTATTTATTATGACCTGTCACGGACTTAACTGTTGTAAATTCGCCACCGCCAGATACATTTGTAATTTGGGTAGTATCTTCGTTCAATAATGTGACGTTCTGACCTTCAATTTGATCAAGTGCTTGTGATCCGTCAATGACTGTATAGCTATCTTGATCGATGGATATATACACTTCATTTCCCTTTTCAAAACTACCGCCAGCCGCACGTCCCCGAATTGCTTCTGATATAAATATATTCACCGTTTTTGGTTCATTCTTTTTCCAGGCTGTACATTTATCTCCCATGCGATTGATATACATTGTATCAAAGTCCATGAATACCTGGGTACCTTCTTTATGAAACCCGTAATAATTGATTAGATATTCTAGTTCTGATAGCATTGGAATTGGCAATAGTACTAGCTCCGGAATGATATCAGTATTGTCTAAACTGGACATGAGCACATTCTTACACCCAGCTTTACTTAATAGAAACGATGTTGCTTCCAGTAGAGTAACATTTGGGATAACCGCATTTACAATTGTTTTTGCTGCGACTGACGTCTCTTTCTTAATGAGAATGAATGTGACCTTGTTATCCATATCATCCATTGAGAAGTCAAATTCATCAGTTTTCCCATCAGCTTCTTTTAATAATTTTCGAAGAGTCTTCTCCTGATCGGGGGTAGTGTCTGGGATGATCGGAGTAAATACCCCACTAAATACGGTTTTCTTGTCGTATTGAGCTTCCAGATCGTCTGTGTCTTTCACACAATTTGTGAAGTTTAGTGTGAATGTGACGTCGTTCTTATTCTTAATAATCATCGCTTCTACAAGCTTTGGTATGTTAGTATCTAGCATTAATACCGGCAGATGATCATTATCGTAATCTTTCTCCAGATAGATACCTTCGATCTGAATATCATTTAATTTATAATCTTTCTTTCCAGGAATTCGAATCGTTACATCAAGCATATACTCATATAACTTCCAATTTTCCTGATCTATAATTTGTAATGACTGTGCCATAGAATCCCTCCATGAATACAAAAAAGAGCATCCCCTGATTAGAAGATGCTCTTAACGTCATAATGAAAACACTCGCTATTACGGACTTGTTCCGTACGAGTTCTTACTAGCATAAGCGGGCACATTTTGAATACAGTTTCGTTAAGCTCCTTAATCTTGTCATCATTGAACTTGTCAATAATCTGATTCATGATATATGCCGTATGACTAGGCGTGAGTTCTGATAACTGATAATCAAGATTTGTACACCGATAGTTTAATGCAAACTGTCGGATTACATCTGCTGGTGTATCCACTGCCTCTAACATCGGCGTAAGCATTTCAATGGATTCCGCATGATTACTAATGATCAGTTCATCAATTGCTTTACTGATCATCTTCGTGACTCCAGATAAACCGTATCCCGGAAGTTTTGGAATTCCCCGATAGTCATCTCCTAATAATGCAAGTACCGTTGATATTAACTCTCCAGGCACCGCCATTGGATTCTTAATCCGTGATTTTTGTTTCATTTGAGACGCTACATTTTCAATACTAAGTGAGACAGAATTCGCTTGTGCTGGTACCAGTACAGAGAATCCATATCTGATATACTGATAATCATACTGGAACCTTGATATCAGTACGTTTGCTGTCGACGGCGTAGCCTCCAGGTTCTTTGTAATTACATATGGTACTACTGAACTCTCCACAACGCCACCATCAATAACATATAATCCATCAATACATGCAACTGTTGATTTTAATGCTGGTAATATTTCCTGCATCGTCTCTGTAATCATCGGAGCACTGTCACTACGAAATACCCTTGTATCATAGTCATTACGATATTTCGGGATATATTCTCGGTTTAAGTAGTGAGCTCTTGGGAAATTCCAGTACAGATATACCTTAATACTCTTTCTACGTTTTCGATTGAAGTAGATTCTATAATGCTGCCCAAGGTTGATAATCCCAGAAATTAATTCTGCTTTTAACTGGTCTCCAGAATACCCTGCTGCACGAAGTCGGTTATCAACATTAGCGTTTAGGAGTAATCTAAGAACCATTTCCAAACTAATGAATATATTCACATTTTCCGCCGATATCATGGTCATATCGGCGATTTCATCGAGCTTCTCAAACTTAATCTTATGCATATTGAATAATGGTTCAATGTAATCGTTCATACCTTCACCTCATTATTGTTTCTCATTAACCTCAAATTCTTCTTTGTGCAATAATTCCCAACATCCCTTTTCCAGGGAATCCTTCATACTCAAGTGGTCTTTAATGCATACCCACATTGTACGCACGATAACATCGGTGTCATTGCTCGACTTTACATGATTCCCCAATAAAACAACATCTCCGCGGTTATATTGTCGCCCCGCAACGTGACCATAATAGAACGGTTCTAACTCAATTCCCATTCTGCTCCTCCTCTAACATAAGTTTAGAGCCTGTTAACGCCCTTCTCTTTTTCAAGGCCTCTTCGATATTCTCAGTAGTGCCATAACCGAGATCGAGGAGAATATCACACACCCGATGGGCTTCTTCGATTGTCAATCGGATTCCACCAAATACCATGTTCGTATTCCGGTTGAATCTTCTAATATCAATTCCCTCCTCTTCAATACCGTCTGCTGTCTTAAGAAGAGTACGAAGAACCCCTTTGATAATAGGAGTTCGCAAATCTTCAGTCGGTGTTACGGTACCAAGTACCTCTTTAATCTCATAATCGAACTTTGGCTTTCCCATTCTTATGTAACCTCCATAAAAAATAAAGTCAGGAGCACAGAAAACCTGTACCCCTGACCTCAAGTTTAATTAATACTTACGACGATTTCCGCCATTGTATCCACCTTTGCCTGTGGTTTTAAGAGCGGCACGTAATGCCTGAATATCGACATTATTACGACGTCCAGATCCACCAATAACATCGATGTACTTCTGAATAGTCAGATATGCAGCATCACCGTTCTCGATATAATCTGCACTCGTGACTGAGAAGTTGATGTTCGGATCCGGGATGTTGATTGCAAATTGGATCATACGCATAACATCGAGTTCTACCATTACGATGTCTCTGTTGTCCGGATGCGGACGAATGATCAGATCGTAGTTGTTATCGTTCTGGTAATTCATGATAGCAGAATCAGCCGCAAGGTTGATTAATGCCTGCTTGAATTCCTGAGAACAACCAAACTGACCATTTGCTCCTGTTCTCGCTGTGATGTTGATGGCAAGACGACCATTGCCGTTATTGCCACGGCTTCCAACTCTCCATACATGATTCTTCTCGGACTTATTGGATCCATCCGGGAGTTTGAACATCGCCCATGCTGTTGTACGACGCTCGCCTCTAAGTGCGAGTACCGGGATTCCGTCTTCCTGACGTGTTCTGATGACCGGATTGATAACCACTGCCACACACTGGGACAGATGATATCCGTCTACTAACTCCGAAAAGATACCGTCCTCGATATCCGTTGTTTTTGTACCATAAGATGGTCCAATAAAGGACATCGCCACGTTCGGTTCAGAATTGACGTAGGCCATTAACTCTGCCTGTGTCGGAGTCTTGAATGCCTTTCTCTGATTCTGACTCTGGTTCTGTGTCGCGTTTCCGCTTGTTACTGTTGCTACTGCCATGACAGTTCCTCCTTAAATGTATGATATTGTCATCGATGACCTGCTAATAATATATAGTTAAAATATACATTGGATATCAGGTTATCGATGCTGTGGTGCTCTTTGTATTTATGTATCAGCTAGATCCCTCTATTTGATACTGCATCCCGAAGTTTATTTTGAATGCCACTCATATAATTCGCCATATATTTTTCCCACTGCCGGTTCGGGGGACAGTATTTTGGTCCGATGGCGTAGACGGATTTTTTCCCGACACCGACATACTTTCGGTTCATTAAATCACCAAAATAACTTGTATTGTGATACCTACTAGAGTATCTGGTACCAGTTTCTAATCCATAGAAATTATTTCTAGCCCTTGCTCTGGATGATGTACCACATCCAGACTCCAAGCTTGATACAGCCATTGCAAAGGCTGCATTGATATGGTAGGTTTGTTCCAAGTTATACAAGGATTCTTCATATCCTTCCCACCATGTTCCCTTGGTTAAGAGAATCATATCTTCCGGTTTCAGATTTGTGATTTTGCTCACATCTTCCGGATCACAGTAAATAGAATTTACATATGCATCCAGTTCCTCTTGTTTTACACTCTGAATAATCTCCTCCTGAATTGCAACCTCTTCCTCATTTGTAATAGAGGGAGCCGCCGCCAAGGTTTCTTCCATTGCATCGTTCCTAACAGTCACTACATAAGGCGAACTATTTAGGTTCTCTGTCGCGGTCATAGATTGGTCAAACTCCTGTATAGTTGGGATATCTGCGCGGACCACGGACGGGGTTGAAATGTTTACGCCCAGTGACAAGATTGCCATAACGAGCGCTGTTCCGACAAATCTGTTGAGTTGTCGGTGACAACTTCCGACATGTTTCTGGTTACTGTGTTTCATCATTTTTAGTACCTCCTGGTTTGATGATGTATAGTATAACTACAAACGGTGGTAAAGACAAGTTTATGTCTTTACCACCATGAGTCATTTGTATAATATAGAAGCATAACTGTGATTAACTTTCGTCAACCATTTTCATCCTCGATATGAGATCTGCATAAAGTACTGCATTATTCACAGTGCTATCATCGCGAAGCATCGCCTCGGTGATCACCTGTTCACTGCAATCTCTGTCGACAATCCGCTTAAAATGAGCTTCGCTTGGTCCCTGAAGCCATTTGAGCTTCTGGAACATTGACTGCTCTGCAACTGCAATCCGATACTTCTCGGGTTTGTTTCCACGAATGATCCCAGATCTGATTATTTCATGATTTTCCTGAATCATATCTCTAACCGATTCCTGCACCAATTTGGTCAAATCCTGTTCCGAGAATCGCTCAACCTGTAATCGCAAGGAGCTACTCTCAGTAGTAATCTGATTGGTAATGCTGGGGCTAGAGACTTCTTCATGATCCGTACTAGTCGTAGCGAAATTCGTCAAAAGCAAACTTGTCGTTGCTCCTGGAATCATGCTTAACATTTCCTCAATTTTACCGATCGCTGTTTTTGGGTAAGCGGTATCGCCTGACATGAGAGAAGTCATCCATTCATTGAATAACTGCTGAGTAGTTTTACCGTGGCACGTTCCGATTGGGTTACATTTCTCGCACCATGCTTCTTCGCGAGTAAGCCATGAAAGGCTTGCTTTACATTTGTCTTGTGTATCCGAAGATACCATATGGAAGATTTCATCTTCCACTTTTGCACAGAGACAACACAAGATGGTTCTAGTCAGGACATAATACGTATACTGCGCACCTCCTGGCTGGAACATTTCGAACTTGCTATATAAGTCATCTCTCATATATTTCAAATAAGGTAATAATTCAAGTGACGAGCTGTGCGGAATTTCAAGAATGCTGTGCATCAGGATATTCATGATTCTACAAAATACCCCGTTAAAGGTATCTCGTTGAAAACCACCATCTCCAAATCGATTAATGATACACGATAAGTCCACGTCGATTAAGTCTGCAATCTCCCCATAAGATTTCTCCTGTATGAGCGAGAAATATGACGGGTTGAGTGCAGCCGCACCAAGTGCACTTCTCATGATAGCATCAATGTCAATGCCTAATTCTGTAGGCTGGATTGGACCATATTCATATCGTTTTGATAGAGATCCTCCAAAGAGCCCCATAAGTGACTCCGTGGATTCCGTTACCTGCATCATCTTAGCTGATACGCATTCAGATATACCTTCTAAATCTGAGAACCCAGATGTGCACATGCTAACGAGTCGTTTGCTACTCTGGATTGCATCCTGACTATTTACATCAGCAACAGCTTTATCGATATCTGTCACGTTAAACCATTTGTTCGTAGTATCTGGTAAATCTATACCACTCATGTCCGCATACTTGCGAAGAACTACATCTAGCCCGATAATCATTGCATCAACATCGCCAATTGCAGCCTTTAATGTCTGAAGATCATCCCATAAGCTACGAATCTCATCATCAAAATTGCCATCTTCTATATGCAGAAGCCCGACCTTATCTACGAGATCAGAAATCGCCTTTTTCGTATAGTCATCTGGGATTAAATCATTTGACTGTAAAAGGCTACAAAGATCTTTCTTTGGATCCATAGATGGTTCTGTATCGGGGTTTTTGTAGGCTAAGACATTTTCTTTGAATCCCATAATGTATATCCTGCCTCCTTTATCTTTTCCATTGTCTTTGATATAAGTTTCTTTTGATCAAAGTTCTTGATATATCCTCTTTGAATGAAGATCATATTCTTGAGTTTTGCTAAATCATATGGCGTGTACTGATTACGCTCTTTTGTAACCAAATTTGGATTCATACTCTTAAGCATCTGAGCTACGAATTCAGAGCAAACCATTGCGTTATCATCAAGCGTCTTGTGCTTTGAGTAAAACATAATGAGACCCTTGATAGAATAATGGAATTTTTCCATTGATGATTTCATCTGATCAATTGCGTTCTGTACCAAATTGAATTCGTCTGGTGTTGCCATATAACAGTAGATGGAGTACGACACCTGATCCTCGTGTTCCTTGTACCAACCAGTAGTGATATCTTCGGTATCGAAACCATTACCAGTCATATTGAAGCTGAAGATATTTTTCATAGATGTATCAAGCATTAATCCTGCATGATTATAGGGTTCATGGGTAAAATGCATGATTGCCTTTGCAATCATTTTTCTGGTATTAAAGAGCACTACATATACAGGTACCCGTACGTTATCATTGCTTGAATCAGATGCTTCCATAAGAGTTGGATCAACCCAAACACCGAGTACTGACTCAGACACATCATTCTTTGTCTTATGTGCCCAACGAATGCGATTCGCTTTATCCTCTAATCTCGGGATCAACTTCTTGTTAATTATGGCAATCGTTTTTTTCGCAGAATACTTAAGGTTTTGGTCTTCTGAGTCCTTAGAATTTGCAATCTTCTTAAGAACTTCCAATGCATTATTCATGCGAGTAAGAAGCTTTAAGCAATCTTCTTCGGTTCTACATTTATCAATTTCTTTTTTGTAATATATGCAAAGTTCTTTGTACCCCATGTCTGGTGAATACAACATGCGAATTTCATTCATTCTAGCAGGCATGATCTTGATATCATCTTTTCTAGTTTTTCCAGGAATTACGATTTCAAGATCATCTTTGCCTTCTCCGTTTACAACTTGGATCGGTGCACTAGCTACCATATTTCCAAGGATTTCATCAAGACCAGTTACCGCCTCAGATACATTATCCGCCTTAGGTGATGCCCCAGGAGTTACCCATTTGGGAATATAGATCTGATCCAATTCCTTAAGGTCAGCTAGAAGTTTAAAGAATGGACCATATTGCTTATTCACAATCTTGATATAGTTCACCTGATTCTTTAAACTCTCCATTACATCATCCTTGAGCTTTTCTTTTTCTTTATCAACAGCCTGGATCTTCGGGTGCATATTTGGGTTATCTCCGCCATCTTTAATCTCGATCTCTAAGTTAAGAGATGGGATATAGAAGTCTGGGATGTAAAAATGCTTTTTCCCTTCATATTCGTAAAAGTATGTATGCGGGGAAGGTCCCAGAATATCCTGTCCGCTAAACATCAGGAAATTGTCAAGCATTTCAAGGAAATCTAACTCGTAGGAGCTACCATACCGGACTTCAAACGTATTCTTACCCTTAGGAGTTTTGATGCCATCAGTGTCATCGTCGTCGAATGTATATACACCGCTGATTTTTCTTGCATATACCATTTTGCGCTGCTGTTCTGGATCATTGAGTAAAGTTGTTTTCCCATACTTCCCGATCATATTCTTATCTGCCAGAGAACTTGCTTTTTCTCTACATTTTGGGTCTTTGCATAATCGGAAATATTTACCCGTTTTCTCATTAAACCCAGTCGGTTTTCCGCAGTAGATGCAGTGCCCTTCAGACTTACCAGTTCTTAAGTAGCACTCATATCTAGCCGCAGACCATCCTTCCGGGATCTGATCTTTGTGTGCTTTCGCTATATGTGAAACCAGGTAACTCTTGTCAATGAATACCCGGTCGCATAACTTACAATGGACTTTTCGTTTAGCCAAAGTATCACATCCTTTCTATAGTTTCAGAATCGTCCCTTATTGGCTTGTTAAAATCGATATTGTAAATCTGGCTTACGATAGATGTCTCTTATATATTATAAATGTGAATAAGAAGAAATAAATATAAGAATAACTTCTTATTCAAAGACACTATTTACTATGATCCTGGAAAATCCAGGACCAATTTTGCTGAGTCGGTAAATTCCAGAAAAAAGTGGGCCGGCAGAAAGGAGTCATCATGAAGAAATTTGATGATAATGAAACTATTAACCGCGCAAGTCGTGTTGATGTGCTGATGACAGCGTCCACGACAAAGCGCTTTGTCAAGGTATGGCGGTCCGAGGATCGTCGTATTTTATTTGTACTTGAGTGGCGGTCTGCCGGACAGACTGCACTTATCCATGTGCTGCCGATCTTCCGGTGCGGTGCCCGTGTATGGGTAACGCCGGAGGTTAGTAATGCAATAGCTCTTTCTGTACCTGGAAAGAGCTACGCTTATCCAGGGCTTGCCGAGAAGGATGCCCTTGATATGATAATCTCGCTGGAGCGGCGTGACAGCATGGGGCATCATACATACAGTATGATGTTCCCGGTAAATCGTGACCAGCGTGATCGCGTAAACGTTGCCGACATCTGCGAGCTCCACCATGGTGTGTCGCAGATCGGAAACGGGTTACGTGGTGCTGATCGGCAGGCCGCTGCTATCAGCACAAAACGGCCGGATAAGTTCGGAGGCCATACATTGGCATCCGACTACAACCCGAACAACGATAGGGGTTGTGTCCGGATCATGGGGTACCGTGAATACGTCGGTACCCTTCTGGGTGAGTAATCACCCATGCTCTTGGGGGAGAGTATTAATATAAGGGGAAGGGCAATCGCAGTCCTTCCCCTATCTTTTATTTTTTGTATTTATAACGATAAATAGTGTTTTAAGCCTACCACACGATGTTAAAATGAACGATGTATAAAGGGGGTGTAGTATTGGCTGGTGAAATTAGTTTTGAATTGAACCGATACTCAAGACCAAAAATCCTGAATACAAAAGAATCTATGGCTCAGATTATCTTAAATGCCTTATTCATGGTGCCAGGAAACGAACCTGGGAATCCAGAAGCTGGTGTTAATATAATGAAGTATCTTTATCGGACAACGGATGCAATTGATACTGATGAAATTCGTGAATCCCTTAGTCGTACGATTGGTGAGAACCTCGTGACAAGTTCCATTAGCGGAATTTCTGTTACAACCAATCGGATGCCTGATAACACGGATGTGATGGCAATCGTCATTCAGATTACCGTTGATGATGAAGAAGACTCTCTCGCAATTATCTTAAAGAAGAAAGACATGCGAGTGCACTTCAATTACACATTCTTGAGTCAGGTTCTCAATATCATGAATGGTAAGGAGGGATAACTGGTGCGTAAAGATCAGTTAGAATCATCTATGGATGAATCAATTGATGTTGCTGGAACTGTGCGAGATATGCAGGGATTATTGAATCCCAAAAAACCTACAGAATCACCAGCTACCGATTCATCTGACGATAGAGTATCCGTTGAAACATTAGATGACGGAACAACTGCTTGGGTCATTCGTAATGAAACCCAGGAAGAACGTAATAAAAAATTTGGGCAAAGATATATCAGAGCATTATCCCTAGTTGATGAAAAGGATCAGCTCTTTGATGGAATTCAGTCTTCATCAAATGCAGCGGTTGATCCTTATACCGTTCTTCGTAAAAAGAAGGGTATAATGGACCCTGATGTATTAAGTCTTGCAAAGGTCAAGAAAGCTTTCTCTGGTATTGGGTTAACTGCAAATGGTGCAGGTCCAGTCAATAGCCAGGAAGCAATTGATTATAGAAATGCCATGGAAGCACTTCGTAGAGGAGACGTTGTACTCCCTACTGTAAGTGAATTTGAAAGGCAGAAAAGAGAATTAGAGGAGGAGAAAAAGAAGATGGCTCAGAATAAAGAATGGGAATCCGCTAAGCCGCCGGTTACTGCACAGGAGCCGGTTCAGGAAACCCCTACAAATGCAACTCCAACTGTAGCGGCTGATGCAATGCCGCCGAAAAGAAATGAAGCTATCATCGCTGCGCAGGAGGGTAAAACTCAGAAGGTACAGCCGATCAATCTTGCAAAGATGATGGATAAGACCCCGGCTCCGGTACCGAAAACGAATCCGGAACCTCCAAAGACTGCTGAACCGCCGAAACCGGTTCAGGAAGTTGTTGAATTTAATGTGCCAAAGGAACAGGCGTCTACATTCGTTGCAACCCTCCCGGATGACCAGAAGGAAAAGGTTAAACGTGCTGATTTGATTAACATCAATGCTATTCAGAACGTCGATCTTCCGAGAACGATCCATACAATTGATAATCTCAACGATTATCGTAGAATCGTGCCGAAGAAAGTTACGGGTGAGTATGTAGAAGTTGTTCTTCCGAACTCTGGATACATTGCTACAATGAGCGCTGCAAGCAGTCTTGCAATGGCATCCATTATGGGAGATCCGGACGATACCGAGAATACGTTTGATTTGAGAAAGCAGTATCAGTTCTGCTTTGATTATCTCGTAAGTACATCCATCGATGATACACTTCCGAGTAAATCCATGAGTTTTAACTACTTCACAACACATACATCACCAGATGATCTGTCTGCACTGATTTATGGTATTTACCGTGCATCTCAGCCTGCTAAGACAAGCGTATCGTTCCATTGCTTAAAGTGTAATCGTGACTACGATGTTATCGCAGATGCAACTGACGTCGTAGACCAGGACGCATTTAACGACGATACCAAGATGCAGATCAATCGTATTATCGAAGCTCGTAAAGTTGTAGGCGATGCAAAGATGGTCTTTGATGATGCCCCGGGTAGTAAAATCTTTACGTACAAACTGTCTGATGACATGTATGTATCCGCTAAATACATGGATGGTAACATGGCAATCGAGCGCGCTAAAATCATACAGCCGCTTGAGGAACGCTATGGTAAAATCGTTCTGAACTTGGCATCTGTCATTAAGGAAATCCGTATCCTTATTACTCCGGAAGGCAGCACTGAACCGGATTGGTACTCTGTACCGGACCCGGTTACAATTTGCCAGATCATCAGTGATCTTGATGATAATAAATTGAAGGTTCTGACCAAGGGTATTATGGATGACATTAAGTCCTACGGCTCATATCAGTTCTGCTTCAAGGGTGAATTCCAGTGTCCGCATTGCGGTAGTGTACTTCACAAAGTGCCGGTTGATCTTGGACAGTTAATTTTTTTCAAAGCTTCCAGGGCAATGACCAACGATTAATTGCCCACGATACCAAATTCCTGGAATTAACCTGTGAACTTAAGATTCCGATCACTTTAACCGAGTATGATAAACTCAGCAATAAGCGTATTCAACGGCTAGTTGAGGCTCGTATAAAGCAGATCGAAAAAGCAGATGCTGCTGAAAAAGCTCGACAAAAGCAAATGCAGGAAGAGCAGCGTCATAAAGAAGAGCGAGAGCGTGCTCGTCAGGCAAGTGACGCAAGACGAATGCGCCAAATGAATCGAAATAGATAAAAAATATGCGGGTATGGACATTTATCTGTACCCGCGTTTATAATGGAGGGCACTTATCATGAATCGTGCAGACTATAATAAATTAGCAGTGGTTGATAAGTGCGTCGATGGAAAAATTGAGAATCTTAGAACATGTGCCTGTGATATCTTCGATGAGATTGATCAGTTATATGACACATTGAAACCATTTGTTGAAAACCTTACACTTGAGACAGTTGCATTTTATCGTGGTACAGACTATACGCAGTTTACGTTAACCGGTCATGGGCTAAAAACTATAACTGCCGCTACAATCAAATCCAGTACTGATGAGAAGTGCATTTTTAACATTCCTGTAATAAAGGAGTGATAATCCCATGAAAATATGGTTATTAGACATGGATGAATTCGTTAAGATGAATGGTCTTAACGAAGTAACTAATCCAATTAGTTTTGATAGAGGAATGATGCCATCAAGAGATGGTGTATTTTCTACTGATATCTTTGGTATGAGTGTATCTGATCGTAAGCAGACCTATGCATATATTGACTTAAAGAGACCGTTTTTAAACCCGAAGGTTTATTTGTCACTCAAAGCTCTTAATCGAAACTTTGAGCATGTCATTTACGGTACAAAAACATTTAAGATCAGTGCATCTGGTGTGCTGGAGGAAGACCCGAACGGAGATACCGGTCTTGCATTCCTTTATAAGAACTGGGATAAAATTAACTTTACCAAAAATGCTAGTACCAAACGTAATACCAGAATTGACCTCTTAAAGAATAGTAAGAAAAGCCAGGTCTTTATGACAAAGTTCCCGGTGATTCCAGCATTCTATCGTGATGTCAATCTTCAGAGTACAACTGGTAAAACAAAGGTACCGGAGATTAACGATAAGTATAATCTCCTGATTCGAAATGTTGGTATGATTGAACGTGCCAATAACTTCGATTTCATGTTACGATCTATTGAGGGTAAGATTGAAGATACCATGGTAGAAATCTACAATCTGCTTAAAATGAAGATCGAAAAGAAGAATGGTTATATGAGAAAGTCTGTTATGGCGAAGTCCGTGGACTATTGTACACGTACGACAATTACCATGACAGCTTATCATGAGAACGACTTTTCTAAACAGAGGATCAACTCTAAATATAGTGGACTTCCACTTGCTTATTGTTGTTCCATGTTTACCCCGTTTATGTTAGCATGGGTTCGACGATTCTTTAAAGGTAGACTCGAAGATAACCAGCGATCGTTTGAAGTTGTTGTTGATGAGAAGAAGGGGGATACTGCCTATGTGCGGTTAGATAATCCCTCTACTTATTATAACGACGAATTCTTGGAAAAGAGAATGGAACGCTGGATTGAGAACCCATCTAGCCGATTTGAACCAATTGAGATCCCGATTAACGAAGAAGATCGGGAACGGTTTGGTATTAAGGGACCAAGATATCTTGGATTGACTGGATACAATACTGCTATCACAACCATGCAGACGACAGAAAATAAAGTAGTTCGTAGACTTACTTGGACGGACATCTTTTATATGGCGGCAGTTGATGTAACGTCTGATAAGCATATTAATGTCACAAGATATCCAATGCTCGACTATCTTGGTACTATGATCACTCGTATCTATGTACTCAGCACGAGACGTACAATGCCGATGATCATTAACGATCATCTTTATGAGAATTACCCAGTAATTGATCCGAATAAGACTGGAAACCTGGATTCTGAATTCATTGATTCTTTAAAGCTTAGTCCGATCTATTTAAATGGACTTGATGGAGACTTTGATGGTGATCAGGTAACAGCAAAGGGTATCTTCTCACAGGAAGCAAACGAAGAGGCTGAGCGTATCATGAAACAGAAATCCAACTTGATTACGATTGATGGCGGAATCATTCGTTCAATTGGCAATGAAGGAATGCAGACATTGTTTACGATGACTCGTTTCAAAAAGGCAGTAAATAAATAAGTTAGAAGGTACTTAGGCTAATATGCTTTAAGTACCTTCTAATTTCTTTTGGCACAAGCCCCATAAACAATAGGGACTGGAGGTTATTATAATGGATAAAAGAGTTTTTTATTCGGATGAATTTCTTGCTTGGTTGATTTATAGAAGGAAAGGATATATCCCACATCCGGAAAGATATATTATAAATAAAAGAGTTGTAAAATTGGTGATCGAAACCTGTATGCTTGGAAACAATGCTCACGTATGGGATAAAGATACAAGCTGGGTTTGGTTTTTTAAGAAATATGGTCATCTTTATACAATGAGACTTGACAAACCAGATGTTATTTGTACTGGGGTACTCCCGTTTGTCAATAATACTAAGTTCCTGAGGAAATATCACCGTACTGATAAAGTTATCTATGCATATTACATTGTAAGTTATATTCAGAATTATATTGATGATCGCAAACCTCCGCATTGGGGAAGCACTAGCAATGATATGCAGTTATATACAGATGTTTTGAAATGGTGCCGTGATGTATTGGATAACGCTGGTGAATTAAATGATAAATACATTAGACGTTATCGGGAGTTCTTAGCCGATGATTGGTACCCGGATAAGACAGATGATGAATTTCCGTGGGCTGATTATTGGTTGATGGGTGGTGCTAAGTTCGATCCAACTAAGATCCATAACTATGATTCAGCAGTTGATCTATTAACTTATTTAGAGTCCACGATTATATCATGCCCAACTATACGAGACATCAAAACTCTTGGTAGTGCTATCAAAAATGCAATGAGCGAACTCCCGGCCGATTCACAAGCTATACGTACCCTTAGGCTATGCGTTAATCAAGTTTGCATGAATGGTAACAATGTCCCACTTCTGGAGTATATTAATCCATCGTTTGATATGTATCAGCGTATTATGGATGGGTACAAATCAGACGATCCATTGGAAAGAACCACGGACTACAGTAGAATTATGGATGCATATCACGGTGGATCGGTACCAGATGGAATCATTGATGGATTCATTAAGTATGGTGATATTGATACCATGCCAGTAACTAGTATGTATATGATACTCACTGTACCAAGAATGACATCGGTTATCATGCGACCAGATGGTGCAGTACAGTTAAAGAATATGCTACTTAGAGATGATATGACAGTACGTTGGTTAGAATCGAATTTGGGATCCATCCCATTAATCCCATTAGCAATGACAAATATCATTCATGGTTGCATATGGGCTATGGAGACACACGCTGCTGATGTTGATGGAAAATTAACCCTCTTTGAAATCAATCATTGTCGTAGGGTTATTATGGATATTATCCGGAGCGATCCGTATACGTGGATTGAATCAATCCCGGAGATTATGAGAGTCTGCTATATCGATCCGGTTGCAATGCTACAGGTACACCGCGTTAGTACTAAAGTTGATCGAAAGCGATACTACGAAAGCGTGCCACTTAGATCTGTGACAAGCAGTGTACTTACGACGGGTATGATGTATAATGAGTTCATTAAGTTTGATTTCAGACGATACTCTACAGCGAACCCGAATACGGAACTGATTGGAATTGAAACCGTATTCTCATCGGTTGAAGAGATGTCAAGATTTATCATTAATGGGAAAAAAGAATGCTACCTGATGGATATTAGTAATATTGACATTGAGATTGCAATGGCAAAGATTGTTGACTTTGAATACGGTGATCATAGATCTTGGCTTACTAAGGTACGTGAATCTATATTATATTTGTGCAATAAAAGAAAATAATATGGAAAGGAGGTCTTGTGTGATTATTTCAAAAAGGGGAGGGGGTGAAGATGAATGAAAAGCCTCCTTCTTTATACAAAAGATGGCGACTCCGATTGTGATGTAATTGGAGTTTGCTAATAATTAGGGATACTGGAATGATTCCAGTATCCCATATACGATTTAGATATATATTATTTTTTTGTCTTAAAGAAACCAAATTAAGGAGGAATTATTATGAAGACAAATTGGAGAAAGTATAAGAAAAAACGTAATATGGAGATTAAAGACAAGAAGAAATTAATGGCTGATGCTGTTAGTTTTGTTGAAGAGGTATGGGCTATTCACGACAATAATGCGTATGATGCAATCGAGTCACTTCACGAGATTATGTATTCTGATAAATTTTCACATAGGATTACATTTAAAATTGCGGTGTATGCTGTGGTGTCACTTGGTACCATTGGCACTGTAATAAAGGACGTTGGTGATCCCCGTACGCCCAATGATTATATGACGGATGTTACAACATGGGAGTCTCCGATGGTTAAGTACCCAGAGGGAGTATATCGTGAATATACAAAAAGATATAAGCGTCACAAGCCGATTATCGTATTCTATCGCAGAGAACTTGCTACTAAAGATGAGTCTAGTACGCGCGGTAAGATTGATTATGTTGTAGTGGTTGTGTAATGGTATGAGCTGATATACACATTATAAAATTTACTTAGGAGGATAGTAATCATGTCTAAACTTCAGATGGATGTCGTTAATGATTTTAAAGCGCAATTTCATAAAAGAGTAGAGTTCTTAAGAGAATCCATGCAGATCATCATTCCTATGACAGAAGAAGATAGGCAGTTGATGCAGCAAGGCATCGACATGCTTGTCTCATTTGATGAGGAATTGCAGGATTCAGAATCTTTAAGGGAGTTATCGGATTTAGTGGATCTTGATGAGTTGACAAAGAAGTGGCCAGCATCATCAGAGATGATTCAGAAGATGGCTTCCATGTCAAGTTATCTACATTACCCAGCAAAGAACTAATGGAGGAAAGTAATGTTATATTACTATGCGTTATTCACAGAATCGAATGGTATGGATAGCGGGTATACAACAGACCGTTATAGTCTTGCAGTATTCTTGAGTCAACGCAGGCATTTGAACGATGTATTTACAAACGATTTCATTGTAGGTTGTAAAGACTTTGAAGATGAAATGGGGTTTATAAAATACATCGTTGATCAATATGGGATTATATTATCGAGTGATAATTATATTGACATCGTTGTATCGCATAGCGATGATTCAAGAATGGTTGCATTAACAACAGAAGAAACATCTCAACTTGCAGCAAGTGAAGATGACCTTGTAATGTATAAGGTTGACAATATGTCTCAGTCGATTAAGTGGATTGAATCGGTGTTGCCATTTACTAAGATCCTGGAGTCACGTCCAGATGCTGCATCACTGATTCATACATTGACAGATAAATTAGATATGTACGGTAAGCTGATTGCATATTTAATGGACCATGTATCCATTAAGGACGATGTAGATTTAACAGACTCTGATATACAATGTGAATTGTGGGATACGATCGTGTATAACTACCCAGAGATTGAATTATCTGAACTTAGCTTGAATAGTGTGCTGGACTATTTCCCAATAGAAACGGAGCTAGTTTATGGTTGGATTGATTCAGTTGTCCCTTGGAGTGGTGAGCGAGAAGTTGATATGGAAAGATGGTGGAGAGATAATGATGCATCCTTGCGTATATTACTACGCAATTTACCCAGCGATACTAGACGGGGACAGACCTCACGTAATGTACAGTACAAACATGCGACTTCGAGACAAATACGTACTAGATTCAACCACTAGTTATTATAGTGATCCGTTGTGTGTTGGTGAAGCTACTTGTAAAAATGATGCAGAATTTAGAGAGTATATATTCAACCAACATGGATATGTTGTGTCTGAAGACGATGAGCTGGTGGGCATCTTTCCAAAATACCCACCAAATAGCTTCATTGTAGTTGGTGCTGGATTGTATAACGAATTTCTATATGAGGCATTTGATAACTTCATTGAAATGTTCTATATATCGCAAAGTAAATACGTGCTTGAACTTCAAACGATGCTAAGGTTTACACAAATTAGCGATTTAGTACCAAGATTTCTGAATAAGATTCTATTCTATACCGCGATAATTTACTTGGCTGATTATTACCTTAGTATATCAGAGATTCCAAATCTACATAAGATTATGGAAATATTTCGATCAGAGATTCCCGATTACAAGCTAGATGATTCATCTATGGATTTGGTTGATTATGATCAACTCTTTTATTCCACAAATCAATCTGAGTTGTTTCTATTACCAAGTCATAGTTGTGATAGAAAGTCTAGTATGCTAATCAATGATTGGGATAGCTATTTAGGAGGAGATACAGATGAAAATTGAAAAAGACTGGTATGTGGTTCAAAATACACCGGAAGGATTACAGTTCTACCAGGCATTTACAGACGACTATGCGCTGTATTCGAAATACGTGCAACAGATGAACAAGGTCAATACGAAAGTAATTGGTGTTATTGAGCATAACACCACACGGGAAGCTATAATGAAAAAGTATAAGCTGAATGCCCAGATGCAGATCAAACCATTCTTATCATATGATGGATCTGTTATGCTGGTACTCACAGATCGCTTTAAAGATTCTATTCGGTATTTGTTACCAGATGGATATTTGGAGGGAAAGTTTTCAAATTATGAGGACGCAGTTGCTTGGATTACTTGCGTGCTTGATTATTTCCCGAGTATTCGAAAATCAATTGGCAATGATGTGAAAGTTGCATACTTGGGTAAGAGCCTTTTGACGATGAGACAATACCTCTATGCTACTGCGACTGAGGGTTTAGCTTCCGGTGTTATTGACGACATAAAGTTAATCAGTAACATGTGGGGGTGGTAACTTGATGACCTTTTATGTACTGATGCTAATTGAGTGGTTTGATAAAGACAACATTCATGATTCATCAGTCAACTCATTCTTCTGGTCCAGGAATCGAAATATAGTACTAGAATATCGGGATATGATGGAGGCAATTGATGTCGATTTTGTATTACTAATTTATGAGTACCAGGCTGATTCTACAGAAGAATGTTACAAGAAAATATTAGCTGATTTTAAAGATTTGAAGGATCTAATGGCTATGAAGAAAGATGATCACATGTCAGGCTCTGAACTTGTGATTTACCAATTTAAATCAGACCCTTCAAAGTACACGATTATACCGAGAGATGAATTAGATGATGCGAAGCTTTACCAAGAAGATTCTGAAGAATGGTTAGATTCTGCAATCGTCAATATTTCTCAGCTCTCGGTTCTATTAAAATTACTTCGACCAGAGCAGTCTAAGCCATTAATGATAGCAATTCGGAAATATGTGGATTTTATAAAGGATATAAACGCAACGTATTATTCATCACGACGACATGATGGGAAGTTTGGGCTGTATCCGTTATCTGACTTTATTGATCCAGTTGCTGTCTATACGAGGATTGTCATGGGTTGTTTACCAGACTAAGGAGGAAATTATGTATATTAGACCAGACCTTACACATTTAACAGATTCCGACGAGTTAACTCTTAGACATGTCTTTGTTGCTGATATCGGAGACGATATTGATAGAGTATATAACGCGATTAAGACATTTATTGACAATACAAATCAGAATATTATTTACACAAATGGTTGCATATCAATCGACATCAGTTCCGCCGTTGAAGTTATCGGTGTTAATATTATTCCTCACACAGGATTTATTTTTGCATTCTGGTTACACGAGGAAAAGGCGACCGGTGCAGTAAAGACGGCGTTATCCCTTGCAAAACTCTCCCCCATTAAAGTATCTATCAAGTTTGGGGATACGGTAACCATAGAGTCTATTCAGTTTTCTGATGAGGGGGTTAAACGATGATTGGAGAAGAGAGGTATGGAAATGTGATTCCGTTCTATGTGGAGTTCGGCAGAGTTGGGAGAACCAATGCCAATGATAGAATTCCTGTAGATCAGGAATCACTGAATACCAGCATCATGGACTATTTGAATCAGGAATATACAAAGATTACATTCTATGATTCAATTGATCTTTATAGGGAGAGGATTGACGGTACACTTGCATACAATACGATCCAGCTTCAGGACGTTTTACGGTCGGCTATCTTCTTAAGCTATAACGGGAATACTGGACGCCTTGAAGTTGATCTTAATGAGGCTGACTACAATCTATTGGATCCATATCGAGACCGGTTGGCTATTAGGATTCGCGCAATTGGTAAGATTGAGCCAAATAAGGCAAAGATTAAGCAGTTCAATATTAAACGCTTAATTTGCATTGATATTATATGCCTGTCAGAAGAACAGGTAGATCCAGCATCTGCAATTTTTGTAACTAGAAAGTCTACATGGTTTTTCCCAAAACAGGGAAAACCAAAGACGATCTATGTAGATGAATCAAACGGTTCAACTTGGAGATGGTCTACGGAACAGAACTCTTATGTAGAATTAGGGTTCCTGTATTCCCAGTTACAGGCCATCAATGGCACGTTCAACTAGCATTATCAAAGGAGGAGCTAAAAATGGAAGAGACGAAAGAATTAAAGGAGACCGAGGTGGCAGATGAACTTACGGCTAAATATGCAAAGGCATTTGAATTCGTAAGAGAGATCGGTTTCACAAAGAACTATGAGTCCATGGTAGGAAACTTTACTATGGGAATCGCGATGACAAAACCACCGAGACCGGTTGGGAAGGAAGAATTTGATGAAAAGATTGAGGAACTCGTAAAGACTCGTCCGTACGAATTCCCCGATAACCTCAATTGGACATTACAGTCACTCGTAAAAGAGGGGGACAATTTAAGATACCATAGAGTTTATTTCAATAATATCATGATCCACTATGTATTTATCAAGAATGCAAGTTTGGCTGGTCGTGTTGATGGTATCGAAGATCCGGCTGCTGTGTCAAAAGCAATTAAGATTGACAATGTACTGGATGGTGCAGATGAGAAGTTTAAAGATATCGAGTTGGTCGGAATGATCGTGATCGGTGATAAGAATCCGGTCATTACAAATCAGTCCAGAGGACAGATTCTGGATCACGAATTTGCTCATATCATGTTAGAGTTCACCCGGTGTCATGCGACAGAAGAGCAGGTAGCAAAATTAGATGAAATCAAGGAGGATCTTGGGGAAAAGTATCCGTTGTTTGAAGAATTCTTGTGCGACTTCATCCCGTATGATTCCACTGTTGTGAATCGGTTTAAGGTAAGTCCGATTGCAAAGTTTTCTGATGCAATGAATGAATTCTTCAAAGATGACGTGATCGAGGCATACGCTCCGATTGTAAAAGCGATCTCCCCGTATTATGAGGCAATGACGGAATAATACAGAAAACACCCTCCATAATAAAGGAAGGAGGGTTATAATATGCGAGTTCCGCAAGTAGATCGTTTTAACAATAATTCGAATTATAAAGTGGTGCATTATCAGGCACCAATTCAGATTCCACGGTTTCCAGTTATCACTAATGATAAACAGAGGGAGAAATGTGTGAAGAGGATCGAGAAGAAATGTAGGTCGTCTATGGAATATGGTGATCTTATTAAGTTCTTGAAGACAAATATGAATATGGATCAGTGCACATTTCTACCCAATGTAAAGGGTGGTAAGAAACGTGGAGTAATTGAGATTCATCATGCGCCATTTGATCTTTATACAATCGTTGGAATTGTATTAAAGAAATGGGAAGCTCAACACGACGGAGTTATCAATGAGAATATGGTTGCAAAGGAAGTTATGCAACTTCATTATCAGGGACTTATCGGACTGATCCCATTATCTGTGACAGTTCATGAGTTGGTTCATGATGGAAAATTAATTGTGCCACTCAACTGTGTATTCGGTAGGTTCGTTGAATTTACCAATCGCTATTATGAGTGGATTGATGATGATCTCATGACTATGTTAAATGAGAACATCGAGCTTACGGAGAAAATGAAGCCAGAGGATATGACAATCTTAAATACATGCTATATCTATTCCGACGTTGATGGAGTAAAGCTTCCAGAAATTGTTGAAGGTGATATTATTGAGATTGCACCTCGGGCTGAGGTTGACCAGGCAGCTTAAAATAAAAAGATAAAGCAAGCGTACATTATTGCGTCTTGCTTTATCTTTTTATTTTCGTTTGGACAACCAAGTATAGAAAGGAGTACAATTTATGAAGAAATCAAGATACATTACCAATACAAGAATTGTTGTTAGCGGTCGGCGGAATATGTTGATGGAGAAATTGGGTAAATACTTAAAGCCTAGTACCTCAATGCCGGGATTTTATACAGCAGACACGTTCGATATCATGCAGGTGATTAGTGAGCACATGACGGGGTGCTGGCGTGGTTTCCCTGGTATGGATACAATCTATTTCTATATTATTATTCGTGATAAAGACAAAGGTGACTTCTTAGTCATAAATGACGATGCTGGTAACTACCAGTTCATCGGTGGTCCAATCTTTGAACCGGTTATCGGTTGCGTGTGTCCGAAGAGCAATCAAAAGTGGGATGAATTCGACCTATTCAATCAGGCATTTGAATCAGCCGTGGCTGGTCTTTCCACTATTATGAATTATTCTTACGGTGAGCCGTCAAACACATATTCACCGACATGGGGATTGGATGATTTCAGAGAATGGACTGGCTGGAGATCTATTGGGCTTGATTCACGCCGAACACCAGCTATCTTTGAACCGTTCAATTTATCAGTCCCATGTGATTCTATTTATATCCCAGAAATTGATATTGTTCACTTGGACCAAGGGGCGTATAGTACGCCACTTAGATTATTTAAAATTGTAGATGTTCCGTTGACAGAGAACGTGTATCCAAATGCGCATGAGTCAACGAATCCAATTCAGGTGTTGAGTCGTGTTTCATATACCAAGATTAAGGCAACTAGTCAAACGATGCCAGATAACACCGATGGTTATCGGTATATCAATGGTACCGACATGGACATTGTACCCAATCTACTTCATGTATAATTATATATTATACATGCGTAGAAACTCGAAAGGAGGTTTAGTCAATGGAAATTGTCATTGGCGACAAAGACGCCAAACTCAAATATTTTAAGAGTAAAGGTGTTGATACATCTCAGATCGAGGCAGAAGACGGTAAGAAAAAAGATGATTCGACGTCAAAGAAGATCATTATTGATGTCGATTCAACAGAGCCACTTACAGAGGAAGAGTTACGCATGTTAACGCGTACTAGAAACAGGCATGACCCTCATGAAGTGTATATGCAGTCAGATGTCTCGTTCTATGATGCATTCTACTCATCATCCGATGATCTTGATGGAGAACTTTCAGAAGAAGCTCATCGGATTCGTAGAGTATATAAGAACTATAAGGAGTACCTGATGGCGATGGATATCAGGGATCAGTACATTGAGATGTTACTCGATGAAAAGTTCGGTGGTGATGTTGAGAAATTTAAACTGACAATGGGGGTGGATAATCCACCATATTGGGTACCACCGATGCCGATCTGTACAAGATCTGCTAGAAAGAAAGCAACTGTTGGAAATAGGTATGATCCATATGGTATCATGACGCCAGTTAATTTTGTCCCAGATGAAAAGTCTTGTAAAAGAGCGATGGAAGTTTTGGCACAAGATCGAATCAATGCAATCGGTGAATGTGATGCAGATCGTGGAGAAGAGCACGTATCCGTATATACGGATGTGTGTACAGACTATCGCATTATCCAGGACGTCAATGAGAATTTCAATGAATCGACGTCGTCATCTGGAAGCGGTGGTTATCGTGATAATCTTCAGAGCCAATTCGATGATATCATTAAGGGGTGGTATCAGGATGAAAAGAAACTGGAAGAGAAGAAAGAATCTAGGGCGTTCTATTATAGTGAAGATGCCATTAGGGAACGTTACTTAAGGGAAGGTTATGAGTGTCTTCCGAAAGACTTAGACAAGATCATGTTTGACCCGAATTATATTCCCGAAGATGAACGGGAGGATTGGGATGAAACTGTCTATGATCCAGGTACTGGTAGAGCGATGTCTAAGCAGGAAGCATATAAGAGAAACCTCATTCGAACCTTAAGTAAGATTGGTTATAATGACCTTCATCTTATGGAAGTCTTAGATGTAGGTACGCGAGTTGAGCGTGCACGAAAAGTTCGATCACAAGCACAGCTTGCACGTAGTAAGTATAAGTGCAAACCGGAAACCATTGCAATGCGAGAGCAGATGCAGTCCGGTGATTATTATGGAAGTTATGGCGGATACGGTGATTACGATGAATTCAGTGATGATGATAATTCATCCTATAACTTCTTTGATGATTTAGATAAAGCGCTGAAAGGAGAACGATAATGGAGTTAGTAAGCAAGATTAAATCCATCTTCCCAGACGAAGCGCTTGATCTTCTCGCTGATATTTGTGATACGAGGAGAGTACCAAGTAATATTGAAAAGATGAGATTGGTTGTAAAGGTATTACATCGTTACAATATCACATTCAATATGCTTGGCGGAGCGACAAATAGAGTTGTTGTTCAGGCTGGTGGATATGCCATAAAGATTGCACTCGATGATCAGGGGTACAAGGATAATTTTATGGAATTTTCATTATCCCAAGAGTGGCAGCCGGACGTAACGAAGTCATATGAAACCAATGGTTATGTATTGGTTCAGCAGTGCGTCAGACTTCTTACGAAAGAAGAATGGCGTAATAGGAAAATGGAGATCCTTTCAATCCTTGAGAGGCATTCTCACGATTACCTTATGGGTGATATTGGCTATATTGAAACGAATATGGCAAACTATGGCATCACTGATGAAGGTAGGGTAGTCATCCTTGATTACGCATATTGTCATCGTGCAACCGAACAGTTGTTTTCCTGTGAGGTATGCGGAGAGGGCATCTTGATGTATGATCAGACGTATAGTTTCTTGATGTGTGGAAACCGGTCTGTATGCCATGCAAAGTTCACATATAGTGAACGAAGAAGGATTCAGGGTGACCAAGTAGACATTGACATGATTGCCGAAAAGAAGAAGACATCTATATTATTATCCGGTGACAAAGACAGAATCGAGATTCGAAATCTGTCAGGTCAGATGATGTTAGATGATCGTACAGCAGTCATCCACAACCGAAAGGAACTGGATGAATTTAACGAAAGGAGATTTCAAATCATGAGTATGGTAAAGTACGATAATAAAGATGACATGGATAAGCTCGTAGCCATCATGAAACAGTACGAGACTGATCCAGAAACAGCAGCAAAGGAGATGAATGATTTCATCAAGACGACGAAGATCCCGTCAACAGTAGACGGACCGGTGGATTATGTACTCGGTGACGATTATACAGATGCGTATCCTCAGCCTGTCCAGGCTGCACCGACCGATATGTTATACGGAGAGACGTATAAGGAGTATTTTGAACGGAAACAGCATGATGCTGATCGTCTTGCAGTTGTAGGTGCATCAAATAACGATAAAACCCAGTCCGATGAAGAATCCAATGCATCGGAAGATACTACTGATGATACCGGATGTGATCTCTATGAGATGGCAAGACGTGCGGCAGAACGACGCCGTGCAGCAAATGGTCCGGGAACCACTTGTAATATTATGACCAGTCGGTATGGATATGAAGGACCAGGAGTTGGAATCATGGTTGGTGGTCGTCATTACGAAGATCATGATTCCGATTCCATGGAATACAAGGAGGGTTAAAATGTTACCAGATACCTTCAAAGATAAACCGTGTATTCTCTTGTTAAGTATTAAGGAACTCATTGGGGTAATTGCAAAAGATTACCCCCTTAGAGATTTCCAGATTATCGTATCTGATAATGATATCATTACGGATAATAGTATTAAGAATAACTATCGTCGTGATATCAAGTATGAAAGCAACTACGATAACATTGAATTTCTCCCGTCCATTATCCCACAGGCGACAGTATTGAACCATATTTGGGATACGGAAAATGGTAGATCGAGATTTGAAGAAGCGTATGTTGCTCAGTTGCAGGGAGATCAGGCGGCCTCTGATATTACCTGTATAATCGACATGACACTTCATCGGAAAGTCCCGATTATTATTCTTTATGCACCAATCTCAATTAGACAGCATATTCCGGATGTGCTGAAGCAGTATCTTATGGATGCATTTGGGATTAAGGCATACGATGCAGTTGATCTCATGGATGATTCAGTAGACGTACTGGATATCGGTGATATCACTGAAATCGAAAAGAATCTTGATGATTCTATGAAACTTATTGCAAGTTCTGATTCTGAAGAAGACTTCTATAACTATATGACAGATTCCTTACTTGGAAAATACCGTGGAATGTTAGAGAAGAAAAATGAGGAGCAGCTTCGTGCAATTGCATCTTCAAAATCAATTTTCTTAAGAAGAGGACTGGATCGTGAAGGTATTATTGATGCCATCATCAACAAGCTTTCAAAACGTGAAAGGTCTTCTGATGAAAAATGAGTATTTTAGAAAGAACGTCGTGGACAGACAGGTCAGTGGATCTTCTGATCCACGACATCATTGAGTACGACATGAGGGATGGGGGCTTATCTATCATCAAAGAAGATAAGCTTCTCCCTCCAAATTTAATTGAGAAGTTTTCCAAGATGGAGAAGGGTATTAAAAGAAATGCCGCCATTGGAAAACTTCGTTACAAAAAAGAATATGCCGATATTCCGGCAAAGCAGAATGCTGCATTTACAAAATACCGATTATTATTCGGTGAGTTTAATGAATTAGAAGACGAGGATGTCCTTTCGATTAAGAAGGACGCAATCTTCTCAAAGAAATACTGTTACCACTTAAAGATTGGTCAGTATATTGAATTTGCAGAGAAGCATATATATCAAGCTTATCTCTATATTAAAGTACAAGACCCAAAGGGCACCAAGAACTTAGAGTTCTATTGGTCTGAAAATGGACGCCTCGATGTAAAAGGGATTGATGATAAAATTCTCGATAGGTATCACAGAGATTACATTCTCAAGGTGATTTGGAGAGTCCTTCGTTATATGGTTTACTTCGATAAGAAAGGCGCAATTGAATACCTGGTAAACTTCATGGATGACTATAAAATGAGACGTCTCCCGATGGAGTATTACAGGACCTTTAATGACGATTCCATCTACCCAATTAATTTTGAAGGACGGCAGATGGTGTGGACGGATGTAGGTAAGGATCAAATTCGCGATATTGATATCTCTTATAACTATATCCATATATTCACAGCCATACTTAGGGTAATCGCCAGCAATTAATAATTCCGGGGAAGTCGACTATTGACCCGAAGATACGAACTAACCCTCAATTGGTTAGCTAAGAAGTCATGCGAGCATAGATTGGTAAGATGAACTTCCGTATACTCACCGTGAAAGTGTAGTGGTGAAACTCCCTACTAGCAGAGCCCAACTGCGAAGGCACGGATGAGGGACTACGTCTGAACAGCAATGTCCTATATCCTCTATCATTGCAGCGTTACATCGTCAGTGATATTACGGATGAAAAACGATGAGTAGATTATATTAAAAATGAAAATATGAGTATCATTGCAGCGTTACATCGTCAGTGATATTAAAAAATGAAAATACGAGAAGAGGTAGCAGAAGCCGAAGTTGCTCTGCTACCTCTCTCTTAATTTATGCTGAGAAGGAACTGGAAGACACACCAAACGGTGGACAGGACCGTATGGCGTTAATATATTGTTATTTTTTGTCTGATCCTTGTGCCTTCTTTGTAGGTATCGGCTTCTTTAGTGATCTTTCAGCCGGATTACCAAGTCTCTGATGAGACTGTGTTAATTGTGTTAAAAATGCTGTCTTTGTTGTAAAGATAATGAACTCGGTACGATATTCCTCAGTTGCAAACTTCTCCCATTGCCTGATTATTTCTTTTGATAAATAGGATTCGGTTTTTGCTGCAATCTTTGTGAGAACATCTTCAAAAATAATACTGAGTTCAGCTTCCGTTTTAGAACCATAGCCATTATTCACCACCTCTACAATGCAAAGGTTGATGATAATATCGGTTACAATCTTTTTTACATCATCAAACTTTAATGGATTTGTCATAGAAGCCTGAGCTTCTGCCATCTGCATTTGAATCTGAAACTTTGTGCTATTGTCTTTGACACGCTGCCATTCCATGATTCCAAGAATTATGAAGCCAGCAATTACCGTTAATAAGATAAGTACTAATAATACGTTTTGCATAATGAACCTCCCATTTGTTTCTTTATTCATACTCAAAGTTTGGATTGTCGATATCTAAATCGTTGTCTCCCCACTTCTTTAATTTTGTTGCAATGGATAATACGTCGTTATCGTAGGAGTTGTGCTCCTTACACCACTCGATGTATTTATTGATTCGATTTCTGATATCTCTAGTGACACCATCTTTATATAACTCCAAGAAGGATTCTGTATCACCAAATCCCTGGTTGTAGTTTAAGATGATATTCCCTTCATGGATCTGAGTATGTACGGTTTTTGTTACAAGAACCACCCTTACACGGTTTTTCTGATGCTCCTCTAAGATCTTATCGGCAACGTCAAATGTTGTGATTGGGATTCCGTTATGACGATACCAGTTACAGAGAATCATCGTAATGTCGAATAAGGTCAAGATCGGTCCGTGATGCATTTCAAATGTGACCTTGGAGTTATCCTCGACTTCAATATTTGACATAACCTGGCAACACTTCATACCTACAACGTCAATTAGGTACTTAATGTATTTTTTGTAAAAGTCATCTGTCCTGACAAGCTTCTCTACGCCACGATAGAATGCAATCTCATTCTCATACATTGCAAAGAAGTCTTCTGCCTTATCAAACGGTAAATAAAAATCGGAGTTATCAGAATCAACAGTAGGGGTTTCCGTCCTACTGCCTTCATCGAAAACAACTCCAAGCATATCGGACTGTGTTTTCTTCATGTCTATATCAATCCTTTCGTCATAAATTACAACTGTGTGAGAACTGTAATGTTGTAAAGTTATCTGGAGTATAACATTGGAGTAATCCCAATGTGCACAGCGTCATTGGGATGAATGGGTAATCGGATATCGATTATCACTTGTTTTTTCAGAATTTTACTTAGTATAAACTTATGTATCAATAACCGATTACAATTGTTAGCCATGAATATCCCCATGAGAAATGACGAGGTTTACTCGATTGGTATTGTACCTAACTATAATGGCTTGGAGATAATGATTGGTTGAAGGTTGTATTCGTCCACCAGATTAAGGTATTGCGAGCTGAGCAATTAGATGACATAAATAAATAATAAAAATAAAATAGTGGTTTTTCACTTTGTCACAAGATGTATCTAAACTCACTCAATATCACCCAAAGAATTTATAAGGCTATAACACTAAGCGCTTAGATTATAGTCTCACCGTATTAGTAACTTTAGAATTAACGCTTTACAACGGATATGCTTATACCACACAACCATGTGTGTATAGGTGGTAAACACTAACGTCTGTTGCCTATCAGTATTTGTGATAATCTCACGAATATACAATCATCACTATATAACATTCAAGTTCATCTATTTTGGCAAAAACACTTAGTTTCTAGTTGCGACAATAGATCTTTTCCGTATTAAGTGACGAGTAGTCTGGTAATATTGCCGGCTACTCGTCATCCTTACCGTTTGAACCCCTATAAAACATGCTCCTGGAAACAAGCCTTTAATATTTGGTATGAAAGGAGATGATAATATGGAGTTGATTAATAGCTTTAAAAGATATCTCATTGGTACCGTAAAGCGAATCGTAATTAAGAATGTCCCGCTTGCAACCGCAAATGAGACAATGGAAAGTCGACGAGCTGGGGATCTTTATGTATCTGCAATGCTTAAAAATGACAGGTTTGAATCCTATGAATCATACTCGGAGAGTGTGATCAGAAAGGCTGGGATCAATGATAATACATTGATCAAGAAATGCCTTGTGGATAAGAGGAATATTCCCCATGAATATAGAGATAGAGTTGTAATTGCTCAAAGAGAAAAAGTAATCGCAGAGTATGAAGAGCAGAATGATTATTACAGGATGATCCATGGATTAAAAGGGAAGAATCAGGAATCCATTATGGTTCCACCTTCCATTTACCGATCATATGGACTTACTGGAGACACACCATTAGCTCTTGATACAATCCCGTCTTCTGTGGTTGCATTTATGGAATCAGATGGATATCTGGATACGTTGATTAAACGATATCCAGATCATAAATATATTCCATATCTTGGAGAAAGAAAAGTTGATATCGTAACTGCAAGGCAGGCTGATGACTATCAGTTACTTTATACACCAAGGCTTGACAATGGATATCGCTTCTATAGAGACTTTATCTTCTATTATGAAGAAGCTAGGCAGTACTTTTTAAGTTGCGTATTCAACTACAATTTTGCCAATCGTTATTCATATTATTATGGATTTATTGGTTTCATGATACTCCATATGGCAATCCAACGTACGTTAAATGGTACGTTTAAAGTATTTGCGGACAGAGATTTTTACGATTTGGAAACAATTCGTGTATTTCTGGATGCATACTCAATTCCATTCATTGATATTTTTACAATGAATCAACAAAAACTCCTTGCAAAGAATCTGAATATCCTCTTAAGAGAGAAGGGTGATATTCAGGTTTTATATAACGTCTTAAATCTTCTTGGATATGACAACTTTGAATTGTTGAAGTTCATGCTGGTAAAACAACATGTGATGATTCAAGAAGATGATGAATCATTACCGATCCCTCAGTTCTACTACAAGACCGTTGTTGATGAGAACGCCAATCAGGTTCTTCAGTTGGACAAGGGATCTATGTATGATTATTATTTCGTTGGTCTTCCGATGGATGATATGGATCCAGTTATTAAGGATTTCACAGATATCAATTCACACGAATACCACGAATTTGTAGATTCTGATCCTACATGGGAGCAGGATGATGAATTATCCAAAGCTCTTGATGATATGGAGATGAACTACGTTGAGACAAAGTATGCAGCCTTGAATCTCGCCTTTAAGATTCAGGAAATTAACTTTGAACTCACTTACCTTTCCAGACTTATTCTGGATAAAAAGAATCAGACTAGTAGAATTATGATCGATGTATCCCTAATCAGTGCATTGCCGGTTAGTTTATTCGACTTATGGATTTTACTTATTTGCTTACACTGTAAGAGAAATTCCATTGAGCCGGATATTATCAAGACACCGTCCAAGACATTAGCAATCTTGGGATACAATTTTAAGTCTGATTTTGAGGCATTAAAGAAGGATGTATTGGATCATCAGGATCTTTATGATGACGATACAGTTAAATACATTAAGGATTTCCAGTTAGGAACGATTTCTGATGTAAACCATGCATATGGCGATATTAAAAGACTTGCTAGTATTCTTACGAGTGTGATGCAAAGGACAGATGATCCAGATGTATACCATGCAAATGAGAAGCTCTACAATGCAATTCTTATCATGGAGCGTTCCAATGAAATCTACAAAACTTCAACTGGTAATATTGCCTCTATGTATACGGAGTATTTGATGGATGCAATGCCACATCTATATGACTTCTTAAATAAGATCGAAGGACCAGATGCGTGCGTTGATTACATTAACTACATCGCTACAAAGATGAGCACAGCTCTGGATGAAACAAAGTGGCTATCCTATTTGAACCCAGTTGATATCAATCTAATTAATGCGATCTTGAAGATTTTGAATGCGTTCAAGTCCTTTACGATTGACATTAAAGATATTTCCGTCATTTATCAGTTTGATGATCGCTATCAGAATCTAATGAAGATGATGGACAAAGCTTGGCTTACAAGAGTAAATTTAAAGGCTGATGAAAAGCCCAATTGGTACAGTGATGCAATTCACGTATTCAATGCATATGTGAACGCAACATCGAAGACGGACTTTAAAGATGGGTACAGAATGTCTGCTACGGTATTCCGTAAGGATGCTGAAATCATGCATGACTTAATGGTATCCATGTACGGTACACTTAAGGTAGATTCTCCGATTAAGTTCGAAGATGCTTTAAAGCGGTTGGAAGGAGCTATGACTGCTACAGATAGGAACTCAATGTATGATAAGTTTATTATGTGGTATGAGTAGTTCACAAAATGATAAAGATATAAAGGAGGTATTAACCTATCATGAGTAATATCGACATGAAAAACTTTAGCGATAGATTCGGCACAAAAGATCTCATCGTGAATCACGGCGGGTTAGTTGGTGTCGTTGAAGCAAGTTATGATTGTACATTTGATCCGGTAACTGGATTATCCCAGTTAGGTGAGACCATTTTCAGAAAGCATAATCAGATTCTGATGGGTGGTTCTTTATACGGTCTGGAAAAGATGTTTGATGTACCGTCTTCTTTGACGGTAGAATATCTTAACAACATCTTGGGATGCGGATTAACTGGTCCGCAGGTAACGGATCGATATCCGAAAGACAATAAGATCTGCCTTTGGACCATCGGTAATGGTGGTGCAGGTGCATCTATTGATGATGTTAATGCAGTTCTTCAGCAGCATCGTCAGCTTATGGGACAGATTCCGTTCCGTGTAGTAGACGCTCCATTTGAAGAAGGATCTGATGAAGCAAGCAAATACTTCTTAATGAAGAGGACTGATGACGGGAAGTATGCTTACTATGCTAAGACATTTGAGAAGGATCCGGTTATCTCTGCACTCTGGAAGGATGCAGGCGATGATAAGGATGGTAGTCCGGTAGTAGAAAGTGATTACAACTCTACAAGAACTACTCCGATCGAGACTTTTGCAGAAGTCGTTCTTCGTTTAGAGACGGTTGACTTAAGAGAATATTATAATCTCTACCAGGCAGTTGCTGGAACTCCGAGATTCAATACATTCGGTCTTTGCTCTGGAATCAAGAGTACAGAAGAGGATGGAAGACCGGAGTATAAGCAGGTACTCCAGGTTTCTGGATTATCTTTCAGCAATGAACCGCTCCACATGGAGAAGGATTTATTTATCAGATATCGGTTCTATACAAAGTAGGAGGTGATCCGTTATGGTGAATCGTCCTCCAAAAGCACTCTCCGATGATGAGAAGAAAATCTTCACTGATTTGGAAGTAAAGGATATAACGCTTAAGTTATTACAAGATCTCTTTGCAAACCGATGGAATCCAGAAAAGAAGACAGTGGAACCGTCAAGATTTGAGACCTATGACGAGTTTAAATTAGCTCCTAATGAATTTCACAATAAGGAAGCTATCACAACGAACTGCGGTCTCTATATTGTAAATAAGTTCTTACTTGGTCCGGATTTCATTAAATATACTGGGTACATCAATGATGAGATTACAAAAAAGAGATACGGTAAGCTTGAGCATGATATTGCATACTATATTCTCACAGATGAATCCGGAGAGCTTGTTGAGAAATATTTCGAATTCCTAGATCGACTGACTTGGTTAGTCTTCACCTTCCATTCGGAAATCTGTGCATCGAAGACGATTAAATCCATGAAGCCGTTACCGAAAGTCATGGCTGAAAAGGAAAAGATGCTTAAGAAGTACGATAAGGAAATCAAGGCTGGAGACGTTAAAACGGCAGTTAAGATCCAGAATGATCTGACAAAGATCGCAGAGGAAGAATTAAAAGATGATCCATCTTATGAGCTCTATAAGTCAGGTGCCCGTGGTGCATTTGATAACGCTTATAGGCAGGCCCAGATTATGAAGGGCCCAGTATATAACGGCGCGACCAAGAGCTGGGATATCATGACTAATAGCTTATATGATGGAGCAACGAAGAAAGACCTTCCGACGATGGCGAATGCTATTGTACAGGGTGTCTACCCAAAGTCCATTGGCACCGGTGAATGTGGTTATCTGACAAAGAAGTTAGCCGCTACATTCCAGAGTAACGTCTTGGACGATAGGGGTAGTGATTGCGGATCAAAGGCACTTATGAACGTGAAGTTAACCGACAAGAACTCTGAGATGTACTTCTATCAGTACATCGTAGAGGGTTCTAAGTTCATAAGATTTGATCCAACGACAAAATCCAAGTATGTTGGGAAAACTGTTAAAATGAGGCTTCCAACGTGTTGCACTGGAAAGAAACTTTGCAATCGATGCGCCGGGGACCGTTATTACATGCTTGGAATTATGGACATTGGACTCACCAATGGTCGAGTTTCCAACTCATTACTTCGAGCACGTATGAAGCAGGCACACGATGCAACTGTTCGTATCGCCGACCTTCCACTCGACGAGCTCTATGAATCATAAGATGTTAAGTTCGGGGTACAGGTCGTTATTTAAGACCCGTACTCCGAATTTGACTATATATTATCTTCACGACTATACTAAATAGAAAGGATGAAAGTGACCTATGCGAAAGATTGAAGAACGAGATGAATTTATTCGCACAAGTATTGGCACGCAAGTTAGAAGCACAATTAAGAAGTTTTGCTTCTACGTAGGCGGCCGTACAGTCAAAGTCCAGGTGTGGATGACTTATGATTTAGGCACAACTTCCCCATTTGAAGAGTTGGCTAAGTGTGTCAAATCTATGGATTTTGCAACTGGAACCATTTATAGTATTGCAGATAAGAATGAATCTAGCTCTTTGCAGATTACCGTATCTTGTGTAAAAGGACAGCTCAATACCGATGAGATGGCGGTCGTAAGACAAACTGTAAGTGAGATGGTTCTTAAAATCTTACATGATGCAAATTCCATATTTGAAAAGAAGAAATGGGATTACTATGGAGGATATGTCGATACGATGGAGCGCGTATTCGTCAGAACGATAATGTTATGCGCTGTATCATTCGTGGCTGGCTGTATAGTCGGCGCAACCTTTGGTATGGAATGGGTCAATATGGTCATTCGTACCGCTGTAATTGGATCAGGACTTGGCGCTACATTTCACTTAGCATCAAAGGATATCTATGCTGTTAAAGATCTCAAATACAAATATCAGGTTGGTATTGAAAGTTAAAGATACGAAGGACACGCATATAAAATGCAACTTATGCGAGGAGGAACTGAAGACATGATAGGACAGAGAGACCCGATCACTTGGAAAGGTGAGCCGGATGAGCTTGGAGTTAGTGATAAAATCCGAGCAACCAAAAAGAAAGTTATCATCATGAACCAGAGAGTCAGCTTACAGCTGGTGAACTGGGATAAGAAGGCGAAGGAACAGATTGAAAGCGGGGAAGGGTTTAGAATTACAGAGCCAGGTAAAACCGATATTAATACGGCACCAGGTTACTATTCAATCCATTCCCCGTTATACGGAACGGATTACTCTGATGAAGATAGTTTTGCTGATCGATATCAGTGTAAATGTGGATACTATCAGGGACGTCATTATGCAGATGGACATACCGTTTGTCCGTTATGCCATACGAAGGTTGAATTCGTTGGCGTGAATATGAGGACGACTGGTTGGATCATTTTAGACCGTGATCAGATTATTCAGAGTACGATGTTTAAGAAGCTCTGGGACTTTATTGGTAAGAATCGTTTCCTTTATATTCTCGAATATAAAGATCCGAGCAAAAGAAACCCAACGCCGGATAATCCGTTTGTTGGAATTGGCATGATTGAGTTTCGTCATAGATATCGTGAGATTCTTGATTTCTTCTTTAAGAAGAAAACAAAGGCAAGTGTTGAAAAGTATATGTTCTTAATCGAACATGAAGATCTTGCGTTTACTCACAGTATCCCGGTATACTCAATGCATTTAAGACAGTTTGTCGTCATTGATGATAAGGTAAAGTATTCAGATGATGATAAACTCTTTAGGAAGATTTATAGTAACCACAATCTTCTCAATGACCGGTTTATGCTTCAGCAAAGAAGAATCAATCGGGATAAAAGAGAGCGTGCAAGGGTTGCTAAGGGTGAAGATCCTACACCGGGAACGGTGGATTATTTGAGACGAGAAAATATCTTATTCAGTATTCAGATGGATCTGGATAAGTTGTGGGAATATGTATTCCGCTGTATTGATAAGAAGGAAGGATTCATTCAGAGCCAGATCTCTGGTGGACGTCAGAACTATACAGCGCGAAATGTAATTGTACCTGGACCGACATTAAGACAGGATGAGATTGGTCTTGGCTACATCACATTCCTTGAACTTAATAAGTTTGAAATCATCAGAAACCTGATGGATTACTGTCAGATTTCGTTAAATGAAGCATCGAATATTCACATGATGGCGGCAGTCAAGTTCGATCCAAATGTCTACTACATTATGCAGAATATGATTAAGAGAAAGATCTATATCATGATTGGACGAAATCCGTCGATCAATGATGGTTCGTTAATGGGTATGAAGGTAAAGAAAATTTCCAAAGATATTACTGACTATTGCATGGAGTTACCAGAACTTATTCTTGCAAAACCGAATGCAGACTTCGATGGCGATGTTATGTATATCGTAGGATACCCGATTCGATCTATGGCGAAAGAAGTGTATGATCGGACGAACCCATCTGATAACTTAATCATTAGCAGAAATGATGGTTTGTTGGACAAGGATAGCTTGCCAAAGAAAGATAATGCAATTCTTTATCATGCGGCTGCTACATGCTTCGTATAAAAGAGATAGACCAAGGCAACAGGTTTCGATTGCCTTGGTCTACCTATATTTATAAGAGAGTCGAGGATATGAGCAGTTAGAAAAATAAACCATGAATGGCGATGTTTAATACGATTCAAACAAATGTCAGTTTTGTGTGCGTTGTAAAAACAATGATCTATCTAATGGGAGGTTCAGCTACTCGACTCTCGATCAATGAAAGGGCAGTTCACTGCCCTATATATAATGTTCCAACAATTAGAACATCTATATATTATCTAAGTGTATCAATGAAATCCAAGGAGGAAGTAATTATGAAACAACCAACCAACAAAATCTTTTCCGCATTACAGAAGTCTATGTGGGTGAGCCGATTTATTTTCGGCTTAGCAATTGTAACCATCATTGCATCGGCGGTAATCTTCCAGATATCTATGAGGAAGGTAAAATCTGAAGCAGTGTCTGATCAGATCAGCTTAATGGAGTCAGTACAGGCATCCGTTGGAGTTGTAAATGATCTTCGTGGTAGGGAATACGACCTTATGTCTCAGAGAACGGACATCGTATCCAACCAGAATACAATTGAGCAGAATATTAATCTCGCATATACATTGATCTGCAAGAAAAGTGAGACTACATCTGATGATGCAATGGTAAGAATCATTGAGCAGCATATCGCAGATGTGCGGGAGACAATGACTGCATCTGAGCTCATGCAGGCAATTTCGATTTTAAAGGAGAATTTCCCGAATGAATCGTTTGCGGATTTAGATGCAATTGAAGAAATTAATAGTCGCCTAATGGATCAACTTACGAAGCAGAAAGAAAAATATAATGCGGGTGTAGAGGAATACAATAAACTCTACGAAGATCATACGGAGGAATTAAACGGAATTGGTTTTAGTCCAATGAACTTTAGTACATACCAGTTAGGTGATTGAATAATGAAGAGAAGGTAGTGACGTTATGATTGTTCACTACCTTCTTCATTTTTTACATCGTCCACTTCATTACGGACGCGAATTAAACCTTCAAGCTTCTCTACTTCGATGAGAATTGATTCGTGATCATTATCACAATTATCTAGTCTGGATTCTAACCGATTTGCTTTCTCATTAAGCTGATTGAGATGTATTTCAAGTGCAGAAAGCTTCTTGTTAGTACTCTGATTGTGATTCATGATTAAGTTCGATAACTGAGACTGGGTCTCAGTGATCTTATCAGCCAATCCTCTAATCTTAGGTAAGAGTTCGTCGCTTGCTTTTTTTGTCTGATCGAGTAGAATGGTGAGTACCTTCATTAAGAACAACACTGTTACAGCAGATAATACGATCATGATACCAACATCCGAAATTGTCTTAATTAAATTAGGGATATCGGTTGCTTTGGATACTGCTGTATGGATTTCTTGTGAGGATGCAAGGGACTCCACCATTGATTCCAAATCTTCGATTCGCTTTACATCAGGGGTTACTTCACACATCATCAAATATATACTCATTACTTCCTCCTTAGTCTGTATCAAACACGGATCCAACCAGTGCATGATGTAATTCTCCGTTCATACTATTGATTAGATCTTCTAAAGTTTCCAATGTCATACGCATAGACATTAATACAATGTCCAGGTATGCAGACATCTCTTCTTCTAATGAATTATATAACTGATTCTGGTGAATCTCAATAACGGTATTGATTGTAATTGACACAGTGGAAAAAGCCTTGGGCTCGTACTGGTCAATAAATAGCGACGGTACTCCGATATTGAGCGCAGTCTTTTTTGCATCGGAGATCGAATCTCGTAACTTCGTACCAATTCCTACAGGGTTACTACAGTAAGCAACGTAGTCTTGTACAACATCCCGCATAGCATTATCCATGTGACCGTATAAGATCTTTAGGTATGCTCTAGCCATCCGTCTTTTTAAAGGGTCTGCGATTGCAATCGTATCAATCTTTACGGTATTAAATACCTGAAACTCCTGAAAGATAGGATGGTTTAATAAATGCTGGATTGTATCAGCGTCTGTAGTCACCTCGCTTGTCTTATTTGTAGTTGATTTAAAGCTCTTCACAAGCTGGGTTAGGAATGACACAATACATGCCCTCTCTTTCCAGTAAAACTCGGTGGTACCAAAGAATAATTCTCCAGTACCACCGAGTTCACTTGTTATTCGGTATCAACGCGGAGTTTATATACAAGCTCCATAGTTGGATTCGTCTTATCATCTGTTGAAATATACATTGTCGGTTCATACCCCACCATGTTGGAAAGATCATTCTGAGTCTTCTCACAAGCCTCATATGTGGTCTTTTCCAATACAGGGAATACGATGGTAACCGGCTCTGCTGCAAGCTTTGCTTTCCACTGGTTCAACGTATAGTCAACAGCACTAAGGTCGAGTATACAAATCTCTCCATTGTTACTGATCGTTATATGATTGTGGTTTGCGTACATCTCACCAGCCGCAACCGGGTGATACAGGTCGCAGTAGATATCCGGGACTAAATCATTGCCCATAGATGGAACAACTCTAGTTCCACTAAGGATAAACACATGACGACTAGAAGTATCATCAAGAACCCAGTTCTCGTTTCCGGTAAGCACCATTTTGACCATTCTAGTATCGACATAGTATTTATCTTTGAGTATAATTGCATCTCCGCTGTATCCGTAGCGATCCATTGTGATATCTACCTGATTGGAGTAAATATCTGCACACGGAACGAAATTACTGAGGAAGATACCATTGGTTTCCTTCCAATTATCCGGAATAGAATCTTCTCTTGTATAAAGAAGCATTGGCCATAACGTACGATTGGTTGGGTCTACCTGGGTTGTATCTAACTTAATTCCGATATTGACGGCAAAGTTTGCATCCTCATACATTTCACCAGTAATCCTGATGACATTGTATGTCAGAGATGTTGTAGTATCTACCACCTCGACTGCTTCTTTGCCGAGAACCTCCATGTATACATAAGGTGCTACATTTCCAGTTGTATCACCAGATGCAATCAGATAATAACCCGGCTTAAATGTATCAATGGACTCTTTGTGGGTAAAAGCCTTCTGTACATTTACAACTGTAGATGTATTCGTTCTCTTACCAGATACAACAATAGATCCATCTGTATTATTATACACCGTGATACCATTCGTTGTACGAGTCGGAATCCATGTCGGATTAAAGAAGTTTGTAACTCTAGTCGCACGTCCATATAAGCAATCTCTTAAAATGATCGGGACATTCTTTTCCGCACAAACTTCAAAGTTCTGGACTAAGACACCATTGCCATTTACTCTCTTTCTGAAGTCCTCTCCATTGTTCGCACTGCGAAGAAGCTGTGGGTACATGTACCTTGCAACTGGAGTAGCATTCTCAGAAACCTTAAATCCGATCCTTACTAAGAAGTCGGACTTATCACGAAGGATATTCGTGATAGTGAAACTTGTGAATGCACCAGAGTTCGCTAATTCATGCCAAGCATCATCATAGAAGACACTTACAAACACTAACGGGTTCACTCCAGCATCTGTATCACCAGATGTTACTGTATATACTCCAGGCTCAAAGATTGCTTTAGATTCTGCATGTGTGAGATCGTAATATGCCGTTGCTCCTAAGGAGTCATTCTCTTTCTCACCAGAAATCCTGCACGTTCCATCACCAATGGATTCAAATGTAATACCATTATCAGTCTTAGTACCAATTCGATTGAAATCAAATAAGTTACCAGACTTCACATTGATAACTACCTCGTATCCATACGGTTTAAACTCAACAACGGTTGCATCACCGGAACCAATATCAGTCGTATCCACTACCATCAGATGAAGATGCATATTTGCATCATTCGCAAATTCCAGATTCGTTGGAATTGTAATGATTGCCTTGATGCTCTCAATATTCGTAGAATTGTATACAACAGAACCTGCTGTGGTGGACTCTCCGGTTGTCATTGCAATAGCAAGATTAGCAGTGATCTTTGCATCTGGGCCAGTTACAAATACTTTGTAAATATGGTCGTTGATGAAGTCTGCCATATCGACATTGACCTCTGCTGTTACATCAGAAGTTGTAGCCATTCCATCAATAACAAGATCCATTGCAACCTCATCGTATTTGATTGTGATACCACCGCTTGTTACCGCCTCAAACTTAGATGCATCTAATACGTTATACGTCTTGGATCCAGTCGGAATAATTTCCTGTCTAAATGTCGGGTTTGGTGATGGAGCTAATCCTGTATATGGCTCAAACGGAAGTACGACTGCTGGCTCTTCTGTATACTCATGCATACGGAGTCCTGTGATGCATACGGTGTTTTTACCAATATTTGCAACATTCGTATCGTTTGTGTAAATACGTAAGTTGATTCCTAAGAGGTTTGTGAAATCCTCAAAGCTAATCTCGATATGCTTACCATCATCGGAATCTTCTGGGATATTGATATAACCCCACTCTGGAGCTTCTGGATCACCATGACGGATCGCAAATCCACAAATACCGTCTCCACCCTTTGCATTTGTAGTTTCTACAGAATCAAGGGCTAAGATGTACTTACCGGTACTATTTACAATATCAAGCATTGGAATGTCGATGTACTGATAAGTACCAACACCACTGCCTGTGATCGTAATAGACCCGGTATCCGGATCAACGGAATCAATGACAATGCCGTTCTCAGATTCAAATCGGTTCATGTCAATGGCATTGTAGCCTTCTGTCACAAACTGTTTGGTCTCTCCATAGAGAGCATCCAAACGTAAGTAAGAAGACTCCAAATCATCAAGTCTTGTACTTGTAACCTGGATCTGCTTATATTCAAGCTGCCACGGTTTCGTTACGATTAATGTAAATTTGTATAAGTAGTCCTCATCGGCGAAGTTTAAGAGAATCTGACCGGTAATGGTACCACCTGTCTGAATATCACCAAAACAAATTGCCGGAACTCCTTCTAAGGAAGTAGTCATTGTTGGATTCAGCTTTACACCATCTTTTTCTGCACTCAGACGAATATCCTGGCACTCTTTAATGAGAGCAACCATATCGTCTGTCATTCCAGTAAAACTTGGAATTGTAAAGCATCTTAATAATCTCTGAAGCTCCGGTACAATCATAGATTCGCCAGTTGTAGAAGCCGGAGTTAATACAACAACCGTTAAGTCTCTCGGATTAATTAAGATATTAAAGCAGTACACTTTTACGGAATTGCTTGTCTTAACTGTAATCTGCACGTTTACCGTATTACCGGAAACGATGTGTTCAGTTCCATCTGCATCAACGGTATCGATTGCAAGTAAGCATCTAGCACCACTAAAGATAATGGAAGCTGGATACGTTTCATCATTACAAGTAGCTTTAATTTCTAAAGCCTTGCTGGATGTGCGAAGTAAGTTCGCATCATTCGGAGTAAGAACCCCATATTTTACAAGGTCAAACGCCATAAGACGAGCAGCTACTTCACTACCATAAAGATCATTAAGATTTACATCTTTACAGTTAACAAGTTCCTTGTTGATATTGACTTTGGTGGAAATGCTGGAGTTTCTAACAAGAATAACTTCCAGATACTCACCAACACCTACACCAGATCCACCAAGTACAATCGTACCAAGTGTAATCGTTGTTGGGGTTGCAGTATAGAATCTCTCGCCGATATACTGTCCTGCATTGTTAAAGATCAGAAGACTGTCTGTAGAAGCATCATAATCCGGGAACGGATTCGCTAAAATCACCTGGTCTTCCTTTGACGGAGTTACAATACGTCTACTAAGGGAAGTTGTTGTCATGGAATCAATGTACTTGAAACCAATGATTTCAAGACGATCTCCCTTACTGAGAGTTAAGACTCCATCACCACCGTGGATTCTTGATGCATTCACATCAGTTGTATCGATCTCGTATTTGGCTACTGGGATATACTCACCAGTAGTCGTAAAGATCATAACGAAGTTGAATACACTAAGATCTACTCCATTCAGGACGAATTCTCTCTGACCATCTTCTGTTACATCTACATAGAGATTCTGCATCATGATGGATTCGTCTTTATCAATCAGACGGAAGTCTAAAATGTCTCCGTTATCAACACCGAGATCATGCTGGAAGTACTGCATGAAGCCGTTATCCAGATACCATTTACAACTGGACAGCAGAATACCTGCATCATTAAAGACAAGCAAATCATCAGTCTGCTCATTCCATTCGATGAATGGGATCGGAGTCCTTAACGTATCGTCCATAATCACCGGAACCGTCTGTGAATTATGACGAACGGTACCAGCAATGTAATCCGGCAACAGATAAGTCCATACTGATACCTTGATCTTATCTCCTACGTTAAAGTAATCCTGGATCTCGCAGATATTTACTCTACCCTTCTGGGTTACATATTTACCCGGATCCACAACTTCGTTTCCGTTGAAAACCTTTAACTCCTGGAAGGAATTGATGAACCCAACATCTGCAAGATTTGTAATGAATCCCTGCTGACCATCTTTAACCGTATATTCAGCATCCTGCTTTAAGAGAACTACCTCGTTGGATACAGAGTAAACGAATTCGAAATTGAACTCATAGTCCAGAATTCCTTCTGTTCTCGGCCAATCCTTAATAATAGTTTCGCCCTCCTCATTAAGGTCGGTCGTGTACTCATTAGACGGGATAAATACTCCATTGATATAGAGATCATACTGGAGAGTTACGATATCCGGATCTAATGGATACGGAACCTTGACATCATCATATACCTCTTCTACAGTCTCAGAGTACTTCTCCCAAGATGTACCATCAAGTCCCTTTTCAAGCTGGACATTGATTTTCTGATTGGTGTAAACTGTATCGGGCTGAAGGCGAATGAACGCGCCAACGACTTTAGTACCAATGGTTCTGGATACCTGATCCTTTACATCTTTAACAGTTCCATCAATGTCAATGAACCTAAAGTAGTATTCTACGGTTGAAGAATTACCACTGAGAGTCATCCAACCAGATGGAAGATTCGGGAGATCCATATTCTCAGTAGCATCTTTGCTACCATAGAGATAGATATCCGTTACGGAACCAGCCGCAGTTGCTCCTGTAATGGTTAACTGACCATAAGTGGTACTAGCCGAATCTGTATCAACGGTTGCTGCCGTAATACCGCTCGCAACATCGTAAGTCGGTGCAGTTGGTTTTAATAAGTTCTTGGAAGTCACTACGGTTTTCTGTTCATGGGAAACCTTTGTGACTGCTTCATAACGACGGATCATTCTTGTGATTAAACTATTTGCACGGTTTAATCGAATAACCACGGAGTTTGTGGAGTTTACTGGGAGTGATGCATCCAGAGTAAGCGTACCATTACGATCTAAACAGCCATCTACTGGTGCTGCAATCGTAAGCTCCCATTTGTCAACGGATACAAATTTACCGTTCACATAAACTTCCGCATAGTTATTATCGGCATCGTTCCAGTTTGTCAATACGATATCATCTACCGTAGTCTGTCCCTTTGCGATATTATAATACAATGCTTCTGTATTATAGATAGTGCTAGAGATTTTAGAACGAATTCCAGTTAATCTCTTAATTTCCTCCTGCTGTTTAGCAATAACATCAGTGAGGTTGTATTCCTGGAAGTTCGGTTCAGTAGCAGACGGGAATGTACCGGAAATAGTTGCCTGCATAATCTTCAGGCTACCATCTTCATTGACTACATAAACCAAATCTCCAGCAGTGTAGTATTTGCTCGGGTCAAATGCCTCGGGCGGATTTCCATTAAATAAGACCTGGATGAAAACATCGTAACCAGTAACTTTTCTAGTTGACAAGTCTCTAATTGGTAATATCCTCATTGGTTATCTGACACCTCCTTTTAATATGCTACAAAGATTGAGTGGATAAAACATGTATATCCGGACGCATCCACCTGCGGTAACCGGATTGCCTTTAATGTGAAGGATTTATCGTTAATCGGAATCGTATTGTAGCTAAGATCAGATGCTTTCATGCTAACAGTTCTTGTCACAACTCCATCACCGATAACATACTCTAAATTCACAACCGGATCTCGATCGATCATTCGGAGCATATTAGAATCTTCCACTTTTTCTAAGACGCTGATATCAAGGGATACCACCGCCTTCTTAATCTGATTCTCAGACTCTAACTTGATTTCATCATCAAGTCCATTTCCATCATAGACAAAAACATGATCGTCGTTATCTGGTACGATGGAAAATACTTTAGACGTTCTCATACCAAGGTAAGATAATGCGGTAGAGAATGTTTCCAGATGATAATTGATTCTGGCAATCTCACTGACGTTGATAACAGTACCGTCTTTTCTTTTGATTGCCGGTTCACCTGTATTCGGATCACATAAATACTCTCCAGTAAGAGCATATTTGTGGTTTGTCGTATAAAGTGGGGTAACTGCCCAACGATCGGTCTGGTTCACAGATGTACCATCAAATACCGCAGTCCCAACTGGGGCTACTGTATTCGGATAGTTCTGACCGTTGACAATTCTCTCATCGGACTGTAAATGATAACCCTGCTTTAATGCTTCATTATCCACAGTTTTATATTCTGCCAAAAGAATCACTCTCCTTTCTCATTACGTTTTTCTGCTCGGTCAAGAGCTGATTTGAGAGTCTCGTTTGCATTGATGGTAAGGATCATATTTCCTTTCGGGTTTGTATTGCCAGTAATATGGAAAACCCCACCATTATAATAATCCGGATATTCCGCGCGGATTTTACTTAAAGCACTCATCGTTGCTTCATCATTCGGATTAAAGAACGTATAGGTCAAGTATTCTGCAAAGATGATAATGCTAAGCATTACGTCCTCGGAATAAATACCTCCAGCCAAATAATCTCGATCTGTATCAATAATTTCCGGATAATACCGATCAAGCTCAGCTTTTACTCCATAAGCATTCTTAATAAGTTGATCCATGATCCCAACCCCATGGTTGGTTTCATTAGACTTAAATGCGTAGTTTGCAAGATAGAAGACATCGTCATCATGGTTTCGTTCCATGATAAGAAGATTCCTTCTTGTATCAACCCCATGGATGTACATCTTCGTCGCGGATACAAAATCAACGGTATTTCGATTCAACCGGATACCGTTGAGATAGATATCATACCACTTGAAACTTAATGGAAGAGGAATCTCACCGTTTAAATCAACGTATCCCTTCTCACTAATCATTTCCTTGTACGCAACGACTCTATAATTACCTGGAACTCGGTCTAAGCTTACAACATCTCCTGCCTGTAACTCGGTACAAGTTCTGGCTGTGATTGTATGACCATATTCTTTACTGTCCCTAAAGTAATACTGCCCATCCACGCAGATTCTTCCGTTTAAGAACATACGGAAGCTGGACTTATCGTAACCACCATAGTTAGCAACTTCCAGTTTTACATGAGGAAGCTGATTTCCAATGAAGGTCGGATTATCCCCATTTGGATCGAATGGCTGTGATGTCGTTGTAAACGCCTTCTGATATACACCGTAGATGATTGGTTTACCCATACTTGAAAGATCCAAAATATGAATACGAAGGTCTTTGCCAGCGACACAATATGCTGCATCTGCCGGGATCCGAACACACTCATCTAAGTATTCAGACTTGTGTTCCAGGTAATAGTCATCTTTAGAGAGATACTGATTGGTATCTGCATTGACTACAATGATATCTCTTGCCTGACAGCGAGACCATTCTGGTGGAGTATATGTGATATACTGCTCCTCATTATAAACAACACCATCTCGGTGGATATCGTCGCACAACCTGTACTTCTCAAATTCCAAAAGAGAATCTTCCTTGATAAGATTAACTGGGATATAGAAGTAATAATAGCTGTAACCCCGAATCACATGATATTTTGCTTCTGATACAAATAATCCATCAATCCAGAGACGATACGCTGCATCGAGACCCTGTACGAAGTCTTTACCCATAGCAAAGACATAGCATGGGCTAGATAATGTATAGGATCCACTAATATCAGATGATTCTGGTTTGATACTTGTACGGTATCGTTCATCTAAGTTCATCTTTGATGCATCAACGTAGAACTTTTCATTTGGGCTACCAAGTACGTTCCAGTAGATTTCAAGAGCCCATGGATTCTTTTCCATAAAGTTTCTAAGTTTAGCAACCTTATAGTTGATTACATTCGGAACCCAAATGCTCTTATCATAATCTTCTTCATTGTAACTAAACGTCTGCGGGTTATAGCTTGTAATTAATTCTGGGAGCGTTCCCTTCTTTAATCGAGCTAGTGTATCTACGTGATGACAGTAGAACTCGATATCGTTTCGATACTTCTCACGTTCTGTCGTGTTAAGGTTATCGTAGAAGGCAAATACATCATACTGATTACTATCAGTGGATGCCGACTTTACCTCGTAAATATCCGGGTAATATTTCTTAAAGGATGCTTCATTATCAAGATATCTTCGATCCCCATTTTTCCTGAAAATAATCATATTTTCAGTGGGGACTGGGTATGCCCACTCATCCTGCTTTAACTGGAAGAGGTTTGAATTAGATGATACACCTGCAATAGATTTACACCCAACTTCAAATCCAATTGTCCAAAACTTGATTGTAGCAAGATTCGTATCAAAGATTCTTGGAAGATGAGCAACTCCTTCGTTATCTCTACTCAACGCATTCTTAATGAACGTATTGACAGCTACGTCTGTACCCATATTTGCAAAGCAGAATACGGTCTCAAACTTATCAAGATCTGTCATGATATCTGGTGCTGTCTTTACATCCAGAGAGTAATCTAACTTCTCAAGGTTTGCCCTGGTCGTCGTATAGGAATGAATTATATAGTTTGGTACAAAGAGCAAGGATACCATTGGATTTTCCACAGCATACTTTTCGTACGTTTTTGGGTTTATTCCATCGGTATGAGAACTATTTGATACATCAATACGAACCCGAATCTTATCATCTAACGGATAAACTTCTGCCGTAGTGATTAACTCCCCATCAATAAAGAGTAAGAAGTTGTGGTCAAATAATTCCGGGTGTCCGGAGATTGCTCTCATATCCAGTTCTTTCTCATATACAGATGACCGTCTATATGCCTCATTTCGTCCAACTGGAATCAACCGATAGTTGAAGTAGTGGACGTACTGCTTAGGGTAATATACCGTGGAGGATTGTCCAGGGAATCTCGTTTCGCTAATGAATTCATTAAAGGGGAGATCAAATCTAGTAAGACCAACCTTATCCTTCTGAACTCCATAGAGATTCCAATAAGACCTCATTGCTATTTCAGTCATAGCGCGATTTAACGCCTCTACGCTAAAGGTGCTATTTGATTCCAATGTCTTGTCAGTCTGTAAAATATTGCCGACTGGAGCCATTGACTTTTGAGCCATTTGTCATTACACCTCCTTTTCTCATATTACACCAGTGTTCCAAGTCGCATTTTACACGTTATTCACGTAAAGAAACCCCAAGGATAGCGATTATACTACCCTTGGGTGAAAGTTATTTCTCTTTATTAAACTCCTGAATCTGGGGAGTGATTGCTTGAATTGCCAAGTTATTGATTAGAATAAATAACCGATAAGTTGTCTTAGGCTTACAATCATACGTTCTGATTTCAAATTTATCGAGGTCGACCTCGTATCCCCGTTTACCGATTGGGAGTTCCTTGGTATCCTTAAAGCATCTGAACTGAATATAGGGTGATAACGGAATACCGTTCTCCTTGTTATGCTTAACGAGTTTCTTAATAGTATCCTGAACTGGATCTGGGATAACCTGACTGAAATCCGTTATATCAACTATACCAGGTTTGCATCCATTCTGAGTAACCATGTATGCAGGCGACTGTAATATCTTCCAACCTTCTCCAAGTCTTAAGTTGTAGTTAAGCGGTATGGATAAAAGTGGTACAATTCGTTCACCCACAAGACTATCAGACTCATGGAGTTCTGCATCTGATGGATTTGCAATATACCTCGGGTCATTGTCCTTTAAGAACGTGTACCATGTACCGGGAGCATTGAACTCAAATGACATGGATAAGGATATCGTATAGGTATCCGTCACCATATTATTCTGATCCCCATCGTCACCATTGATATCAGACAAAGTAACCTCGATGTTGGTGTCATACAACATAAAATATTCGTTAGTACCAGAAGCATTTTTTAACTTATAAGTAAACGGAACGTCCCCGTATGTATTAAGGTACCTCGTAATCGCTGCTGTCTTGTCTTCTGGAATCCCCAGATGCTTCTGAATTGGTTTAATAATTCCCTTCGGGATACATGCCTCCAGTGAAGTATTAAGCATGTAAGGAGTCTGTGGAATCATTTTATTCTTTAGGGAATACATGAGGTTCAACTGTTCATTATATGTCTGGACAACGATTGCAACGTCGTAGTAAATCTTAAAACGGTTCCAGCCAAATCGGAGCATGACCCCATACTTCCTATCTACGATCACAGGGACTGTATTTGCAAACTCTGCATTGAGTAAGCTATTTGTCATACGATTCATCATCGCACTACCATAGTAGCCAACTGATGAATCATCAATTTCAACTCTGGGTTTCACAACCAGAATCGGTTTCTCATTCTTCCAGAACTCTTTTTTTGACCGAAATACATCTAACTGCTTATATGCAATCTTTGTACTAATATGCTCTGTCTTAAAAAAGTCTGGATTAAAGTAACTCTTTATATAATTCATTGCAACACATGCCACGTTTCCGAATGTATGTGTTACAGAAGTATCAGAAGATACAATCGACATAGTGCCAACTCCTTTCCAATATTACGTGTTTGTGCCATTAGTTTAGTATTTATCTATATATTATAAAGGCGTATACGAATGGCGTCTCATGAATAATATTACATGAGCGTAATAAGATAAGGAGGATTTAAAATGACTTTTGGACCAAACAATGAGGAGATCGTAGAGTACTCAAATGAAGAGTATGATGAAGCACTGAAATTAGTGCAGTTGCAAGAAGATGGTGACTATAAGTCAGATGCAATCGACCACATGAAATCAATTCTGGTTGGGAAGGTACCGGATCATATCCTGGTGGAACACCCGTATGAAACACTTCAGATTGTGTGGGATATTGTACTGGTAAAGTCTAGTTACTTACTTAGCCTATTTAAAGCATTAACTGGTGATCCTGAGGTTGATGAAGATGATTGCCTTACTATCATTAAGGTTAATGGTTTAGCGGCAGTTGAGGCAAGACGATTGCGTTCTGTTGTTGAGCGAGTTGAGAAACTCAATGCCGACAAAATGGACGTTGTAAGAAAAGCTGGATTTGTAATGCAGACTGGTCCTAATATGTACACAACACTCACAGGACTCGTATCAGATACAATTGCCAATTACAGAAGAAAGGATGACAAAAGATGAAACTGAATATGAATAAGATTGCTGCAAAGGTGCAGCATACGGCATATATAGAAGAAACCAGAGTACACCATGATACAAACTATAGAATGGTTGCAATCATTGAGAATATCAACGGTAAATATTTTGCTGTACTCTCACCAGCCCAAAATTCTGGAACCTATTATCTCCACTCACTTGATGTATCTGCTAATTGTGGTACCCTTAAGGTTGGTGACAGACTGTGTCAGTTACCTCCAAGTGAGTTTAGTACGTATAAATATGATTCGTATTGGAAAGAAACCAATATTGAGTTTATTCAGGAACTTTTAATCTGTGCGAATCCAGAATACCTTGGGCACATTCAGAATAGAATTTACGCAGTCTATAGTTGCATGCTTGACTGCTTCATGCTGTATAGTAAATCATCAAAACCGTTATTCCGGTTACCATTCTACAAGAAACGCTAGAGAATATTTATAGGTAGGTGAGTGGATGAAAATATCGAATGTGTTGTTAATTATCAATATGATAACCATGCTATACTATACGATAACAGGTGCTCAATTTATTGCAATGGTGTTGATTCTCTTAATACCGGTTATTATGAGCATTGATAATTGGGAGGTAATTGAATGAAATCCCGTATAACACAAATACTGATAATGTTATATTTGATACTTACATTTAAAATGTACGTTGATGAACAGTGGATCCTACTATGTGCATTGATACTGTTTGGATACATATGGTTGATTCGTAACATGGGTAGTGATAAATCTGGTCAACCTGTGGTGAAGTTAATTTATCGAGTATTGATATTTACCCTTGTTCTAACTGCAATTATGGCAGTCGTTGAGAACGTATGGTGGATAATACCAGCAATTGCATTTATGATATACACAAATCTTGATAATGTTCGATAGAAAGAAGACCTAGTAGGAGCGAATCCTACTAGGTCTATTATTTTTTGTCCGGATTACTGGATCCGGATATTGTCTTTGATACGATTAAGGAAGTTTTCAAGTGCCGTAATGGATAACGGAACGATTTCACCCTTATCGTTAAAGTAACGGATAGCCGCGATCTGCTGAGCCATCCAATCTGCTTTGTCGTCGAAATGAATCTGATTGTATCTCTTCTGAATAAGACCAGCCAGTTTTGCCAGTGCACTGCGGATAAACATATGACTGTCACAGTTGTCCTTCATATCCGGATATCTGCGGAGCATTTCCTGTGCAGATGTAACATACTTTGCTACATATGCGGATACCTCTTCATCCGTTGCATCCGGGTGCATTTTACGGAAATCAGCCTCGGCATCTGCACGCTGAGTACCCTCTTCCTGAACCATAAATTCGTAAATGTTTGCAAATACAATTGCAGGCTTTGTGCCATCACTGGTTTCTACATCTACCTTAGTAGCTGTAACCGGGAGTCCGCTGGTCGGAAGACCAAGATCCATCAACCATTTGTTGAGAGTCGGAACGTCGGCTTCCTCAAGATCGCAGATTCGAACAAGGTCGGATGCATCATAGAGGAGCTGAGACCCCTTATCGGAAATAAATGCCAGCATGTAGTTGCTTGCAAGAGTTTTGTGATCTGCCTGATAGCAGAGTGCACTTGTTTCCGGATCTTTCTCTTCAGCCTTTGTGATTTTACAGAATGTCAGCATACCGTTAAACATCGGCGGTCCAACGATACTGCCGTCATCTTCTCTGATCCAGTCAGTTTCGAGAATTTTAATTGTCTGCTCTGATTTCATGTCTTCGTATGTAGCCATGATTGAATCCTCCTTAAATTGTTTTAAGTCTTGTGAAGTTTTCCATATTTATCCACACTAGATATTGCCCCTGTTTAAAAGAATCCACTTAGTATTTGGATTCGACTTGTTGCTTGTATACGCTGCAATGATTTCGTGCGGTAAAGTTGATAACTCAAAGATGGACATGTTGTTTTGTTGCCGGAATAATTTACTGAAATCTGGATCGATATTCGGTCCCAAGACAATGGTGTCAGCGATTTCAGCTTTCAGTGTACCAATGAGTCCCTGATATACACCATAGCAATCACTAACGTAGTTTATATCCGGATCTGATTTATCAACAACGACATCATTGATATGAATAATTTTCGGGTTACACTCATATGTTGACAGCGTATACTCGACACACCCAGTACGGCATTTACCACTAGCACCGAGAGGTGTATAGTTGATATCTAAGTCATTCGTGAATTCCCGAGTAACCGGTTTTTCTAATTTCTCCGGTTTTTCTTCTGGTTTTTCTGCAATTGAAAGAATATAGTATCCGCACAACTTATCATCTGCACGGTAATAATCTCTAAGTCTCTGATACACTGAGTAATCAATGCTACTGTAAACTGGGTTTGCTGCACATGGGAAATCCATACTGCTACAAATGTCACAGAGCTTTGATGTATTTTCCATAGTGTCAATGAGTGCCGTGTATCTAGTCTGCTTGGATAAGAGCTTCACAATTGTTTTGCAAATGTCGTCGATGGATATAACCCCCAATGGTTTGATCCCAGTGACATAAATGATGTAATTTTCTATGAGCCGGAATCGAAGTTGTGCCGCATTGTTGATGAAAACAAACCACTCCTGCTCATCGGAAGCATCACCGTTTTTGATTGCAACGACAGAATTGAACTCCTGCTTAAATAATGATATTAATTTTCCTTTCTTAGTACCTCTTGCCATTCTAGTTAATTTTCCTCCAATCTTCTAATGTATTAATTAATACATGTCGGATCTGCCGTGGAATGGCATCAATTCGCACGATTTCATACATTGGGTCTTTCCCATCTAACGCACACTGAGCCTTAAAGTCAGCCAGCCACTCAATATACTGAACGAGTGTCATATCCCTGAATGTATGATCGTGGTACACTGGCTGATAATCAGATGTTTTTGACATATCATAGATCGCATTTGATTCGTCATCTGTAAGGGCTTCTCCGTTTTTGTATTTCGGAAATACCCTTACTAATTTATCATGAATTGGATCTTTCATAAGTTCGAGATCGTGAGTCATGCTACGGTGAAGAATATCTCTTGCAACCTTTCCCATGATCTCAGAAACTCGTTTTCGATTCTGCTTCAGATATCCATCAAAAAAGTTTTCATCATTTGGAATCATCATAGTTAATCAACCTCCTCCAGACTCGCACGGTTATCGGCGATATCCATTTTATAAATCATTAAGAGTTCATTGATTGCGTCAATGATTCCTAATGTATAAAGTTTGACGGTCTGTTTTTTGAACTCAGTAATACCAACCATATGATTGATAAAGAGGATTTCGGTCCACAACTCAGGTGTACCGTACATCTCTTTGCACATTCTTTTCGGATTATATTTCCATCGTTCAAATTCCTTATCAGTCATTTCATATTCCACGATATATTTCCGAAAGGCTCCACGATACTTCTGGACCAAACTCTGCATTGGTACAACGATCTTGGATTGTTCCGTTTGATACTTTAGCATGTACTTCTCGTGACCAAATGCTAAGTTCTGTCCGGCATCGATGAAGTCATCAATGTAATTTGCATTATCTGGTGGAAATGTCTGTAACGCTTTGCTTGCCATAATTAACTCCTTCCTGTAAAGTAAATATTTCCGATGTCCTCATGGAGAATGGTTGCAATGAATTGATTATGCTTCTCCACGATATACTCACCGTCACTATTTAACTTTGCTTTTGATCGGAAGTTCGGACGTTCATTATTGAACGGTCTCAATGTAATAAAGTTCTGCCCATTCAATACACTTTTTGTATTTGGTAACTTACAATCTTTTGCATTAACAAATATCCCATGATTGATCTGGAGTTTGATATTCGTAATCGGTCCTTCTCCAATTGGAATATTTGGCATTAATTTCTGAATATGCGCTTTCATTGTAGCTGGAGTCTCAGGGATATCTTCTACATTACGAATGTACTCGTCTGTATTTAATTTCAACTTCTGAATCGCCTGATCGTATAACATACAATACACGCCTCCTTTCCAATTATCATCGTGTGTCAAGTCCTATTGGTGTACATACATGCCTGTAACGCGTGAAAAGGATGTGACAAAAATGGCAATTGAATTAAATCCAGAACAGATTTTAGCGAAAGCTAATTTTATTCATTGGTATAAACACCCAGAATCCAGAGTGCGTCCATGGTACGAAGTATCAGGACCCGCTGGATCTGGTAAAACGACACTTGTTAAATTAATGATAAAAGAACTCGAGATCGATATGACTGACGTTGTATTTTGTGCATATACTGGTAAGGCGGCACTACAGCTTCGCTTAAGTGGAGTTCCAGGTAGAACTATTCATTCAATGGTATATGATCTAACCATTGAAAACGTAAAGGATGAAAAGGGTTATACAGTCTATGAGAACGGAAAACCGAAGACTAGAATGAAGTTTGAGAAAAGAGAGCATTTAGAGCCAAACATTAAACTCATCGTTGTAGATGAAGGCGGCATGGTCGAAGAGCACATGGCTGAAGATCTGTTAACATTTGGGGTACCTGTATTGGTTTTAGGTGATCTTCATCAGCTTCCACCTGTATTTGGAAAACCAAAATTCTTAACTCATCCTGATTCCATCTTAACGAAAGCAATGCGTCAAAAAGAAGGAAGTCCCATCATTTATTTATCCCAGTTAGCAATTGCTCATGCGCCAATTTACTATGGATTTTTTGGTGCTCATAATGAAGCTAGAGTCATTAGAAAAGATGACTTTATGCGAGATTTCGATTTAGCCAAATTGATTCTATCTTGGAGTGATATGACCATTTGTGGGACGAATGCAATGCGAGATAAGATCAATCAGTTCGTTAGAAAAAATATACAGCATATTGAATCAAATACGGTGTCCGTTGGGGACACTTTAATTTGTAGACAGAATAAGTGGGATATTATGCTTGGTGGTCAATATAGTGACATTGCATTAGTAAACGGATTAGTGGGTACTTGCACCTATGTAAATAAAGATCCGCATCAACGTAGTGCATTTGTAGAAATTGATTTCCAACCAGAGTTTATTCACGATGACGAGTTTGCGGATATTCCGTTAAATCATAAATACCTTTTTTCTCCATATGGGGAACGAAAAGCAATGAACGGTATGATGTCTTCTAGTGTATTATTTGAATTTGGTAGTGCAATCACCTGCCATTTATCACAGGGATCTCAGGCTCAGAAAGTTGTTGTAATTGTAGAACAATGGCGAGAGAGTCCGGAGTTTTATTCCTGGCTATATACTGCAATCACTAGAGCTCGTACTGAATTAATACTAATTATATAATGGATATACATTCTATTAAGGGAAGCTGAATGCTTTCTCTTGGCGTTAATAATATCCCAATAGTGTTGTAAGTTCCTTTCTGGAATTGGTAATTGCTTATTTATTCCAGTAAAGCCTCTAAATGAGGCTCCACTCTAACAAAAAATAAGTACAAGGAATTGAGATCAGAGTCTCGTTCCTTGTACTTATTTATTTTATAACGGCTGCATATTGAAGTCGTCATCTGTGACATTTCCTTTTGACATACTAGATGGCTTGCTTGACTTATACTTATTATGCTTGGTATTTTGGCCAAGTAAAAGATCCATATCAATGCCATCCATGTCATCACCAATGGAGACAACTCCTTGTGGTTTATCCATCATTAAGTCATCAACCAGTTTGATTTCATTACCAATCTCAAATGGTTGGCTAAAATAATCAAGTTTTGTATGAGGACGATAACGCTCCTTTGATCGTGTAAACGATAAGAATAATCGTCCATCAGACTTGCGTCGTTCAAGGGTTAAGAATATCTGCATATCCGCATTCTGTAATACCTCGATTGCGGTACCTGTGAATTCGGCACCCATTAATTTACCAATATCTGCTTTACCCTCACGTTTTGCTGCATTCGCTACAGACAAACCACTACGGTTTCCCTGATGAGCAGTAACGACTGGGATAAAGTAGTCAATTGCAATTGTTTTCAGTTCGTTCGTAACATTCTTAAGCTCCTCTTTTTCATTAGCAGCTCTCTGTGCAGAATGAATACGTCCGATATAATCTAAGAATAATGCACAAACTTCAAGACCCTCAGATTTTAACTGATCTATGATCTCTCGTACATCGTTTGTGTCAATACTCATATTTGGTCTGTACATCATGATTCCATCCATGTCTGGATTACCAATGATACCATAGTCTTTCATACCAGCATAGATTTCATCAACGGAATAATTCTCAATATCATCTGCTTTACATGTCATATTCCATGCACGAGCAAATGACTCTTCGTTTGTATTCTCAAGTGTGATATATAATGCTACCGGTTTACAATCCGGATCTTTCGGTCGATACGTTTTGGCATTAAACTTAATCGTATCGAGGAATAACTTTACAAGTAAAGCGGATTTAAATCCACCCGGTAGTCCTAGTAATACATAAAGTTTCTCTGGTCTTAAACCAGGACTTAACATCTCGTTTAACATCTGAATACCAGTAATGATAATTGAGGAAGTCGTACCGAGTCTCTTTAATACATCTCGAATACGATCTTTAATCTTATCATCACCGAATCGGATAATTCCCTGGGCAGATTTCGTCTGGATTTCTCTACTGGTACTTTTATAGTCCGTAATCCATTTGTCTACCCAGTTAGCTGCTTCTGCATATGTACTAAATTCCCCATTTTCGATCCTTGCAATGATCTCTTTTAGGGATATAATTTTCGAATTAATAACGCCATATTGCAGGCGATCGTTTACCATGTTATTAAGCATCTGAATTTCTCGATTATTAAGTTGCTTATACTTTGGAATCGAGTTAATAATGTCATCAACAATCGGATCCGGAGTATCGGGTCTACAATAGTTGATGATGATATCCTCATCTTCAAGCTGCTCATCAAGTTTTGCTCTAAGTGCAGCCTTTAAGAATTTTATACGTTTAATGATCATACCCTTATTCTGATAAGGGGTCATGTTTGATCGATTGAGTAGCTTCTGTAAGTTTCTTAAATTCGCCGTTGTGATATTATAGTTGGTCTTAAAGGTAAGACCAATTAACTTATTCAGAATAGGCGCGTCCCATCTGATAGTAATTTCGTCCATAGTAGTCTTCGGGTCCTTTCTTCTTTAACACGGAAATATTTCCCAGTTAAAGGATTGTCTAATGCATCTGTTTGACCATCAATGAATGTAAATGAACACGTATTTATCGCGTTTATAGAAAGCCATACTGATATTTCTACCAGTATGGCTTCGTGACATTTACTTTATTGGAGATGCAAACGTAAGATCCTTCGCATCAGATTTGTCCCCGGATAATTCCTCGTAGACTTCATCACGGATCGAATGTACATACAGCGGTGGAATTGCTGCATTAAGAATCGGGTAAGTGAGCATGAGATTCTTGCACATGGAATAGATGAATACCTCTCTGGTTGTCCATTCCTCAATTGTGGATGCAAGCTCAGAATACTTAACAGGCTCAATTCCCTCTGGTAATGATTCTGTGGAATACTGAGGCTGACCCCATCTCCCATCATACCATAGTAAGATTCCATTCTCACCCGGATCTGGAATCGGAATCAGTGCAATATCACCCTTTGCAACGAATGACATCATACTAAAGATCTTCTTTACGTCATCTTTATTAAAGAACTGAATTGCCACTGTTCCGGTAAATAAGAACTGCATAATTTTACTAACAGCATCATCGTTTCCACACGGATCATCTACTGTCATCATATATGCAACGGAGTTATTGAGCGTCTTTACATTGTCATCAATTGTTCTCTGTGCATTCACGTAGTCTGCAACGCTACTTACCATTGCAATTGTTGGATCTGATAACATTGCAATTTCATACTGCTTCTTGTCATTCAACCGGTTAACAAGTGCCTGTTTAATGAGATGATCTACCGCGTCCTGCTGTTCCTGCGTAGGTGCCATAAACTTCCATAAAGAAGACGGGATTTTTGGAGAATTGATTAATGTCGCCGGATTAAATTCATTAATCATAAGCAACTGATCCCCATTGGAATACAGCATTTCGATCTGAATGACATTTTTCTCTGGGGCTCCCATAATCTGGAGCATATCCCGATCTAATGTCCACTGGTTATCATCCCAGCCCTCTGTCCTTGCTCTAAAGTATACGGGGAAACCGTAAAAGTCATAGTTGTCCGCCATATAGTAGTAGATTGCACGGTCCAGAAGAATCTGTGTCTTCATTTTTAATGGGAGTTTATTGCCGTTTACATCTCTGGATAAGTCCAGGTGTTTTAAGTTTTTACTTGCAGTATATGCAAGTAAGTCTGCATCTGTCATTAATGTCGTATTAAAGAAGTTATATAACGAGTGTCTGAGCATCTTGTGGAACTGGTAAAGTTGATGTGGATCATTGATCCGTACAACAGCTCCTCCCATTAAGAAATTTCCAAATAATCCAACCATTTCTCGAATGAACCCATTAAACTTATTCATCTGAATCCTCCTGTTTACAAACTTTACTATATCCGATCGTATCACGGATACTGGTGATGGATACATCTTTATCCATTGTATTTTTAATGAAGTCCTTGATTCGGACATCTTCTGTACTATTTACAAACATCGTCTGGTCCGGAATAGTATTACCTTCTTCACTAGATTCGTCACTTTCTTCATCTTCAATGATCTTAATCATTGGGGTAATCTTACTATAAGATGATAATTTAGTAATTACCAGTGCTCGAATTACATCAAAGTCTTTTAGTGATCTCGGAATATTCACAATCACACGAAGTTTGTCACAAGTATCTATTTTCGGAAGTGCAATTGCCGCGATTTTATCCTGAATCTGATCTACTTCCGTAGTGTCATCAAGTGACATACTAACGGTACTAAGCTTCTGAGCAAATGTATTCGGAATAAATTTCTCAACGGCAATCTTTGAAGTTTTATCATACGTGATATGATAGTATCCACAGTCCCATTCTTTTCCAAATTCCCATCGGGTTGTTGGTCCAACGTATTTAAATCGACCATTTGGGCCATATGACTTGTGCTCATGCACATGCCCAAAATAGACATAGTTACCAGCCGCACAGAGTTTATCCACAGAGAATACCGGTGTCACTAATGACCCGGCCTGTTTCTGCTTATTATTTGCCCCATTTGCATACCAGATATCATCGATCATTCCATGACCAAAGATAAGATCATACTTCTCACTAAGCCAATCATCGTAGTATGTTTCTGGATTTGGAACGAATTCTTCTGGTATGAAAAGAATCTTTGCTCCATCATATTCAATCTTTGTCATCTTCTCGATGAATCTTGCAGTGCATAAACTATTTGATGGCATAAACTCGTTAAAGATTGTCTTTAGCGTCTCGGTCTGAAGCGCATCATGACTTCTTGTACCCTCAATCACCCAAAGATTTCCTGTATAACAAGCAAGTTTTGCCATGAATCGAATGACGTTCTGCACAACGGTTGAGTTGAATGGCTCACTGAGATCAAAGGTATCTCCTGCAATCACAATGAAATCCATTAGTTGATGCTCTTTAAGGACGAACTTTGAAAGGTACTTAAATAAGCACCCATCAAGTTCTTCCATAAAACGGTTGGAATTAATTGCACCGAAGTGAAGATCGGCTAATACAGTTCCATTTAATAAGTTATCCTTCATCAGGAATTTCCACCTTTCCGGTTTCTTTGTTATAGTAAGCATTCTGCTCACTCTCAATGGTTTCTTTCTTTAAGTCACCAAACCAATATCCAACTCCATGTAGCCATTTAATGGATACATACGGTTTACCCTCACAGTTCACAGACTGGTATTTGTCGATTAACTCCTTGAACCGAATAACCGCATTCATTCGGTTGAATCCCCAGTTGATATCAGTATCCGTCCAAGTAATTACACCGACATAGTCTACAAATGGTAACCCTGTAAAGTGATTGATATCCGCATAGAGGTATTTCGTATCATCGGACTTACTTGGTTTAAACGGAACTCCTTTTACATCATCAAATCGAACCGGGATATCCGTAATCGGGTAGTTTGACATGTAGCCATCTGCTGTGTCATAGTTAATGGACTTTACCCATGTCCATGTACTTACTTCGTGAATGATTTCAACATTCACACCATTTTGAGTTATTGAAAGCGTTATATCCATTCTAACATAACGTCGATTCTTGAGATCTGGGAATTCCTCCTCCCAATCGGCTAACGTCTTATCATTAAATTCATTAAAGATGTAATCCCCTTCATTGCTAGTAGGAACCCATCTTATTTCATTGGAGCTTTCTGAATCAATGGCAACCATTCCATGCTGCTCTCTTACCTTTTTCCCAGCGATGTATAACGCAAATACACCTGGGTGTATGTTAGATAAATCAAGTCCCATATTCATCATCCTTTCGTCTTTACGTATTTATAAATATTCTCATTCAGATCCTGAAATCTTGAATAAGGATAGATATCGTTTAATAGTTTACAACTCTTTTCTACTACCGTTTTCGGTATCGTGAGTCGAACCATGGTCTTCCCTTCATAATAGGAGTAAGGTGGTTCGATATGAATTTCATTTCCCTCTTCATCTGTAGTGATGTACGGGGATAAGTCGAAGTGATAAGTTGTAGTCTCAAGTACAACTTCATTCATCTTTAATGCAGTAGTTCCTTTGATGTTAAGTGTGGAAGAGTAGTCCATATCGCCGATATCCGTGTAGTGTATATACCCAGTAATCGATTTTGTTTCCACAGGGGAAATGTTTGCTGGCAATGGGGCTTCCGGATAATCGTTTGCCATCATAACTAATGCCCGAATTGTATTTGCTAAATCGTGCGGTAAGGTTACCTCTAAGACTCCTGCCGCATGTGTCCATCCAAATTTAATCGGGGACTTCAATAAGTCATTTGGCCTTAATGCAACATATGCATCCGTTGCAGTGATATCAATAATACCCATATTTCAAATCTCCTTCTTATAATATATAGATGTAGTGCAAACTAATTAACCAAGTGTGACAAATGAAATCATAATAAACTTATAACAAATCTATAATCGTTAGAGATTCAATGGAAGGAGGGATTGTCTTATGACAGATCAGGACAAATCCAAACAGATTGTGGAGGCAGTTCTTACAGGAACACCGATCACAATCAATGAGGTTTCCGATGAATTAGCGAAAGCGGAAGTTTCTACTCAGAGTACAGATGTAGTTACTACCCCTGCTGAGACAGATGAGTCTGTCGGTAAGGTGAAAGCTGCAACGATCAGAAGACTGTTAGTTCTTCTCATTGCAATCATCAATGAGATTTTCAATACACTTGGTATCTATTCTAGTATCAATGTGAATGAAGGTGTCATTGATCTGATTTCTGTAGGTTTTGTTGCAGGTGCTGCACTGTGGTGCTATTGGCAGAACAACTCTTGGTCTAAAGAGGCAAACTGCGCCGACGCTATCATGAAGGCATTGCAGGAAGGTGGATTATCGGTATCTGATATTTTGGAACTTCTGGCGGCTGCTTCGAAAAAGAAGGAAACCAAGGAAGATAAGTAACATTATCTACTTCCAACCCACCAGTACCGAATGGTGGTATCCTAACAAACCGCACTTAGTGCGTTAATCATATGAGAGTTAATGGGTGTTGTATCCCGTTAACTCTCAATTCCTTTTGAAACACGAGGGTAATGACACTATAAATGAAAGGAGAAATTATCCTATGTATATGCCGCTCAGTAATTCATATGAATGGTCTATACTGAATAAAGGTGGGCAGGCAACCGACAAAGTAGCAGCCGCTATTAAGTCCGGTACGCAGGTTATGCCTTCCGATATGCAGATTGTATTCAGTAAGTTAAGAAATAGACTGAAGAGCCCGCTTATGACAAAGATATCAGAAGCGATTACAAATGGATCTATCCAGATGGTTTACACACCAGAGACTCTTCGTATCCCGTTATACCTCCCGTTTATTTTAGTAGGTGACCCGGGTACGAAAAAGACAACTGGACTTGTATTCTTATCCATCTGCGGCGCAACCCATGAAGATGACGGATCATACAATTGTGACGAATATAAGTTAAAGGCTTCCCTTGAGAGTTGCTTTATGGCATTAAAGTTCGTAGAGTTACAGAATAGCCCGAAACTTGTAGCTCCAAACATCGTCCGTCCTGCATCCAAGATCTACTCCTTTATCATCGCAGAGTGCATTAACAGGAAGCACTCTATTAAACTGGATCCGGATACCTTTAATCAGGTACTCTTTATTGCCTCCAAGTTCTTCTTAAAGTCCGTTATGGGCTGTACTCAGGGTGAAGAGCAGATCGACACCTATGCAATGTACAACTGTACAAACCCAAATTTGGTTGCAATCCGTAGAGTTACGGATCAGTTTGAAGATAAGGACTATACGAATATCGCAACGGTTCTTCAGAAGTTAGCCCAGATTCCGGAATTAAAGAACCGTTTGGGTAATCTTACCGTATCAAACTTCATGGAAAGTTACATCAATATCTATGATGCTTCCATGCTGTTAGCATTAGAGAACTTCTCTTATTTTAACTACAACATTATTTCCGTTCTGAATTCTACATATGTAAACAATTACCATATCTTAAAGCAGATCGTTGGTAAGGATGGTCAGTCTTTATATGCGGCATTAATTACCGGCGTATGTGGAATTTAATTAGGAGGTAGAGGCTATGACAAAAAGTGAAGCTACAGCTATGATTAAAGCCGGTGGTGGTTTTGACCATGTACACGCACTGATCTTTGATAATGATTATACGGTCACATTTTCTTGTGATAACCCAATGAGAGAGGATCAGTTGGTAACGATTGAAGGGGTTGATTATTTTGTAGTAACTGGACCAATTCGGTCTAAAGCTACAAAGTGTTTCGACCATAAGCTCATTCGTTATCATGTAATGGATTGTCTCCAGGTTATCTGCTTTGCAGAAACAGCCGAACTTGTGGATGATGTCGATTTCACAGAGAAGACAGATTTACATTAAATAGAATACTAGGATTAGGTGGACAAAATCTCAAGTGTGGGGTTGGATCCATCTAATCCTACCTATTTTATCTTATTCAGTCCTAGTCAATTGACCCCTATAGATATACGATAAGAAAATTGGGTGTACATATTCGTAATCACAAAAACCCAACTATCGAATGAGATATATATTATAATCGGGTCTAAACGACAAACTAAGGTATTTGGCCAAATACATTAGTCATCTTATACAACAGGAGGAAAATATTATGGCTAACAACAACGAAGCAAGAAACGAGTTGGAGAACTACAAGAAGAGGGTGGCGGAGCAGACCTTTGAATTAGGTAATGCTCGTGTTGCGTATCAGCGTGCGCATCAGCACCACCCGAACCTGAAAGGTGGAGTTAAACTCGAACCTGTAACAAACGCAAAGACTTTGGAGAAATATGGTCTTGCGGCTGATACCCCGGATATCTTCAAGTGCGGTGGAACAGATGGATGCGGTAAAGTATTCAGTGCCGCAGCGTACACTGCGGAACAGGTCAATGCAGCGGAGTTCCAGATCGAATCCATGCTTGAGCAGATGAAGTTCAATGCACCAGAAGGTGAATTTCCGGGTGGTAAGGCACAGTTGGATCAGTTCTATGCTGCAATCGAGATCATTGAGCGGTTCTTCGAGGGCTACAACAAGATGATCGCAAAGCAGAACGAGGGTGAGAAGAATAAGAATGTAAACCATCGTCAGCCGTCTCGTGGTGGCGTTGGTCGTGTTAACCCGTACGGCAATAGCCGCAACTACTAATTTCAGAAGTGGATATGGGGTGGGTCCAATTGGATCCATCCCAGTTTTCCATTGAATCTTATTTTTTGAGAAGGAGGGATATCATGCCAAAGATTATTGATGATAAGTTTGTCAATATCGTGAATGATATCGAGAAGGTACAGAAGAAACCGACCATGTATATCTCATATACTGGCCCGGAAGGCGTATTACACTTAGCAAGAGAAATTACGAATAACGTAATCGATGAGCACGGGAATCCAAAGACAATCTCCGATGGTACGGGTAATATCTTCTATGATGTAGAGGAGAATATGATTACCGTAGAAGACCACGGTAGAGGAATCCCGTTTGATGAATTAGAGAATGCTTGTACGATCCTTCAGAGTGGTTCTAAGATGGATCGTGTTGATGGTGATTCTGCTGGTGAGAATGGTGTAGGTATGACGGTTTGTAATGCACTGTCAGAGATCTTTGAGATTACATCTACACGTAATGGACAGGCAAGAATGCTTCGGTTTAGAGATGGTAAGAAAATCGACGACCGAATTGTTACAATTAAGAACCAGAGCAAGCACGGGTTAACCGTTAGCTTTAAGCCGTCTCAGTTTTTACTTGGAGAAGGTTCCGTCCTTCCAATCGATGGATACGAAGATTGGCTCCAGAAGTTATCCTTCTTCATGGATCCAAGTTTAAAGTTAAAATTCACGGTAAGTAAGGTTCCGGGTAAATCGGATTCCGTTACAAAGACTTACCATAATACAACTGGTATCGCTGGATTCCTTCCGTACATGAGTCCGGATGCAGACTTTTTAGCGAAACCGATTACTTTAGTAAATCAGTTAAAGCTTGTAGAGAAATCGATCCCGGTATTTACACCGAATGCAGATGGTACAATGCAGAGACATTTGGAGGACATGGATCGTGATTTACGAATCGAGTTCTCCTTTAACTATACGACAGCAGACGATCAGCCGAGAGTCTATGCGTTTTGTAATGACATTGAAAATATCCAGGGTGGTGTTCATCAGGATGCAGTCCTTAATGGCCTCACCTCTGTTTTGTTAAAGATGGTAAAAGATAACCAGAAGAAAGGCGATAAAGTCGAAGTTACTGGTAAGGATATTTTAACAGGACTTCGTTTAGTGTTAAATCTTCGTACGAACTATTCTACAAAGTTTGAATCACAGACGAAGCATAAGTTAGGTAACCAGGAACTTTCTGCGCCGATTCGTTCCCTGGTTGTATCAACCCTTACAGAGTTCTTTAAGCTTCAGGAGAATAAGAAGTATGTGACAAAGATCTCTGAGTTATTGAGAGAAAATGCTAAGATCAGGACAGATAATACGGAGAAGAGATCTAAGATTAAGCGGGAAGTTCCAACGGTATTAAACTCTAAACTTATCGTTGGTTATAACCCAGCAAACTTAGTTGGAAAGAATATCAATGGGGAAGAGTTGGAACTTTATATCGTAGAGGGACAGTCCGCTGGAGGTCTTGTACGTAGAGCAAGATACAATAACGACATTCAGGGAATCCTTGCGACAAAGGGTAACCCGTCTAACGTATATGGAATCAGTTCCAAAGAACTTGCAGCCCAGAATCGAAAGTCTACAAAGAAGGCCGCAGAAGAAGATGCGAATGAGAAGAAAGCATTTATCGTGGTATTGTTAGACCAGATTCTTCAGTGTGGATATGGAGATCACTATGACGAAAGTAAGCTTGTTTATAAGAAGATCATTATCGGATCTGATGCCGATATTGATGGCGAGCATATTGCTGGCATTTACTTGGCTGACATCTATAAGCACGCCCCGAAGTTAATCGAACACGGATACGTTTATCGTGTCGTAGCTCCATTATACAGAATCGAACTTGCAATGAAGAAAAAGAAAGATGCGTCCTTTGTTGATCCAGATGCATATCTTTATGCGAAGTCTGATCTCTTTACAAGATTAGAGGAGACGGCAACAAAGAATATCATGATCGGATTCGTCGGAGAAGATACTTGTGTGTCGCCATCGAATGTAAGACGATTCTTATTCACAAACAGAGAATACTTTAGGGTATTATCGCAGTTATCTGCAACGTACCGAGTAAGTCCTGATGTGATCGAGTATGTCGTTATGCACTACGATACATTCATGAATCCGGGAGTTGTTGAGCAGTTGGATCCAGAACTTCATTACAATGCAGAGAAGAGTTCGATCTCTGGTTGTTATCAGAGTAAGTTCTGTAACTTAGTTTTTGAAAAGGCTGTGAACGAGCAGATTAAGATCTTAATCAATTACTTTGTGAATGGTAATAATAAGATCGGTCATTATGAGTTCTACAAGAAGGTTGGAACTGAGATGAAGTACTATGGTGTACTCACGATCGGTCAGATTATGGCAATGGTGCAGGAGTATAGACCTAAGGTTACAGGACGTTATAAGGGATTCGGTGAAATGACACCATATGAAATGCAGAAATTAGTACTGAATCCGGATTATCGTGTCCTCTTACGATTCACCATTAATGACGTAGATGCAACCGCACAGACACTCGACCATCTCTTCTTAAAGAAATTCTCAAATGTCCGGAAAGACTTAGTAAAGAATGCGAATGTCTCCCCGGATGATATTGATAACTAAGGAGGATATTATGACGATCAGAAAAAAGAAAGATCTTGATAACGCTTATTCCCATGAGAGATTCTCTCAAGGGATTAAGGATCAGGACGTTCGTGTATATACAAAAGACAGAGTAACTCTTTATGGAGTTAACGTATCCGTCTTCCGATCCATTGGATCACTTATGGACGGTCTTCCGCCGATCAGAAGAAGAATTCTCTACATGATGTTTGCAGATGAAGGACTTCTTCCGACGAAGCCGTATTTAAAGGTACCGCAGTGGTTACTTCGTGTAGCGAAGTACCACCCACACGGTACTGGTTCCGTAGAGCAGACATTTAACTCTATGGTAAAAAGCTGGGAAACCAATGCGCCACTCATTGACGTATCAGGTAACGAAGGATCCGTGACTGGTGACTCCGCAGCCGCTGTCAGATATCTGGATGCAAGATTATCCCTTTATGCATACAAGTGTTTCTTTGAGGAGTTTGATGAAGATGCAGTGGAAATGATCCCGAACTATCTTCGTACTTGTATGGAGCCAGTTTGGTTACCTGCAAAGTACCCAAACTTCTTATTCAGTGTCTCCACGGGTATTGCCTGGGGACATGCAATGAACTATATCCCGTTTAATCTGGTAGAAGCTTTTGAACTTACTAAAGCTCTTATTAGAAATCCGAATCTTACAAAGGTTTATCTGTATCCAGATAGCCCACGAGGATACGAGATCATTGACGATGGTACGGCTGCTGGTATTTGTGATGCAGGTCATGGTAGCTTTAAGATTCGTGCAGTATTAACTCCTGGGGTCGATGATAATGGAAATAACTATATCGATGTATCTGGATTCCCAGAAGGAGTATCCATGGATGATACTATGGTTGCAATCGCTAAGCTTGTAGCCGATAAGGAAATCTTTGGAATCGAAGATGCGTCAGACATGGCAAATCTTACAGATGTATCTTATCGTCTTCATTTAAAGAAGGGCGCTGATCCGAAACAGGTGATGCAGCAGCTTTATGATAATAAGAAGACAAAACTCACTGGTACTTGCCCGTTAGAGTTTAACTTTGCTGAGAGAACCTACATTCTTCATCTTGGCTTAAAGGATGCAATCCTTCAGTGGGTAGAGAAAAGAATCGACTATCTCCAGAGGTACTATATTAGAAAACTTACAGAGTTAGAAAAGAAAGCTCATGAATACGAGGGACTCTTAGCAGTTATGTCTGAGTCTGACTTCACAAAGGCAGCGAAGATCATTCATGATTCCGAAGATGATGAGTCCATGATTCAGAATCTTGTAAAAGCATTTGGTGTATCTACGTATCAGGCACAGGTAATCTCTGGATTATCTTTAAGAGCCAATACAAAGAAACGCCGTGACGAGTTAAAGGAAAGAATTGATAAGATTCCAGAACAGATCAATTCTATCATGAGACTCGTTCAGTCCAGACAGGGTCTTGAAGATAAGATTTGTGCTGATCTTGATGAAGGTATCAAACTCTTCGGTAGACCAAGACAGTGTAAGGTTATTAAGAAGAACTCCATTAAAACAACCAAACTTTCCTTCCGTGTACTGGTAACTCAGTCCAGTGTAAAGAAGATGATGGTTGGATCCAATGCAGTTGGTATCGTACAGGACGAAGTTATTGGATACTTCCCAGAGGTTACATCTGACGATTTAATCCTCGTTGTAAATGATGCCGGTTATGTATTCAACATGGATCTCTCGAAGACACTGATTTCAGATGCATCTCAGAAGGGACATGCACTTATTGATACAATTGGTATGGGTGGTAATGCAGTTCATGCAATTTGTATTAAGAAAGACGAGCTGGATAATGCAGCATCGAAGAGACTCATCATGTTTACAAAGAATGGTATAATCAAGGCTACACCTATGGAAGAGTTCTTAAAGTGTAGAACGAACCTTCAGGGAATTGTCTTAAATGATGGTGACAAAGTTTGTCATGCCTATGTTTCCGATACAGAGCATGATACAACAAGGCTCGTCTATACAAATGGCGGTATGGGGCTCATTGTAGATATGAAACAGGTTACAACAACTGCTAGACTTACAAAAGGAACCGTGCATTTATCCTTACCGAACGATGAGGTTTGTGGGGTTTGTACAACGGATCAGCAGGAAGTTTGTGTAATCACTACAAAGGGCTATGCAAAGCGATGCGAATTGGATGAGATTCTTGTTGGTAAGAAGAGGAAGGCTGATATGATTCGTCTTACATCTCTTGGTGAAGGCGATCAGGTCTTTAAGATTACACCAATGGATCCAAGAGCTTCCCATGGAACCAAGTTAATGGTTTACATGGCAAATGGTGGAAAAGTTGAATTGTCTGAATCTGACATCAGATTGACGACGAGACTTAGTAAGGGCTATAAGACGATTCCAGTAAAGCGTGGGGATTCCATTGCTAGAATTCGCTGGGTTTCAAAATAAAATATTGACTACAAAGGATGAGGCTGATATGAAGATGAGATATATGATCACATTTGGTGAGCATTTCTGGAAAAAAATAGATGAGATTAATGATACCATGAGTAAAGGATTTAGTCCGGTGCGGGTTGAGGCTGTCGATCCGCATTCGCGGGCATCTAGGTATATTTACCCATTTAACGATATGCCAAGTGGTGATTCCTTTACAAATCTCATGAATCTTGTATCGATCCTTGAGAATACACTGTTCCCATTTCAGTATGCATACCTTGGACCAGACGTAACAATAAGTATTCTGCTTGAAGATGCTAGTGGCAATAAGACGCGAGTTGAAATTTTCAGGTATCCGAAAGACCCAGTTGTAGCGTGGTATGATTCCACCATACAGTCATTAAAAATGGTATTGAGTCGTTTCAAGAGAGGACTTGGTGCAATCGGTATATGTATTAACAATTTTATCGATAAGCTATAAAGTAAAAGAAGGTAGACCGTCGGCGAATGGTCTACCTTCTCATATTTTTTGTAACGTAACCGGACAGGGTTATGTGTCACGTTCGTTATAGCACCAATGATATGGAAAACGCTTTAAAGTACAAACAGAAATCAAGAGGTTGATAAGTCCGTTTCGATCGCTACGTTACAATGGGTATAGGAATGATGTATCTGTGAAGACATCCCCGCCTGCATCCAGATCAGTACATCACCCCTACTAATCTGTGTAAACCCTCCCTGGGAACAAGGAGTTAATGTAGGAGGTGTAAACAATGTCAACATTCGCTTTGAATGATATTGGTGGAATTGTAGATAAATCGCTTTCTGATAGTAAGAATGCAAAGGTCTTCAAAGATACCATTGATTTATACATGTCAACAAACTTCAATATCTACTCAGCTATTGGACCAGGTAAACGACCAGTATTCTCAACGGACACAATCAACATCGTGCTTGGTTCTATGGGGCTTACTACTGAAATGGTAGATGCCGTGTTTAGCAAAATTAGGAAGGTGAATAGTAGCTGGACTATTCGTGGTGTATACTATCCGTTTAACCTTGCAACGATTCTTGCATTAAGACACTTTGAAATGAAGAAAGATGAGAAGCAGGTGGCAAATGCACTAACGTATTTAATCTGCTTTAACTATCCGTTGATTCACAAGAAGTTCTTCCGTTATGAACCAGCAGAGACAACGATGGCTTACACCATTAACAACTTATCCAATAAGTTCCAGATTAAACAGCTTGGAAACCTTTGGGCTGTTCTTTATGATATGATTGGAAAAGCCTATAATCTTCATAAGAAGAATATTTTAATTGGAGATGACCAATCTCTTGGTAAGTTTATGGCAGACGTTCGTACTCGTATGAGTAACTTTATGCTTAACATTGCAAAAGAGTTCTATGCAAACCATGAATCTGGCAAGTATCTTCAGTCAGAACATGAAAGCTTCGAAGAAGATAAATACTATGAATCTGATAGTAATACTTTGGCAGCGGAACGAATTACCAACAAGGTACTTACGAATCTCATCGTAAGTGGACCGAATAGTAAGTTGGTAGAACTCTCAGCGAAAAACTGTAGTGTCAGTGTAAACAATCTCCGTACATATATAGGGGCAATTATTGATGATAAGAGAAGAGAAGAATTGAGGGTTGTCATTGAACGACTGGTATTCTTGTATCTCTTCTCAGAGGATTCAACTGGTCATACGATTCAGGAGATTGGAACAAACCGATTCCTTATCTACTGCATGAAAGTATACCAGAAATCAAATACCATTGACCCGAATGTTATCAAGATTAAGCAGATCTTAGATAAGTGGATGGTTGAAATTGGAGCTGTAAAAGCAGGACAGCCATTTAACTCTACGGCAAACAATGTGCGTCGAGCAATCTATATGTTCTTCGTTATGTCGATCATGAGTAGCTGCTAAAAAAAGGACAAGTAGTATCATTTTTTGATACTACTTGATTGTCCTTTGTACAAACCTTTAAGATTAGAATTACAGACCATTTATGGTTATAATAAGGAGGAACGTGAAAACATGAATGTCGAAAAGAATGACAAAGGTGTTATGGTGAGTCAGGAGCCGGTGGCTGGTGTCATCCTTATGACTAGAGTAACACTTAATGAAATGGTTGGGCTAATGCATACGATTATTCGGATGGGTAATCCGGAAGATCATGTACATGTCGTATATTTTGAAGATGAAGGAGTCGGCGCTCTTTTAATCGAACCAAGTGAAATTTTCGCTGGCAGAGACAATGACATCAAAGAAGAGGCAATGGCAGAGGCAATTAATAGTCAGGTAGAAACTCTTGACTTTAAGGGATCTTATGCAGCATACTGGATCACATCAGATGCAAATACGGCTGGATATCTTCCAACTGAAAATCTCCATTGTCGTTTTATTGACGATAAGAGAAATAAGGTAAAAAATGTTCGAGTATATCTTAGAGAATCTAAGAAGAGAGATCGTGAAATCTTTAAGGTTTCATTACGGTACAAATAATATAGTAAGGAGAGGCTTCTGGTTTCTCCTTACTATATTTTACATAAACGGGGGAACACACATGCACCCAACAAAGAAAGAAATACTTGAAGCAGACTTAGATACATTATGGGAAGCACTTAAGTTTTATTACCATGTCATTGATGCTTGGGTTGATATGGAACTTGTTACAGATAGTGGAAAGACTGTTTATATGGTGACTCTATCCAATGAGTTTGATAACGAGACGATAACATTAAGTATCGATGAGCTGTGGGGAATTTATAATTGGTATGCAGTGAGACTATAATGAGCTCACTGCATACCTTATTTTTATAGGGTGACTTAGATGAATATACTCATCTAAGTTAATATAGTGGACATTACCTATCGGTAGTGCTTAAAATATAAGTTATATGACATTTCGTGAAAGCAGGGGTCGTAATTACAAAGAAAAGGAACACACTCGAACGGTATATACGAACGACCCCTACTACTGACCTGTAATCATTGTTTTAAAAATTGATCTACTACAAGTTTCAATTATATATTATTATCGTATACAATAAGATATAGCTGATACCTGATGCACCAGAAAAAAGTAGAGATCGGGAGAAAGGAGGTTACTATGAGTAACCATTTAAACGATAAGATTAATGAGAGTCTCAAGACGGAGGTTTATCCGATGTTAATTCGGATGACATCAAGTCTTGCAAAAGCACATGCTTCTGCTGAGACTCTCGACGGAGCACGCAATACAGGCAAAGTCCTCGAGCGTGCAATTGAAATTGAAGGGGAAGATGTCAACAAGTTGATCGCATTGAGACAGCTTGTTGACACAACCATAATGGAGGCTCGTCTTGCAGCTTCGCACGCCGATCCATCTGTTAAAATGAGCATCGAGGCTACATACGATGCCCTTAACGGCGTTAAGGATGAGCTCACAAGGCTCATCCTTGTAGCAACAGAAGTTACCACCGTCTAGGACCGCCTAGACGGACAATAAACATTTCGGTCATTTCAACGGGGGACTCGGAGAGTCCCCCTTTCCCCTATTATTTTTTGTAAAGTTTGTATGATCCAGAATCTGGCTTACTATATATATCACTTATATATTATAAACGTGAATAAGAAGAAATAAATATAAAATAACTTCTTATTCAAAGACACTATTTACTATAGTCCTGGATTTTCCAGGACCAATTTTGCTGAGCCGGTAAATTCCAGAAAAAAGTGGGCCGGCAGAAAGGAGCCATTATGACAGAAATGGCAAAAAAGTTACTCGACAATAGTCTCATTGGGAATGAGTCTTTAATGGACACAATTCCCGATGGTGATGCCCCAGCGTCTGCGGATCGTGCAATCTCAATGATCCGCAGACAGGGAAACGCGTTCATGGATGGTACCATCGACAAGGACGCGTTTATGCACACACTGAAGACACAATCTTCGGTGATCGTGCGCGCCTACGGTGATTGCAAAAACGCGATCATCGTAAATACAATCAGTCTGGTGGTAGCAAATATCGCTGGGCTGATCGCCATGCTTAGAAGGGGGGAGTTTGACTAAGTATGGTGCCAATTTGGCTCACGGGAATTCCCGTGAGCCTTTTCACGTATATATTATTTTTTTGTATTTAAGGAGGTGACGACATGAGAGTTGGTTTAATTAAGGGGCGTCATGAGATGCCTGTAAAGGAGTACATTTTCGATTCCGTTGGGAATGTACTAAATTTTAAACGTATGGATAGTCAGATTACTGTATGGTTATATAATCACAGACATGATATCGGTGATCGTCTATACGTTTATACAACAGGACTGACAGCAGTAGTAGCTGCTGTTGTAAAAGCTTGTTATGAGATGGACATACCACTGTCATTAATGCAGTATGATATGACGACAGGGGAATACGTTGAGCAGGAAATACGAGATAAAGGAGGGAATAAACATGAGACAATTGGGAACCATATTGATTGAGATGGAATCAGTTGTCAATAAGCTCAATGGAGATAGTTCATTGGTGCTCGATATGACTGGGTTTGTAAACCAGTGCCATGATAGCATGGTCACTAGATTATGGTACGATAGTGATCAGAAGTTTATCAATGCATTGGGGCGTGAACTCGTTCCGATTTACGAAAATATTATGAGTATATCAGATACCGCATCAGACTTTTATGACGCATTAGGACTTATGATAGAATTTCTAAGTACTATGAAGGTACTTGATAGAACTTGCTAATCGTTAATAGCCGGGGTGCGGCGGGAAAAAGAAACGCACAGAAAGGAATACATATGAAAAAGCCTGGGTTAATGACACGTTTGTTTGGAGGAGCATCTGTGTATGGTGATGCTGTATTCGTGATCAATACACATCAACGGAGAGTGGCTGAACATTTACTACATGGATCTATTCGATATGAGTTACTGCGGGTTGGTATTACTAATGAATTCTATGAGGGTTATATTAGTGATGATTGCTTGATACTCTGCGTAGCAACAACTGCAATCGACGATGTTATCGGTAGTGTACTTCGTGTGTGCCAAAATACAATGTGTAAATGCACATATGCTGTATTTGACGGTACAAAATACCGCACGGTTAAAAATACTGCTTGTGGGTCCTGTATCATGAATGTTAAGGGTTCTACATTAACTGTATATAATACAGCAGGTGGCTCCTTTGAACATATCAAGATTAAACCGCTTATGATGGTTGGAGAGTCGCTCGATTGGATCCGCACGGACGCGAAGAATGCGTCCGATAAAGCAGAGATCATCGTCAATGAAGATCTGCTTAATAGGGTTCGTGAAGAGCGGACAACTTAAATTAGAAGGGGTCGAAATCGACCCCTTCATTTTTTGTATTCATAGTGTCCCGAAAACAGCGATGTAAAAGTTCGAGGAGGTGACAATCTTGGCTAATCCGCCGATTGATATCAAGAAACGAAAAGAAGCAGAGCAGCTTGTTTATGACTTCATGTCTATTGCAGATCCATCTGGTGCAAATACGAAGAAATACAAAGCGCTCTTTTCTTCTATGTCTGATACAAAGTTTAAAACTTTTATGAATGAGATGTGGGATGATTTCAGTATGAACTACATTCTCGATATTCAGGATTATAAAAGAGGAATGTCTATTACAACCGCAGAGAAACTCTTAAAGTTCTTAGGGGTTCCATCTGAGGAGTATCTCATCATGCCTCACCTTAGTATGGACACGGAGCATCCAATTGTTACAAAATATAAAGTTGTAATTGGCTATGATATCGAGCTTCGTATGCAGCAGACGAACCACAAGAAGAACTCTACATCTATCAGTATCTCTGAAAGATCTGCAACCACCGGTCAGGTAGTTGGCGATGATAAGAATGGTCGTTCTTCTGACCAGGAAAATATCGCTCTGGTTGTACTTGGTGCTGATAAGATCTTGGAAGAGTTTAATGGCTTTAGAGCTGATGGTCTTGGTCGTAAAGCAGAAGCATACGCTGATATCGCAAGAACTGGAACTTGTTCCGTTAATAAGGTTGAAGAGAATCATGGCATTGATGACCGTACTGCATTAAATACACTAGATGTGTACTTTACTGGTATGGGACTTAAAACAGATTTAGTATCTAACAGTTATCTTCTGGGTAGCACCATGAAAAAGGGTGGAGCCCATGACGATATAAAATAACTTATAAAGGAGAACTAATATGAAGTACACTGACGTAGTAATCCGCAGACAGTCTGATGTGGATTTACTGGATCCGAGGGTTGTTGCAGCGTTCCATAACGTCGATAAGAAGACAGAGATCCCGATTTACTATAAGTATTGTCAGGATCAGAGCAATGCTGCTGAAGTAACACAGGATCAGTTTATTGGAAAGGCATTACGTGTAAGAGAGAATGTAGATGGTGATATTGTTTGTGATGTTATCATCAACGATGCATTATCTCTCGCAGAAAACTTCCAGGGAGTAATTGACAACTTCGTCGTATCTGTTGCTCCGGATAAGAATGGTAATCAGAGACCGACTCTCTTACATTTCTTTATCTACGATAAGAACTTTAAGGCTCAGGTAGATCAGAGAATGTCGGAGTTAAAGGCGTTACGCAGTAAACAGTCACCGGTGGAAGTAGAATACAAGGATGATGAATCCGAAGAAACACCGGTTGAGAATCAGGAGGTCAATGATGAACGAGAATGATAAGAGTACAATTGTAGCAATGGAGATCGCTGGGGCAGAAGCTATCCCGGAGTGCAACACACAGGCACAGGAGATTCCCCAGGAGAAGAAAAACGATTAATCCATATACGGTAATTAATTATAAGAATACATCTATATTATTATCGGGTGAAAGGCGTAAATATATAATCCTCCATATTTAAAGGTTTCTAGCCTACTTATGTTATCAGTCCTTTCACAATGGGCAATATTTGGGATAGTATCGGGGGTCGGTACTATCCCGCTTTACAATGAAATCTAATTTGGAGAGATTAAGAAAATCAAGGAGGACATATCAATGTCAAAGTCAAAGGAAAATTTATTAAACATCGGAGTTATCGGAATGGGTAACGCTGGAGGTATGATGGCAAACCTCGCATCAAAACATGGGTTTGATGCAATGGCTATCAATGCATCTGAAAAGGACTTAACCCTCTTAGATGGGGATATTACTAAGATCCCTGTAGGTGATGGAAGAGGAACCGGTAAGAGTCGTGATGAAGCAAAAGAGTTCTTCTTCAACCGTATCAATTTAGTACAGGATCCAACCGTTGTTGAGTTCATTGAGAAACACGATGCAATTGTTGTAACATCCTCTATTGGTGGTGGTTTTGGATCAGGCTCATCTTTAATCTTAGTTGATGTATTAACTAAGATGACCGGTGGTGAAAAGTTAGTGATTCCGGCTGGTGTTATCCCGTTTGATGACGAGGGATATACAGCACAGAATCATGCTATTGAATGGTTAAAGGAGTTAGCTGCAATGGAAGCAAGCTATCTTCTTTACGACAATAATATTTTCGGAAACATTCCGAAACAGAAAGCTCATGAGAGAGTAAACGAGCAGTTTGTTTATGATCTCATGGTAATGCGTGGTGATACCTTATATGATACCACATCCGGTGGTATCGATAACCGTGACATGATGACAGCTTTATCAATTCCTGGAAGAATCGTTACAGATTGGATTCCTGAAATCGAAGAAGCAGACGTTATCAATGGCTCACTGGTTGCAACGATTGCTAAACATCTTAAAGAGAAATCTGCACACGCAGAACTCTCTGATGATAAGGTAATCAAGGCATCTGCTTTAATATACAGTCTGGACGAAGATTTTGATAACTATAAACCTTCCTTAAAGAAGGATATACAGGAAATCTTTGGTGCTCATTTAAACGATTATGATAACCTTGCGGATATCACAGGAGATGAAGATGAGATTCCCACTAATAGTATTTCCATTATCCTTACAGGCTTATCTGCACCAAATCTTCGTATCAACCGTCTTGTAAGTAGACGTGATAAACTTGAAGCGGATATTCTTGGGGTTAAGAAGAGCAGCAGTAAATTAGCATCTGCAAAAACGGGTAATTCTGCACTTCAGCTTAAGAGTAAGAGTTTCGCAGATGGTGGTTCCAAATCAATTTCAGCAACGGATTTCTTAAAAGGATACGTTGCAGCAAAGACAGGCGGTAAGACCGAAACTGATAAATAAGCTTTCGGGTCTATATAATATAACCGTATCAAAAGACAAGTACATAGACAGGTACCTGAACCTGCCTAAACTACACAAGGAGGAAAAATAATTATGGCTAGAAACTTCAATTTTCAGGCAGCATCAGCACTCTTAGGGTCACCGGAAATGGCGGCAGCTTCTATGGATGAATTCTGTAGAAGACTCGATAGTGGGGATAGATCCGTACTTTATAACGGATTTGATCGTCCTGATAATAATAACGATGATGATGGTGAACGCGAGTATCGCGATCGTAACGATAACCGTCGTCAGAAAAAAGAACCGGTAAGACCAAAGAGAACCTTTGGTGATGGTACCCCAGTTACACTGAATGAAAACGAGGCACCGAATGAGGTCAAAATGAGTGAGCATAAGCTCATTCATAGAGAAGAGTTAAAAACCTTAGAAGAATTCTTAGATGAGTATTCTTCTGAAGAAGTAAAGACTTCTTATGCAAAGCAGAGAGATATCATTTACAGAATGGCGATTCCGCTTTGTAAGATTCTCTCAAATTACTTCAATCCGAAGTATGAGGATATCCAGGGAACGATGGATACCGTACTTCAGATTATGACAACTGATATCTTCTGTCGTGCGTTTGCTCGTACATTAGCAGATGCTTTAGGGGATGAGCATAATGATCCGGATGGATATTTTGCTAACTGGGATAACGACTATATTTATGTCGGAAACACCGTTGCAACTCTTCTTGGCACGAAGCGTAAAGTAATGACTGAGGAGACTGAGACAGCATATGTTACTCAGATTGCAAAACGTCTTTGGGCAGATGATATCAAGATCCTTACAAATCAGCTTCGTATTAGCGAGGGTCTGGCAACGGATGTAATCTTAAAGACACCGGTAATTCCGGATCGGATTGCAAACTACCAGGTTGAGTTGTATTACAAAGGATTCTTAGATTCCATCTTACTTCATGCAGATGACAATATCGAGATTCTCGATGCATCCACACAGGGTAAATTATTGACATATCTCTATGGTAATGGAAAGAATCTTTGTAAGGTTCTTGGTAAGTTCTTAGCAGATGTACCGAGAGACACAACTGATTTCTCTGGTGTGGAGAAGTTGATCTATGGAGCATTTAAAGAGATGCTTTATACGAGATTAAATGGGTTTGATATCGGGGATATTAAGTTCGTTCTGAAGTATATCGTAAATCAGAAGAAAGGTCATCCGGATCAGGCGATTGTATTTAACATCGATGATGCCGCAGATTATACAAATATCAATCGTGCTTTACAGAGCTACATTGGTGATGACAAGGATGCAAAAGATTGTTTAAACCTGTAAATGGTAAGGTAGAGAGTCGTTATGATTCTCTACCTTATTCTTTTTTAAGATACGATAGGAGGAGTAGTAATGATTTTAGATGAATTGTTTCAAACAATTGCAGACAAATGGAACGAACTTGGCATTACGTTCAATGTAAAAGATATTCCGAATGGTGGAAAGCAGTTTGATGTCGGATATCGTGGCGGAAATTTTAAGATCAGGTTGAATGATAATAAATTATCGGGTGCAACCATTGACTGGTCGCTGGTAAAGAATGATGAAGCCGAGAAGGAATTAAAAGGACTCTTAGCAGGTATCATCGATGGACCGATCAATACGACATCTCTTTACGAGTCTGATAATCCAGATAACAATGTTATCGGGTGCGATGAATCAGGTAAAGGTGATCTCTTTGGAGGTGTTGTTGTAGCCGCAGCGTGGATTGCACCAAGTCACAGAGACGAAATCAAGGCATTTGGTGTAGCTGATAGTAAGACGCTGACGGATAACGATTGTGTTAAGAAAGTAACTGAGCTTCTTAACATGGATACTGTATCTGGTGTGCTTCTCAATACAATCGAAGCAACGGAAAGTAAAGAGTATATTGTCACGAAGTGCTTATCCGATAATAAGAAAATTGCTACAGTTATCGTGACAATGGAGCCAGCGATGTATAACGCTGGGGTTCAGATGTATGGATCACCGGAAAAGCTTATTGAGTATGCTCATGTGGTTGCAGCTTGTAACCTTATCAAACTTCTTGCAGAGCAGAAGTTAACAGAGGTCGATGATGTGAATGTTTGTATCGATCAGTTTCTTCCAAACATTTCAGATACGAATAAGTCATCCATCATGGATACAATGTCTGAGAATGGCTTCAAAGGTTCTATTGATAACAGACCTGGCGCTGATGCTAGGGTGTTAGAGGTATCGCTTGCATCTATGATTGCAAGAACTTTCTATCTCGTTGAGATGGAAATGATGGGAACGAAGTATGGGAAAGCATTCCCATTAGGGAATGGAGCTTCTGCCAAGAAGTTCTATGAAAGAGAATTTGAAGGGTTATCCGAGGCAGAGCTTTGGACTTATATGAAAATCAAATACTAAGGAGAAAACTAATGGCTGACGCTAAAAAGAATGTAAATGATGAATATGAAGTTGCGGTAAAAGGTATTATCAGACCGTGGATGGTTGTAGGTACAGACAAGTTAAAAGGTCTTACGTTTGCAATGTGCTCTACTGAGGGAAAAGCAAAGAAAGCAAAGGAATTGATTGATGAAAATCTCGGTGGCATCAATATGACTGAGGTTGTGCACAGTGACCTTACAATCGATGCCGTTAAAATTGGAGGCATTAATTTCATGTTCTAATATAAAGAAAGCCTGGAACCCCAGGCTTTCTATTTTTTGGCTTACTATATATATCACTTATATATTATAAACGTGAATAAGAAGAAATAAATATAAAATAACTTCTTAT